ACAACTGAAATGTAATTGATGTTTGCCTTTGATATGGCTGAGGCCTACGTTGAGTAGGAGAGTTCTACCGGTGGGGTCGGGTACCGGGTAGACAACTGAAATGTAATTGATGTTTGCCTTTGATATGGCTGAGGCCTACGTTGAGTAGGAGAGTTCTACCGGTGGGGTCGGGTACCGGGTAGACAACTGAAATGTAATCGATGTTTGCCTTTCGTGGGTTTACACAGACTGTGGCTCGCAGAATCTGGGGAAGTAATTGGCGGTGAAGGAAGAAAATGAGCTTGGGGCATCTGGTGAAACATCCAGACCGACTTTAACTGCCCGCCAACCCACATAATTTTTGAGGGGCTGATGACGGTCAGAGATTGCGACTTTAAACCACAAGTCGCTAGAATTAATAACTGTGGGTTCGAGTCCCACCCCCTCGTTCCAGCAAGTTCCTAGAACATCTAAGAAGCTGTGATTGTATTGGGTCAGTGGCCTGTGCAGTACACAGTGGAGACGGTTCGTTTAAGGAACGAGCTGCCTTTAGTCGAGATCCCGCGTTGGCGACTAGAGGGTTGGCAGTACCAATGCAGGGGTGCGAGGTGGGTAAGTCGGTCTGGTAGATTTTACCTGTTTGTAATCCAGCGACACCACTTCAATAAATGGGACTAACAGGTCTCAACCATCTTTCGTTGTCACAAGTCGGTTGAGTATTCACAAGATGACAACTAGGAGTGAGGACACTAGCTTGAGTGCTTCAACGGTTTCGGCTCAAGTCCATAGCCCTTCTCCGAAAAATTGATTGAAAACCGTTTACGCCTACACGGAGTTGGGGGTTCTACAGTTGTAGGAAGAGCTTAAAAACCCAAAGTAACAGGTGGGGCTACCGGGATGTATCTTTCCCTTTCAGTGTAAGCCTGTTGCGGTAGGGAGAGTGGTGGACACGCTTGCCCCAACCCTCTACCCGAATTTTTCGTTTTTGGTAAATGGAAGGTTGGCCTAAAAGCAGCCATCCTTTAAAGAGTGAGGCGAAGACCTGTTGCTCGGATTTTTGCTGTGAGAGGCTTGGGTACGGTTAATCTCACAGGTTCCACGCGAGTCAAAAACGTAAAGTCGCTTTTTACGTAAATAGATTTGGGAGTGGCTCTCCCTAGCGTGCTGAAACAGGAGTACTTTCGGTTAAGTGAGGAGGCACCCCGGAGACGGTAAGGCCGAATCCCTCTTTGGCGTAGCAGCACACCATTTACCTTTTTCAGCCCCGTACCAAGTGTCCTATGGAGTTCGGGTTTAAATACTCCTCTTGGTACGCATTTTCAACCTTGTGGGTGTACTCAGACTGTGGCTCGCAGAATCTGAGGCAGTAATTGGTAAGAGATGAAGCTAATGAGCTTGACACCTGTAAAATAAGTTGCAGGGTGACTAAAACTGCTTACCAGCCCACATTTTTTGAGTTGCCCCCTAAGCACTGGTCTAACGATCCTGCTTAGGTGATCGGGGAGTGGATGGTACCTGAAGCTCCCCACTTTTTTGGAAGATGAACGGGAAGGCCGGGCATTAGTGCACAGTGTCGTACCGGTTCGACTCCGGTTTGGAAATCCAAGTTCTTGGCATCTTCCTTGAAAAACCGCCAGAGGAATTACACGTTATAATCTGGCCTCTACAGAGAGTAAAAAATGTGAGGTTGTGAGTGCTTTTCCAAAAACTCTCACCCGACATAAGTTGGATTTAGTGTCTTGTGCAGTCATAGATGGGAGGCGTTGAACTCTGGTCACCAGGTTGGAGGGAGCCAACAGTGAAATACCATCCATTGGCATTAAATTGTATAAATACAACAATTTGTGTTGGGTAATTTTCAGTTGCAACCCCTGGGTTCTGAGGTATTTGCCGGTAGCCTGCAGAACAGGGAAGTCCCGTAGCCGGATGGGTTTGGTAGTAGAACCTCTGACCCTTTTAATTGAGTCAGTAGCTGTACACTAAGAAAAAACTACCACTTTTTCGGAGCCTGTAATTTAAATGGAAAAAGAAGCGTTAGCCTATTTCTAGGCTCGAATCCTAGCAGGTTCCTTAAAGGGTGTAGTCTCCCTCCTGGGGAAACATTTCCTGGGTTATTTGGCCATAAAAGACTACAACGCAAATCGAAAGTGCTTGTTGAATTGATTTGTGTAATCCGAACAAGCAGTTGTGAGTGCTTCTATAAACTCTCATTTGTGAGGTTCCTGGTTGTCCAAGGATGTAAACAGGTGAGTGCTTGGGTGTGTATTCTCGCTCAAGACTGGGCAGGCGAATTGACGCTAGCGAAGCTTGGCCTCACATTTTTAATCCCTATGATAGAGGATCTACTGATCATTCTAGAACGGTCGGTTGGCAGAAAAAGCTTGTTGGACCCAACTTGTTTTTCTGTTGTCCTGGTTCGATCCCAGGATGGGGAACTAAAGCACTTGGTTGTGAGTGATTCCTAAAACTCTCGGTTGTTGGTATACCAGGGTACTAACAATCTTAACACCTGGAAAAGCGTTTTGGTAGTTATCGTCAATAAATTGCTCTACTTGAGTGACGCCGGGCTCTCCTCAAGTGGTAAAACCCGGCAACCTTTTTATTTTTCTTGACTTCCTTCTTTTAGCACAGCATAATAATTGGTGTTAAACAGCTAAAAGGAGTCACAAATGGTGCAGCAACACAAAATCCGAGAAGGCGTCCCCTACACCGATGGTAAATCCATCAGAGTTATTGTTGATACTGAAGCTGGGAGTTTTGAGAACGGCACACCCGTGTATTATAGAACCACCCGAGACCTTTTCAAGGAAGTACACGAATGCTCTTTGGGAGCGTTTGCTCGGTGGGCAACACTGCAACACGAAGAGCTGTCAGATCAAATCGTACTGGCTATTCGCCCAAATAACGGAGCAGATGTTCTCCCAGACAATCTAGAAACCAGGGTGACAAGGATTTTGAAGACCGAGATTCTGAAAATTGAAGCCGGTTTGGGAACCGTTTCTTTTAATAAAAACGTAATTCCAGCCAAACTGCTGAGACAGTTGATTCAGGATTACGAAACACTCTACGGCTCAGAAACGCTTAATATCGAAGTAGTTTTCAGTCTTTTCCTTGACGGTGCGGTGGACCGCACGGAATTCCGGTTTAAGTCTGAACAATAAAGGGAGTTCGAGCTAGCGCTTCTTCCTGAGGGGCTTTGGTCCTGAAAATTCTAGCACACACACGCTTTTATCAAGAAAGGAGATAGGATTATGAAGCGCATTCCTGTTAACCTAATCAACCTCTAACCCTCCCACTTAAAGCTGAGTTAGCACTCAGGTCCGGTTGGTGGACGTACCAGAGGAAGTATTCTGTGTTCGTTGGTACCGACACAGGGTATTAAACCGGACATCTGGCCCCATCGTTCAATGGTTAGGACACAGGATTTTCATTCCTGAGATCGGGTTTCGACTACCCGTGGGGTCAATAAACTATTAAAAGAAAGGTCATACTACAATGGTGGAAAAGGAAAACAGTTTCTACAAAGAACAATTTTCTATTTTGCAAAGGCGTCTTCGTGGTTCCATAGAAGAAGCAAAGAAGGAAGGAGACACGAAGAGAGAGATTGCTCTTCTGAGGGTAGGTTGTGACGTTGCGAACATTTTGAAGGGTGTGAACATAAATTACAACCCTCCTGGTTACTAAAAGTTTAGGGCTCGTCGTCTAATTGGTAAGGCTCCAAGCTCATAACTTGGTCATTCGGGTTTCGATCACCCGCGAGCCCACTATGTTACTGACTACCTGAGACCGCAGCTCAAAGGTTAGTAGCAGAACACCTCAATTAAGTGACGGTAGAACACTGAGGTGTGTGCAAGCAGGTACTACCGGGAAACTATTTTCTACCCTGTAACCACGTAGTTCCGAGGAGCACAAAAGAATGATCCACCTTTTGTCCCTACCTGGAACTTAGCGTAGTTTCCCGCGTCTTTGGCGAAAGCCGTACTGCGTTGAGGATCAAACCTGCTTGCACTTTTTCTTTTTTGCCCACATGGTGGAACAGGTAGACACGCGAATTTTAGGTGTTCGTGGCTAACGCCGTGGGAGTTCGAGTCTCTCTGTGGGCACTAGGTCATTCTAATTTTAAGTCCTGGTAATGGTGCTAGGCAAACGTGACAAGCTTTCCATCCTTCACGTTCGAGAAAAGTTAGAATGACCTTAAATTTGTTGGGAGTTTGAGCTAAACAAAAGAGGTACTTAAAATGATTTTCACCTATGAGATAAAACGTCACAGTGTGGATTTCCTTTTCGAGGACGGCAGCTTTCATTCAATAGTGGTGGGACAAGGGCCTGGTTACTGGTACCGAATCATTTCAAAATTGAGAGAGTTGGGAAAAGAGATAAATCCGGAAGACTTTGACCAGGGTATAGAACGTCTATACTACGATTACGCCACCGAGGAACTGAGAGGAAAAACAGAAAAGCAGAAAGAATTGGGATACTTTACCTGTCCCCAGTGCAACGTGATTTATCCTTGTCGTTCTTTCAAATATCAAAATCCTTGCGACAACTGTCGTTATGTAAAAATTACCTAGTCACTTCGTGGTTAGGAGTGGGGCAATGGAATTGAGAAACCCCCTAGAGGTTATTGGGCAAAAAAGAAAGCAGGAAAGATAGATTAATAGTTCACATGGTAGTTTAGGTACCAGCGGGAAACCGTGTAGGTTCGAGTCCTACTGTGGGCACTAGTTGGTAGTTCTGGGAGACCTTGGTGAAACACTCCATGGGAACCCACGGTAAAAACGAGACGTGGTAGGTTGTGTAGGTAACTACAGAGCCCTTCTATCTAGTTACTCCTTGAGGGTAACGGGGGTAGTCGGATCTTGTTTTTAGAAACAAGGCCCACCTGAACTACCAACAACTTCTTCCTAAGCACTTCGTGTTTGGGAGTGGGGCACTGGCATTTTAAAGTCCAACTCCATGTGGTTAGGGCAAACCAGTTCAAGACTTGGGCCTTTTGGCTAGCCCAGATGTATTTCTGATTGCCGACAAGTTACAGGCTGGTTGATACCAATTACCACGAAAGAAAGAGCTAGCCACTATGGGAAGGATGACCGAGCGGCTGAAGGTACACGCCTGCTAAGCGTGCGTAGGGAAACCTACCGAGGGTTCGAATCCCTCTCCTTCCGACGCAGTTGGCCCCGCTGCACATCCTATCGAGAATAATTACCACAGATGTGTGTACACAAAGATGCTAGGATCTTTATTTGTGGTGGTTATTCTAGGGGCAATTGGCAGAGTGGCGAAACGAAAAGAGGCCCATACTAGTTAACCTCTTTCTTTGGTAAACGCGCGGTAACTCCGTGATTGGTCAATCAGTTAACTGGTTCACTATCTTCCAGGTTCAAATCCTGGCTCTGTCAAGATGCTATCGCATACACTGCCTTCAAAAAGTGTATTGACAAATTAAAAAATGTTGTCACAAGACTACTAGGAGGTATTAATCATGGAAAGACTTATTTATCGCTTTATTCCTAACGTTGAGACCTTAATTGAGCAATACGAGTTGGAAGGTTTCGAGGTGCGGGGATACAGTGAGTACAGTTCTGACGGGATTCCTAGGGTGGCTGAGATGGTCAAGTGGGTTTCTGATAAACCGTCTCAAGAAAAGGAATGATTTTTGATTTTCTTCTCTTTCTTTTCGGGGAATAACTCAGTCTGGTAGAGTGCCTGCTTTGGGAGCAGGAAGTTCGCAGGTTCGAATCCTGTTTCCCCGATTAAGTTTATTTTTCAAAGTACACGAAAAATAAACTACCTCACTGGTACAGAGGTTAAAGTACTGTGGACAAGTGTTGTGCAGAGGGTAGCACAGAGAGTAAGCTAACGAAAAGCGAAACCTGCCGTGCGAGAAGAGCAGGTCCACGGTGTAATCGGAATGCCTCTAGTGTGGTGCACCACAGCTAGTTTTAATGCCAATGAGAGGTTCGATTCCTCTCCTTGTCCAAATGTTGGGTTGGTACTTTACCAACGACAACAGCTTTCTTCGGGAGCCCGGAAGAAAGGCTTAACCAGCGCCAGTGAGCTTCAATGGGTCGTGCACACACCGCGTTGAAGATGACTCTGGGGTAGTAGGAAGGTGCACAGAACGGCAAACTAGGCTTTTCCTAGGTTGGCTTCTAGGCACCGATCCCTCCTTCAGTGGTGTGTGGGGCTTGGTTGTTCGTTCACACAGGGCTCAATTTTAAAAATTATTAAAGGTGAAAAATGAAGCTAACTAAAAAACAAGAAAAATTGGTAAAAGAGGTTATTGGAGACGGCACCGATTTTCCAAAATTTACAAACGACCCTTATGTTAATCACAGAGTAGACATGCTTGTTTGTGACTGTCCACCTTGGGAGGAGTTGAGTAAGGAAGAGCAAGATTTGTATTTTGAGGAAGTAGAAGCTTCTAAAATGGAATAATTATTAATAGTATTGTTTCTTTGAGGCGTAGGCAAACGGTAAGCCACGAATTTTTGGTGTTCGGCATTGGAGGTTCGAATCCTCCCGCCTCAAAAATGAAAAAAGAAAAACCTTTGAAGGATTTACTGCCGAATCCATGTTGTTGCAGTTTTCCCATGGAACCATTGAAAGTAACAAAACCACTTAGAGAAAAATTGTGGAAGTGTCTCAAGTGTGGTAAGTTGATCTATAAATACAAAAACTAGTGCGGAGTGTATAGTGTTTAAATGGCAACACGGCTAGTGGCTAACGGGTCATACCTGCCAGGCAAAAGTGGGTTCAAATCCTGCAACACTCCATATAATGTTTAGCGAGAGACAAGCAGTTGGGCTCTCGTGGCGACTTTGTAGAGGGTGTACAATTTTTCTGGGCGATTAACTCAGTTGGCAGAGTGCAATCTTTACGCGGTTGAAGTCACAGGTTCAAACCCTGTATCGCCCAAAAAGAAGTTGACTTTACCACTACTCTGTGTTAGCCTTTTCTTAATCCGTGAGAGATCAGGCTCAACTGCTCTCACGGGGTTGTCAACGGGGTGGGCCAATCCCCTGACGGCGGGAGCTGCGTTTCCTTTTGGAAGCAGTCTCCCGTTTTAATTTTAGAAAGGAAACAAAGCACCATGGTAGAAGAAAAAGAAACCTACGAAGCTATCAATTTTGGTTGGGACGGTGATGATTTTGTAACCGAAGATGTTACAGGCAAAATTCGTCGCTATCACGGTGCCAAAATTACCGACGTTAAGCGAGAGTGTTCTGTGGAAGTTCAAGACGGTAAAGTGATTGGACACTTTTCGTTTCAATTACCGAAAAAGAAAGGCTAAGAGAATGACTATGGTAAAAGAACACGAACTTAAGTATGGGGTAGATGGTTGCCTCTTAACCTGGCAAAACCCTTTTCCTGAAGAAGTAACCTGTGCTTGTTGTGGAAAAGAAGGTGCACGTTTAGCTTTTGTTCTACAAGAATCAGGCAAAAAGGAGCACGCTTGTAATTTATATCAAAACGATCCGGATGGAGAGGGATTTTGGGTGCACGATTCAGCTGCTTTTGCAGTTTATTTGTGCAGAGATATTAATTGCCCTGAAAAAGCTACCGCTAAGTGGAATCAAGCTTAAAATATTTTTGGGTCCTTAGCTCAGCTGGTAGAGCACCGGACTTTTAATCCGTAGGTCTTCGGTTCAAACCCGAAAGGACTCATTAGTTCACCCATCAGAATAGTAAGTTTTAAGGAGAAAGATCATGAAGAAGATTGTGCCTTCAAATTGTTGTAAACAGAATCAAGTATTTAAACTTAAACGAAAGAAGAACTGTTTTGAAAACATACCCAAGTATGGTTTATCCTCCCTTTGGAGGATTGAAGGAGTACCTTCACACCTTTGCTAAGTTGGACGGCAGCAATCTCAGATTTGAATGGAGCAAGAAAAAAGGTTGGTACAAAGTTGGAACCCGGCATCGTCTTGTAGACGAAAGTGATTCTATTTTTGGAAAAGCTCCCCTTATTTTTCAAGAAACTTTGGCTGACCAGTGCGAGAAAATTTGTAGAGATAATCGTTGGCAGAGAGCTGTGATTTTCTGCGAGTACTATGGACCACAAAGCTTTGCTGGCCTGCATGAAATTGGAGGTACGATGACGCTAACGGTTATAGACGTAGCTCCTTACAAAAAAGGCATTTTACCACCTACTGATTTTCTAAAACTGTTTGGAGAATTAGGGCCGCATTACCTGGGATACTTGAAGTGGAATTTTAATTTCATAAATCGAGTTCATCAGGGTTTAGAGCCTGAAGCTAGTTTTGAAGGAGTAGTTGGTAAAGCTAAAGGGAAAGGAAATACACTACTTCTCTACAAAACCAAAACTCAAGCCTGGAAAGATGAAGTTAAAAAACGATACAGTAAGAAGGAAGCAGAAAAAATAATTCATAGCTAAGGTAAACATCGATTAACTTTTCAGAAAGGAAAGCCCTATGTCTATTGTGCGCAAAGCCACTGTTAAGGGTGAAGTGGAAACACCCGCGTGTGAAAAGTGTGGAGAACCCCTAAAGCTGGGTACACGAAAACCCGTTTTTAACCCTTTTCACGAGGGAGCCAAAAAACTAGGCAACGGGTTAATTTGTGAGACCCCCGTTGCTCATGATTATTGGTTTTCCCCTTGTTCGCATTGCACACCTCCTCATGTAGTAATTAGAAAATTGGTATGCTGATTTGTCTTCCCGCCGCACCACCAAAAAAGAAAAACATCAGGCCATTTTTCTTGGTCTCTACACCAATGAAACTGGTTCTGATGTTGTCTACGTTTGGGAAGTTTGTAACGATCTCAAACCTGTTAAAGATTTTGCTGTTTGCTACACCCCTATTGTTAAAAATGGTAAGATGCTTCGTGGTACTTTTGAACGCATAGCTGATTGGAAAGGGTTTCCTTATTACGGCGGTCAGGAAGAATTTCTAAAACATTTTCCTCATAGAGTGGAAAAAATTAAAATAGAGTTTGAGGAGTAGTTGTTTTGGCTCATCAATTAAATTGGCCTAGTATCAAGTATTTTCTTAAAGATTACCTACTAGCTTTGGTCTACGAAGACTACAAACGGTGGCCTTATTGTTGTCAGGGTTTTCTTAAAAAAGAAAGCTACAGTGACTTTTTTTCTGGATTCAAGACTATTCTAACTAAAGGCTACGTGCCTTATGAAATTAGTGATCTTTGTGATCATCTTGCTCCTTTAATTCTTCCACGTCTCCAACGATTCAGAAAAGTTGTCTACAGTCATCCGGCTGATATGACTTTCGAAGAGTGGGAAGAAAAATTGGACAAAATGCTCTTTTCTTTTCAATTTGTTGTAGATAGAAGAGGCGATGATGTTGGAGCTGACGACGAGAGTACGGCTACGCACAGTCAAGTAGAAGAAGGTTTTCAACTTTTTGGTGCTTATTTTCGCCACCTTTGGCTTTGAAAAAGTTGTTGACAACTTGTTAGCACTGTGTAATACTACTTTTTGTCATGCCATTTTTGTACAAAGTCTCCTACCGTGGTGAGAGAAAGCTGGTAGAAGCCAATTTTCCTCACCAAGCTTTGAAAAAAGCCTTTCCTGGTTTTAAATTTGAAGCAGGTCTTAGGACCAATGCAGCTCCTCTTACCTTCGTTTATAGTGGACGCACTGAAGAAGAGGGCCATGCTGTAGTAGAAGAGCAAGAGGAGTGGTTAACGTGAGTAGGGTAGAAGTCAAAGGAAATGGTCGGTACAGTATGGCCTTTGGTGTTGACCTCTTTCCCTCCATTGGGGCCTTTGTTCAGGTGTGGGACCATACAAAGTACGACATGCCTGACGGCGACAACCTTGTTGAAGAACACGACCGGAGCACTACGGGTGGATTTAATCTCACTGAAGAGTTTGTAATTCAACTGGCTCGCCGGTACGATATTGATCTAGACCCCAGAGAAGTGTGGGAAGTTTTTGACTAAACGAGAAAAAATCATAAGGGGCCTTATTAGAGATAGTACCGATTGGGCTGTCCATCATATTTTGGAGCTGGAAAAAGAAAATGCAGCTCTTCGTGAGGAAATTGAAGAGTTGGAAGATAGATGTGATTGGACTGATACACACGGTCAAAAGTGTGACTGTATAGAATGCAAAGTACCAGGAGCTGACGAGCTTTAACCAAATTTCAAGGAGAACAAACCTTATGAGAAATTCAATTGCCAAAGGGCTTTATACCAACAACAGTGGGAGGCAAACTGTTTATCTTTTCGATTCTTGGCAAGACAACTGGTTAAACCCTCCTAAATTTACTGTGGATTACGAGGACGTTAAAACTGGAGACCAAGAAGAAATTCCTCTTGATCTATTTAAAATACGTTTTCCTCATAAAATTGACAAAATAGAAGTACAGTTCAAAGATGTGAATAAAAAATTCGACTGTGAAGCTAAGCCCTCTTTTGGTCTTTACACTGATCACAGGGGCAGAAGTGTGGTTTACGTTTATGATGTTTGGGGTACCAAGTACAGAAACGGTGTTGAGTACGCCAACGTCAAAAATAATGAGAGAATAGATTTATCGTGGGAAGAGTTCAACAAGAAGTACCCTCACAAGGTGGAAAAAGTTCTGATTGAGTTCAAGTAACTCAGTCGGAGGGTCGTGCACGGCTGGCCCTTAGCGCAATCTGAGTTAAGAAAATGGGCTGCCAGATGACATCGCTCATGAGACTGATCCTCTCGAAACCCCCGTTTTCTTGTAATAATTTTCTACGGCAGTGATCCCGGTTGTCTCAGACCCTGCAATCCGTGTGTTTTAAGATGCCCTCTCATGCTGACTAAATTGCTATCTAAACTTGGAATTTCCTACAGTTTTAATTTTGAAACTGAAGAAAGTAGACGAGAAGAACACGCTATTTTGCGAGCTTGGGAAAGATTTAGTATCAGACTAACTCCCTCTGACCTGGAAACAATCACTGCACAGCTTAAAAAAGAGAACCCTAAACCCATCAAAAATAAAAGCAGAAACAGAAGTGTATACGAGATTACTTATTTTGGTGTGCCGATGAAGGTACTCTGCAACAACACTTCTAAATTGATTTACACTTTTTTAAGGTGAAGAGATGGATGCAGATAAAACCAGCATATGTCATATCGAGTACGATGACGAAACCAACTCTTGGGTTTGTATTCATTGTAAAGATAAGTTTACAGAAGTTAGAAAGCCTCCCAAAACTACAGCGTTAGATATAGCTGTTCCTCTACTTGGAGCTGCTGCTGCTTTTTTCTTGATAATTGTAGTCCCAATTATCAGATTTAGATAATTTTTAAAGTTGACAACGCAAAGAAAATCTGCTAAATTTTAGAAATCGAAAGGAAAGTGTGACCCGTGTGTTATTTTCAGGACATTGCTGTAAAAAAAGTTGTAGTAGAAGTCATTTCCGAGCTGGTGGGAAAGCGTAAGCGCTTCACCGGTTGGGAAGTGAATCAAAAATTACAAAACCGCAAAGGCTTTGCTCACCTTCCCCCACCCTGGCAGATCAGCTCCTATGTACGGGAACTGTTTAATGGGCATAACAGTGCTTTTTCAGGTTATGCCTGTTATCCAGTTGATGGAGGCCCCTTGCTCTATTTCCCAATTCCGTACTATGTGAGAAATCATGTCGAAAAAATCCAAAAAGAAATCCAAACGGAAGGCCAAACCGAAAAGTAACCCTTCTGTTTCGATGCCCAGTGTTCAGGAACTTTTTGGTTCCAGTTGTCGTTATCGCCTTAGCAGTTCTTTTCGTGGACCTCAATTAGAAGGTTACGAATTCTTATGTGCTTTCGAAAACAAAGTACACTCTTACCACACCCCCACAATGCAGAAGCTTGGCAATATTAAACAAGCTTGGCATGGTACCAATAAGGCTGCACTTAAAAGCATTGCTGTGGATGGATTACTCACGCCTTTTCAGCGTCGAAAGCGAGATCGCTGGACTAGCATACACGGTATGTTTGGACCAGGAATTTATTTAGCTCCTAACATTGAAAAAGCGGCTATGTTCGCATGGCAGCATAAGCATTTGAAGTTTGTTCTTCAATGCTATGTTGCTTTGGGAAAACCTCATTTTGCTACTCAAACAGGAAACTATTACGAAACAGCTGAAATGGAAGACAAGCATAGTGTCATAGGTGGAAGAGGATCACTGACTGGAGCTTGGGGTGGTAGACTCTTAAACGAAGAGTGGGTAATTTTCGATAATCAACAAGCTACTGTAGACATGGTACTCGTGTACAGATGCGTGGAAACTCCTAAGGCTACCCCATTTCGAGGCTCGATTGGACGACGATTTTATAACAGTAGTAGAGAACCACAAGGTGTTGTTCGTTACCACCCTTGCAAACGAAATGGCAAGCTTTGTCGCAATGCTTTTGGCTCTGGTGGCTGTGTGGAAAAAGGTATAACTACTGGAGCGAGTGCCTTTTCAGATTACTGCAGAGATTATCAAGTATCCTTGATTCACAAATAAAATAAGGGGTTTTAAATGAGATATCGGGACAGGCCAGAAAACCGCCTTTGTACTGGACACAGAGCTTCTCGTCCAGAAAAATATGTGTGCTCGGTTTGTAAAAAAGAGAGGCATCGAATTGAGATGAGCCGAACAAGGGACATTTGTTTAGAGTGTATTTTTAAAGAAGAGGAAAATATCAATGAGCACAGCTTTGAGTAAAGACGATTTCAAAATTGTTTACTTTCATCTTCCCTCTCAAAATGAAGAGGAAGAACCTCCTAAAGGGGTTGTAGTAGTTCACTTATCTACAGGTCTTTCTGGAATCGGAGAAGACCCTAAATTAAATACCAGAGACAACATCCTAGTTGCTCTTAAAAAGATGGCACATCTAGCAAAAATTCCTCCAGGTGAAGTTGAGAGTTTTTTCTCTTGTCCGACCTGTCACCTGGAAAGACTACCTTATTTTGAAAATTGGAAAAGTGACCATAGTTATGAATATGGTAGAATCTTTACTGCTAATGATCATCCCGCTAAAGCTAAGGATGTTAAATTTAAGCCTACTCCTATTTGTGCTGCCATAGTTTTCAAAAATGAAAAGGATACATATTGGTTTTGGGATGTAGTCCCAACAGGAGAAGAGGATCATGAAGATCCTCTAGGTTTTTCTCACTTTGTTGAAGATGCTATTAAAGAAGCAGAAAAGGCAGCTCTTGAGATTGTGAATAAGTCTCTTAAAGCTGATGAACTCGGACCTCGGAATTAAAATGCCAGCAAAACCCACTGTTAAGAGTACCATTAAAAAACATGTGCTTGAAAGTTTGTTAGAGGGTGGTAATGTAATCTTGCACATAAACCCCAAAGTTAAAGAAAAAGTTGTACTTCCACCTGATTTGGATGAAGCTTTTAATGTCGTTCTCTGTATTGGCCTGAATACTCCCTATCCAATTCCAGATTTAACCCTTTCTGATATAGGAGTCGAAGCTACACTGACTATTAATCGAGAAGAGTATTTTTGTTCTTTACCTTGGAAATCGATTTATTATATGGGATTAGTAGGAGATATTGGGAGAGGTTGGCCAGAAGATGCTCCTATGGCATTGCTTCATCATTGGCATCTACGATTGGCCCAACCCTTTGAAGAGCTTAGAAATGAATTAGAAAATGAGGGTGTCTCTACAGTTTATGAAGAATCAGAACCAGCTAAAAAGAAATACCCTTTTACAATTATTTCTGGAGACGGAGAGGCATCTTCCTCTCACCCCGTAGATTCACATTTCCTAACTTTACTTACTCCTTCCTCTGATTAATTGTCTTTTCTTCCTTGACAAAACTAGTTTTTCAGTCATAAAAATAGGAGGGAAATGTAATTTATCCTTTAGAAGGAGAAAGAACCATGTTGATTTTCAGAAGTTTTTTGCTCACCTTTTTCGTTTTCTTTTTGACTGCTTGTGGGGCTGGAAGTGGGGTCAGTAACGATATCCCTGACTCAGCGGTTGGAAATGATGCTGTTTCCAACAACAATAACAACAACGGAAACGAAAATACCAACAGCAACTCCAATTCAAATCCTGTTTGTGGTAATGGGAATATTGAGGAGGGGGAAATTTGTGATGATGGAGCTGCCAACAGCGATACGGAACCTAACGCCTGCCGAACTACTTGCACTCTACCTTCTTGCGGTGATGGTGTTGTTGATGACGACGAAGCCTGTGACGATTCGAACCTGGGTGGTTCTACTTGCGCCAGTGAGGGCTTCACAGCCGGTCTGCTAAGTTGCGCTTCGAGTTGCGAGTTGGATTTTACAAACTGTACAACTTGCGGTAACGGAGTAGCTGAAGGCTCTGACCCAGCGTGGCCGGGTTACGAGGTTTGTGACGGTACGGACCTTAGGAGTCTGAGCTGCACCGATTTTGGTCTCCCAGCTGGGGTATTGGCTTGTTCTGCGTGCACTTGGAACACCTCTGGTTGCGTCGGAGCGGCAACTTGTGGAAACGGAACAGTGGAAGCGTGGGAAGGTTGTGACGACGGTAACACCACCCCTTGCGATGGTTGCAGCTCGACGTGTCAGGTAGAAGAGTGCGGTAACGGGGTGGTGGAGTGCTCGGAAACCTGTGACGATGCCAACAGTTCCAACGAAGATGCCTGTCTCAATATCTGCGTTCTCAATACTTGTGGAGATGGGTACATCAACGTTGGTGTTGAAACCTGTGATGACGGAAATAACAACGTCAACGACGCTTGTCCAGATGGACCAGCGGGTACTTGTCAAATTACCACTTGCGGTGATGGTTTCACTAATTTAAATACAGAGACTTGCGACGACGGCAACGGCAACAACGAAGATGCCTGTCCTGATGGTGTTGGCGGAACGTGCCTTGCCGCTTCTTGTGGAGATGGTTTTGTTCAGACGGGGGTTGAGAACTGCGATCCTGGTTTGGACCCTATCTGCAATGGTGATTGTACTGGTTCCTGTGGTGATGGAGTTTGGAACAGTACTTACGAGATTTGTGATCCGTCAGTATCTGGACATGAAATGTGTAATCCTGACTGTGCGGGTTATTGTGGAGATGGGATTTTGCGATCTCAGTGGGAAGACTGTGATCCTGGAATTTCTGGTGGTCCGCCATGTTTCTATCCTGAATGCACCTTGTCTGTTTGTGGTGATGGGATTTGTGATTGGAATAATGAGTCTCATAGTAGTTGTCCAGGAGATTGCCCTTGTAGTAATCCTACCGATACTTATTGTGGTGGACAGTGCTGGCCCCCAGCCAATGGCGAATACCCAACCTGTTGTTCTGATGGAATTGCAATGTACAACGATTTTCCGGGCGGTTATTATATTGTACATTGTGGTGACTGCTCGATCACCTGTAGTAGCACACAAGATTGTGTTTCTGGTCAGTGCGTTTAAAAATTATTTCTCTCCTTTCTTTTTAATTTTCAACAATTAAATAAATGAGGGAAGAAAAATAAAAATAAAAGTCAAAAAAGTCTTGACGAAAATACTTTCTTCAGTCACAAAATATATTGTGAGAGACAGAAAAACAAAAAACTCAACTGGAGAAATTAAAACTCCTACAAACCCAGAAAGGACTGAAACCATGAAGACCAAGACCAACAAGACGAGCATCATCGAGACCATCACCACCGCGCTGACGGACCTGCGTGCACAGCGAGACGATCTGAACAAGCAGATCTCCGAGCTGGAGGGAATGCTTTCCCATTACGAGTCGGAGCTGCACCGTGTCATCGCCTCCCTGAAGGGAACCAAGAAGGCCAAGCGCACCGTCAAGCGTGGTCCCGGTCGTCCCAAGGGCAGCAAGAACAAGGCGAAGACGAGCACTCGTCGCGGCCCCGGTCGCCCGAAGGGTTCGAAGAACAAGGCGAAGACGGCGAAGACCGAGAAGACGGTCGAGAAGAAGTCAGCCGCTCCGCTGAAGGCGGTCATCGTCTCCATGCTCCGCGAGTACGGCGAGCCCGTGCACGTCAACGAGCTGCAGCATCGGCTGGAGACCGAGGGTGTGACCGACAACGCCAAGACGGTCGCCGTCACCCTGTCCGCCCTGAAGAAGAAGGGTGAGGTCAAGAAGGGTGACGAGGTGGGCTTCTGGGCCGTCGCGTAATTCCTGCCACTTTCCTTCCCCCTGAAGGCCCTGGGAATTTTCCTGGGGCCTTCACCTTTTTGGCCCTCTCTTTGTAAAATACCCCCATGAAAATTTTAGTGTGTGGTTCTAGGAATTGGGATAGACGAAAACCAATTTGGGAAGCTCTTGGAGCTGTTAAGAAAAAGAAAAATGTGACCGTTATACATGGAACTGCTAAAGGAGCTGATACACTGGCTGGGGAAATTGGGTGGGAGTTAGGATTTAATATAGAAAAATACCCAGCTAATTGGGAAAAGTATGGTAAAGCTGCTGGTCCTCTTCGTAATCAAAAAATGATTGATAAAAATCCTGATGTGGTGTTGGCTTTTACAGAAGACTTAGATTCTTCACGTGGGACAGCTGATACAGTACGACGTGCAAAAAAAGCAGGTATTCCCGTTTTTGTTTATCCAAAAACTAAAAATTGGTACAAACGCTGGAAGAAAATAAAAAGTTGACACTCTTGTTACCTTGTGCTAGCGTAGTCTAATTGGAGGTGGTAGGTGAGTATTCGAGCTAGAAGTGACGGTCGGGCCGATATGTACCTTTGTGATGCTGAAGGTTGTCACACCCGACGAGCTAGTTCTGTAGGAACTCCTAGAGGTTGGGTTCAAGGTGAGCATGGTTACTACCACCTCTGTACTTTCTGTAAACATCTTAAACCTCGCTACGACCAAATTGTTAGAGTTCACGGTGTAAAAGCTTTGACCGGCAGAAAAGGACCAGGTTGAAATGGATAGACTTACTGAAACAGTTCCATATCAAATTCTTCCAACTACTTTTAAACGCTGTCAGCTTTGTGGTTACACAAGTGATGATATTTGCGAATTCAGGTTGTGGTGTGAATGTGATGAAAATGACAAACCTGAGCCCTATAATATTTTGATTGCTTGTAAAAGTGATGATTGCTTTCAAATAATTAAAGAGCACGAGCGTCTTTATTTTGAACTCTCTTGGAGTACTGGTGAACCAGGTCATTTTATCTTGCTTTGTGGAGATTGTCCTCATAGAGATGGAACACACTGTACTCATCCAGATTTAAAGATTAATGGTGGGAATGGTTTACTTCTTCATAGAGCTGGAGATCCAATTTTCCGCGCTAATATTTGCTACCATGACGATAATGCAGAATACGGATTAAAGTGCGGAAAATTGAAAGCTCCTTTTGTAGGGTGTGCTGGTTTGCCATCAGATCACGATAATCACATTAAAGATATGTAAATGCAGACTAAATCCAAAGACGACGTTGTTTGGGAAGGTGGAATTAACGATGCTCACCATTGGTTACCTAATGGTTTGCATGTACGAATTACAGCAATCACTCTTCCTAGTGGTCCAAGTATCTTTATTTGGGATGTGAGTGACCCCTTAATCCGGGCTCCAGTGGCAGCTAGTATTTACGAGTTTCAATTGGAGAACCACCCTAAAACTTTTGAGGTGGCTGCAAGTCAAGCTCTACACGCCGCTTCTAAAATCAAACCTTACGGGAGTTGATCTTGCCTTATCAAAAACATCAACATAAGTGGACTTTTTTGAATGCCGCAGGAGCTAAAAAATTCTCCTGGTGCAAAGGATGTGGTTCATTGAGAGTAGAAACTTTGTTTGGAAAAGTTTCTTATCGTCTGAGCAATTCTTATAAAGCTTCACTGCCCAAAGTAGCTGATGGATTACCAACACAAGAGGAGAAAGAAACTGGTGCAGAAGATTAAAAAGAAAAGCGTGTGGTCTAAAAAAGGAGAGACTACTCCGTCTGTGCGTGTAAGTAGAATAAGAAAAGAAGAGATTTGTTTTTATCCCTACTTTGGTGGTGGGGCTGAACAAAAGCTAAACCGAGATCAATTTCTCCATTTTTATGAGCTTTGTGAGGGTTAACGTGGCTACTACTAAATTTACACACGAGGGAGATCTTCTCAACACAGTTTCTAGCCATGATTTGGTAATTGATACTGTTCGTTTACGAAAAGTTGGAGCCTGTTGGGTGGACGAAAAAGGTAGAAAGTTTGATTTAAAAACAGGCTATGATACTAAGCGTGCTTGGGGGTTGGTGAAGTTAGATTTGGCTTCGGTCAAAAAAATGAAATAATGAGTAAACTACCCGTTCAACCTACATTGCCTGGTACAAGAATTAACCCTAACGCAGTATTGTGTCCATACTGTGGCAAAAGAGCTGTACTCACCACCAGTAAAGAGATTTACGGTAAAGATTATGGACCAGTCTACCTGTGTAAATGCAAGAAGGAGTGGGCTTACGTTGGATGTCATCCTGGTACCACCAAACCTTTGGGAAGATTAGCTGATGCTCAATTGCGAGCTGCTAAAAAAGGGGCTCACAGGGTTTTTGATAAACTTTGGAAACGCAAAGGTGGGAATAGAAAAAAAGCTTACGCTTGGTTGGCTAAGCAATTAGATATACCTGGAAAAGAGTGTCATATTGGGGAAATGGATGTAGATCTGTGTATGAGAGTAATTGAGGTTTGTAAAAAGAAACTTCACGGAGAGTCGTAAATAAATGATGACACCAATTTGCTTAAATGATTGGTTTGAGGCTAATAAACCAAAGGTAGGATTGTTCTGGGAAAAAGCTGCGTATAAACAAATTGAATTTTTTAGACATTTAGTTTTGGCGGTTTGTTTAAACGAACATCAGTCCAGTCTAGAAGAATTAGATTCAGCACGTCCTGTAGTAATTGGAGAACATACCTCTAAATCTATAAAATTGCCGGTAGTTGAATTTCGTAGTAAGAATGGTATAATTTTTACCATTCGAGATAATTTTTTAAACTATAAAATTTCTGTATCTTCCCCATTTCCTGTGGAAGTTGATTTCTTTGATTTATTCAATCCAAAACCAAACGAATGTTTGCATCCTGTTTATTTTGAAGGTTTTCCACCCCATAAAATTTTTGGATCTTTTAGCGAAAATAATAAACAATTCTCAGCACATCTTCTTTTAAAAGAGGAAGTGTACCTTTTAATTTGGATAATAGTCCGAACTTTGGCAGACAAAGAATAATTAAGGAGTAGTACCATGCCAATTTGGATGTATTTTATACTGATATTTTGCTTCCTTTTTGGTCTAGGTTTTCGTTATCTATCTATTAAATGTCGTCTTCGTTTTTATGTTTTTCTTTGGCCTGTTTTAGGTTTTCTCCTTCCACTTCCTGCATCAGCTACAAAATTTATGTGGAGACCTGTTGCTTTTTGCTTAGCCTATGTAGCTGGTGTTATCGTAGGGTCTTTCCTTTTTAGAAAAGTTAAACCACTACCAGATCCAATTAAAGAATTGATTAAAGATATTAAAGCAAATGGAAAAATAATAGTTGTAGGTGAAGCTACAGGTGAAATTGTAGAAACTAAAGATTTTAGTAGAGAGGACTAAAAATGTATATTCCAGTCCGGTGTGCTCTTTGTGGTGAAGAAGCAGATCAAGATGACTATACTCGTTCAATTCTAACACGCAGTGTTTGTGACTCTTGCTACAATGTATTTATGGAACTGAAGCGAACAGTTGAAAATAAAGAAGGAAATTCTGAAGAAACTAATTATGCGGCAAAATTGTACAATCTTGCTTGGAATAAAATTACAGCAGGAAAAGTAAGTGGATTCGATTGGCTCTTTACCTACGCCGAAGAGAAATGGGGAGAATAGATACCATGCTGACAGACGGTGAAAAGATGGTTTGGGCAGCTGCATTTGTAAGTGTTTATATGGAGGGAGGCAGAAGTATTGGACGCTGTATAACAGCAGCTACAAAAGCAGTTACAAAATTAAAAGAGGGTTCTTCTCATTTTTGCCAAACCTCGGGAAATCCTGAGGCTAATTCTATGCTGCAAGAAATGTTAGGGAAGACAGGAGAATCTACAAGCTTTACTTGTTATTCTTGCGAAACGATTGTAATATGTTCGCCTGAAGAAGCACACCTTACAGGTCCTAAACTTTGTGGAGACTGTCTTCAGAAGGAGTACGATAAACATGACACCTAAACCTGTTTTTGAAGTGCAAACTAGAGATGTTAGTGGAGAATTGAGGTGGTGGTCTACTCTCAAAGAAGCTCTAGCCTACGCTAAAGAAAATGAGACAGTTTGGAAAATCAGTTTTCCTGTGGGACCCCCCGAAAATGGTGAGCGTTGTCGTTTTGTGCGCAGTGAAGAGGGCTGTTGGTTTTACGAAGATATTGTAGCTGCTGTGCAAGCCGAGCTGGAGAAAAAATGAATCGTTCAGACCAGCTTTTGACAATTACTTGTCCAATTTGTGGTACTGGTATTGCTACAGCTTGTCATCTCGTGTTCGAAGATGATGACCCCATAGAATATACAAGTGCTATAGCTTGCTGTGAAGAAAATTGCGGTCATAGGGTGAGTACTTCCTCAAACAAAAGTATGGATGATGCAATGTTTAAAGCTTGGGAACATTATGTTTCCGATGGGAGTAAAAAATGACATATTTATCTCCGATTCTGAAACCACTTAGCAAGACGGCCATTAGGTTTCGTTTTAAAGTAAGTGAGAAAGAATTAGAATAATTAATTACTAGTGGACAATTTCCTCCTCCAGATGGAGTATATGGTGAAAAACTATTCCAAGTTCCTGTATGGAAACAAAGATACACTGAATAATTTTTTTGCGATCTACAGAAAGAAAAATTGAAATGGGAGCAGTAAACATACCACCCGAAGAAATCAAAATAGTTCCTGTGGATTGTGGGTCTATTAGAAAACCTAGTTGTCCTCATGAAGAGTGTGATTATCGCTTAGACACAGCAATTGTTGGCTGTAACCTGACTGGTAAAACAAATGTTCGTTTTGGTTTTTGGTGTAATCACTGTAAAACCTTTTTTAGGTATACAGCCGATGTTTTTGATGCCAGTGGTCACTACTGGCTTCTTTGCCGTGCTATTGAAGACACCCATTTGGTTACATTTACAGGCGATGAAAACTCTTTAAAAGAAGAGTACTACGACCAAACCTTCAACAAAAAAGAGGAGAAACAAAATGGATAGTGTACAGTATGTTGGCGCTGGCAAAGAAGAAACCAAAAAAGCTATTGTAGCTGCTAAAGCAAAATTGAACTTGGGACAACATTGGACTCTCAAAGCAGATCATGAGGATATGCTTCCTATTTATCCTACCGATATTTTAATTCTAAGCACCTCAGATTTTTCTTTTGGAGGAGTTGTGAGTCTTTGTCTAGCCCCATCCAAATTAGAAGGTAGACATTTTCCAGCAAGAGCTGATATCATTCTAGACTACTATAAGCTAGTTTATGACCCTTATGAAAAAGAGGCAGTTTAATGTCTCACCCGCCAAATTGTCCTGGAGACATTGGTGTTTGTTCTTTTTGTGGCAACACAGATGCTGACGGACGACGCCTTATTCAGGGTCCTCTGGTAGTCATTTGTGAAGAGTGTGTAGGCACTTGTCAAATTCAATTGAGACAATGGCCTTTTACTCACGGCGTAAGAAACGTCTACATAAGCTCCAGCTGGAAAAATAGAGAGAATGTCAGAGAGCTAGCCACTCAATTAACTGAGGCTGGTTACGACGTTTACGACTTCACCAACCCAGCTTGCAGAAAAAGCCCAGAGATTCCACCCGAGAAATTTCCTGAACAATTCGATCCCGCGAAACACCGATACAAGGATTACATAAGCTCTGTTCCAGCTTGGCGCGAAGCTGTAGAAGGTAATCGAGAAGCGCTTGACAATTGCGATGCAGTTGTGTTACTACTACCCTGTGGGTTAGATGCCCATGCGGACGCTTTCTATGCTTTAGGAAAAGACAAGTACCTAATCGTTTGCGGACAACCCCGAGCTGGAGATAGAACCCCAACTCACCTTTGGGCAGACAAAATTGTCTCTGATTTTGCTTCTGTACTCTCTATTTTGAAGGAACTTAAAAATGGTTGATGACTTGCTCAGTGCTCAAGAAATTGCTCATATTGTAAATAAGACCACAGCTCTTCGTTATAACATGTCAGAAGTTATTGGAGATTCTCTTAAAAAGAGTCCTATCTTTGCCCATTTTGTAGAAGGGGAAGTTAACAAGTACTTTGAACAATTTTTGGATTGTCCCTCTTGTCAAAGTGTAGACGAGGAACTCTTTCAACGATGTCTTAGTCGTCGTAATGCTGTAGTGAAAAGGTTGATTAAAAAATTTGCCGAGGTAACAGCTTTTAAAATGAAACATATTGCTGCAAAGGGCTGATAAATGTCAACTACAACAAACTACAATTGTGACTATGGACTCTGTACCATTTTCGCAGAAGACAATAAAATCTTTCGCTTTTCAGGGGATTCTAAATACCTTCGATTTGGGCCTGAAAATGGACTTATTAGACTTTGGTGTGCTCAGTGTGGTGACACCATTTGCCTTCTAAGCTCCTCTACTAAAAAGGCTTCTTTGTCTGTATACTGTTTGGAAGGAATCTAAGAGAATGACTCTTTATACTTGTGAGTGTGGGGCTGTTGTCATCAAAACTGGTAACACTGATTTTAAATTTGAGGATAGATATGACAAATTACGTTGTACGGTAGAAAATGAACAACTCAAATTTTGGTGTATTAATTGTAAGGGTGTGATTAACTTTCCCTTTCCAATTTTGGCTAGAGAAGGGCTCATTAAAGTTGGTACTTTTATGTCCGAGTACGAAGAAGATCCAGGGAGGTATGCTCCTCAAGCTGTGGTAGATGTTGTTCGTCAAATTATAGAATATTTTACACCACCAAGTAAAGGTGCTAAATCCAAAAAGTTTAAAGAATTACCTTCTTCAAAATATGAAGTACTGCAAGAGGGATCAAATTTTGAATACGATGTGCTTGCAGAACCTGGGGAAGAAGAATCCATTAATTATCATTCTGTTTGGGTGGGGTTTTCTAGTGGAGTAAATAATGTAACACGTTTGATAGTTTCTAAAACAAAACCAGAAACTGATCACTGTGAATTTTTTAAAGGTCCCTTCAATGTTCAGATTCTAACTAAACCAGACGAAAAACCTGTTAATCCAACTGGTAAAACCTACAAATACAAGAAGAAAGAAAAATCAAATCACTCTTTGCAAGAGCTTAAAGATACTCACGTGGGAGCTGCTTGGGAGTGTACACGATAGGATAAACGAAGACGGTTCTCCTTCTTGGAATCAGGATGAGTCCCAATTCCGCTGGCACTTGTTAAATGCTGTAGGTGCTCTTTACGATTATTTTATTGACAAACAAAAAGAGGAGAGTAAAGGCCATGAAGATTGACGAAATTTGGGTGGTAACCAGTGTTGCTACCGATTATTCGGTAAGAACTGAAGTGTATGGCGATGAAGAAACATCTCTGGCAGATGCCAAGTATAATAAAGAAAGAGAAGATTGGAAAGCTGTGTGGGTAGATCATGTAGTTTTATCTGATTGGGTGGATCAAGATGGTGCTATGAGGGAGGATAAATATGCTTATGACGGTTGAAAATAATCTAGCCCAACAAACGCTTAAAAAGATGACTTCAGTTTGGGATGATCCTGGTTTTCACCTCGTTCTAATTTCCAAAGGTGTATCTCTCCCATCTTTTTTTGGAGTAGATCGTTGGTTTGTTTACTCCTACGATACTTTCAAAAAGTTAGAGAAAGAACACAAGCTGCGAACAATTATCAGAGACCGTCCACCAAATCTAGGATATGTAATTACTAATGTTCCCTCTTTTAGAAACAAAGCGGAAAAAATAGTCATAAGAGATTTAGATCATCTACTTCCCCAACATGTTATCAGTAGAGCTACAACTATTAGTGAACTTTTTTACAATGATCTCCTTTACGTAGCAAAAGCTAGATATGAAATCGAGCCTGGTACTATTTTTCCATGTAGAAATAGCGATTGGATAATCGTCAATTCTGGGACTAAGCAAACAAACTATTCCTCTACTAGACCTTTTGTTTTTGATAACCTTTACTATTTAATTCACCATGGCGCCTCTATTTTAAACAATATTCAGGACAGGTGTACAGGACCACAAATTAAAATACTAAAAAACTTGCTTCAATCTTGTCAAATGGGAAATAGTTTTGGAACTTGGATCAAGACTTGTAAACGTTATCCAACCAACAGTCTTAAATCTCTTGAAAAGTTAGGACTTGTAGAGGTTAAAGAAAGTTGGAAAACGGTGAATCACAAAGATGGTTCTTTTCACACTGAACCAGACAATAAATTTAAACTCACGCCCCTAGGACAAGTTTTTCTAGATTGTGCAGTAGTTGTCGAAAGATAAAGATTTGTGGGTTAGCATGTTTAAAGGATGTGTTGACGCCTCTACTGGATTATCTTGAAGAAAAGCAGGAGAAAAAAGAAAATGACTAAAAAGGAAAAGAAGATTAAGCAACCTGTGAATTCAGAAGTTAGGAAGGCAATTCAAAAAAGATACTACAATTCTCTAACTGAAGAAGTGGCACCTATTTCAGCTGCTCAATTTAAAGTATTAAGAACCCTTAGTGCACAAACTTGGGGCACTCGAAATTGGAGAAGCGTAAAAAGCTTTTGCCAAACTTATGATTACCAAGAGAAGACAATCGAAGCTCTTGTTTCTAAAAAATTAGCTAAGTTCAAATACCCAAATCTGTACAAAAATTCAGATTTTTCTAGACAGTGGAAAAACAAAGAAGTGATGATTACCAATTTAGGCCAACAAATTACAGAGTACATGGCTGCTGTAGAAAAGATTAGAATTGGTATTTCTATTCGGAAGCTTAAGTGACTATGCAACAAACTTGGGTCATTATTTTTATTTGTGCTCTCGTAAGTTGGAGTTGTATTAGCCCGGTAATTATTTTTGCGGCTTGGGATCGCGGAAAAGCTCACGGACGTGTAGAGGGCAGGAAGGAAATACTAGATCGTGTTAAGTCTGAAAGCAATCAAAAATAAAATAGTTGACACCTACTACTTTTTCAATCTGGTCTACCAGGTTTTTAAAAAGTGGAGAAAAGAAAGACGTTGCCCAACTTGCGGAGCTAAGACGTGGGCCGGAAAAATACCAGTAGCCACAGTTACTTTAACAAGTGGAAAAGAGGTACCAATTGAATTGGTAGTTAGAGGCTGTGAAAACAACTGTCCTTACCACATGGACCAGACCACCATAGATCTAGAAGGAGAGCAGTTAACCATTGACGAATTTTTGTACGTAGCAGAAAGGCTTGACAAAAAGAAAGCCTTGTGGTACTTTCGAGACTTGTTCAAGCAGACACAGGCTCAACATAAAAGAGCCAACTAACTAGACGATGAAAGGATGACGAAAAAGATGACTAGTAAAGCTGAATTTGGTAATGAAACTGTACGTTTTGCTTTTGATGCCAATGACGAAATTGGTCAAATTTCTAACCTACTAGATGTTTTCACTCTTTCCGGCTCTCCTGAAATGAGAGAGCTGCTGGAGTGGGATGCTAAAAATGATGATAAACTGAAGAACAAGGTACGCAGTTTCCAGCTCAACACCATTGAAACTCTCATTGAAATGACGCAGCAAATTAAAAGTAAAAAGCTTGGTATGAGATCCGGCCGCTAGAACCCTTCCTCCTCTCCCTCCGTCCCTTCCTTTTTAAAATTTTGTGCTGTGGGGTTTGTAAACAAGTAGGTGTGGTGAGGTCGATCAACAACATAGAAAAGGAGATTCACCACGAGCAAAATTTCTAAATATGAAGAAACCTACAGTGCTCTCAATAGATGCCTTCAACATCTTGTTGAGATGCAAATTATGACCGGTCTTGAAAACGCTGCGTTATTCACAAGTGAATTTAGAGAACAGTTAACTGGTCTTCTAAAGGATACAGCTGAGTTAATGAAAATAACCGGATCTAATTTAAAACTAGAACTTGAGGCCCTGTAAGTATGTAAGACTCTTTTTTGCCTTCCTTCTTTCCCTCCCTTTTCCTTCCAAACAAAGTTAGTTTCTACTAGACCGGTAGAAAAGCCGTAATAGATGTGTAAGAGTGTATTCTCCTACACTAACTACTTTTCTATCGTTCACAACACATTTGTAGTTGCAGGGGCAAACAACTCATGAGTAGTGCAATTCTATACGACCAATTTAAAGCTTTTTTAAAACAACTGGTCAATGATCCAGATGTTATGCGAAAACACAGCGCTCTTTCTGATGACAGCTACCGTCAAGATATTCTAGACCGCATTGACGCTCAAAATCCAGAAACTAGTATTGTGCAAGACGTTACTAACGCTCTCACACCCACTTACGGAATGATGAGTAAGGACCCTAGCCACAGAACTATTGTTTTTGATTCCATTGGTTTCATCACCAAACTAAGTGCTTTTCGAGAAGGTACAGTTAGTAACCCTTCTAAGTTTTTCCGTCGCCCCTCTACAGATGCTTATGGTGTTCGTTATATTTTAGCTGACCGTGGAACTGGTCTCATACTGCTCAATCCTGAGCTGGAAGTTTTAAGCCGCTTTCCTACATTTGGTCCAATTGTAGTTGAAGAGTATAATGATCCCTCTGCTGTCTGTGTCTTTAACGTAGGTGGTACAGATTACCTGGCTGTTACGAGTTATAGTCACCATATTTGCCAAATCTATCTCTATGACCCTCCCTACACCTATCAAGCTACAATTGGTTCTTTGGATACTCCTGGAGCTACACCGGCTCTTCTCTACAATCCTGTTGGAGTAGCAGTAGACGAAACAAATAGTCTACTCTACATTTTGAACGAAAACGGAACTCCAGCTGGGGCTACCCTTGACAGAGGTTTTGTAACTGTTTTTGACGTCAGCAATCCTGCTGCTCCGGTCAACACCGGAATTCCCATGTATTATGGAAATACTGGTAGTCTTTTAGATAGCGAAGTAGATAGCGCTGCTGATATTTTCTTTGACAACAATTCTAATTTACTTTGGTTGACAAATGGACCTGCTAAAAATGAAGCCGCTGCTTTTACCACAAGTAGCGGTATTTTGCTCTCTTCATACATTGAATCAAGTGGCGCTGGATATACTCTAAGAACCCCCAAACAGATTTATATTCAAACGCAACTGGGGGGCTATAAACGGATTTTTATTGCCAATGGAGCTACAGGTACAATTGAGGTATTTGACCAGGTTAGCTTACAACATTTAGGAAGTTACGGTTACCGAGCCAGTGAAGATGAACTGAGTGGCTATGACCGCCTAAGTGAAGATATTTATGGCGCAATTGGATTTCCTCAAGCTGTAGTTGCAGATACAGTTACTTTGGATGGGAAAGAAGCCGATGTTTTCGTTGTTGGTGATTCTATTAATCGACGCCTTCACCGATTTAATACTAATGCTTACACCGAAAACAATTGGGTCAATTTTGAGCTTTTGGAATTGGATGTTCCAGTCAGTCTTTACGGGTGGAGTTTTTCTGGAACCATTCCTCCAGACATGATGACAGTTTACTACCGTTTTGATGAAACGGAAGAGTTTAGAGAACTGCCTCAAGAAACCAATACTCCACCTAGTAGCACCTTCCAATTCAGAGTAGCTGTACACCTAGACACCCGTCGTTTTGTGCGCCCGTGGAAACTAGATAAACTTCGCATTCACGCTACGCAGGTTTAAAACAATGACACTTAGAAGACGACGCAGAAGAATTAGGACCATAGTAGCTGATAAAGAGAAGCAACAACTGACTCTTCTTAACGGATACGCTCGTCTTTTGGCTCAATGTCAAAAAATAAAAGGTAGTGAAGAAGCTTGTCAGCAACAAGCCAAAAAACTGGATGATCTCATAGCTACCGTTCCAGACAGTATTAACGATGAAACTATTAACTCCATTTTAGAAAATAATGGTTTAGATGGTTGGAAATTGAAGGCTGCTAGTTTTAGAAGAAGAACTTCTACTGCATCTCCTAAAAGTGTTCAGCTCCAACTTAAAAAGTTGGCAGTTAATTTGAAAGTCATTTCCGGATTATCTACTGAATTATTAGATCGTGTTAATGCCGAAAGACAATTACGAAAATGGGGTGATCCGTCTTACGAAACATTTTACGGAGCGGAGTGGGACGAGTTTTTAAATCGCACAAAAGAGTTACTAAACGAGGCTCATGGTTATTTATCCGAAAGTGAAGCCACTTTTGATTATTATGAAATTGGGGAGTAAGTAAACGTGACACAATTAAATTACCAAGTACTACCCACTCCTTCTGTTGAGGTTGCTATTGTAACCGCTAAAACAGATGGTGTCATAACTCAAATTAAGGTGTGGTTGCAAACTCTCACATCACTAAGTGACCCAATCGCTTTTATTACTGTTAATAATCTGAAACCAAATATTTTAGCTTTAGCTGGTGTTACCGACGATACCGATGATTATTTCAACCTACTAACCGAAGTGGATGACTACACAGAAGGTGACTACTACATTTATGAAGTACGCCTAAGTCACACAGAAAACTAGAACGTTCCAATGGCAATATCTATTTTAAGCCAAGTTGAATCTTCAACTAAAGTTTACGTCATAACCGTAAATCTTACTAGTTTTGACCCTATTGTAGACCCTGTTAGCTATGTCTCCCAACCAACTGTTTGGATGGATGTTCTAGCAATTGCGGGTTTACCTGAATTACTTTTCATTGGGGCAGAGCTTATAGACCAAGGTTATATAGGGAGAGAATACTATTACAAGCTAAGCATGACTTTTGACCGCACTCACGTTGTAGCTACAGGTCACAGTCACGATAGTTCAACTATTTTCCACCCTCTCAATAATGCCTACTTAGACGGCCCTTGGATTGAAGTTGTAGATAATTTAGGCCCTGTAGATATTAGAAGAGACGCTACCGGTACAACTGATTACTTAAGAGTTAGAGAAGAAAATGGAGATGATTATTTTAAAGTAGATAAAGATGGTTATCTTCAATTTGGAAATCATGTTCGATTTTTAAGAGATTGTGAATTCGATATTGGTTCCGTAGATGATGGAGCTACTCTTCGTAGACCACGAGATATTTATGTTTGCAGAAATGTGGACATGGGTGGAAATTTGACTGTGGGAGGAAATGGAACATTTCAGGATTTTCTCCAGGCTACACACTACGAATTTACTTCACAAGCTGCCAATCCAGATTCAGACCCAGCTAGCAGGCATATTTACTGGAACAGCGTTGATAATACTCTTAGAGGTTGGGATGGGAGCGTTGAATTTATTTTAGGAGGGGGTAGCACACCTCTTGGCTTAACAGGAATTTATACGTGCCCCTCCTCTGTTGCAGTTGGAAATGTGGTTTCTATAATTGGCGGAACAACTGTTGATAAAGCAGATGCTACCATTTTAGGTCTACGCCCAGTAATTGGTGTTGTTGTTTCTAAAATAGATCCAACTACAGCCGTTGTCCAACTTTACGGAGAGGCTGGAGTTTTTGCTGGTTCTCTTGTACCTGGGGAGCTTTATTTCTTAGGAAAAGTTCCTGGTACACTTACCAATAGTTTAGCTGGTTACGTATCTGGAGATACTGTCCAATTGGTGGGAGTGGCAAAAGATGCGAACACTCTTACTTTGAGATTTGAGTCACGAGTACATCTCTAAAAAAATAGAGAAAAAGGAAAACAGGAGGTACCTGGAAATCATGGCGAAGTTTAAACTACGACCGGAGTTAATTACTCCACTAACCAACGCAGGCTTTATTGATGATGTTACCGGTCTTATGAAGTACAGAATCCCTTACAAACAAAATCGTATTACCGGTTTGACTATGTATGAGCTTATGTTTGATCCTGCTAAAGTGATCCATGTGAATAATGACTATGCCGCTTCTGTTTTACGTCTTCGGAAATCTCCTAAAATTAAAAGTGGAGGAGATTGGTTGGTAGACGACGGAACAGTTCCGTGGTTTATTGAACTTTCTGAAGATGATGTTACGGCTACTCATGTAGTACACGAAGAAGGAACAGAAGTTCTTCCTAGAAAAGACAGAAGACTAATTAAAAAGTATAAAAAGGCAAGTGGAGAAATAATTCCTGACCAAATTGACGTAGCTACGATGGCTACTCACGTCGCAGCTGCGAAAACATTTTTTGCGAATCAATAGGTTTCAAACAACATAAAGAAAGGGACAAGAAACCATGGCAGACGCACGACCACTTTATCTTAACGGCGGAACTGTAACACGGTATGGTTCAGCAGATGCTATCCAAATCGAAACCATTAAAAGCATCGATGGACCTGGAACTAACACTGTGGCCCTTTTCACAGATTTGGGCAGTGGTGATACTATTCAAATTGGGGGTGCTAGTTCTTTAGCTCAAATTCAGGGTGATCTTCAGGTAGATGGTGATGAAACTGTTGTAGGTGATACAGTTCTTTCGGGTGATACTCAGATTGGTGATGCCGCTTCGGATACACTAGATGTTCAAGCAGATATTATTAGTGATCTTAATTTCGACGGAACAGACCAAGCGGTTACCAATGACAGTACTGGTACTTTAGGACTTCTTAAATCTGGTACTAGTGGAGATGTTACCGTTGGTAACTCTGCTACTGCTGGTAACGTTGTTTTAACCAGTACTAATGGTGTCGTCCAGGTTGCTAGTGGTGCACTGGATATCAATACTAGCATTGACGCTGATGTAACCACAGCTGATGTACTTGCTAGTGGGGCCATTAGTTTAGATGCTGGTGCAGCTTCCAACTTCACTACAACTGTTGGCGCTCTTACTCTCGATGGTGCTGGCGGTGTCAACATTGCTGGTAATGCAGCTGAAATTGATCTCACTACAACCGGCGCAATCGATATTAATGGTAATGGTGTTACTATTGATGGTAGTACTGACGTAAATATCGGTTCTAATGCCATTTGGACAGATGGGTCTCAGGTTGCCATTAACAACAATACCGGTACTGGTGACTGGGTAATGTCTGTTGATGGTATTGATGGAACCAATGATACTGAAACTATTTTACTATCTGGATTTAATGGTGAAACCGCTGGTATTCATGTTTACAACGGTGATCCGACCAATAACGTTACTCCTCAGGGTATTGGTGATATTTGTTTAAATACATCAGGTGGTACGGTATATTTTGCAAATAATACTACTTCTGCTGACTGGGTTGCTGTTGGTAGTGCTACCGGTAATAGTCTCCAGCAAGCTTACGATGTTGGTACATCTATTCAGCTGAGCGATGCTAAAGGTGACATGACTATCGATACCGATGACACCGTTACGGTAGCGAATTTCATCGTGCAAAATGAAGCTCAAACTGCACAGTATCTTGCCACTGATGCTACCAATGCTCAGCTCGAATTAGGTCATGCTAATATTACTGTTGGCATGATTGGTAAAATTGATACCGACGTTACTTTCGAAACCAGTGGTGGGGCGAAAACAATTACCGGTGATGGTACCAATGGTCTCACGGTAACAGCAGGTGCTTCTACAGCACTTACTCTTACTTCTCCTGTTGCAGCTACTTGGTCTACAACTGCTGGTATTCTCACTCTTGACGGTGCGGGTGGGGTTGCTGTTCAGGGTAACGCTGGGGAAATTGATCTCACCACTACCGGTGTTGTAGATATTAACGGTACAGGTGGTGTTACGATTGATTCTGTTTCTACCGATATCGCTCTTACGACCACAACTGCTGGCGATCTGGACTTCAACAGTGCTAATGATATTTTAGCTGATGCTACAGCTGGTATTTCTCTCGACGCTGGTGCAGCGTCTAATTTCACTACCAGTGGTGGCGCTCTTACTCTCGACGGAGCAACTGGAGTAAATATTGCTGGTAACGCGAGTGAAATTGATCTCACTACAACTGGTGTCGTAGACATTAACGGTACAGGTGGTGTCACGATTGATTCCACAAGTACTGATATTGCTCTTACAACTACAACTGCTGGTGACTTAGACTTTAATAGTGCCAATGATGTTTTGGTAGACGCCGCAGCTGGTATTTCTCTTGACGCTGGCGCAACTTCTAATTTCTCCACCAGTGCTGGTGATATTGACATTAGTGCTGCTGCTGCTCTTGACTTGGACGCTGTTGCTGGTAATGTTACTGTTGATGCTGCTGCAACGTACGACATTGCGCTTACAGTTGCAGACAATGCTGCTAGTGATATTACTTTTGATGCTCACGGTGCAGCGGCTCCAATTCCGATTAACTCGGCTACAGATCCAGATTTAGACACTACAGCTCAGAACATTGTTGGCGCTATTAATGAGCTGTACGCTGCCAGTTCTGATGTAGCCATTTCGGTTACTACTGGTGAAGCGTATAGTGTGGGTGATGCTATTTATCTGAGTACTGCTGATGGCAAGGCGTATAAAACGGACGCCGACGCTGCTGCGTCTTCCGTGTTTGTTGGTATTGCCCAAGATGCTTCTACTGGTATAGATGAAACTCACACTGTTATTGTTAATGGTGAAGTTACGTCTAGCACGGATTTTGCTGCTATGGCAAATGGTGATGTTCTTTATTTAGACACCACTACTGCTGGTGGGCTTACCACCACTCCTCCTAGTGCTGAAGGTGATACCGTTCTTAAGGTTGGTATCGTTTCTGACCAGGCTAACGACAAATTCGTTATTCAGGTTGGCGTACCGTTCCTTCTGTAGTTTTTTGTAACCTTAATCGCGAGGGGGCAAGCTTTTGGGTTTGCCTCCTCGTTTAAGTTTGCAAAAAGGGAAGGTTAAAGTCGCATGAGTGGACAGCAAAAGCCCCTTCGTTTTAACCCTAGTACAGGTAGTTTTACCAATTTTCAAGGGGATGACGTTCTTTGGCTGAATTATACGGAAAATACCGGCTACATAACTCAGCTCCAAAAAAGTACTAACGACGTTTTTTCTATTAATAATAAAGGTGAGGTGGTAATTGATATTCAAGCCTCCTCTACAGAACCAGCTCTTAAAGTTGCAGGTCGTCCTACTGAAGCCAATATTTTAAATCTTTACGACAATACTGCTGGTGATGACTTACTTAGCCTTACCAAAACTGTAAACGGAAGTTCTTTTGCTGCGGATTTAATTACTAATAGCACCAACCACGCTGACTCCGAAGGTCTCCGGGTCACACATGATGTAAATAATGATACTCCTCTTGGGAAGGTGTTGGCTCTTGGTTATAGTAATACTGCTGGTAGCTGGGTAGAACAATTTAATTTTACTCCTGAAGGGGCCTTTACCCTTAACGATAATGGTGGAGCAGATATTCTCTGGACCAATGACGGTGGTGGGGACATTGGAGCTAGTGGCGCTACTCGTCCTGGAAATGTTTTTGCTGAGATTTCTGTTGTGGCTGGGGTTGCTACGACGCTTAAAGATAATTATTTTAATATTGGTCCTAATACTAGTGATGGAAATCGACAAATAAATGCCCTTCAAAACGGAACGGGTGATAGTGATAGTCCAGCCATTAAATATGATCAATCTACACAAAAATGGCAGGTAAAGCAAACTGGTGGTGGTTCCTTTGTAGATATTAATACCGGAGCTGGTAACGATCTTGATCAAGCGTATGACGCTTTTGGTGGTGCTGGACAAGTAGATGTTGATGCAGGTACACTGACTTGGCAGTGCACCAGTCCTTATGATTTTTATATTAGGTCAAGCGCTTCTCGTTGGTTCTGGGCCGATAGTAGTGCAGACACTATCTATATGGAAACTACGTCAAATACTAATGGCTGGGGGAACATTGATATAAGAGCTAAAGGTAATTATGGTAATGTTACTTTAGCAGCTGAAGGAGCCCTTAGCGGAGACGTTATATTTGACGCTCAAATTGGTATTCAAGGAACAGCTGGAAGTGGTATAAGTTTTAGTGCTGGTAGTGCATCTTCATTTTCTACTACAAGTGGAGCTATGACGGTTAGTACTGATACTGGTTTATTAACTGCGGAAGGTGCCAACGTTGATATTACCGCCGATGGCAGTACTGGAACTATTTCATTAGAGTGTAGTACAGTACACGACAGTGCAAATATCCTCTTTGCAGCTCATGGTAGTGGAGATATCCCGTTTAATTCATCTGTTCCTGGGCAAACTACTTTAGCTACATCTGCGCAAAATATTATCGGTGCTATTAATGAAGTAAACAGTGGTGGAGCAATTACATGGGATGATATTTATGCTAATTCTAATTCTTTAAATATAGATAGTTCAACATTAGTTTTTTCTCAAACAAGTACATCTGGGATAGGATTTAAGGTGGATCGCGCTTTAGGAAGCGCTAGCACAGATTCACCTATTATGCAGATATATAATATTCCTAATGTAAGTACCGATGACCAGCCTGGTTTCCAATCTTATTATAGAGATGACTTGGGAATGGCTGGGGATACAGTCAAAACTATTGAAGCTGCTTTTGAATCTGCTTCTGGTGTAACTGGAGGTTCTGTAAAACTATTTAATACTAAATTAACTCTCAATGCAGGGGATAGTGGCGGTACTTTTTATGGTTATTTTGCTGACGGTTCTACAACTGGTAGTTGGACAGCATATGGATTTTACGCTGACTCAGATTGGGATTATGGTCTATATTCAGTATCGGATATTTTAGTCACTAAAACTGTATCAGGGGCACAATCTGAACAAGATTTTATAGGTTCTTCTGTTGTTAGTAGTGGAAGAAGTGACGCGGAACGAATTTCACTATTTCGTGGTGACGTTACAGATAATGCAGGAGACAGTGGTACAGAAGAATATGCTGGTATATATCTTACTACAACTAACAACGGTTCCGGTTCCAAAATAGGTGTTTTGTTAGGTTCAGACTGGGATTATGGAATTTATAGCACTTCTGATGTTCGGGTACATAAATCTTTAACTGGCAACCAACCAGAGCAAAACTTTATTCTATCTTCTATTACTAGTACTGGATCCGGAAGATCAGACGCCGAAAATATTAGTTTATTTAAAGCAGACATTACAGACAATGCAAGTGATAGTGCTTCAGCAGAGTATACTGCTGTTTATTTAGACACAACTGACCTTGGTAGTGCTGCAAAATGGGGATTGAGGGTTAACAGTGGATTTGACTTAGGCGTAACCTCTGCGTCCCCTGGACGATTTAGTTTAAGTCAGCTTACTGCTTCTGTTGATGCTTTCACAGTAAGTCTTTCTTCTGGTGGAATGTCTAGCACTCTAGTCAAAGGTGTTAAATCTATTTATTCTGGTGATGCAGGAGATGCTGGTACAGCAGTTATTTACGGTTTCTCTGCTGAAGCCGATACAGTTGGAAGTGCTTCTAAGTATGCTTTTTATAGCGATGCTAATTGGGCGTACAGTTTTTACGGATTGTCTCCTTCTTTAATTTCTGTAACCCCTACTGCAGCTGCTGGAGGAGCGTACATTGTTTCTTCCAGTAGTTACAGTGCTGCTTCTGCTGCATTAGGCGCTAGCGATATTGTCAGTGTAAGTAAATCAACTATTACACCAAATGCCGGTGATAATGGTGCAGCTAAATATTATGGATTCCATGCTGCTGGGTCCGGTACTGGTAATGCTACTAAATACGGGTTTTATGCTGATGCAAATTGGGATTATGGTCTATATTTTGAATCTCCAACAAACGTAACAACAACTCCTAGTTCTGCTCCAGGGGGGACATATATTACCAGCAATAGTACATATAATGCAAATTCTGCTGCACTTGGATTAGGAGATATTGTTAAAGTAATTAATACATCAATTGCAGCAAATGCTGGTGATAATGCTTCCTCAATTTACTATGGACTTTACGCAGAAGGTAGTACAACAGGAAGTGCGTATAAAGCAGGAGTATTTGTCGATTCTAATTGGAATGCTGGTATTTATGCAACCAGTCCAGTAATTGTTAGTACAGAAGCAGCAAGTGGAGTTGGATCCACTGGACATTGGTCAACATATAGTAGAATAGCTCCAGCTACTACCTTAGCTAGTAATGATGAAGTTTCAGCCTTCACTGCTGATATAAACGATGACTCTGGTGATGCTGGAGCATTCTATTATGGCCTTTATGTTAAATGTAGTGGAGATGCTGGAGCAGCTTCAAAAAGAGGAATTTATTTTGATACTAATTGGCCGAGTGATCATCATGCTACTTGGATTAACTCTGGTTTGCATTATTGGGCAGAAGATTTTGGAACCGTCACATCAAATACAGATCATTTAGACGTAAATCTCAGCGGTCTTTTAAATTCTTCAATTGATGGTCGTTGTATTAATTTAGATATTACTCCTGATTCAGGGCAATCTGATGGTAGTAGTTGGTATGGTGTTAGAGCCAATATGGTAAATGCCAATGCTAACGATGCTGTTGGGTCTTTTGCTTTTCATGCTAATGATAATTGGCATTATGGTCTTTATGTAGGAAATGATCTTAGTAAACAACAAGCTCCTAATGAGGGGACGGTCCACGTTGAATCCACGTCTAGTTCGCTGATAGCTAGTGGGGATTACTATGGGTATAGTTATTACCACACCAGACATGTTTCTGATACAGGAGGAAATCTTAGTTGTTTCTATGCTCAAGCTAATACTGCTGTAGCAATTGGGAGCACACTAACACTTACTGGAATAGAAGTTGGGGATAATCTGAACTATGGTATAACTACTGGAGCCGAAACTAATATTTTTGCAAGAGGAGCGTCTGATTGGACTAGTTCCATATTACCTGTTGTAGCTATCGGTAGTTCTAATTCAAGTAACACTGCTGCTAGTCTTTATGTTGGTAATGCGTCTACTAGTGCAGCTGGCAAATGTCTCGAAATTGATCATAGTTATGACGGAGGTAATACTCAAGATACTAAACGAGCTGTTATTCTTTCTAATACAAGTCGTAATAGGAGATCTGTTGATATAGATTTATGGCAGTCACTAATAGCTGACGGAACTAGTTATTCTGACTACTATATGAATAGTAGCAGCACTGGAGGAACAGCACATAGATGGAGAACCAATGCTGGAGATCCTTTTAATAAAGTACTCCATATTCCGCTTTTACTTCCACATGCTAGTACACTACAAAATGTAATATTTTTGTTCGATGAATATAATGGGAACTCAGCTACTGAGAGTGAACGTCCTTTCCTGCAAATATTTAAGCAAGCAGTAAATAGCCCTAGTGCTACTCAATTAGGATCTACCACCTATGTAGCGTATAGTACTGGTACTGAAAGCTTGACTATTACTATTAGCAGTCTCAATGAAACAGTGGATAACACTTCTTACACATATTTTGCCAGATTTACGAGTGGAGACAATACGCATGGAGCCATATTTGGAAATGGGTGTCAATATGATTATGACATCACAGATTTAGGGGCAGCACCTGGACTGTAGGAGTAATTCAATGCTAATAGACAGAACAACAGCAAATACACTTATAAAACAAAGTCTCGTAGTTCTAGATTTAAAAGGTAAAGTATGTAAAGACGTAAAGACTTTTGACACTAGTAATATGGAAATTGTATTTGGAGATTTAAGTACTGATACCGGAAGCGAGTTCTATTTTGTGGTAGCTAATGATGCTGATAAAAATGATTTAGAAGGTCAAATAGATACATCTATACATTTTTCTATAATTGTAAATGAAAATGGTCCTCCTAAAAGGTCTTTAGATGAAACTGATACAGCAGAATTTTTAAGTGTTATATCAAAAATAGAAAGTACCATATGTCAGTGTTCAAACTGTGATACTAATTTTTTGGTGCACGTGGACTCACAACGAAATGTGTGGGTGATGGATAAACCAAATGCATCTGATACATTTTTTACTATGACAAAAGTTACTGGTTCGTTAAACTGTGATAACTGTGGTTCGGCTATCACAGTTTTATTTCCTTAGTTTGTAAATACCTTATAGTTGAAGACAAACAAAACAGGAGAAAAACCATGAAAAAACTTAGTATATGTCTTCTAGTATCCATCTTTATTTTAATGTTTGGTGTCGTTGCAGTTAATGCTCAATCAGTTATGACACCACCTAAAACTACGGGTATGAAAGCGGTTCCAGTAATGAAATCAGCTCCTCGTCCTGTTGTGATGAGAGCAATTTCAAAACCAAAGCCGAAGGTTATGAAGCCTGTTCCAAAACCGGTTGCTCCGGTGGCTGTCGCTGCGATGCCAGTCCCGTCAATGGTTGCTGTTCCGGCCACTCAACCAGCAGCCAGGCTATCGGATACAAAACCCGATGCCAAGCCTACCGTAAAAGCTGCGCCTGTTGAAAAACAAGACAACTGGTGGCAAACTTTACTTGGTGGATTGATTAATATTGCACTTCTTTTTGTTCTTGGTATTTTGACAGTACTAGGTAAATTCTTTATTCAATGGTTAGCTACTAAAGTTAAAATATCAGATCATGAAAAAGTTGCTGCTATGCAAGGGCTTTATACTTCAGCAATTGAAATGGGGGTTAATTTTGCTACCCAAAAAGCTAATCAACTAAATAATAATCCTGATGCAAAAAGCCAGCGTATTAAATGGGCTACAGATAAAGCTACGGAAATGATTAAAGCCTTTAACCTTCCAGAAAAAACAGCTGGTTGGATAGAAGATGCTATTGAAGCCAAGCTTGGAGAAAAAAATGGTACAAAAACTGTAGAATCTGAAGATGCTGAAAAACCCGCAAAAGAAAAGTCTGAAGAAAAAGCAAAAGATAACGACAACAGCTAAACATTTTTGCTAATTATTAATTAGGAGTCAGTCATGCCAGATGTAATCCCACCTCTTCCTGAAAAACAAAAAGAAGTAAAAAATACCGTATCTTCTGGGGAAGATAAAAAGACGGTAGAAATACCTAAAGAGTTAAAAGAGGATCTGAAGAAAGAAACAGGATCTCTTTGGAAAAAAGCACTGTGGTGGGTCTTAGGTATTTTAGGAGTAGTTGGTTCTATTATTGGTATTGTTTGTTTGCTTAAGGAAAAAGGACCACTTAGTGCTGCTGAAGATGTAATTAAAATTAGTAAAAGAGAAATTGCAAAAAGTGATATTGAAGCTAAAATAAAATTAGCAGAAGCAAAAAAAGCTGAGACAGAAGTCATAGTGAAGCTTAAAAAAATCAAGGAAGAAAAAGATGAAGTCAAAGCTCTTGAAGAACTCAACAAGTTGTTGGGGCCGTGAGTTAAAAAAGCTCAATACTAATCTAACTCCGTTTGTTTTAATTATAATTGGGCTGTTTATAACAGGGATAAGTTTACTTTTTAGTGGGTGCCTTAAAATTCCGTCGATTAAAACATATGAACAAGCTAAAAAAGAAGTAGAAGCTAAAGGTTCCCAAGTTACACCCCCCATTGAAATCAGAGAAAGTTATAAACCAGGGCAGTCTAAAGTAATCCCTAAAGATTCTACAGCCCCTTATAATGGTATTTTGATTGATAAAGATAGAGCTACTTATTTGGCTGCTATTAAAGCAGAAAGAGATCGGCGTAGATCTGAGTTGGAAACAACTTTGAAAAAAGCTGCTATTGACAAATTAATTTACGATAGCACCCTCGAAAACATTAAAGCACGTGCGAATTATATGAAATGGTGGCACGATAACAAAGGTTGGATTGGTTTCGTTTTAGGAGGAACTTTAATTGGTGGACTCGTGGTAGGTATAGTTTATGCTTTAACAAATGGTAAGGGAGTGAATGCATCTACCAACACAATGGTTCTACAATCTATCAAGTAGAAAGAGTTTAATTATAGAACTTTGTGTGTGGTTTATAGCAACTATACTTTTAGGGATAGCTGTTTACTTTTTGGAGCGGTAAAATGGACTCTGTAGATCTTAATTGGAAAATGTGTTGTAGGGGTAGCGGTAATTGTCCCGAAGTAAGTGTGACCAGTATTAAAGAAATTATTACTGTTTTTATTAAAGACGATGCTGGGGACTCTGTAAGACTAACTTTAGACCAATTAGACTCAATAAATATCCAAGTTGCATCTATCATTCCTCACTATTTCTCTAAATAAGATGATTAATCCGTTAACCCAATTGCTAACCTTTCTTTGGTTTTCTTTTTTCTGCTTCGGTTTTGCAGTTTTATTGGCTGATGCCCATATTCTCGGTTGTAATGTTTACGACTATGAAGAAAAAGGCTCTCGTATAGCACGACATATTGGAATTATTCCGGTAAGATGTTACTTATTTCACTTTAAGTTTTTTAGAGAGCTTTTTCGTTGTTATTTTTGTACTGGAGTTTGGTGTGGAGTTTTAACTCATGTACTATTTCGTGATTTTTATGGGGAAGTGTATTGGCTCTGGCACGAATCCACTCCATTAAAATGGTTTGAAGGTATTTTAATTGCCGCAATTAGTGGGGCTTTTATTTGTTATGGAATAGACCTCATTTTTAAATGTTTAGAACGTTACAGTACCAGTTTGGAAGATTAAAAATTGCCTAGTTTTCTCCGTACAGTTGAAGATGTCATAACGCGCCAGATGTACACTGGTGCGCAAATGCACATTGTGCCTCGTGGACTTGTGTATCCACTTGATATTGGGGGTTTAGGAAAAGTTAGATTTGGTAAAAAAGTGGGAAATTTACTCCCACTTTTAACACCAGACAACAGTTATGAACTAGTAGAAGATGCAATTTATTTGACTGATAGTTTAGTAGTGGAACGTAATCCTATGTGGATAGATGTTGGGGGTTATGTTTACGTAGCAGAAAGGGAATTACACAAAGTTGATGACGTTGTAGACGACACAATCTATATTGAAGGAAAATTACTGGCAGATCATGTTACAGGACAGAGAGTTTATCATTATAGCAATCCAATTAAAATAGAGGGAAGCTATGATGTTGGTCAAGATGTTATTGTTGTAGATAGTTCTTATTTTATGGTCAGAGGTGATGTTATTTCCATTCCTAAAGCTACTGTAGGAGTGGACGTTACAATTACCACCTTTGTTGATTATAAAGTAATTGATCTTTTAGGGGTAAGTGTAGTTAACGGAATTTATCAATACCAATTAACTTTAGACAGAAGATTGGTACATGCTTTAGCTGATGAAACAATTGTGCAATTAAAAGCCAATTTAGCATACCAATCTAAAATACTGAATGTTCCTTCTACAAGCGGCTTTCAACGAAGAGTTAGTGGTCCTTTTGTTGTAGATTGGGTTAGTGCTCCTCTTCGTAATAAATTAGAGCTGGACGAGACTCAAACACTTTATCTTTACACTACTGCAAGATCTCAGCTTGAAGATCCTCGCGTTGTTGAAAAAAATAGCGTTATTTTGAGAGAACCTATTAGAGCAGATCAATTTCTTTTTTGGGATAAAGTTGATGGAGGGATTAACTATGATAATGGTCTAAAAAGATTTGTTATGTTACCAAATAAAAATGGTGAATGGAGAATTAAACATAAGTGTGTACCATTGTTAGATCCTCCTTCAAAAACTGCTACTGGTGTTATTGCAACAGTAGATCCAGGATTGTTAAATAACAATGAAGGTTTTATTTTAGATGATAGCGAAGATACAGTTATTTTTGAATATGAAGTAAATGGTGCATATGTTCCTACACCTAGTTCAGCGGCTTCTGGTTCTATTAGTGTTGGAGGTATGCCTACAAATAATCAATGGATACAATTGGACGATGGATTTGGGACCATACTGCAATTTGAGTTTAAAGTCAACTCATCTTTTTCTCATACTATAGGATTTTATACGCTTGACGTTTCTAGTGCTGTTGTGCCTACAGATGTAGCAATTTTAATTCAAGAATTTATTAACAATTTGAGTGGTTTTCAGATAACAGCTATAGCGGCTGGAATTCTTATTAATTTAAATCATGAACATGTAAGTACACGAGGAAATAAACTTGTTGTTCTTGACGGGACTTTAGTTGGTTGGCTTGCTACCGGAATGAGTGGTGGTACAGATGATGTTAAAACAATAGACATAACAGCTGCTACTACAGATATGGAAGTTGCTCAACTTACTAGTGCAGCAATTAATTCTCAACAAATGTATATTAAAGCAGATTGGCCTGTGTTAGTTCCTAGTATGCTTCTAACAACGTCTATTGAAGGTATAGCTGCAAATAAACCTATTGTTAAAAATGTAGCTGCACCTGGTTTTTCTGTGTCAGGAATGAGTGGTGGTTATGGTGGAATGCAATGGAATGTCTCTATTAAGCCTATTACAGATGCCCTTTTCAGAATCCGGTTTTATCCGAACGATTGGACAAGTTATAATCTAACAGGTGGAGTTGATAATAATATTTCTGTATTTATTGATGCGAATGATGACCCTGTTGAAATGATTGATATGTTAATTTCTACAGATCCACACAGTGAAGTTCTAATGAAAGAATGGGCTTTAACTGGGCCTAGAGTAGGCGCACTTAAATATGAGTATGTAGCTCGTCATTTTGGTGCCTACGATTTTGTTAGTACAACTCTTTTATTGAAACAAATGTTTCAAAGCATTGATGACGTTGCCTCTATACATGATGCAGGATTTGCTCTTGATAGCGGTTTCGTTAAAGCAGGTAATCCTTAAGGTGATTTAGATGGCAACTGGAATTCCTCATCTCACTTTTGCTATTCGCCAAGCTTTAGATAGATTGGCATGGCAGCATGGTATTTATGATCAAGAATTTCTTGAAAGGATGAAATTCTGTTTTGGGCATCCTTCTTATTTTACTAACTCTTATTATGGAATTGTAGCCCAAGAAGATCCAGCTAGCAATATATCTGGGGGACCTGAGCCTTTAGTAGTTTCCACCAACGCTAGTAATCAAGACACTACTACTATTGATGTAAATCCTGGGGCCATTATTACTAAAAGTGGAAATTGGGCTGTTCTTTCTGTGCATGCTCGGCAAATAAGTCTAGCCAATACAAGTCCTGGAATTCCAAATGTCGTTTATATGGTCTATACACTGCAACCGGCAGATGTAACAAGAAATGACTACGAAAAACAAATAACCCCTCTTTATGCTCGTTTAGGGGATTTAGCAGCTTCAGAATTAGACAATGTTGTACTGGGGGGTTTAGAAGAATCTCAGATTTATGTAGACGATGTAGATACTTATTTAGGCTATGCTGAAGAAGCAAGCGTAGAGTATGTTCCACTTGCTATTGTTACTGTACAAGAAACTGTGGACCAGACAACCGGCTTAACTGTTACATCTTTAGTAATCGATCACACTAGAGACAATTATACTTGGAATAGACCGTGGTTTTCAGCACAAGATGTTGAGCATAGAAGTAAACTAGGTTCTGGAACACAAACAGATAATAATACACACGCACTTGGAATTGGAGATATTGATGACAACGGTTATACTCTCTACAAACTTTTACTTAATCATGGCATGATTAAAGCTGATGACAAAAGCGTTGCAAAAGTTCCCGGATATCGTTGTGAAGCTGCTGTTTTAACTGATCAACTTTTAACTGATGATACACAAGGAACGGTTACAGGATTTCCCTCTAAAAAATATGCAGAACTTCCTTATTTTCCTGTTAGACTTGGAAAATGTTGGATACAAAGTTCGGGTGAAGAACGAGCTGCACTTATTGTAACAGGAACAAACAAAATTGTTTTTGTAGGAGAAGATCCTCCTAGTGGAGAGACACTAAACATATATTTTACTCGGGTAGAAGCCTGTGAACCTCCCTCTGGTTCTGACGAAATTGTTTTCTCTACTTCTAATCCAACTGATGGTGAAATGATTATTGCTGGGGGTCAAGGTAAAAATCAGTTAGCAAATACACAAGAAAGTTTTTCAGACTCTCAAAAGTTCCCTATGAGGTATCTTCTTTATGTAGACGGGGAAGCGGCTATTCGTAGAACACCTCAAGTAATTTATTGCTACAAAACTTTGGCTTCTATCGGTACACAAGATGCTCCTACTATTGACCAGTATGCTCCTGGTCATATTATGGTAGGGCTTACAAAAGCAGCTACCGTTGCTACGATGGTAATTAAAATTCATATTTATGGTACTGATGAAAACGGAGCTTCTATTGATGAGGTAGTAGAATTCATTGGTACAAATTGGTCTGATTTTACTATTCCCTCAACAACCGTTCCTCTCAGCTCGGTTCAAGTAACTGATGCTATTTTTGCTTCTGTAACGAATATTGTAGTTGATGAAGCTACTGATGAGGGTCCAAACGCAGCTATTATGCTGTGGGTAATTAATACTCCCTATGATTCTTATGATAAAGTTAGTGATGGTTGTTTAATTTCTGACGTCATGTGGGACGGTTTGAGAATGGCAACCGTTTATGACAAAAGAATAATTGAGACAACAGTTCGAGATTTTCAAAGTGGCGATATTGGAAAAGACGGTTTTTACTATTGGATCAATCTTCTAGCAGGAAATAAAACTACTCTTTACGTAGAGGATTTCAAACGCCCACTTTATCACTGTTTGCAACAGACTAAAGAGTATTTAACATCAGGATTTAATGTAAACAAAAATAAATATATGCCTTATAATAATTTCAACAAATTGCAGGTACATTTAGAAGGAATATATAGAACTAGAGCTTTACCTGTTTTTGATGGGTCATCTTCAATTTGGACAGCTTCATTTTTACCTCAGCAGAAAACAACAGGTACAAATCCTTTTGCTGCCACTCCTCCTCGTTTCCGATACAGGTTAGCCAATGGTACGTGGGGAAGTACATGGCACTATATGAATCCTGTAGCTGGCATACCAAATACTTTTAGTTGGGAAACAATTGAGAGTGGATCTCCTGTAATACCTGTGGAAATTCAACTAGAATTAAATCCTTTTCCTTATGTCGCCATGGTTGTATTTGGATAAACGGAGAAACTTTTAAGATGCCACAAATTCGTTATTGGGATTATTTATCTCCTGTCCCTTCTGCATGGGACAATATTGTCAATCGTGTACTTAATAATGCAGGTGTGTATGAAGGTTTAGATTTAGACGTCAACAGCTCGAATCAGTTGATTGCTACCGTGGGTTTTGGTCTCCAACCTGATGGTGTAATTTGGGAAGAAACCACTGATGTAGAGATTGATTTTTCTCCTACTGTCGCTCAAGATTATACTATTGTCGCTATTCATGAAAATGAAGAAAGACCTGGAGGGGCTCCTGTTACGTATGAAGCCTTAGCAGGCATTTTTACGACTTACAACGATGCAGTTATTCTTGGTTGGGTTTACTATCCTGGAGGTGGTGTTCCTGTAACCATAGATTATATTCTTAAGGCTCCTAAAGCTCTTCCAAATGAAAGAATTATCGAAAAACAAGATTTAGCACCCATTGTTCTCATTCCTGAATTTCCTCGTAGTTACTATGATATTGGTGCTAGTGGTGTTAATACTACGTTTACTCCATTAGAGTGGACAACTGTTGGTACTTTCCTTATGTATCAAAAATGCGCTAACAGTGCAGCAGCTCCAGGCGCACAACAAATTGTTCAACATTTCCAGTTTTATAGAGACACTGCTCCGCGTCCGATCAGTTTTGATTTTTGGGTTAATATTCCAGCTGCTCCTTTGACAAATCTGACAGTTCAGATTTATGGATCTGATCAAGTACTTGTGCCCATTATTAGTGGTAGTCCTATTACTGGTACTGGAAGCTGGGAAAAGAAAACAGTGGTGGTGCATCGTTACAATGGTGTTTTTGATCAAGATGAACCCTATACTATGCGCCTTATCTTTAATCTCGGCATTGGACAGGAAATAAAATTGGGTAGGATCAAAGCAAATTTCTGGCCTTATCCAATTTTGTAGCTAATTAGAAAGGTTTGTTGTTCCTCATGATCACTCTCGTTAAATTTATTCGCAACAAGCAAAAAGAAGACAAAAATAAATTTGTTACTCGCACTTTGGGAAAAGTGGGAGTAATCCATAGTACTATTTATCATGCTATGGAAGAAAAACCCAAGAATGATGAATTTTGGTATGTAGAAATTTTAGATGAAGTTGGAAAAGGGCTAGCTACAGGCTGTTTTATTCTTCGTCCTATTAAACGTGTCTCTACTGTTGACAGGTTTGGACGAAAAGTGCCAGATATTGTAAGATTAATTCCTGGAACATATGATACTGAACGGAGAGGAAATACTATTTATGTCTATCCTAGACAAGTTTTAAATAAAGAATTAACTGGACCACACTGGATTTTAGATGTAAGCACTAAAACTCACCTCGCAAGCCTGCATAAAGAAAGAGAAGCTGATTCTACCAAGTATAATATTAATAGCATGGTAGTAGTTTTTGATGAACCTTACCTTCCTATTGTTGCTAAAAAAGATGAGCCAATTTTAGATATTGAAGACGTAGACGAGGAAGAAAATATTGATTTTGGAGAACCGTGACAATCATGCGTCATATTAAAGGAGTTCACCTCATTATTGACGGTTATGTTGGCTGTGAAGACGTTTTTTCACAGCCTTTTATTTTTGATTTAATTTATAGACTAGTAGATAATTTAGAAATGAAAATATTGACTGAGCCACTTTGTAAAGAGGTTCCAGTTGATTGGGACAAATTAAATAGTGAAAATGATGAGGGTGGTACATCCTATTTTTGCATGATTACTACATCTCACATTTCTCTCCATATTTGGCCCCTTCGAAAAGCATTTATGATGGATATTTTTTCTTGTGTTCCTTTCGAGGTTGAGTTAGCAAAAAATTTGGTAATTGACTCTTTAGGAGTAACCGAGTATACTAAAAATGTTCTGTTCAGAACTGATCCTCGCATGGAAGAAAAATTAATCAGCCAAAGGTAAAAGTAGTATGAGCCGCTGTTGTTGTGGACGAGGGAGACCTTCCCGTGTGGCAGGTGGCCCCCCAGTTTGTAAAGCTCTAGAAGAGAGTGGAAGTTCCTTTTTGGTGTGGCCTATACGTACTGGTTCAGGCTTACACTTGGCTGTGAAATTACCCGTTGGAAAACAAATCAAACAGGTGGATCTTTTTTCATTTTTGACCAGTGTAAATTGCAATGGTCCTACAGCAACTTGGTTGAAAAGAGAAATTTCTTTTATTCAAAATGCTGTGCAGAAAAAAGAAGAATTGTTTTATGGGTACACGTCATCAGGAATATCCGTCAATAAATTAGTGCAAATCTCTAGGAGAGCTACACGTGACCAAGAAAAATTACCAACTAACTCCTCTCGGTAAGCGCTGCAAAGGGTGCCCTCTTCAACCCAAAAACCTCACACAGGTTGCTACTGAAACACATGGGGGTAAAACCCGCATTCTTTTAATTGCGGAAGCTCCTGGTAGAACTGAAGACCAAACGGGTAGGCCAGTAACAGGTGTAACAGGTCAAATAGAACGACGAGTAATTAAACAATTAAATGGGGGAACAGAAAAAGGAATTGCTTACGCAAATATTGTTCGTTGTCGTCCTACCAAACGAGAAAAAAATAAAAAAACAGGAAAAAGTTTTCTTAAAGACAGACCGCCTATTGATGAAGAAATACGCTGCTGCAAAAAATATTTATTAAAAGATATTGAACGTATTAATCCTCAGTATATAGTTCTAGTGGGTTCTATAGCAGCTCATATTTTAGCCTGCAAACCTGAATCTAAAGATGTTGTGGGGAGTGATTTATCAATATCACAATTGCGTGGTCTAGATTATGTAGTTCATACTCCTTCCGGAAAAACTTATCCGGCAACAGTTACTTTTCATTTTTCAAATGTTAGCCGCAATCCTCAAAGAGGAGGAGTATTTAAAGAAGATATTCAAAAAGCTTTTATTAGAACAGATCCGAAAGCCAAGGATTACAGTAAGCGTGGTAAAGAGACAATTATCCTAGATACGGTTCCGAAAGTCAAGAAACTTTTACACAAGCTTCAGCACAAACTGACAAAAAAACATATTGTAGCACTAGACTATGAAACTGCAGGCTTAGAACGGATAGATCCTACTCTTCTTACTATTGGATTTGCTTACAGTCCCAATAAATCTTATGTAATCCCTTATGAACACAAGGATACGCCATTTACCGGAAAAGAAATTAGACAAGTTAGAAAATTACTTCAGAAATTATTCAAAGGTCCGGTTAGTTTTGGAGCCTTGGTTGCTCACAATTTGAAATTCGAGGCAGCAATTACTAAGGAAGTATTTGGAGTTAGTTTACTCAATGTTCCGACTGAGTGTACACTGCTTAGAAGTCATAGTATTAATGAAAATAGAACTGTGCTTGGCAAAGAGCCTTTTTCTCTGAAAACTCTTGATAAAGAATGGTTAAGTTTTTATCATTATGAAGATCCAGATATTGCCCCCATTGTAGACCTACGTAATTTGGGGCGATTATCAGAAGCTCCTCTTTATGAATTGTGTCAGTACAATGGAATGGATTGTTATGTAGAATGGAGACTTTACCGCTACCAAAATTACCGAGCCAGAAAAGAAAATTACGTTAAAACACTTCGTAGACTTCACCGAACTCTTAAAGGACCGGCTTCTGTTTTTGCTGCCCAACTTGAGCGAAATGGTATTAGAGTAAATAAACCTCAGATTAGATTTTTAAGAGGAGAGGAATCTCCAATTTTAACACGCATTGCTGAAATCGAAGAGGAACTTTATGGGTTTGAAAGTTGTATAAAAGCCAATGAGTTACTTCTAGAAGAGGAGAGTAGGGTCCGTGGTATGCGCCCTATTTTCAAAGCTCCATGGGTTTTTAAGCTTAGTAAACCCAGGGCTAAGGAAATACTTTATCTAGATGTTCTCAAATTAAAACCTGTTTCTCACACAACTAAAGGTAGACCTCAAATAAATAAGCCCTTTTATGAAGAATATGTGGGAGTACCTGAAATAGATTTACTTGCAGAATGGTCTGGTTTAGAACAAATTAGAGGAACCTATGTAGAAGGTCTTTATAAACGACTACAAAACGATCCAGACATGAGGGATGGAAGAGTACGGGGAAATTTGGTTTTAGGAACTGCTAAAACAGGCAGAACCAGTTTTCAAAATCCAAACATGCAAAATATTCCTAAAGGGAAGACAGAGCATGCCAAAGGAATTAAACGTCTTTATGTAGCAGCTCCTGGTAGACTGCTAATGTGTATGGACTATAGTCAAGCTGAAGTACGTTGGATGGCTCAAATTGCTAACGATAGTGGACTCATTAGGGCATTTGGCCAAGTTCAAGAGGTTGTAGACGATTTTCTTAAAAATCCTACAAAAGAAAATGCAATCAGGCTAGCTACAGAAGGGGATTTTCATAAAAGAACTGCAAGTCAGGCATTTGAAATTCCACTCCTAGAGGTGGGTAAAAATGAACGTAATGCTGCGAAAAGCATTATGTTTGGTAATATTTATGGACGTGGAGATCAAGCTTTAGCAACTGCACTGGGAAAAACAATTCAGGAAGCCAGAGACTTTAAAAAGAGATTCTTTAATCAATTTCCAGAAGCTTCTCAGTGGTTAAAAGATATTGAGTTACAAGGTTATAAAGACGGTTATGTAGAAAGTCCTATTGGACAACGAAGACACCTTATTACTAGTTTTCTGTTAGATGAAAAATTTGAAGACCGTGTAGAAACATACGAAAAAGAAAAAAGAAAAGTAGAAAAATTAAGGTCTAAAGGCCGTAGAATTTACGCTAAAAGGATACTAAAAGAGGGTGATAGAGACTGGCTGGGTTTTCGAGGATACGAACGTAGAATCAGTAGAAATAGCCCCATTCAAAGTGTAGCAAGTGATACAAATCTTTTAGCTTGTGTCGAAATTAGTCGCTATATTGAGAAAAATAAAAAAGAATGGTGGCTTTGTAATGTAGTTCATGATAGTATTATTGCCGACGTTCCGTTTGAAGATGCTGAAGAATATACAGAAGTAGCTCAAAGTATTATGGAAAGTGGATATTTGTTTAAACCTTTTGGTTTCACTCCAGATGTAAAATTCGTTTCAGATGTGAGTGTGGGTGTTAATTGGGGTGATCAATACGACGTCAGCCCCGTCAAAACATGGGATTTAGAGTGTCCACGTTGCAAACGACGAGCGGAGAAAAAAGATAAAAAGTACAAAACTAAAGAAGTTTATATCAAACGGCCTAAAAAATGTCCAGATTGTGGTAGTAAAAAGCACAAGTGTACCTTCACAGCTGGACCTTTACCTTTTATTCTCAAACGGTTAGATAGAGAACACGGATTTACCAGTTGACAAAAGTAGCACCTTGTGATAAAGTGAGGTGTTCAAATGGATAAATGCGAAGAAAAACAAGTAGTTAAGGAAAAACAAGAATGCCTAAGTTTTGCAAAAGACCTACAATAATTGAGGCAGTTCGTTTAACTGAAAGAGTCACCATAAAAACTCTTGAAGGGACTATGATAGGGGAGGTTGGAGATTGGCTTATCACTGGAGTAAGAGGTGAGCAATATCCTTGTAAAGATGACATCTTTCGTGAAACTTACGAACCGGTTGATGCTGAAGCAGAAAGGTTATGGTATAAGAAATGTTAAGTAAGGGTAAATGTAATTTATGGCTACAACCTTCCAATATCCCTAAAAAGAAAACCATTTATTTTCTCGAAGATTTTTCTAAACATTGGGGCAACCATCTTCCCTTTAAACCACAGAAAAATACTGTAGAAAGTACATTGGAGTTTAGAAGAAGCTGGATTTGGCCTCCTCACTACAAGCATGTCAGACCAATCCCGATTAGTCTGAGAAAGGTAATTTACTAACCATGAAAACTGTAATGAGCCATCCAATTCCTCATAATCTTGAAGAGTGTTTCGCTCAGCTCGAAACAATGTTCGAGGACGAAGAACAAAAAGAGCGATTTAAAGAGCCGGACAGAAAAGGTAAATGCTCAGCTTACAAGTATCATCATGGTGTTGGTAGATGGATTAGAAATAACTGGGGATTTTGGAAAAAAGAAGGACCACTTTACGATTGGATGGTAAGCATTGGTCTTCATCATGCAGATGACATGAGTGGTTTGATTCTAGACGCTTTTTGGTACCATCTTAACGGTTGTGCTTTTTCAGTAGAGGAAAAGGTTAATCATTATCGTGAGTACTGGAAAAATATGGAGGAGCTTGACGTACCAGGTGGAACTGCTCTAAACTACACACCTGAAGCAACAGTTAGAACTTCAAAAGTTACATTCTCCACCAAGAAAAATTTTCGTGTTAAAGAAACACATGGTACTAGAGTTATAGCTAAAGAACGTATTAGACAAATTTACGATGAAGGTTTTACTACCGAACACGACATTCAAAATCACCCCAACGAAGAGCTACTGAAAGCTGCTATTTGCTATGCTGTTGCTGGTTTGAAAACCCCCTTTGATTTACCTGATGATCTTTGGCCTTTTGACAAAAGTTGGGATAAGCGAGACAAAAATCCTTCCATCCGAAATTTAGAATTGGCTGGCGCTCTCATTGCTGCTGAAATTGATAGACGCCACACTACTTATATTGACGAAAGTTGTAGCGAAGAACAGGAGATTAGTTGTGAGGAAGAGTCTAAAATTAAGTAAACAACAAAAAGAAAACATTACTAACCTTTATGGGCAATTTAAAACACTAGAAGATGAGTACGTAAAAAGCAAGAACGTGCTAGAACGAGAGTTTGATAAACTTGTTGCTTCCATACTTGAAAATCATTTACCTCTTCGAACTAAATTTAAAAGTACACGATATGATGATGATCCAACTGCTACTTATGTGGTTCTGCGTCATTTTATTCCTATTTATCTTAAAAATAAGAACTGGTTTTCTAATTTACCTAAGAGGTATTTAGAAGCAAACGCCGCTTTTAAATACAAAAAGCTGGACAAACGAGGTCATCCTAATGGCCTCACGAAACAAATGGAGTTGCGAGATTTTAAAAAGCTTTGCAAGATTGTGGAGTAGCCACCATGCAAATTAAGAATGTAAAATTTAGCCATTTACTTGGTTTGCGAGATAAACTCAGACAGTTAAGAATTGATTTTAGAAAAGAAGAACGTAAATTAGATGATGAGTTTCAAAGAACAGCTAAAAAGATTGTTCAAGAAAAAGTGCCAGTAGGGACTAAATTTAAATTCAAAGAACGTTCTTATAATTCTTTCGAAGTTACAGAAATTCTACGGGTAGAAGGAGATCTGTTTCATGATACGCTTACTGTTGAAGAATTTTTAACTAGACATGTTATTCTTACTTATCGTATGCTTGACTCAGAAGGTAATCATGTTCAAGGGACTAATCTAATCAATCTACAACAATTTTTTGGCAAATGTGAGATTGTGGGAAGCGGAACAACTTCAAATTAAGACACCCACCAGATTGTGAGGTAAAAACATGAAAAAGATTAGATATCGGAAACTGACTAAGAAACAAAAAGAAGAACTCAGATCCAAAATAGAAGTGTTAGAAAACTTTGAGAAGGAATACAGAGCAAAACGACATCAACTCGCTAAAAACTGTGGTCACATTTTAAATCAGATAGTTGGTGCAGGTACAGTTCCTGTAGGTACGCATTTTAGAAAGGACTTTAAATTCTCTAAAAAAGAGTCAAACAAAATACGTATTGTAACTAGTTTAAATATAAGTCTTAGTAGTAGTAGTAATTACATTGCAACAGTAAAGCATATAATTGAAACCGGTAAGTATAATCCTGAAAATGTTTACGTTATTTTTAAAACCTTGGATAGGTTGGGTCGCCCCAATGGTTCTGAAAAGTCAGTTCGTTGGCATCTTTTTAAAAGATGGTGTGAAATTGTAAAGTAGCTCCCACCACTTCTTGTAGGAAAGGCAAAATTCTCCCCATGGCTCCGAGAAAAAAGAAAAAAGGGTACAGTGCTGACGATATCGATGTACTTCTCGATCTTGACGGAATTAAAAAACGCCCTGGAATGTACATTTCGGATACCAATACTACTGGGTATCATCAAATTCTAAAAGAAGTAATTGATAACGGAATTGACGAATATACAGACGGACACGCAGACAAGATTTCAATTCGCATCAATACTCAAAAACAAATTGCAGAGGTGAGGGACAATGGCCGTGGCATCCCTATTTCTAAACACAAGGTTGCAAAAATCCCTACCCTTACAGCCATATTCACCAAGCTCCACAGCGGTGGCAAATTCGGAGGAGCATATACTAGTGCTACAAGTGGTCTTCACGGAATTGGTGTCAAGGCTACTAACGCGCTATCAACACAGCTCGACGTGTGGACCTGTTGGAACGGCACTGTTTACCATCAGCGGTTTAAGCACGGGGAAATAGCCAGCGAGCTGAAGAAAGACCCCAAAAAGAAATTAAAATCTGGTACCATTATTAAATTTCAACCAGACCCCACTATTTTTGGGAAGACCAAGTTTAATCCCAAAAGAATCAAAGAGCAGCTTAGAGATATTCCCTTCCTTTGCCCTGGCTTAACCATCACCCTCAAAGTAGATAAAGAGGAGCCTAAAGTATTTAGTAGCGATCAAGGTCTAGTAGACATGCTTACCACTGCTACTGAAGCTGCTGGTATTGAGCTGCTCCATAAACCACTCTTTGCTTCTTCCCCTATCTGTGATTTTGTTTTAGCCTGGTCAGGGGATGCTGATGGAGAAGCTTGGAAAAGCTTCGTCAATGTCTCCCCTACCCCTCAACACGGAACCCATGTGGCTGGGCTGAAAAAAGCCATTCAAAAAGTACTCCTGGTTACCAAAGAAGCTAAGAAAGAAAAACTGCGTGGAGATGATCTTCGGGATGGTCTAATTGCCATTATTCATGCCAAGGTAATTGAACCCCAATTTCAGGGCCAGACTAAAGTCAAGCTCAACAATAAAGAAACAGAAGATGAAGTTTACACGCTAGCTATTACGCATCTCAAAAAATTCGCCGCCAACAATCCAGATGTAATTAAGTATATTGTCAACAAAGCTGTTAAACTACGGTCAGCAAGAAATCAGTTCAAAGCACAAAAAGCAGCCATAAGATCTGTTAAGGTTACCCGTGGTGCTAAGGGATTGCTTCCTGGAAAATTGTGTGAAGCTCCTGATTGCCCACCTGCGTACCGAGAGCTGTTTATTGTTGAGGGGGATAGTGCTAGTGGCCCTGTTAAGCGGTCCAGAGTAAAGTGTGAAGTTGGAAAAAGTAAGAAAAAAGTTCATTTTCAAGAGGTTTTGCCTCTGCGAGGAAAAACTCTTAATACAGCTCGTGTAGGAGATCTTGAAAAAGTTATTAATAACAAAGAAATAAGTGCTATTATTCAAGCTATTGGTACTGGTATAGGAGATGCATTTAATTTGAGTAAATGTCGATACAGGGGTATTTTCCTTTTAGCTGATGCTGATCCTGATGGTCGCCATATTAGTAGTATTCTCCTTGCCTTCTTTGCCCGGTACATGCCTGAGCTTATTGAAGCCGGTATGATTTTCATTGTTAAAAATCCTCTCTTCATGGGTGTAAGTGCCAAAGACCGCGCTTTTGGGATGACTAAAGCTGAAGTAAAAAAGAAACTTGGGAATCCTAAGAACGTCAGACTAACTCGCTATAAAGGATTAGGGGAGGCTTCAACAGAAGCTATGCGAACTACCTGTATGGCTCCAGAAACCCGTCAGGTAATTAAAGTTCGTTGGGGTGGGGAAAAGGATCGTCAGCTTGTTCTCAAATATATGGGTAATGACAGCTCGATTAGAAAAAGGTTGTTGGGGGTCGTAGAATAACGTGGCTACTTACTGTGAAACTTGTAAAACTTGCAACGGCCAAAAAAATTGGCCAAAGGGTTCTATTACAAATTGTCCTACTTGTAATGGTTTAGGTTTTATTCCAATTTCTTTACCGTGTCCAAAGTGCGGAGTAGTTCACCACCATAAAAATGGTACCTATAATTGTGATTGCAGCTCTAAAATTTACCATAGTCTCAATCGATGGTTAAAGCATGTAGCCTCCTTAAATGCTAGAAAAATAGAACCTCTTAGTACCACTATTACTGAAGATGATTTTTGGGCTCATGTTTCTGCTAAAGTGAGAGAGCTTCGTAAGTCTAAATCTTTAAGTCAAGCTCAGCTAGCCGATGATCTTGGATACACTAGTAGAACTAGTTTTGTCAATTTTGAAGCTGGCAGACAACGGGTACCTGCTTACGTTCTTTTTCATATTGCTTATTTGTTAGATGTTAAATTGGAAGAGCTTTTACCATCAGTGGAGTAAAACCATTGTCTAAAAAAGAAGAAATTACCACTTATACCTACACTGATGGTAAGGTGTCTACTATTGATATAAGTGCAGCAAAAGAAGCTGGTTGGGGTAGTGCTACCGTACATTGCAGCGGAAATCCTCCTCCAGCTGTTACTAAAATCGAAATGGAAGAAGTAGACCTTAGTACTCTTACCCTTCCGTTTTGCAATTTGTGTGGGGACAGAACAACACTTTTTAAACCGGTGGGATTTTGTTTCGACCCGATACAACCAGATAAAATTCATTATTTTTTTACTCAAACCAGTTTGTGAACCATGCTCGCACATAATGTTTGACTGGGACGACGAAATTTTGTATACTGACGTGTTTGGTAAAACAGCCTATCGGTTTAAGAAGGAAAAATGACGTGCACACAGCAAAAGTAGAAATAACCCTGTTAGAAACTAGGTTGGAAGAAATACAGAGTAGTGGTGCGTCTGGTGTAATTATTGCTCCCTACTTACTGGATAAAATAGTGCGCGATTTAAAAGCTTTCTCTCGTCAAGAAGTTAGAAAAGGAAACAAAAGTGCAAACGTTCTTGCCATATGAGGATTTCTACAAATCTGCTCAGTGTCTTGACCGATTAAGATTAGGAAAACAGCGGGTAGAAGTGAAGCAGATTTTAATTGCTCTCTTTGACTCTGATTATGGTTGGCAGAATCATCCTGCTGTTCTTATGTGGAAAGGCCACGAAAAATTCTTAGTCCAGTATGGTCTCGCAATCTGTACAACATGGATTGAAAGAGGTTACAAAGACAAGTGTAAACCACAAATAAAAACACTGGGAAAGTTGTTTAGGAAAAGTACGGAACCACCTTGGTTGGGATTAAAAAAGTTCCATCTTTCCCATCGTTCCAATTTGGTACGTAAAAATCCAAAGCACTATGGTCCACTGTGGCCAACTATTAAACCAGATTTGCCTTACTACTGGCCGACGAAGGAAAATTAATGTCACAAGTTCATAAAGACTTTCTTTACTGTCCGTTTTGTTTAATGGAAGGAATACTAAAACCAATTGAAAACGGTACGTGTTTGGACACTTTATTGGGAGGACATGGTACAAAAGTACAAGGTTTAGAATTAAGCTGGAATGAAGTGCAGTTTATAGCGCTTAATTACGTACTAAGTTCTGCCTCTAAAAAAGATTTAGAAATTGGAGTTAAATTAGCATTAAGCGGAAGAAACCCGAAGTGAGTGAGGAGAAACACCTTGGCTAAGAAAGCTACCACTACTGAAGTTGTTGACATTCAAGCTGCCTTGGATGAAGTGGACGTTGTCAAACGAGTACGTACTCACAAAATCGTAAAGAGAGACTTACGGTTATTCGGTCATTACACTATCGAAAATAGGGCTCTTCCTCGTGTATATGATGGACTTAAGCCAGTACAACGGAGAATTCTCTGGACTCTTTGGAATTTGAGACGCCACAGTAAGTCTATTCCGGTTAAATGTGCCACAGTTACTGGAAAAGCAATGGGGGAGCTGCATCCTCACGGTGATGCAGCTATTTATGACGCTCTAGTTAAGATGGGGTGGTTTCGTTACCCCCTTGTTCAGAAGCATGGTAATTTCGGTGATTCCTATGGGTTGGAGGATGACCCTCCTGCTGCTATGCGTTACACTGAGACGCAACTGGAGGCTTTTGGGGATCGCTTCTTTGACGACATTGATGTAATGCCTCTAGCGAAGAGCTTTACAGATGAGCACGAAGAACCCCTTCTGCTTCCAGCTAGAGTACCTATTACACTGATTAACGGTTGCTCCGGTATTGCTGTAGCTATTGCAACGGATATTCCTCCTCACAATCTAAGAGAGGTAATCGACGCCACTATTTATTTAGTAGAAAATCCGGATTGTGATCCAGTAGATTTGTTACCCTTTATTAAAGGTCCAGATTACGGTGAAGCAGCTTTAACATCTCCTCGTGAGGACGTGGAAGCACTTTATCTAACAGGAGAGGGAAAACTCTCTTACGAATGTATTTACTACATTGAAGAAGGGAAGAAAAGTAACAAGTTAATTATTACTTCCAAAGCTCCTGGCTTGAGACTGGGGAAGCTGATAAAAGAGACGACAGACCTTCACGAGAAAAAGCTTCTGGTCAGCCCAATTAATGATGAAGGTACGATGGAGAACCCGACGTGCCTTACTATTGAGTTCACAGATTTTTCAATTATTAGGGATCGTATTTTTCCACTTCTTAAAACCAACCAAAGCTATCGTTTTTACGCTCTCGATTCTGAAAATCATCCTCACCGTTACAACCTTCACGGAATTCTAGAAGAGTTTATCGAATTTCGTCGTCAGATTGAAGAGGCTGTTCTAAACCGAGAAAAAGCTGCTGTTGAGAAAAAGTTAGGCACCGATGAAGCTAAACTAGTAGCTATTAACAACATTGATTTTGTTGTTGAGGTGATGAAGACTAGTACCACTATTGAGATAGCTCTTCAGAAACTGATGAAGAAGCTACACATTGAGGAGTGGCAAGCTGAAGTAATTGTCAACAGTCAAATCCGTTCTCTAATGAAATTGAACAGCAAGTCTGTTCAGAATCGTATTGAAGGGTTTAAAGAACGTCTGGACGAAATTACTGAAGATTTAGGACAGATTGATGTTGTAGTAATTCGTCGTCTCAAAGAAATGTTAATCTACGCAGATAAAAGAGGTACGCAAATTGGATCCTCTTCTCTAAATCTCAGTGAGACCGCTACAGAGACAAAAGGCTACAATTATTTGGCTGTAGATGAAAAAGGAAAGCTTGACCGATTTGAAGAGCTTCCGCTTGACAGTAAAGCAGCTTGGAAGTACGTGGATTTTATAAAATCAGCTGATCCTCTTGTTATGATGACTGGGGATAATAGAGGCCAGACTGTTTCTATTTCCTACCTGGATAAATTCTCCAGCGGTCAATCTAAAGTAATTGGAATGGTTCCAGCTGACGAATCTAAAGCAATTGTGGTGGTAGCTAAAGACGGCTCCTATGTAGCATTTGATCCTCAAAGTATTAAAAAAGACAGATTCAATCTATTTAGAAAATTGGAAAGTTCTTTAGTGCGAGCTGTTCCACTCATGCACCCTAAAGATGAACTTATAGTATTGTATAACGATGACAGTGCTACTACACATACTATCACTGATTTGAAAATTACCAGACCTAATGTTGGTGCAAAAAGACTGCGACATAAAGCTAAAGGAAGAGAAGTTATAGACGTATTTGTAAAACGACCTAGTGAGTTTCTACTAACAACTGCTGGAGATGAAGTTGGTAGTGGCGAGCTGGATGAGGTTGGAAGCTCCCTCTTTGTGGTGGGGAAGAAGAATCTGGTAGTTGTTAAAGGTGGTAAGAGGTACCAGTGTACAGAAGATGACGTTCTAGATTTGTTTGAAAGTGGTAAGAATATCACAACCATTATTCCAATTAAAAGAAAGATTAGAAAGCAAAAATAAATGACAGGAAAATTAATTGCATTTGAGGGGGCTGATGAAAGTGGGACCACCACACAAGTGAAAGCTGTGGCTGACTACTTCTCTGGAAAGTTAGAAAAACCAGTACATACTACTTTTGAGCCTTCCTCTTTTCCAATAGGAAAAGTTATTAAAAGTTGGTTGCGAAAAGAGCTACCTCGTCCTAGTGAGAGAGTGCTAGCCACTTCGTTTATGGTGGACAGATTGCACCATTGGGAAAGTCAAATTAAGCCAATACTGATGGATGGTAGACACGTATTTACAGATCGTTTTAGTCTTTCTACTTTTGTGTACCAAAGTGTTAAGCAACCTTTAAAGTGGTTGCAAAAGCTGGATTATTTTCTAGGAGTTCCATTTCCAGATTTGACTTTGATTTTAGATCTTCCTGTAGATGTAGCTTTTGAGCGCATATCTAAGCGTGGTGAAGAAAAAGAAATATATGAGGAAAAAGAGTTTCAAAAAATAGTTGCAAATGGTTATCGTACTCTTCCCTCGGAATTAGATATGCCTTATAAAATTGTTGATGTTTCTCAGTCCGAAAGGGAAGTGACAGAGGACATCATAAGTATTCTCCAACCAATTTTGTCTTATGCCGGGATCGCATAGCGGTCGAGTGCACCACTCTTGTAAGGTGGAATTTAAACGTCGTAGGTTCGAATCCTACTCCCGGCTAAAACAACCCTTAAAAGGAACAATCATGAATAAAGAAAGACGCCTTCCTATTTTGTATCATATTCAGCACGTAGAAGAAGGAGTTCCTGTTTCCGAGCTTCCAGAGGGGCATGGTATTGCTGACAGTATTTTCATCGGTTCTGTTATTAACGACGAGGAAGATGAAAGTAAACGTAACTTTTCTTTTATGGGAATTGATGGTCAAGCTGGTGATCAAATGTCGCCAGAGGAAGTTTTTGAAATTTGGACTATGATGGCTTTTATGATGAAGGAAAATAACTTCTTTGAAGAGGAAGACCCTCGTCACAGTATTATTCACAAAACCCTTGAAGAGAATGAGAAGTTCACTTCTTCCTATGTAGAAACAGAAGAGGAAAAAGAAGTAATGGAAAAAGAACCCAGTCGAATTATTCACTGAGGAGATAAAACACAATGTCCAAAGTAGAAAGAATCAGACTCAACAAATATGTTGAAGTACCACTAGAAACAAATAGTATTAGTAGTCGTGTTACCGTCAGACTTCAACCGGGAGCTGAGGGATTTCTTATTTATTCTACGATAGAGAGTGATCTTCCTACTGCAAAGTTTGATGTGGATTTAGAAAAGTCTAGAATTAGTGTAAGTACAACTTCTCTTCCATCTTCTGCTTACACAGTTTTAGAAGAAGTAGCTCCAGCTGTTGAAGAACCAACAGCCACAGTGGAAGAACCAAAAATTGAAGGTCCACAACCAAAGGAAGATAAACATATGGAACCTTACAGGCTTAGTTTCTTCGCAATCAAAAAAGGAATGCACAGACCCGCTACCAACATGTTCCAACTGGTAGCGTCTAAGCTAGCAGAAACAACAGGCGAGCCTTGGCAATTAAATACTGATGGAATATTTGGACCAGGAACAGATGACGTAGCTGAAGCAATTCAAAAATATTATAAACTAACTCCAGTTGATCGCTGGATTGGCAAAGGTAGCTGGAGAGCAATGACTGCTAATCTTCCAGAAGATTGGCGAGCACCTTTAAGACTAAGAATTGCAGAATGTCAATGCACTTTCGAAAGTGGTAAAAAAGGCTACGGTTACTATGGGGCTATTTTTAGAGAAGGTTGGTTTAATTTTGGGATTTGGAATTGCAATCGTGGTAGTGCTAAGAGGATGCTTAAATTAGGTGGAGCACCAAATCATTTAATTAAAGTTATTGATCAAGCTGATGCTGCTTATCGTGCTTATAAAGAAGCAGATAAAAGTGGTCAGGCTGAAGAAAAAGTGAAGCAGTTAAAAACTACAGCTTACAATATTGCTTCTGAAGTAGGAGAATGGTACGGCTCTAAGGCAGGAAGAGAAGCTCAAGTTGGAGTTTATTTCCTTCGTGAAACTCTAAAGCCTAGTATTAAGAATTTGGTTAATGTGGGATTCGATATTAAGAACTTCGGTATCGACAATCTAGATGACCTAGACAGTGTAGACAAGATCCCGAATCAGTTAGATCCATTTTACGAACGTCTGTTGACTCTTTCTTGTGACATCACGATCAACAGTGGTCCTGGAGGGTTTCAGCCAAAGAAGACCCCAAGAGCTTGGGGTGGTCATGGGGATGAGGCTTGGCCAGAGGATCGTCTTCCTGACAAAGAATCTGTTAAACATATTTACAGTGAAGTATGGGGAAAAGAAATCCCTGATGATTACACGTTCTTCTATAGCAGCACCAGAGACACTTATAGACAGGCTTTAAAGCGTTGTTTATGGGAACTTTGTGAAACAGACGAACAACGTATTGAACTGATTGCTGAGCTTCAATCTCGCTGTATTGTGAGTACATGGAGAAGCATGGTAATTAAACGTCGTCGTTGTGTGGCTCGCAAAGAGGGAGGAAGCTTTCAATTAAGTTATTATTGCTTATCAGAGCACTTTGGTTTAGGTGTTTGAAATGACAAAGCCAATATCTATTTTGGTCGTTGATGATGACCAGAGTATGGCAGAATTGGCTTGTGAGATCTTAAATGCCTCCAATTTTAAAACCACTTACGCAAAAAATGGAGTTATTGCTCTCGCTCTTTTATCGATATCAACGTCGTTTGATCTTGTGCTTACTGATTTAGATATGCCGTATATTAACGGTATTGAATTGATAAAACAAATCAAAACAAGTTTTCCTCGTGTGAAAACCATTCTCATGACAGGTGGAAGTCACAAAGGTGTGCAAATTCCTGAGGACATTGATTATTTGGAAAAACCTTTCGACTTAGAAGGTCTTTTAAGTCGAGTCAATTTGGAATTAGAAAAAACAACAGGAGAAAAACCATGAAGCGGATTGCATCTTTAATTTTGGTAAGTTTATTTGTTTTATCTTTAGTGGGTTGTCCTACTCCAGATCCAGCAAATCCAAAGGCTAAGTACCAGGCAGCTTTTACTACTATTGCTGTTGCTAAAGCTACCGTTACAGCTGCCTACGGCGTATGGAAGGGAGTAGAAGCAAACAAATACCAAGAGTGTACAAAAAGGGTTTGTGTTAAACTTCACCCTGTTAAAACCAGCACTGAATTTAAAAGTTGTATGGCTACTGACCAGAGTGGTGTAGACGAGTTCAAAACTTGCTATGGGGACATGGGTAAGGCAAAAGCTATTATTGATAAAGCTGTTCCGCTTACGCTTTCTTTATTAGATGATACAAAAGACGCCATTGAATTTGCAGTAGAGTATGAGGTTGCTAAAGAGGCTAAGGAAGCGCAAAAAGATCCTGCTAAGCTTAAAGAATTTTGTGACAAGGCTTTTCCGGCTAAAACTGGAGATCAGTATCAGCTTTGCTTGGATGGGAAAGATGTTAAAAAAGCAGACTGGAAAGGTTTTCTAGTAGCCCGCTGTTGTACTGTAGACAAAGCATTTGCCTTCATGCCTGATGCGTGGGCTAAGTATGTGGAGCCAATTCGAGTTTGGTTTAGAGCTTACGGTAATTGCAAGTAACAAACACAGTTTAATTACCCTTTCTTTTTTCTTTAGCTCCCTTTTGTAAAACTAATTTGTTGGTCAATTAAAGTAGGAGAAGACCCATATGGAACAGCCTACATGTGTTTATTTGGTTTACTGTGATAATTTGTTTACAGGATTGACTGACTTACCGACACTAGAAAGAATATTTCTCAGTCAAGAAAAGGCGGAAGCTTACTTGGCTAAAAACCCTCGTCCTGGACAAATTGAAAAGTGGTTTCTAGAAGATTTTTTCGAGAAAAACTCTGAAAATAAGAGGGTAAGTACAATAAATACAAAAGATACTTACGATCACGAAGTCCTTGCAAAAGAAAATGAAGAAATTAAAGAGAGAACTAAACGCTTACGGGAAGCAGATCAAAAAAGGAAGAATCAGCGGATAAAACACCGTACCCCTAACTGGACGTGAACAAAATGTTTAAAGAAACAGCTTACCACCGCTACCTTTGGTACGTACTGCGACATAAATGGTACGTGGCGTTAGAATGTTGGAAGGAAGGTTTGTACTGGGCAGCTCTAGTGCACGACTGGAGCAAGTTTTTACCTGACGAATTTATCCCTTATGCTCGTCATTTTCATGGGCCACAAGCTAAAGAAAACTTGTCTGCTGAAAAAGGTAAAAGCGGTTACAAGAAACCAGTGAAGACGAATGATTCTTCTTTCGATCAAGCGTGGCTTCGGCACACTAGACGTAACCCTCACCATCCCGAATACTGGGTTATGGGGAGAGTAGGAGAAGAAGCTACACCATTCCCTATGCCAGAAAAGTATGTACGTGAAATGGTCTGTGACTGGCGTGGGGCTGGGCGAGCACAAAATAATCCAGTACCTACTCACGAATGGTATCTATCTAATTTAGACCGACTACTTCTACATCCTCAAACTCAAGCTTTGATAGAAGATACTCTAGATGTATTTAGAACGGTTATTGGGACCGCTGAAAATACTGCTAAAGGTGGAGAAACAGTTAGAGTTCTTACTGCTGCTAGTGGTTTTAACAGGGTAGAGGTTGATTTTCAAGTTGCTCCCAGTTTTACTGTAGAAAGTGGGGATTTAGTTTGTTTGCATAATAGTAATAAAGAGGTAAGACCTTTTATCCGTTATAAATATGATAAACCGAAAATGATTACTAGATTAATGTCAAGCGCAATTCGAAAAGTTGGAATTTTTAATATCGATTACGCAGCACTGCTTATAGACCAAACCGAAAATAAGGAAATTTAAATGTCGTCACAGCGTTTCAGTCTTCTCAGCAAACCAGCAATTTTACACTACTTAGAAGCTGATGACATAATTATTGATCCTTTTGATCCTGAAAATGTTGGAACAAACAGTTACGACGTTCGATTAGGTCGTCATATTTGGAGAGAACATCGGTTAGATGTTTCTCTTCCTTCTATTCACCAAAAATATCTTTATAACCCTTATGATCAAGGACATGTAGAAACACTTTGGCACAAAGAGGAAGCTAGACCAGCCAAAGAAGTTTTAGAAATAAGCTTCATGCGTGGACATATTAAGGGTATTGATCCAGAGGATTTAATAGTTCTCATCAAACCAGGTGAGAGCATTTTAGCTCACACTCAAGAATTTATTGGTAGTCTTAGTCCCTTTATAACCACTAAAATGTTTGCTCGTAGCTCAACAGGTAGAAATTTCCTTCATGTATGTGCTGATGCTGGTGTTGGAGATGTAGGATTTGCAAATTTTTGGACCATGGAAATTTTTAATCGTAGTCGTTATCATACTATTCCTTTAGTGGTAGGTAGACGGTATGCTCAAATGACTTTCTTTGAAATTGAACCAATAGCTGATAAAGACATGTACTACAACAGAGGTAAATATCAAACTGCTTCTACTGTAGAAGAAATAAGAGCGAACTGGAAGCCTGAAGACATGCTTCCTAAAATGTTTAAAGATAGGGAGATCAAGTAAAATGACACCAGAAGAAAAAAATCGAATAGAAATAGGTTTGGATCTTGTTACTAAACGTTTAGCAGAGATTTTAGGATTAGATGCTACTAATAAAGAAGTGTTAGAGGAACTATTTGTTAAAGTACAGTGTTATGGAGTAATGGATATAGCCGGTAAAGCAAAAATGGGTAGCACACCTTCTGCAGAAGAATACTTAGAAAAATGTACCGAATCCATACTGAATATACAAAAGAATGTTGAAAAATAGTCAATAGAAATACAAATCACATACAATGGGATTCGTAACAAAATGATCTTGAACAAAACAAAATGACTCAATTTACAACAGTCTCCAAGTTATTCGTAGTCAAATGCAACAAGCACTTGACTCTGTTCCAGCTTCAGAGGCTAATAAGGATCACTTAAAAATACTAAAATCAACTATTGGCAGGTGGTCAAGTCTACTGGAAGGTGTTTGTCTAATGAGACAAAAAGAAATTAAGATAATTTCTCAATTGGATCCCAAAGTTGTTAGTCCGCCTTACAGTCCAGAAACTTTAGAACTGGCTAAGAAAGCTGCTGAACAAAAAGGTTGGTTAGAACGAGCTACCCCGGAAGAGAAGAAAGCTTGGGTAGAAAAACTGGCTAGAGATTTCGCTGCTGCTGGGGAAGCTGAATACAAAGTACTTAGAGAAGAAGGAATAACAAAAATGCCATCAGAAGAAAAAAGAAAAGAACAACTTCAAAAAGACATCGAGGATGGAAAAGTAGGTCATATGGAACATGACAGTGGTAAAAATTTACATTATTTAGCTGTTTGTACCTTCGTTTATATGTTGCTTGATAGTGATGCTAGAATGCAAGAAGTTTCCAGAGCTTTAGAATGTGCTCAAGGTGTAATTAAAGATAAAAATACAGAAATTACGACTGCCAATGTAGCTGCTGCAAAGCTGGCTAAAATATTAGTAGACGAGTTTCTTTGTGAGTCATTAGTTTGATTTCTTCTACCACTACTAAAATTTGGCGACCGAAAACAGAAGGTGAAGTCTGTTGCTGTACCAATTTTCAATGGGGCAGTAATTGTCCCTCTTGTTTTGGTACTGGTTTTGCAGGTGGTTATGATTGTGTAGGAGTAGCAATACTTGAGGAAAGTTTCAGTTCTTATTACATTAGAGCGTTGTTCCAAATTAAAGTTGCAGATTTATTTGCTTACAATAATAGTGTTCATCAGGTGAGAACGGTACGACAGATGATGTTTTCAGACAGCTTTGAGATAAAGACAGAAAATCTTAATCTAATTTTCTACCAAATAGGCAAGTTAGTTGACTTGTTAAAATAAGGAGACCACTGTGGACTCAATTAAAGACAAACCAAAACCAGGTCAAAAATGTAGGTATTGTGCTGGAAAGGGAAAGTACAACAGTGAAGAGAAGTGCTACTGGTGTGAAGGTAGTGGTATAGAAAAAGTAATTTCAAATGATCTAAAACAGCACATTAAAAGGTTAAGAGTAGAGTACGATATTTTAACCACCTCAATTCATGAAATTTTTGACAAAAATGCAGAGGCTCTTAGTCTCACCCACCCTCGTTTGAGAGACATGATCAAAGCTCGAAAACTGGTCCTGGAAACCATTATCCTTCTAAAGGAGAATCAGTAAATGCAAATAGAAACAGATTCCGAACTACTTAGAGCGGTAGTAGAAGGAAACAAAAGTGCTCAGCAACTCTTTGTTGAAGAGCTGTTTGCTGAAATAAAAAGCAACTTTGAAACCATGTTTTTGCCTTTTAAATGTATGAAGGCAGAAACTAAACCAACTCAAGATTGTCGATTGGCTGGTAAGGTTGATTTAATTGTAGATCCAATTACACAGTTTTCAGTGGTGGAAGATCTACCAAGTCAAGTAGAAATGCTTTTTAACGAACTGCTTGGTTCACTTCTGACTGCTTTTGAACCGGCAGTAAAGGGTTTGCTCACGGTTTGGAAAATTCCAGATAATTTTATACTTACACCAGAAATACTCAAAAGCACTTTAAGTAATTATTCTTTTACACCTACGCATCTTTGGTGTGGATCTACTATGGTTAATTTTTTTATGTCTAGTAAGAGTTGGTATAAATTCTATGAGCCTACTACCACGTTAGAACAAGCTTCAGAGGGTCGCTTAGGTTTGCTTCGCGACATTGTAGAAAATCCTTTAGAACTATATACTGATTTGTTTCGTTATGATACATTAAGAACTTTAGATCCTGACGAGCTGGTAATTGTTTCTTCCTTCCAGCCTAAAAAAGTGTGGGTAGAGTGGAGTGACATAAAAAGACAAAAGGATGGCAGTTTTACAATTACCGCAACTCAATATGTAGGAGAGGTAGCTTAAAATGGTTGAAGAAAAACAACAACTAGTACCCATAAAATTGAAAGAAGAAAATTGCCCTCCGTTTTTGCTTGAGCTTTTAAAAATGGCTGAAGATAGTAGAGAAGAATATCCTGAAGAGGCAGGAAATGATCTCATTATTTTAGGAAGTGAAGCTATTGAAAAGCTTGGTAATTCCCTCTATGAAGTGGGTGTTGTTTTTCAGCTCAAGTTTAAAGGTAAACCCTCGTTTAGAGTTGCTACCGTAGGCTAAAAATTTTTAGCTTGACACTACTAGCACCCTGTGATAAGGTGGGTTGTTACGCTAAGGATTAAGTGTGTGCCAGAAAATTTAAACTACAGTAAGTATGCTGGTTTTAAGATTCCTAATCACTGGCCACAGGTTTGTCCTTACTGTGGGTCTAAAAAATTGTGGCATGATTTTTCAATACCAGGTAGAGTTTTACAAAAGGCATTTTGCGTTGATTGTGAAAAAAGTTTTATTCCTCACCCCAGTATCAGATTTTGGAGACGATCATGAAAAAGCGACTACTTAAAAAGAGAAGGAAACGTGACCAAGCTCTCATGGCTGTTATCTTTGCTGATGCTGCAGCAGAATACATTCTCACTGGTTTTCCAAGTCACCGTCCGAGCTACACCCCCCTCACACCAAAATCTACAAAAAGAGCTGTAAGAAAAACCATTAAAAAGATTAAGTTTCCAAAGAAGTACAAGTGGTTTGGTACCATAAGTGGTCCCCTGGAAGAAAGAAGGTGCAACCGTGAGTAAGAAGAAAAATAATTTAATGGAACTCCCTAAGCAGGTACGCCAGAAGACAGTAGAGGAAGTTTTTATAGAAAAGGCCACAATCATTGTTTTTAAACCCCCTCTGACCGGTGCTGAGTGTGCTTGTCATGAAAAAATTATGGAACCAGCTGCCATTTGCCGAGAGTGTTACGGCACTGGTATTTTAGGAGGGTTTGATCTCCGAAAAGAAGTGATACCAATTGAAGAAGCTGCCTATGAAGAAATTGAGAAAGTAATTACAGTTTTGGATACCACTAAAACAGACCACGCTTTTGCTTCTATGGATGATTGGGTTCTTCTCACTTTTGAGTGCCCTCTTCATTCGCATATTTATAGTGGATGTATTTTTGAGCTAAACAACAGATTTTGGAAAGTAACTAATGTAGAAGAAGAGTGTGAGGAAGACGCAGAAACAGGTGTTGGAAGACCTTATTGGGAAGTGCAGGCTCGCAAACTTCATGAATACGAACCAGCTTACATTTTTCTGGATGATAAACGTTGGAAAGGAGAAGAAAAGTGACAACCATTAAAGTAGGAAAATACAATGTAGATGTGGCCAACTTTAATTGTAATAGTGAGTTAGAGTGTTTTCAACTTGGTTTTGATAAAGGAACATTTGTACAAGGTCGTGGCTATGTAAAATACCACAAGAAAGAAAAACCGGTGTGCCAGACTCGGCACATTCACGGTTGCCCTCGTGTTGGTGTTTGTCTCGATTGCAGAAGTGTAATTAGTCCCAGTACAGCTTTAGCTGGAATTTGTTCTTGGTGTAGAGGTACAAATATTCAGTTAGACGAAAAGGATGCTACTAGTAATGATACCATTAAATGAATATGGTTATAAAAAAGGAATACTTTACGCTGACTGGGGCTGTCCTACTTGTCGTAAAGTTGTCTACCAAAATACTACTGAAGACGCTTTTAGTAAAGAGCGTATCTGTCACAGTTGTCAAAAAGCGAATAAAGAAGCCGAAAGACGATCTAAACATCTTTGGGAATTAGCCCAAACTGAACGTCCTCCCATTAGGTACAAAAACGGTATTTATGGAATTAGAGATGATCTATTTTCTTACTTGATTGGAATGTCTACTCCAGTTATAGATAGAAACTTACAAAGGCTTTACGCAAAGTCAGATCTTCAAATTCCTCAAAGGATTATCCCTACGCATCATAAAGAGTTTTAAAAATGAAACGGTTAACCAGAAAAATAGTTCATGAAGAATTGCTCCATTTTAACTTATTTACTGTAACTCCGACTATTAGAGGATTTGATTTAGGCTATGGGCAAGACGGGTTTACAAGACTTCTAACAGGTGGTGGAATAGCTGGTAATGGTTACAAGTGGTGGCTGTGCACTATTGGTGGAGTAACGCTTGCTGGCCCGCTTGTAACCAAAAAGCAGCTACAACGCTGTTTAAGGGAACACTTAGCTGGTTATTGTAATCGACCACAAGATCAATCTGGTTGGAGAACGTATGCCAGACTAAATAAAAATAAAAACGGAGAACATTACATTTGGGTGCAAAGCAGGATACCACAATGACAACTAGCAGAGTTTTAAAATTAGCCAGACAAAAGTTAATCACTCCCCCACCATTCGTAGCCGGATCTATTCAGTACGAAGTAATTATGGGAAGTGAAGCATATGGAGTCTCTTCTGGAGATAGCGATAGAGACGTATACGGTTTTTGTGTCCCACCAAAGTCTATAGTATTTCCTCACACAGTTGGAGATATTCTAGGATTTGGACGACAGAAAAAACGATTTGAACAATATCAGCAACATCATGTTTATGACAAAGATGCTTTAGGTGGTAAAGGCGTTGAATATGATTTTTCTATTTATAATATTGTAAAATATTTTAGTCTTTGTATGGAAAACAATCCGAATATGATCGACTCTCTTTTCGTTCCACAACGTTGTATTCTTTATATTACTAAAATTGGTCAAATGGTTAGAGAGAAAAGACAGTTGTTTCTTCATAAAGGTGCTTGGTTCAAATTTAAAGGTTATAGTTACAGCCAAATCAAAAAGATGAAAATTAAGAATCCGGAACCAGGAAGTAAAAGATATGAGAATATTAAAAAATTTGGTTTCGATGTAAAATTTGCTTATCATGTGGTACGTCTTCTTAATGAAGTTGAGGAGATTTTAGTAGAACAACATCTTACATTGGATAGAAATAGAGAACAATTAAAAGCAATTCGACGTGGAGAGTGGACTTTAGAACAAGTTGAAGATTATTTCAATAAAAAAGAAGCAGAGCTTGAAACTGCTTATACTGAAAGTAAATTACAACACAGTCCAAATGAAGAAGTTATTAAAAATTTACTTCTCTCTTGTTTAGAAGAGTACTATGGTAATTTAGAAAACTGTGTTGAAATTCCCAATGCTGAGAAAGAGGCATTAAGAGAGATTGATAGAACTCTTGAAAAAGTAAGACACTGCTTATAGAAAACAGGTGGAAGAAAATGACTCCTAAAGACAACAATTTTAATGGTATTACTGTGGAAGTGGGTGGTAAAGTAATTGGAAAAATAAAAGAGTGGAAGCCACAAAAAGAAATACCTGAAAAACTGACCATACCAGGTATTGATTTTCTACCCCCAATTAGCAAATTTGACGAGTTTGTAAAAACTATTCATCTTCGTGTTTCTAGAACTTGGTGTGATGTATTGAGAGCTATAGGAAGAGAAGATGAATAATCCTCCTCACATGATTTTAGAAAATTGGGATGGTTTTGATTCCACTGCTGAAGTCTGGTTTGACCTAGCAAATGAAAAAGTAATTGTTAAGCAAAATTTTCCTGAGACACAGCTGCAAGGTTGCTTCTTTAAAGTGAGGTTTTCACTTTACCATCATTTGCCTTTGAAGGAATTTGAAGATGAAAAATGAAGACACTAAGTGGTACATCCTTACACTTGTTTTAACTATACTCTTCATGGTTGCCGGTATATTAGCAGTAGGAATGCACGCTAGAAAAACGGCTTTTGAACGACAATTAAATTACCATAAACGTAGAGACGGGACTTGCAAACTGTACCAAGAATCCAAAGAGCTAAAACTTCAAAATGAACACTTAAGACTACAGGTTGCTAGTTACACTGCTGCTAGGTGGAATAGTGTAGAAGACTATACCTCTTCTGTTTGTGATTTTCCACGCAAATTTGATCATCATTTTGACGTTGCTTTTGGGGGCTGTGAACTCGCTAAAAAAGGAGACAAGTGGGATTTAGCTACTCGTAGTATGAGTAATCAAATACTGTTGTGGTATTGTAGAATTAGAGAAAACAGTCTCACCAATACATTACCAAAGAAACAAAGACGTAAATGGGAAAGGGATGCTGGCTTGTGTGCTCTCCGTTGGGCCACAATATTGGATGACTCAAGAGTGACTACTTTAGATACTTCAGTTGAGGGTCTTAGAGCTATCATTACTTGGAAAGTAAAGAGGGGATAAATGACACTTCACTGGGTTATACAAAACAATCTTCACGAAGAACAAGGTTACGACGTTCTTGTGGAAACGGTTAAGCGATTTGAACTCCCTCACACTTTCGTCAAGGTAATTCCTTTTTCTCATGAATTAGTTTCAGAAGACCCTCTTCCAGATCCTCCTGGTTTAAAAATAGTAATGGGCTCTATCAGTCTTGGCAAGGCAGCTGAAAAACTGGGTTGGTTACCAGGAGCGTTTATCAATAGTAATTTTCATTTTCGAGAGTGGAGAAAACACTACGGTCAGCATCTTTTAAATGATGACGCTACCATTTGTAAGTTCAAAGATGTCAAGTGGGATGAAGATTGGGGATCTTTCTTTATTCGTCCTTGTTTAGATGACAAGAGCTTTTCTGGTCAAATCCTGAGTTGGAAAGATTACGACAGTTGGCGTCACAAAGTAGTAGATCTACAAGAACACGATACATCTTTTTACTGCTTGACTCCGGAGACAGAAGTATGTTACGGTAAACCAAAAGAAATCTACCAGGAGTGTAGATTTTTCGTAGTAGATGGGAGAATTGTAACTGGCTCCCAGTACAAAATAGGTAGACGAGTAATCTCTAATGAAGTAGTGCCTCCTAAGCTCCAGGAATTAGCTCAAACTATGGTGGATTTGTGGCAACCTCACCGGGCTTTTGCTCTTGACATTGCTGACACACCAAACGGATTTAAAGTCATAGAAATTGGTTGTCTCAATAGTTGTGGGTTCTATGCTGCCAATGTCCAGAAGCTAGTATTAGCTTTAAACGAAATGGAGTTTTAACATGGAACTTTTAATTGCTCATTTAGTAGGAGATTATCTATTACAGCCGGATTGGATGGCACAAGGAAAAAAGAAAAGCAGCCTCGTTTGTTTAGCTCACGTACTAACCTATATGCTTCCTTTTATTTTCCTTTTCCTTGGTAGTTTTAAACCCAGCTTACCTCATTATAAACTGAGTTGGACAGCCTTAGGTCTTATTGCTTGTCAACATTTTATTCAAGATAGAACCAATTTTGTTAAATACTTTATGCGTATTTCGGGGCAAGAAAAATTCGCAAAGCCTCCGATGGCACCGTGGTCTATAATTGTTGTGGACAATACTTTTCATCTTCTTTGGATTTGGTTTATAGTAGTCACCAGTAATGGATTTTAAGATGAAAACATTTGAGGAAGAAATGAAAAAGATTCAACTTTGGGAAGGATATGACTGGAATACCCCATCTAAAGCTGTAGTAGCCTCGGATGGAAAAGGTTGTGGAGCTGTACTTTGGACTGTTGGCCCACACGTTGCATATGTTTTAAATGAAGTGGGACTTAACGAACTTGGTGACTTGGGTTTAGACAACTGTCCTAAAGGAATTTGGATTTGGGAAGGAACATCTAAAGTATATCATAGTCCTGACGGAGAAGATGATTGGATGGAATTGTTAGGTGAGTTTAGAAAACCTACGTTTGAGGAAGGTGAACTAATTTTGGAAAATAAATGTCCAATGGTTAGATACTAAACCACTGCACCCTTTTAACGAAAGTGCTTCTGGTCCAGATTGGGTTAGTTTCGGTTATGCCCATAGTCTCAGCAAAGAAATAAGTCAAGAAGAACTACATATTAAAATGGAAGAGTGGGGTTGGTTGAGAAAAGAATTGTGCTGCGATAACCCTTCTTTTGACTTGTATGGTTGGCTTCCTGGAGATTGTGATACGTGTCGAATTTGCTCAAATTGTAATTTTGTAGAAGAGTATAGTTTCGGAACTTGGTTCATTGCTCCAAAAGAAGTTGCCGACATTTTTCTAAATAGAGAATTTGAAATAGATTGGGGTGACGAATCTAATTTTGATGTAGAAAAAGGTAATATGGTATTCAAAAATGCTCGGTATTAAACCATTCCATAAAGGCGAATCAATATTTATTTGTGCTTTCTGTGGAAAAAGCACTTCCTATTTTCACTGCCCAAACAAAAGCTGCTCAGCCTACGAAAAAGTAAAAGTGGTAAGACTAGCTGTGATCAAACCTTTTTTGGAGGATGGCAAACGTTTGCGTCTTATTGATGGTTACAAGCTTGCATCTTCCGCCACTTTTAGAGAAACAATTAAAAACATTTTAGCTAGTCCGTTGCTAAATGCCGCTTACGTAACTCACCTCTACTTTGAAATCCCAAAAGTTGAACCTTTTGTTTATGATGTAGTTGGGCAGTATTGTTTAACCAATTCTTCTTTTTCGTTGCAAACCGAAGAGAGATTAATTTTGAAAGAAGGATCCAAATGACTGAGCGACATAAAAGTATGAGTGAAGTCTTTAAAGCGGTTTATGGTCCTCGTCCACGTTCTTGGGATTACTTAAGTGAAGACCTTGATTTTATTCTTAGTGCTAAACGGAAAGCTCTCGGGATTCCAGACGAAATGTTAGACTCTCAGCTTCCTTACAATGGTCGTACAGACCCTCTTTTTGAAATAGTTAAAAGTTGTCTCCTACCAGTTGTTGGGGACTCTTTTGACAGTTTTAAAGAATTTGTAGAAGCAGCTAAACGCTTAATTTTTGCTATGAAAGATATGCACGACAACGGTTGGTTCGATATTCATATTTTGGAAGAGGCAAATGACGCTTACCTAACCATTTCTGCCACAAGACAGAAACCAAATATGCAGTATTTTACTCGTAATTGGCCTCCTCCTGAGGAAGGAAAAATAAAATGAATTTTAAACAAATTGCTTTCACTTGTGGTTACGCTGAAACAGGTCAAGTTGGAACAACAATTTTTCAAAGACGCTCTAACGAAGAACCTTTAAATACTATCGAAGATGCTTTAAAAGATTTTGCCACAGATTTATTCTTTGTTTGGTGGGACAGTGAGGGTTCTTTTTACATAAATGAAAAAGAATGTGCTCGGTGTCACCAATCAATTAATAAAATAGATAGTAAACGTTTCCTTGCTTTTGAAGCTTGGGTACTAACTTTAGCTACAGCCGACACTAACCACACAGATTGTGAAAATATATCTTGGACGCCTTGGTTAATTTGGTCTCAAATTGCCAAGATACCGTTGGAAGAAACAATTCAAATTATAGAAAAAGCTGAAAGTATTTTACCTCTTTTCGTAGAGTTAGAACAGTACGAAGAAGGTTTAGGATCTGAAATTGTGAAAGCTTACAATACTTGGGTAAACAATAAATCTAAAGACTCACTGGAAGAAAGAAAAGAGGACGCTTTAAAGTTTCACATTAAGGTATTTAAAAATGAATGATGTAATTTGGGTAGTAGTTTTAGTCCTTACTTTCTCCTTGTGGGCAGGAACTTTAATTTATGTGTGGACACTTCCGCCACACGGAAGAAAAGCATTTTGGTTAGGATTTTGGAACATGTTTGGTTTCAAAAGTTTTTTAGACGATAACAAAGATGACAAATTACACTAAGCAACAAACTATTGAAGCTCTCCGCAATCCCCAGGTGGGCGATTATTTTTCAGAAATGATGAACTATCGTATGTGGGTGGTTAAAGTAACACCTAAAATAGTAGTTTATTTTGACGCCATTCCACCTTGTACCGTACCAGATGATTGTACAATTATGGAAGTAGCTAGAGATTATTTTGTTGATCATTTCACAAAACCACATTGTTGGGTTCGTCTCATAAGTCATGATGAAAACGTAGCAGGTTGGTTAGAAAGGTAAACAAAATGGCAATTGAAGATTCAGCTGCTACTATGAGTAGATTAGCATTTTTTGCTGATGCCATCGCTGCTTGTCCGGAAGAAGCACAAGCTTTGAAAAATGTATTCTTGGAACCTACACCAAATGATGAAAATCCTCCTACATCAGAATTAAAATTAGCAATTACATTATTGGCTAATAAAATAACAAAAAATCTTTTAATAGAGAAGAATTCTCATCTTGCTATCGAAGCAACAATAGAAGAATTAGCTTTTGGTGATAGTGATGCTGGTAAAAGTGCAGCTAATGCTCTTAGATGGGCTTCTGGACATTATTATAAATGAAACAACTTCTTTGTAAAACTTGTGATAGTGGTCTCCTCCCTCATTGGGGTCCGTATGGAGACGAAAAACTTTGGCAGTGTTTAAGCTGCGATAGTACCAAGGAAATTGAACCACAAGAAGAACAACTGTGGATAGAACTTTTTACTACAGGTTCTTTTTCTTGCCCTTTTTGTGGTGGAACTTTGGCGCAAAAACGAGTTCGATATCACCATGGTGTTTTAACTCTTCATTGCACCAGTAAAGGTTGCAAGTGGTGGACTTGGTTTTTCGGCAGTCAGTACAAAAAAGGAAAAACTCGTGACTCAATCCGTACTGGAAGCACTATTGAAGCAAAGTGATTATTATTGTCCTCATTGTTTAGAAACTGGGCATCTTACTAAGTTGCTTCTGGATTCAGAAGTCAATTTAGTTTGTGTAGCAGGTGAGCACGGTATTGTAGAAAGAGAACTGGCATTTACATGGGAAGACGTACAAAATATTGTCACTGTTTTAACAATTAGTAAAGCTGATACTGAAGATCTCAAGAAAATGGTAACAATGACTCAAGAGGCGAGATCTTTAGCCAGAAAAGTAAGACAACAAAGTCCTCTCATGGAGAGTTAAACTATGAAAATTTACCTTATAGAAAATGGTTACTACAGTGATTACGGTATCGATGCTGTTTTTACTTCTCTGGAAGCTGCTAAAAATTATTGTCAATATTATAACGATGATAAAGAAGATGGAATTGATTCTGACACTATTGAGTATCGGTTAGAGTACAGAATAAAAATAATGGAGACAGACTTAGAAACTCCTCAGGTTCCAAAAGACCTTAAAGGTTTTAGAGTTGTTATTAGTAAGGATGGAGAGACAGCTGTCACAGACAATTGTTCCCTTGCAGAAGCGCAAAATAGAAAAAATAAACTAGAATTTTTTGACCCCCAAGAAACTACTAATTTTTGTGCACCTTTTTACCTTCACAGCCGAAGCCCTGAAGATCAACAACGGCTTACTCGTGTTCCTAGCATGAAATTGTGGGTGTTGGCCAGAGACGAAAAGCACGCAATTAAAATTGTAGCTGAAAAACGAGCTGAGGTTTTAGCCTTGAACAAGTGGCCTACTAAGTTCGATCATTACGGTCGTGTTCTGTAAAAAGGTAATAGAATGCTCAAAATTAAAAATGACCCAAATTGTAAAATTTGTAAAGGGGTTATGACTGTTCAGGCTTGTATGATGGGTGGATTTTTAAATATGCAATCTACCAGTATTTGTCCTTGTTCTGTGGTAGAAACAGAAGATGGAAAAGAAATACCATATGCAGAATTTGCAAAAGGACTTCGTTGCCTAGATATAGAATTAACACCAGAAGGGCACGTCTCTTTAAATAAAGACTGCTTTCCTAGAAAAACAATTACACAACGCTACTATGAAGAAACGGAAAAGCTGAATAAAGAACAAACAAAACCTTTAACTGAAGAATTATACCGTAAAGTAATTGAGGTTCCTAGTGAAGATGGTAGTTGGGTAGACACTTCTGAACCACTTTCTCCTGGGGATATTGTAACAGCTTGTCCTACTTGTGGAAACGTAAGAAAAGCAAAATTAGAAGAAAATATTTGTTGTAGTCGTGATTTGTCTCGCTGTACTCGACCTATCGGTTTAGCAATTGAAGTAGACAACGAACACAACTGGGCAAAAGTTAAACCATATTCTAATCTACTTGCTTGCGCAGTTTGTCAAGGAATGTTGGAAGTAACGGAAGAGGGATTTTCTCCAATTGTTTGTGAAAGGTGTAAAAATAAAATGGAAAAACCACTAGGCTACGTTGATGATGTAAACGAAGAAATATTAAAAATAGGCGCAAAAGAAAAACCATGGAAACCTTGTAGTACTCCCATTTGTATTGGTCAACCTGTTGTGGCTTGTCATCATTGTGGGTATTTCTTCCCTGTAACTGAAAGTCACGACAGTCATGATTTACTCCCAATTTTTGAGTGGACTGAAAAATGTTTTAATTGTAACAAATATCTTTCTTCATCTGATCTTGGTTCTATCGCTTTTGCAATCTCCTATAGAAATAGAAAAGGCGAAAAAGAAATTCAGGTAACTTACGATCCGGAAAAGTATCCTAAAACCATTGGAGATCATGATTTTCATCTGACAGAAGCTCAATCTTACGTACAAAAATGGGCTGTAAGAAATAATCGTTTAAGAAAGCTTAAAGAAGAGTTAGAAGATTTTGATAAAAATAACATTACCATTGCTGACCTAACTATAAACGGTTTGGAAAATTTAGTAGACTCTGATTGTCCTCAGGTGACAACTCTTTTTGCTGCTCTTAGAGGATTGTGGACCACCTCTTCACGGATTGGAACTCTTTACCTTACCTGTGATGAAGACGAAACTTTAGTATTAAAATTTCCTCTTCGTTTGAAAGCAAATGCTAAAGAATTTGCAGATTTAAAATACCTAATTGAGAATATTAAGTTGAAAGGTAATTGAAAATGGGTAAAATTGGATACGACAGATTTATTATGTATTGTTCAGACAAAGAGTTGATTGAAATATTAAATTATCTCGGAAAGAGATTTTTTATTATTACCGAATCAAAAGGTTTTTGGTCTGACAACCCAAAAGACAGGAATAGTGGTGAGTGTATTGCCCTCATGCATAGTGAATTAAGCGAAGCCTTAGAAGCCGTTAGAAACGATAATCCTCCGAGTAAAAAGATTCCAGAGTTTTCTAACTTAGAAGAGGAACTGGCAGACGTTATTTACAGAGTGTTGGAATATGCTCATGTTCATAGTTTAAATGTTGGAGGAGCACTCTTAGCAAAAGCCAGATTTAATGCCACTCGACCACACAAACATGGTAACAAGGTTTTTTAAGGGAACAAGAGAGATGAAAATATCAGAACAGCAATTACTAATATTACTTGATATAACAAGACATGTTATTGATTGCAATGTTGTTAATCTAAATTTCGGATATTCAAAAGAGCACATCATAAAGTTCTATGAAAATATTATGAGTCAACAAAACGAAATAGTCGATACGCATCGTTTTCATTGTCGTAGTGAAGAATACCTAAGACTCGCATTAGATTTGTACGAATCTTTAGAAGGCAGCGAGCCTAATTTTAAAGAAAGTGGTATTGGTAAACGTGCAACTGAGATATTGTATCCTAAACGAGAAGAAACAAAGGAGTCGTAAATGACACCGCAAGAAATGTTTGAGAAAGAACTGCTTAAACTTAAACCAAACATGAAAATGTGTTACGAATACTGCTCTTTTCTAGTTAAAGAAAAAAGCGATCTACATCTTGGCCCCTTTGCCAAAGCTCTAGCTTGGGCTCATATTGGTGTAGCTTTGGAAAATCCAGGTAAAGCCATTCCAATTTTTACCTCAACTGCAAAGTTAGAAGAAGTGAAGAAGGGGATTAAAAGAGCAATTGCTCAAGAGCTTCAAAATATAGAAGGGAGAGTTGACATTGGAGACACAACGATAACATTTTGGCCTCCTTATCAAGAAGAATAAAATTTATGTCAGTATTGAATACAACAGTAGAAACCACTTTTAATTTTAGCAGCCGGGAACATCCTGGCTGTCACATTTTCTGCTCCAAAGCTGATATTGATGATATTGATGTTTTTGTAGAAAAAGAAAAGATGAAGACAGTAGAGCATGATCCTGTTGCTAAGTGGGAAGAAATTAGGTCTGTCCGAATTTTTGGTACCATTTTCAGTAAAGACCTTTTTAGGCAATTTAACTCCTTCACAGGAGAGAATCAAACCCACCCAATCTCTATAGAAATATGGGCCTATAACGTTTTAGAAGATAAGGATTACATACTGAAAATAAATGATATTTGGATAATAAACACGGAAGATAACAAAAAGTTGGAGTTTTCAGCTGTTAATCTTATACCTTGGCGACCCAATATCAAAACCAATCCAACCTTAGTTGCTTTGGATAAAATCCATGCCACCCCACTTGCAATTTAGCTACAAATCAATTTATCTTAATCGTGCCTATTACGGTAGGTACGTTTTATTGATTACTCCGCATAAAACTGTTAACCTCTCCCCTTACTATGCAATTCCACTTTCAGAAGATTCTACTATTAATTACATCGAAGCATACCGTACCTCTAGTCCTTTGCAAGCATCTAAAGTCTGTAAAGCTTCCTCCTTTGCCTCGTGGATCAGAAAACAAAAACGAAAAGAACAAAAGGCTTTAGGTAAAATACAATGACAACTTCTAACAAAACGGCTCAACTTTTAGAAGCCCTTGCTGATATTGTAGAAGTGGGAGAAGCAATACTTACCTACGATAATAACTCTTTTGCTTTAACGCCATTTGAAGTTAAGAAATTAAAAGATACTGCTCAAAAGGTGGTAGATCCAGGTAACAACGATTTAGTATTAGACGGGCTGCTGCAATTAAAATTACTTACTATTTGGAAGAAAAGGTTACCTGAGAAATTAGTTGCTTTTGTAGAACACAAAGCTTTACATTTTAAACAAATAATACAAGATACCGGAGGGTCCATCCAATGATTAAAGAACACATTTTAGAGTGCCCTCGTTGTAAAGCTCAATTTAAAGTGCAGCAACAAATTCAGCCAACTCAAGATATAGTTTGCGCATGGTCTGACTCTATTATGTATGATGAGCGTCCTTTAGCAGCAGCTATAACTCCAGATGGAGATTTACTAGTTAAAGGAAAAGATGTTAACAAAGGATCTACACATCTATTTTCTGTTCCACTTGGAAAAGAGGTGCCCACAGAATTTGGTCCTCAAAAGTTTGAATTGCAAGAGATATACCCCGGAGTCGTGAAACTCTCTCCATCTGTAGCTGACCAGCAATTTCACGGATTTGTTACCATTGTAGGTGTGCCAAAAAATTGGAAGGAGTTGTTAAAATGACAATTGATCAAGACTGTCTCGATTTCAACCCTATTGTTTGGTACGATGAAGGCGAAATAGTAGGAAACAGAGTAATATTCTCCATTAGACAACAGACTCCCGATCTTTATAATTGGTTGGTAATTGTAGATACAACTCTTGACGAGACAGTAACACAAGCTGGAACATCCCCTTCTTTTGAAGCAGCTAAAGATATTGTTACACAATCTATTTACTCTATTTTACACGGAGCTTTTTCTAGTAAACAAAGGGTAGATAATTTAGGTTGGTATACTGATATAAATGATAAAGTTCGTTGTATAAATTGTAATACACTTTATGAATTCAATGGAGATTTATGGAAACAAAGTTGCTCTTGTAAAGAGAATAAGTAAAAGGTGTGTTTATGAAATTCAGTTATAAAGATATTATAAGTGGTCGCATTTATGGGGGCCGTAAAGTAATTGATATATACCCTCGTAAAAGGTCTGATCGTTCTCCTTTTATCTATGTACCACTTAATTCAAAATCTATGATTTATTACAAACATGTAAACTCTGAAGAAGTTGCATCTGAATTAGAAGTTGATTTTCTAGACGAAGAAGAAAAATGTTGTAAAGCTTCGTCATTTGCTTCATGGTTTAGGAAATCAAATAAGCTAAACCTTAAAGATGGTGAAGTTTATCTAATAGGTGATCCTCACCCTCTCTCACCTAAAAATTTATTAAATTCTTCTTCCACCCCTCCTAAAGGTAAAGGATGGTTAATTAAGAATTACGAAAGTAAGACCATGCTAGACTCATCAGTAGGGGCTATTAGAATTCTGAAAAAAGCTGCGCAAGAAGGATTAGGAAAACTTGCCTTTCATTATCATCTTAAATGGCCATGGGGAGGAGAGCCTTGTAGACACAAGGATTCTTCAGACGGAACTAGAGATCGTTGTCTTTCTTGTTTAGGAAGTGATTACGAAGGAGGTTGGATTGTACAAGGACGAATTTCTATTCTTGTTTTAGAAATTCAAAAAGGAACTGTCCCTTATAATGGTCTGCGAGGTTGTATCCATTTTAATCGTCATGTTGCACCAAACGACGTTCTGTACGACCTTAAGAAAAACATAGCTTGGCGCCTTAGCCGTGTGGGTAGTAACGGAGATGCTTCACGCATACCATTTACTTGGGTAATTTATGCTAGAGAACTTCTACCTGGAGATCTGAAGGAAGATAATCAATTTAGTAAAAGAATAGAAAAATATGAAGAGAAAATCAAAATCAACCTAAAACAAACAGGAGAACAAAAATGAGTGAAAGTAGTATTGTAGAAGTAACTTTAGGACCGCAACACGAAAATCACAGTCATTGTGCCTGTGGAGCTGTTGCTAATGGTTACTATAAAGAAACTGGCGAGTGGACTTGTGAACGTTGTGGGGCTCTTAGAGAACACAATAGACTGTCTACCTGGTTTTTAGAAAACATTAGTCACGAAGTTAGGGAAGGAGGATTGGTAGACAATGTAATAAGGTTGCTCTCTGAAAGAATGGAGATGCGAGAAATTGCCAAGAACAGCTGAATATCGACTCAGAGACTTCCACCAACAAAATATTGAGAAGTTTCTCAAAGAATTAACAGAGGTGGCTCAGTCCACTCTAGCTGCCTATGGCAATGCTACCGTTTATTTTGAGCCAGACCCCATAAACGGTATGATGCTTGTGGTGGTAGCAGATGCTAGTGGAGATAGCGAACCCCAAATACTAGAAGAAAAGTACGCTAAAGCAGTAGATGCTCAGTTGGAAGCTGACAGTTTAGCATACTTAGAATCGGTTTACCCAACTAAAAATTGGGTGCGAGAAGTTCCCCAATGTACTTGTTGTTCAGGAGTAGCTGCAGTTGACCAAGACGGTATTGTACATCATAAAGGACACAGACAAAAACCGTATGGAATGTCGTGCAGTTTTAACGGGACTAAAACAAAGTGGTTAGATTATGTTGCAAGTATTACCGTTTGCCCGGTATGTAACAAAACACCTGTAGTAACCGGTTCTAATAATATAGTTCACGATACTGTTTATTGTGACGTTTTTTCTGGAAAACATCAACCAAGAACTTGGTTGCGTTTAATAGAGGAATACTGGGAACGTAAAGAAAAAGAAAATGAATAATTGGACTCAAGAAAAAGATAGCAGTACCGTAGAAACATGGAAATGTAATACTACTGGGTGGAGTATCTACAAAGCCAGTTATGCTCCTTGGTGGTTTTTAATTCCGCCTAATTGGAAGAAGAATGAAGTGCAGTTTGGTCCCTACAAAACTAAACTCCAGGCAATGAACTGGAGAGATAAAATTGCTACCGTAGTTGACAAAATTCACAAAGAGAAAAATTCATGAGAAGTAAATTTAAAGTCAAAGTCATTTATACAGTCAAAGACGGTAGTAAGGTACTTCCTCGTTTTAAATTGAATCTTAGTTTACCATTTCCACCATCAAATGATATAATCATAAGTAGAGCTAGTTCGGTTATTATTCCACTTGGGCCATTCGAAAAAATTATTTACGATTACGAAACAGGAATTTTTATTTGTCATCTTACGTGGACTCCTATTAAAGAACTCAACGGAGAAGAGTGGAGACAACTGTTTTGGAATTTAGAGTCAGAAGGGTGGGAGCAGATTGATTGAATACATAGCGCAGACAAAAGAAAATGGTTACAGTTGTTGTCACCTCATTGCTTTGCTTAATGCTCACCGATTTTGGAATTTACCAATAATCGATCCGAGTGATTCAGAGTGGGAAGACTGGGTTGATATTTACCGTTGTCGTCATGGCGCGGTTATTCCCGTTGAATGCATGTACGCTGATCTCCAAATTTGTTGGAAGACATTGTCTCTAGAAAAACCTTGTACTGTCGGTCAACTACCAATTATGGTAAGTCATTTTGATCGTCTAGCAGGTTTTCACAGCTCTCTTATTGTAGACATTGATAAAGACAACTGGACAATTGTAAATAAGAGCGGAGGGAGAGGACCATTGATTCAGATCGTAAACAGAAACGAATTGGATATTTATAAAAGAGATACTATAAAACCTGGGGGATTAGCTTCACTTTTTTACAGAGCAGGAGAGTACAAAAATGTCTGAACAATTTGACCCTAAAGGTGGGTACCGGTATCGTGAGGGACCAAAGAATCCTTCACCACCGTGGGATCGAGATGATGGACTTAAATTAACCTCTGAAGAGCAAAAAGAAGCTGAAAAATTATACAACCAAGTTTGTGAAGCCATTAAAGAAGGCTTCGTCCGTACTCCAGAAAAAGTAAAAGCAGCCCGAGAAGCCATGCTCTCTCACATGGACGAAGTAGAACAACACCGATTAGAAGCAGTTAAAGAAAGTGGGCACACGCTTGGTAAAACCAAATTGTTGGTAGAGTATAATTTTGATACAGAACTAGGTGTTTGGGAATTTAGAACTTTAAGACTACAAGAAGAATTGAAGTTCAACGATAAAGTAAAATTTGTGCAGCTGGAGGAAAAGTCCAAGCTGCCTGGTCCCCATCCACCCGATTGTGGGTGTTTTAATTGCGACCTAAAAAGAGCGAAAGACAAAAAGTAAATGCCTACGACTACAACAAAGCCTCGAAAAATTGCTTTACCTTCTTACTGCTGTCCTCACGGGTGTCAAACTAGTGGTGGCGACAAAGATTGTGATCACGACTATCCCCCAGAGTCAAAAGTAGAGCACACCACTTACGTAACCTGGCGTTGTAGCAAATGTGGAATGCGTGTGTCTTTTGAGGTATATCAATAAAGCAGTACTTTTATATGGAACGGTGTGAAGTAAAAAGCATTTATTGTGACGGTTGTGGTATGTTTGGAGATGGAGCTAGGGTGGGAGATTTATTTGTAGCACATCCAAGAACAATACTTGCTAAACGAGGATGGAAAACTGTTAATGAAAACGGGTTAATTAAAGATTATTGTTACGAATGTTCTAAATCAAGAGGTTTGTTAAAACCTTCAGAGTATTTTTGGTGGGAAAAGAAGACAGTTTGAAACATTTTAGCTGGCTAAGTTTTAAAAGGTACTGGAAAAGTGGAATATGGGAACTTTTTCGTAATCCCACTAGTAAATTCCAATGGGAACGCTTTACTCAGTACACCATAGATATGGTTTTTCAAGGCTTCACTAGTGCTGATACATGGAGTGTAGATTGTTATATTGTTGAGTTTGCCATTCCTCGTTTGGAAATGTTTAGAGAGTATATGCCGTGTGGACATCCTGGAAATTTAAATAGTGACGAGTGGATAAAAATTGTAGACAAAATTATCAAAGGTTTGAAACTATACTACAAAGACCATTGCGACGGTAAAATACTAACGGAACAAGAAAAACAAGAGGTTGAAGAAGGTATGCAACTTTTCTTTAACTATTTTAGTAACCTGTGGAACTGAAAATGTCAAATAGAAAAATTGAATATTGTAAAATTCATGGTGAAGTAGATCTAGTTCAATTAACTCAAGCTACATATTGTTGCCCTCATTGTTTAGCTGGTAGAGCTACTGTTTCTGGTAAAGAAAGACATACCGTTACTGTTGGGCAAACTCTACCAAAACCAAAACTATCTGTTTTTCTAGCTGGTCCCATTGAAAGACGAAAAGATGATCAAAAACCAACCTTACCTCAGTGGAGAAAAGAAGCTGTCAAATGGTTAGAACTTTACACAAAAGATCTCAATCACTTTTTAGTTCTTTCTCCAGAATGGGGTGAAAGGCCAGAAAATTGGTCTTATGAAAAGCAAGTTGATTGGGAAATAGAAGCGCTTCAATTATCTACCTGTATACTGTGCTGGATACCCAGACAACTACCACTTCTCCCAGCCTTTACCACTAACATAGAAGTTGGAGAATGGCTTCACAGTCCTAAATTAATTGTGGGAGCGCCTCCTGATACTCCTCATACTCGATATATACAATACAGACGTAAGAAGCTTGGACTCTCGTGGTGTACTTCGTTAGAGTCTTGTGCCATAGAAGCAACAAGGTTTTTAAGAAAGGTAGAAGAAAATGAGTAAGGTTTGGTTTACAGCTGATACCCATTTTAGTCAACAACGAACTTTGGAACTGAGTAGAAGACCATTTTACAGTACTTCTAGTATGGATAAAATTATTGTAAACAATTGGAATACGGTGGTAGATGACGATGATGTTGTTTTCCATTTGGGAGATTTTGGAAATCCCGTTATAATCTCTGACCTAGCTGGAGCTGAGATTTATCTTTTACCGGGTAATTATGACACACCAGAAATTCAGGAAGAACTTGTTAAACGTGATTTGAGAGTCACCATTTTAGACTTTCAGCCTTGGTCTTTGGAAGTACCTCTTTACTTAGATGAAGAATTCGATCCAGACGATGAATTGCCAGGAAAAATTTATCTTGTTCATGAGCCAGAAAAAGCTACCAATGAAAAACTGTTTTACCTTTATGGCCATATTCATCAGCTTCAAATGGTGAAGAGAAATGGTCTTAATGTTGGAACAGACTGTCATCAATTTAGACCTATTGATTGGGAAGCAATTGTATTTTACTACCTTGCAATTGTGAACTACTACGATGAAAATGTATTTATGGAAAAATTAGGATGACTGGTCAAAAAAGACAAGGTTGGAATCTTTATGTAAGGGAATCTATGGTGGTCATGGATCCGCTTCAACTAAGACCTGACACAGAAAATCCTGGTAAGGCAAAATTGTACCCACCTGGTACATACAAAATCCAACCTCGCCCCGTTCCACCGGAAAATTGGACTCCCCTTCCTGAAGGGTACGTTTATATTCCTGATCAATTGTTGTACTGTCCCAATTGCGGAGCTGATATCAAATTTTTAAAAATGACAGAACCCTATGAGTCACCCCACCCATTTTATTACCCCACGCAACTAAAATTCGATTGTGGCCTTTGTGGTACCAAGAAAATGGCATATACTATTTTAGACTTTAACAGTGCAATTCCTGACAAAGTGAGGTGATAAATTGTCTAAGTACTATGTTGCTTTTAAATGTTGGAACTGTGGAATGGAACAACAAATTAGTTGGCCCGAAAGTTTCTTCTATGATGGAGCTAGTCAATCCTACGAATGCAACTGTTGTGATGCTGTGGCAAATTGCACCATAGTAATTCCAGAGCCTTGTCCTGATCTTCCGCAAGTGCGAGTAACTTTTACCACCCACGTTAAAACGATAAAGTCATGATTTGTGGTCGCTGTAAGACAATTCTTAGTGAAGAAGAAGAAAAAGAAAGTAATGAGCTTGATTGGGGAAAGGTTGCTTTTTGTCCGGTTTGTCGAGAAATCCTGGATAAAGAGAATAGAGAAGAAAGGCAACGTTTAAATAGTTTAAAAGGTAGGCTCACTTGGAAGGATTACGGAGACGATGATGTTTAAAAGGCAATTGATTAACGTAACAGCAGCTGCTACCTTCGTGTTTTGCTCTTCTATGGAAGCGTTAACTACAGTTGGTATTTACAAGAAAAGACTGTGGCGTCTACAGAAACGCATAACTAAAATAGTAGAAAGGGATTAAGATGAAACCAGAAGAAATAGCTGAAAAACTCACTCAAATAGAAAACTGGGTACGTGATTCCAATATTGTAAATACAAATAATCTTTTAGAGGAAACACTTCACATAGCTCAGGATCTCCTTGTAGAAAATATGAGATTTAGAACAAATATAAAGATGGCTTTGGGTATACTTGAGAGGTGGGGTGGTTACCAAGACAGAATTATAAAAGCAACTGAAATTCTCAAAAATCTGGAAATCGAAAATAAAGGAAACGACCATGGATCAAAAAAATAACGAAGCTCTTTTCTCCATGATTACAGAAAGACCAGATCCAAATCTTTCTTGGAAAGAAGCCGTCTGTCCTGCTTGCAGTAGTAAAGAGCTGACAAATCATTATGGAGAATCTACTTGTCTTGGGTGGTTTCCACGAGTACCTGAAGATGATACAGCTGATTGTTCAGGCAATCCAAATTTAACCAGTAATCACTACACTTGCAATGCTTGTGGGTTTGAATTTGTCTACCGTGTTAAACATGGAAATATTTGGGTTAAGGAATTAATTCATCAACTTGAGCCACAAAAAATACTGAAAGGTTTGCCCAACGTTCATAGTGGACAGTACAGTGTTTACACTTGTGCTCACTGTGGAGAATTGGCAGTAAAAGTGGAAGATAACGAAAGGAAGTACAAACACATTGTAGCTCCTCCAAACCTGGAAAATCCACCATTTAAAATTGTGTGTACAATTTGTAAAAAGATTATAGAAAGCAAGTACGATTGTTACCAACATCTGTACAGTTACAAAAATGCTTTTCACGGTGTTAAGGGACCAATCACATTGAGTGTTAAACCAGGTATAACTATTGCTAATAGTAGGGCCATTCAAAAAGGTTTACCAAAAGAGGGAGATACGTAGAATGCCATATGCAAGAGAAGTTTATGAAATAGTAGAAATTAGAAATGATAATGGTGATGATGATTTATTAGTTTGTATTGGGTATAATGTATCCAGTTGTCCCAGTTATGTAGAATACGACTCTAAAATTTATAAATGTCAAAAAGTTTGTCCTTACGGATCTACTGACCATCCTGGAGAGGAAAAATATGGAACTACTGATTATGCTATTTATAGTATTTTCGATCTAAGAGGCGTTACAGGATAAAACCAAAAGGAGAGATTTAAAATGGACACAAAACAAACCACAATTCTTGAATCATTAGAAATATTACTTAGTAAACAAGTGGAGTGGTACAAAGATACAACGTTACAATTAGTAGAATTAGAAAAAGGAATTGACTTTTATAGAGATACATTAAATTTAAAAGGAGAACGTGTGGGAGACGAAATAAATAAAGAAGTTTCGAAGTCCCCTCAAACAGTAGCAGATCATACAGAATTTCTTTTAGATAATTTCAGAATTATTAGTACAGCTGTTTTTCAAAAATTAGTACTATTAAACGAAGATTTAAGTAGTGCTAACAAGAGACTTGTTGGAATACCCATAAAAGAGGAAACAGCACCATGAAAGAGATTACTTGTTGTAAGCTAGGAAAAGAAAATATTCATTTTAAAACCGCTAAAGAGGCAGATGCTGACGAAGACGGATTTTTCCTTTATTTAAAAAGTCAGTACCCAGATGGCTACTATGAACCTATTTTATTCTGTCCTTTTTGTGGACAGTGTGTTCCTCACGAAAGAATGCGCTGCAATACAGATCCTAAGCGCCGTGAGGTGGAAGTAGGAATTCATTTCGATTTTTCTAAAATGACTGAGACTCAGCAACAGCTAATTTGGAGTGCAACTACAGCTCTTAAATCTGCTGGAATTGGATTTGACACTGGTTGTGGGGGTGGTTTCGATTGGGAATGGGATTGGTCTTTAAGTGGGCCTGTGAAGGTATTGTTTAGAGAATTTGTTCAAAATAACCCAAAAAATCGTTATTATTGGGAAAAGAAAAAGCGAGAAGAAGGAAATGTTTCTGATCCAGTAGATAATGTAAATAGGTTTAAAAAAATGAAAAAATTAGCAGAAGACGTTTTAGAAGAGGATGAGGAGACAAATTGAAACGACGTATGTACATTAGTCAAGATAGTGGGGGAATTTACCTTTTCTCCAGCACCACCAAACCAACTAGACCAAGAACCAGAGCTTTGGATGGACGAACTAGAAGGTTTATTAACTATTGATGATGACGAATTGGTAAATTGTTATATAGAAAATATTAATGAAGAGAATATGCTTTTTAAACAAATTATTGATGAAGCAGAAAAGGAGTCAAAATGAGTTGGTATATTTACAACGCCATTGGAGCTAGAGTAGAAACAAATAAAATTAAAGAAGCATTAGCTAAAACTTACTCAACGTCTAGTCCAAAAGAAGCTTGCCGAACCAACAATTTGGTATTGGTTGACGCCAACACTGGTTACAGCTACGTTTGTTCCCATGTTCACAGTTTTGAAATTAATGGCGATAAACTTCTTAATTACGGTCCTCTTGTGCACTACCAAGATAAAAATTGGGACAAAGATAAAGTGCGTCGATTTTTAGAACAGTTTCGTCTTTGGGAAGATGGATCATTTGGAATTTGGACCTTTGCTGTTAAGGAGTAGTATTACAGTATGAGAATAAGTACAGATATTGACATTCCAGATCCTCCTCAAAATTATTTTACACTCCCTATACCTTGTCCAGATTGTGGTTATCCGGTTTTAATTGGACAACTCATTCCAACAGGTTTACCTAATGAAAATGGTTTAGTAGATTACGAAAATAGCCGGTGTCACATTTTCTGTGGAAGACCAGATAATTTTTGTTTATCTTGGTCAGCTTCTTCAGATAATTATACGTGGAAATATGATAAAGATATAAGCGCAATTAGAAATGCAATAATGGGTCCTATAAAAGCTAAAAAAGCTAAAAGAAAACGACGAGTAAAATCCCTTCTTAAAGGGAGGTTTAAATAGCCACCAGACAGACAAGTAGGCAGACAAACAGACAGATAAGGAGACAAGCATCATGTTCGCAAAATTTGTGAATTACACAGAGGGTAACGGAGTCCTAAGCCCTAAAGGATTCAGACCAACCGTTCCAAAAGTGAACAGCGTTTACGAAGCTTCGGAAGTAATTTACGGTAAGAAGTGTTTTCGTAATTTTGAAGAATACATGAAGTGGATGGAAGATAGCGGAGATAGTCCAGCAGAAACAATTGGGTTTCCTTTGGTTAAAGATGATCTTTTTGAAGTTGTAGCTACCCGTATTTACAATGAGAAAAATGGAGAAACAACAGTTCGAGTAGTGCACGCCATAGGCTGTGAATTTTACCTGCTTAATGATGAAGGTAAAACTATAGATCGCGTGTGGTGTGCCAACGGTGAAGAACAGAAAAAGATGTTAAAAGAACATATTAACGAATAGTTAACTTAATTTTTGTCTGTCTGGTGTTTCTGTAAATTCCCCTTGACAATTAGGTCGTATTCAGCTACAAAATACTAGTAGAGGTAAGAATCATGTCACAAACCAAAACAAAATACCCCAGGACGTTACACCTTCCTTGGTCCCCGGGAAGAAGTAGGGATGATTTGGTTCTCACTTCCACCTCTCATTTTGAGGGGCAACAAGTTGTAATTACTGAAAAAAGAGATGGTGAGAATACCACCATTTATCCTTTCACCGTACACGCTCGTTCTCTAGACTCCGCTTATCATCCTTCCCAAAGTTGGGTACGACAACTTCAAGCTCAAATTGGTCACGAAATTCCAGCTGGCTGGAGAATCTGTGGGGAGAACCTTTATGCCGAGCACAGTATTCCCTACCACGTCACCAATTATTTTGAAGTGTTCTCTATTTGGGATGAAACTAACACGGCTCTAAGCTGGAATGCTACTCAGGAATGGGCAGATCTCTTAAATCTTCTGACAGTTCCTGTTTTGTTCCAAGGGGAATGGCCCGGAAAAGAGTTTCTAGATGAGCTGTGGCAACATTATTGTCAGAAAATGGATCCTGCCTTGGTTGAAGGATACGTTGTACGGTTAGCAGGACGTTTTTCTTACGATTCTTTCTCGGCTTCGGTGGCCAAATTTGTTCGTCCCGATCACGTACAAACTGACGAGCACTGGAAAAAGAATTGGAAGCCTAACCAACTCGTCCAGTCTTGACCCCTCCTTTGTAAAACCTTCCTAGACCGCGAGTTGATTTAACTCGCCCAGACCGAAGTTCGTAGAGCGATCGAAAGACCGAAAAACAAAAGGAGAAGTGTCTCATGATTTTGAAAATCATCCCCATCCGTCCCGCTGGAAGACCACATCTGAAAAATATTAATCGTTACGTAGAAGGTTCTGAATTTTCAATAGAGCTTCATACGTTTAATGACGAAAAGACGTATGAGGCTTGGCTTGTAGAAAGAACCTCCATAGAAAGTATTGAGCACAGTACACTAAATATTCACGATTATAAAGGATTGGACAGCTGGCAAGTATTTGTCGTAGATGTTGAGAATTTCTTAGATGGAGACTTTGTTGTTTCTACTCAAACCATTCTTTGCAATCGTATATTTCTGCTTAACGACAAGGGAAAGACAGTAGACACATTTAACACAACAAATCCATTAGTATTTCCTAGAAAGCGAGAAAATGAAACTAAATTCATAGATGGACATGGAGGTACTGTTGAAATAGAAGATGGAAAAATTAAACATACTACACCATTAAAAAATGTTTTTGAATTAAAAAATGTTTTTGATGGACTGAAAGAAAGTGTGGGGCAAGAATTTAGAAAAAGGCAAGAATTCGTAGCAAATTTAACTGAAGAACAAGAAAAAGAACTTGGAGCGCATTTTTATGGTGGTAACATTGGAGGGAAGGTAGAGGTTATAGAAGGGGTAACAGTCAAACCTTTAACTGTCGATAAACCAACTCCTTGTCCCTCCATTCTTCATTGGTGTACAGAACTGAAATATCTGGGCGGTAAAAATGTTTGGCCAGAGAATTTAAAAACTTTACTAGCTGCTTTTCAGGAACAGTGCCCCTCTTGTGGAGCTGCCCTTCGTTACGGTCGTTGTGTTCTTTGTGATAAATCCAAACAAGAATTATTTTCTCACCCGATCAATGAGGTAGTAGGAATTAGAGGGCAACGCACTGGTAGCAGCTTTCTATCGGCCATAGCTGCTACCTACCAGTTACAAAAAATACTCTCTTTAGATATGAGTTTAAGTACCTACTATGATATGCCTCCTACGGAATTTGAAATGGTACTAGTAGATCCAGGAAAACATATTTGGAATCACTTTTGGGAATTAATACACAATTCACCTTGGTTTGAGCAATACTGGAGTTTCTTAAAAAATGCAGTTAATTGGGGTTTCAGTAGACCTAGCAATGATAAAGCTATTTTTACTGCCAACGAAAAGACGAATTTAATTGTACGAAGAGGAGGAGTGGAAGAGAACTACAAAGGAAAAACCAGAATTTTTGCTGCCATAGATGATCCAGATTGGGTAGATTGTTATGGTAATAAAGATAAACGGGTTCCTATAGTAGATATTTATACAAGCCTTAAGAGTAGCCTTTCAACGGTGAAAAAGAAAGCTAACGATCAAAATTATAAATTGCAACCCTTGTTGTGGTTAATGGGTCCTCCTAACGGAGAAGGTGTAACTAAAAGTCTTCTTAGAAAAATAAAACAAGCTAAAAAGAAAAAAGTCAACCAACTAATTCTACATCAACCAACTTGGGAAATTAATCCAGAAACCAGCGAGGAAGAACTACGGAAAGAAGCCAGAAATGATGCAGAATTTCGTCGTGACTTTGGTGCTGAATTTGTAAAAGTGAAATAAAGGAGAGTAAATAATGCTACTCCAAGAAAAAATCTGGCAAAACCGTTTTGATTTTCGTGGCATTTACGCTTGTGAATTTTGTGGCTCTACACAAGAAGAAGGTAGTTGTTATGATGACGACTACTTTCACAATACAGTTACGCCCACAAAAATACGCTGCCAAGCTTGTGGTTTAACCACAGCTGAAGGAAAAGACAAAGAAACAAACTTCCAAAAAGTAGAATTGGTACTGAGTGACGAAACACTCTCACTTTGTAAAGAATTAGAAGAGCATTACAAATTTGGAGAACGGCTTGGTAGTAGATCTAAGCTGTTCGAAGAAGCTCTAAAATTGTATCATTTCTACTACCATGAGGTTCAAACTATGGGAAAGAACCTCTACACCGGTTTCACTTTTGGTACAGCTGAAGAAATCAGAGTTGCAGATGGAAAAGTAGAGTTGGTAAAGGAGGAAAAAAGTCATGAGTAGTAAAAAACTCAAGTACATGAGTGTTAAAGAATTTCGTGAAAATGGTCTTCTTTTTGAGGTTAATCGTCTAGTACTTCACCCCTTAGGATTGGCTCTTTCTGTTGACGTGAAAGGAGATGGAACAGAAAGCTTTGCAGAAATTTGGGATAATCGAGAAGACCCAGAAGGAATTTGCTTTGCACCAGAAACATTCTTAAATGGAAAGAAGAAATTTCATCAGTACATGAAAGACAAAGGGGATGATGCTTTACGGACGAGAGATAGAAAATTAGGTTACACCATTCAAATCGAATCTGGAGAGGAGTAGTTAGTTATGCGAGAAGTAATGATTTACGAACCAGGGGAAGAAGTTCGTTATATTGGAAAATCACTTAAAATTGTACTTCCGGTAGATGGTGCTTGGGTAGCAGGAAGACCCGAAAGTTCTCCGTTTTGCCGAGCTTTGGTAGAGTTTAAATTCACACTAGAAGCAAATACAACAGGAAAAGTAGTACCACCTCCTTTAGGAGGTGAAGAGAACATTTCGTTCTGTTACGTCAGATTTGATGGTCATTTGTACAATACTATTATTCCTATTAATTATGAAGATTTAGAAATTGTGTAAAAATGACTACTGAAATTCACTGTAGCTTCTGTAGTAGTATCATACTTGGACCAGGTACTGAGTTTTGTCATAATTGTATTAACCTTAAAAAGGAATTCCTCAGAGTAGAAGAAAAAGAAAGGTACAAATTATTTTACGATTATATTGATGCTGCCCAACTTAGAGAATTGAGAACTGTACTTCAAAAAGAAATTGGAGATCCCACTCAGTACAGTTACGCTTCTTGGCTTATCTATTTCAATCCTGATCGTACTGCTGTTACGGTAGAACTGTGGTACAAAAAAGACTTTCATTGTTTTGCACTTACCACGGAGGAGTTAAAAAAGTTCCTCAGAAAACGTCCTCCTTGGCGAAAGTACTTTGGACCCTATCAGTTAGACAAGGCAGACAAAGAGACTTTTAAAGCCAGTGTTGTGGAAATGTTAGCAACACTTAGCCCAATTATTATTCCTTCTGGAACTCTTCTTACTACCTGTCCAGTTTGTGAAAAAGAAGGTAAGAAACCAAAAACTTTCATAACTGATGGTCCTACCTACGCAAAGCCTATGGAACCACCACCCTTTACTGATAAAGAGGGTGTTAGACACTGGCACCTGGTTGGTTTCTCTACAATTTACTATCAGTGTTCTAACGATCATCGTTGGTATGTAAATCACTACCTACCTTGTATAGCTCCAGGTTGCATTTATGGTAAAGAATCCAAAATAGAGATTTTAAAATGAAACCAAAATTAATAGATGAACTTCTAAAAAGAGCTGACAAGTGGATCACTCAGGCTTTAGGAGATCCAGAAAATTACATTCCACCTTGGGATTTAACAAACGATAAACCAGTTGACATTTGGATAACAGCAGCTTCTTACTTACTCATAAAGTTGCTAGAACTTAAAGCTGTCAGTGAAGGTGAACAGACAACAGCTCTTTACGACTCTACTGCTGTGGGTGTACTTTGTCGAGCTAGGCACCAAGGTAAACCTGTAGAACTTATTTTGAGATCTCAATTGGGGTTGAATAAAGAAGAATCTCTAGTTATTTATCTCGTTCCTATAACTAGTGATGGTGAACGGGATTGGGAACAACCACCAGCTTATGCCTAAGAAACAACCAACGGTAGCCAGTCTTAAAAAGTTACTGGGCAACCAAGCCTACACCATAACCGAAGAACGGCTTATTCAAGACAAAATTGAGCAAGTCCTAACAGACAGTAAAATAAAACACCTTCGTGAAGCTCAACTAACTGAAAGTGATCGCATAGATTTTCTAGTAGATACCATTGGTATTGAGGTTAAACTTAAAACCCCTATTACTCAGGTTACCAGGCAGCTCCACCGTTACGCTCAAAGTGGTCTCATTTCAGAGTTGCTTTTAGTAACCACTTCTCCCCAACTTCAAAGCGTAGTTCGAGAATTCAACAACAAACCAATTCACGTTCTTCTTCTAATTACCGCTCTCATTTGAAGAGGTTTAAAATGATTTTCACATTCGGAAGAACTTCTAGCTACGATCGCGATTTTAATACTGAATCCAACCCTAAAAAACTTGGACCACAAAGTGATGGTTATCCTGGTGGTTCGGTGTGGAAAACTAGAGAAGAAGCCCAAGCTTTTGTAGATAGTTTACCAAACAAATATTGTCCTACTTTGAATGCTAAAGATTTTTCAGTTTATGGAGTGCTGGCTGATTGGGATACTGATGTGTATAAAAGCGATTCTGAAGCATCTTGGGCAAATTTAAAAATAGATGCTCCCTTAGTTAAACTAATCCCTTAATAATTAATACTCTGTGTCTTCCCTTCCCAAAACTTACGGTCGTTTTTGGCTTAAAGATTCTACTTGGCATGTGGCTTGTGAACCACATGTCATGATTAGATTAAAGCGTACTTTTGACAAAGTACGAAAAGACCAGTACGATGTAATTACTCTAGCAGACTCTCCAGAAACCTGCCGTGAACTTCTTTGGTTCACCCTTCGTTTTCCTCTCACTGCTATTGATGAACCCACCCAATTTTACCTGGAAGAGCAAGCTGAAAAACATGAAAGGGAGGAGAAGGAAGTACACCTGCTACTGAGCGGTGAGGTGGAACCCAAAAACTTTAAACTTCGTTTGCCTCTTCGCCCATACCAACGTATTGCCACCGATTTAGCTCTTAAAACAGGAGGATTATTAATTGCTGACGATCTCGGAACTGGAAAGACTGCTTGTATTATTGGTATGTTTACAGATCAACGTACCAGACCAGCTTTAGTTGCTACTCTTGCACATCTCACTTATCAGTGGCAAGCTGAAATAAATCGCTTCGCTCCTGAACTTACCACTCACATAATTAAGCAGGGAAAGTTTTACCAATTTTCTAAAGACAACATTTTTCCAGATGTTCTTATAACTAGTTATTACAAGTTGCATAGTTGGGCTGAGCATTTAGCTGGAAAAATTCGTTGTGTAGCCTTTGATGAAATACAAGAACTAAGACATGGAGAAATGAGTTTAAAAGGTTCAGCATCTTTTCATATTTCTGATCAAGCATCTTTCAGAGTCGGCGCTAGCGCTACTCCATTTTATAATTACGGCGCTGAAATGTTTAATATTATGAAAGCCCTTCGTCCTGGAGTACTAGGGACTTTCTCAGAATTTGCTAGGGAGTGGCTCAGCTGGGATGGTAAAAAACTAAAAGATCCCAAAGCATTTGGAACCTATCTTCGCGATCATGGTTATATGATTCGTAGAACCAGAGAAGATATTAGGAGAACTATTCCCACCCTTACTAAAGTTCCACATTGGATTGATTTTGATTTTGAAGCTCTCGACGCTTTAAAATCATCGGCAGATGAATTGGCTCTTTCTATTGTTCGATATGATCCAACTATTGATGAAGAGACACAAAAAGACAAATTCGCTAGAGAAAATGAATTCAAGCAACTTTTACGACAAGCAACTGGAATTGGAAAAGCTCCCTATGTTGCAGAATTTGTCCGCATGCTTGTGGAAACTGGTGAACAAGTAGTTGTATTTTTGTGGCACCGCGAATGTTATTCGATACTAAAAGATCGTCTTAGTGATTATAAACCATCTATGTATACAGGTTCGGAAAGTCCACAACGAAAAAGAAAACAGTTTAATCGTTTCGTGAGAAAAGAAACTCCAATATTGTTAATTTCTCTCCGCTCAGGCGCTGGACTAGACGGTCTTCAATATCATTGCCGCACTGTCGTTTTTGGAGAATTAGATTGGTCCCCCGGAGTTATGGAGCAATGCTTAACAATGGAAACAGAAATTTTAACTAAAAAAGGATTTTGCAAAGAAAATGAAGTAGAAGTTGGAGATGAAGTAGCCGCTTTTGATATAAAAGATAGTAGTATTAAATGGAAGCCAGTTCTGCATAAAGTTTGTAGAAAGTTAGGTAAAAAAGAAAAACTTTTTTACACAGAGACGAAAAAAATGGCTTTTAAAGTTACTGGAGATCATAGACTTATTGTGCGGCGTAGTAGACGCACAATTTCAGGAGAAAATAGGTCTGATTGGAAATTTAAATTAGCAAAGGACGTAGCTGGTAAAAATAGACGATTTGTTCCTACGTGTGGTTTGGAAAAAACTATAGGTGTTGATCTCACAAGTTATGAATTAAGGTTTTTAGGGTGGTATATTTCTGACGGAAGTTTTAATGGTAATCAAGTAACCATTTACCAAGCTGCTCATCAACCTTGGAATGATGATATTGTAGAAGTTTTAAATGGTTGTGAATTTACTTGGTATAGATATGAAAGGATTAATACCAACGGTAATTTGTTATATATGTATTGTGTACCAAAAGGGAACGTACAACGTTGGACTAAAAATGAAATAAGTACATTCATAAAAATGAAGAAAAAAGGAGTTTCTTATAAAGAAATAGAGGAAAAAATTAATAGACCTAGAAGTAGTCTTTATAAAAGGTGGGCAAAATTTAAATCGGGTTACAAATATGAATTGATTCCTCCCAAAAATCGAACTACTAAGGGTTGGGAATATTTAGAAAAATATTTAGACAAAAATTTAAGTCCACTTCTAGAAAACGTTACTCGTGAACAACTAATAAATATTATTCACGGACTTTATATGGGGGATGGTACTAAAAATGAAAGTCGTGAAAATGTGGTAATGATTGGCGGTACTAACAAAATTCTTTTCGATCGTCTGCAATCATTATGTGTAAGACGTGGGATGTCTGCTACTATATCTACACACAAAAAACCAAAAGATCCGAATAGAAAAATCTCACATACTATTTATATATCTAAATTTGAAGATGCTTACATACCCGGTCCTAATAAACCTAATGTATTGTCAGAAGTGGAACCAACAAAAAATGAGAAAGTTTGGTGTGTTACAAATGAATTAGGAACATTGGTTACCAGGTATAATGGTAAAGTTGCTGTAGTTGGAAATTGTATAGGTCGGGTACATAGAGACGGACAACTAGATGACGTAACAGCTTACTTTTTGTTAGCCAATGGGGGAAGTGATCCTTACGTTTCAGAACTGTTAGGAATTAAAAGAGCCCAAATAGAAGGCGTCAAAGATCCAGAAGGTGCCGTTCTTCCCAATTACGATTTAGATAACGTTTCTGTAAAAGAACTAGCGCTTAACTACATGAACCAACGACAAGAAGGAAAGGCGGTAGAAGTCATGCCAACAAACAGAAAAAATTTAGAAACTTATCCTTTGGAAAGTGAAGAGAGTAACATTAAAGCCTACTTAACGGACGAAATTAAAATTGAGTTGTCTGAAGGTTTAGCCAATTTTACAAAGGAGAATGATCTGCTAGATCTTATTGACAAAGAACTACTAACAGGTTTCTTAAATTCCCTTGGTTTAAAACCCTCTAAAAAGCTGCATAAAAAATTGGTTAAAAATTTGTGCCTGTCTCTTTTAGAAGCTGCTTGTAGAGCGACTATCAATGATCGAAAAGTAATTAAAACACATGACTTGTAGTGATTGTAGTTAAAAATCCTTCCGCCAACTGGCAATAAAAGACTTCCTTTCCAAGTTACATTTTAGTGTAGTGGTAAACCTGGTAGACTTTAAGCTACCAGAGCAGTATAAAAGCATCGTTGTTCTAGTGAGCGGTTCTAGGTTCATTTCCCCCGTCCGATTACCCTTCCCAGACGACGGTGCTTTCTTTTCTCTTTAACGGTTAAAATCAAAAATTCAGGAGAACAAATCTATGAGAAAAGCCGTACCCGCCTTCATAGTTATTTTTTCGTTGTTTTTTCTAGCTTGTAATCCTTGTGAACCAGGCGCTCAACGTTGTAACGGAACCATTGTTGAAATTTGTCGCCCTGATAAAAAATGGCACAAAGTTCAAAATTGCTCAAAATTGCATAGAACCAAAATGGTCCACAGGTGTAAATGTATTAAACCGGATGGGAAAATCAAATGTTATTGTTGTCCCATCTCTTCTGCTAAAAAGGAGGTTAATTAACCATGGGAATCGAACAAGTTACTCCAGAGTTAGTCAAAGAATTTTGGAAAGATGCTCTCAAAAAGTTTGATGCTAAAAGTGTCGATAAAGATGATTCCACTTTTATGAAAAGTATTGCCTCTTTTTTAGACGCAATTAAAATACTGGATAAAGAAGATTTTATGGATCGATTTACCACTACTATTTTCAAAACCATTTATAGACCTTTTAAAATTGGAGATACCTCTAATTATAGTTTGTGGGGGCAAATAACTGTACTGGTCCACGAATTAACACACGTACTTCAATTTGAAGCGAACGAAATTGAATTTACGGTTGGTTACATAACAAATGAAAGCAGTAGAGCTGCTTATGAAGCAGATGCCTACAGTGCAGATATGGAAATGCACTATTGGATGTATGGCGAAATTTACAACATTAAAGATCGTGCTGCTAACTTAAAATACTATGGGCTAGAACAAGATGAAATTGATTTTGCTGCTTCTGTTATGGAAAGTAACAGTCTAACAATTTTAAATAGTGACGCAGCTGTTAATGATGTAGCTGCATGGACTATGGATTGGTTAGAAGCCAAGGGTGTTACACCAGAAGTGGTGCACTAAGTCATGGGTTGGGGACCGACCACTCCCATAATTGACGGAAAGAATTTTATCAAGACAGACGATCTTGATAGAAGTTATATTGACGCCTTAAAAGCTGGTAACGATACTCGTTACCTTAGTCTTACCAAATATACTGTTCAGAAATATTTAGAAGCTTGCCTCCGATCCGATGGACAATTTCGTCCATTTTTCGACAAATTTGCTGTTTTTACTGGGGGATTTGTAGTTAACGAAAACTTCAACGGTTTAAACGACAACCAGAGGCATTTGCAAATTGCTCGCTACATGAGCCAAATTAAATCAATGCCTCCTCAAATTTTTATTCAAGATGAGGGCTATACCCACACTTCTTCTGGCTTAGGCGGTTTAAGTGCTGGTTGGAACGAACGAACTCCTGATGGAGCACAAATTGTTCGAGTTACAGGAATTGCTGAAATTCCTCTTGCTATTACCTACAGTGTTGTTCAAGATGAAACTGCTGTAGATGATATGATTGGATTTTTTGAAGCTGCTTTTGGAGATTACCAAAAATTTCTTTGTGGTTGGGTTTTGCGTCCTGCCAGTCCTATTGACGGAGCTTATTGGGAAGTTCGAATTCCTTTAAGCGGTTGGAGTGTAGGAGCAAAAAGCAATTCTCCTGTAATTGGTTCTTCTGGTGAAGATGTCATTTGGTCTGTGACTGTTTCCATTACTTTTGATTTCGAAAATAGTAGCTACATAACTTATAGAGCTGCTCCCATTGCAGATTTGTACAACGCAGAATTTACCGTTGCAGTACCATCTTCCATTCCTATAAACAGTGTCATCCCTATCGAGATGGGGCACATGCCCTACCCGGTTGATGTTTATAGTTCTGACATTCGTGTAGCTTTGATAGATCAAGAAGGTAGTAAGTATTTTATCAGACCAAAACGTCCTGGTGTTTTTAACTTAATTATAAGTAAAAGAGGCGGAACTGACAGAACTAAACAAGTGTACACAGAGAAAGAGATCAGAGTAACACTTCGCTAAGAAACCTAGTTACTCTCTAAGGAAGAAGAAAGAAGGGGTAGTTATACCTTTTCTGTGTCTTTTCATCATCATTAGTGTCAGCATTGTAAGTAGCAGCATTAGAGGAGAAGCCTCATGGCAAATGGCAACGTTGGAGATCTACGTTTAACTCAGAGTCAATATCTGAGACCTGGTGCGTACATTGGTTACATTTTTCAGGCTCGTCCTGTAAGTTCTAGCGGATTACCTCGTCTACCTGGTTATGTTGGACGCGGAAGTAGATTAGCACAGACTTTAAATTTCCAAATAATCAGAAGTTACATAAGAGAAAAGCAGTTATCTTTTTCGTTAGTGGCTCCTCATGTTGCTCCTCTCACAAGCCCTGCCAGTCCTGATAAAACAATTGCGTCTCTTTACACTCAGGCTGGGTTAACTTTAAGAACAAATGTATGGCAATTTTCGGAAAGTGAACCTGGAAGTGGTGTCTACGACCAGATCGAAATTGCTATTACTGATTTTGATGTTAACGCTACCTATTATCTGGATTATCAAAGTACAGATCGCACCGTAGACGACGAAATTGCAATTGACGAAATTCGTCAAATGTTAGAAGTTGGTGAAGCTGAAGGTTCTGACGAATACATAGAAAATGTTGACTACCGAATTGTTACCGAAATTTTAGGTGATGTTAGTGGTGGAAATGCAGATGCTTTAATTCGGGATGAAAACAATTCAGATGGTGATGGTCAAACTGGGGTTATTACGGCTACCCTCCAAGGTGGTAGTACTGGTTCCATCACTCCCAATCCTGCGAGTAAGTATACATTTGAATATAGTATGAGTTATAATTTGCAGTGCATTGCTAGTGGGGGTATAGCTCCAGCTCGTTTTGCCACTTTCCAAATTTCAATTGATCCTCTTAGTGGTGGTAATGATCAAGTAGCTCCAGTTCCTAAACACCCCAGCTCTAATGAAGTCTTTCAGTTTACAATTAATGAATTGGTAAATGATACCAATTATCGTATTGACGCCAATTACCCCTTTACAGATGAAATCGCTTTAAATTTCTCATGGGGTGGGGCCAATTTCGTAGGTAATGTTGTTCCTGCAAATGCTGACCTTTTTGACTGGGATGCTCTTGGCCCACAATTAATTGAAATTAGTAGTGCTCATGACAATACCAACCAATTTTCTGAAGTAACCGAACCCGCCGAAAATGGAAATATTGGTGGTGGTGCCAATACTACTAGTGGAGATATTACTCTTAATACCAATACAAATTATGACAACTCTTTTGACCGCCATTATTATATGGAGGTAATTAGTGTTGGTGTAGGCCCTCGTACAGCTACGATTGCTTGGCGTGGTTGGGACGAAATGCCTTACACCTATGGCACTCTTAATTTAGATGAAAGTAACCCATCTTCTCTTACCAATATTTCTTTGGAAGAAGATATTTATCTTGACTTTGATTTTGGAGTTGAACATCTTTTAGCAGACGTTGGTGACTTACTGGTTTCACCAGACGCAACTGATTTAACTAGTGCTGTTACCCTTGCCACAGAAATTGGTGTAAATTGGAATCGACACGACAATGATACTTTGGTAGCAGCTCATAATATTGGAAGTACAGGTAATCATCAAATTACCGCTGCTGTTCCTGTTGATGAGGCTACCCTTAAACTTTTCTGCCAGGACGCTGAAACAGTTTACAGTGACCATATTGGGGATTCTGCAATGCACCCCAGTATTGACACAGTGTGGTTACTTGATAGCAGTATTACTTTAGACAGTTTAGTTAACTACATTGCTTTCCTAAACGACTTCAAAGTCAAAAATAATAGACACGTAATTGGGGTTAATTTTGTGGCTGGTGACACTTGGCTTATGACAGCCAATGCTGCCATGCAATATTATACTGCTAAAGATAATCGCGAATATACTTTAACAACTACAACAGTAACTCCTGGTACCAGTGTTGAGTTCCAGTGGCGTGGTGATACCTATGAAAGCAGTTGGGGCAATAAAACTCCTACTGTTACCGATCCCTACATGGAGTTTACGGACAACATTACGTTAGCTCTCCGAAATTTTGACCCGTCAGGAACTTTAACTAATTACGATAGTGGTGATATTTTCACATTTACCACAGTTAACGACAATGAAATTGATTGGACTCTTCGCCAAAGAGTTACGCAGAGTTTTGCTTCTGGAGATATTTATTTTGATAGTTTAGGTCGTAGAACCGGAACACCGGGTGCCTACTACGTTATTTTAGACGATACTCCTGAAACTATTAATAGAGTGGAAGACGCTGTTACAGGTAACGCTCTCAGTTATAGTATTGTCACAGATACTGGGGGAAATAATCTTCCCTACATCATGTTTATTACTAACCCCAACACGACAGTTGAGGTGACGTATGAACATAGAGGAAGTGAACCAGATCCAGGGTTAGTTTATTTTGTAAGTGTAAACCGTCTTCGTTCTGATGATGAGTATAACACTCCTACTTTGTATCTTACTCGTGATTTACTGAATGAAGGGCTGCGTCCAAGCGAGACTACAAACCATATTTGGATTATGGGTAATATTGCGTTTGATACCGGATTTTTCGGTTGCTACATTACTCAGGTGAAGAGTGCTAGCGAAGACGAAATTTATACAATTGCTGATTACAGACGTGCAATTGATGCTACTGAAACCGTAGATGATATGACTGATTTGGTTGTACTGAGTCAGTACGAAGCTCTTGGTTATGCTAAATCCAGTGTTGAAAAAATGAGTAATCCTTTCATTGGGCGAGAAAGGTTACTTTGGCAGGGGGCAATGGCTAATACTCCAATTGGAGATTCCAAAACTCCTGACACACTTATTTATTTATCTACACGAACTCTGCAGCCCAGTAGTGGAACAATTACCTCTCCAAGTCGTGGACGTTGTATTTTGACTGGAAACACTTGGGCAAAAAGAACTGTTACGTTAGATGACGGTACGTCTACTCAATTAGATTTAGACGGTTCGTTTATTGCAGGCTATGGAGCTGCTAGAACAGCAGCTTTCGCAGCTCCTTATGATTCTCTTCTTAGAAAAGACTGTGCTAGTTTTGATGATATGGAGACCTTTAATAGTAAAGAATCTATTCTTGTTGGGAATGCTTCTATTCTTTATCTGGATTCAGTTGGATCTGGTCTCTTCCGTTACAACGAAAGTGTGACGGTAGATCAAGGTGCTCCCGACGTTCACGAAATTTCTGCGATGACGCAGAAAGATTATGTAACACGAAGAATTCGTTCCAAGCTGGACCTGAATTTAGTTGGTATTGTTCCTCCCAGCCCTGCTGCTGGTGTCATTCAGATTCAGAGTTATTTGGTTGGAGAGCTGGCTAATATTGTTAGTGAAGGATTTGTTGCTCCTTATGGTAGCGAAGAAAATCCACCTACAATTAGACCTATTAGTGCAGATGAAGATACACAGGTATTTGTAGACGAAAGAGACCGACGACGGTATCACCTTAAATATTGGTACAATATCATTTATCCAATTAAATGGATTCTGGGATTGTACAGTGTAGATTCTAGATTCTGGGATAATAGGAGTCTGGCGTCTGCTCAGTAAGGATAAAAGACAATGATTAATTTCCCACAAACTAAAATCACCAGAGCTATCGAAGCTGAAGTAACTAAAAAATTAAAAGACTACATTCCTAAAAATGAGGAAGTAGGAATTAAAAAAGTAACTGAATATGTTAAGTCTGCTCGGGATAATAGGTGTAAAGATTTACCGGAGCAATTTAAAGAAGTCACAGTAGCTAGTCATGGTGAGGATGAACATTGGCTTGGTTTTAGTTACTATTATCAGCGAAGTGAAGATGAAGTAGGTGTAGGTTTGTTCCAACTAGACAAACGCTTTTGGGAGAAAAATTCTAAAGAAGAGACAACGTCTTCTAAACCAGAAGAAAACTAGTGTTGGTAGATTGCAAAGCAGAATTTCATGGAGATCAGGACGCTATTCAAGCTCTTGGCTTCGTGACTACAGATGATCAACAGACGAGTCTACATACATATTTAAAAGAGGCCCATTTTCATCTTATTCATATGGATCACATAATTGATAGTATTGAAGTTCGAGAAGAGCATTTTCTTCCTCCAGATACGAGTGAAGAAACAAACATAGGTGAGTTTAGAGCTTTCTTTCATCATTATCCAACCAGACGAGGATTACAAATTAGATTTTCTGTAATGTTACAAGACGGAAAATCAGCAGAAGCACAAAGAGAAGTTGGAGCTTTCAGAGACAAAAGAGTTGATAACTCCAATCCTCTTTTAGCAGGACGTGAGGCTTTAATTTGGCCTCTTTTACCCAAAATTGACTACCACAGGAACCAGTAAGTATCATGATTAAAGTTGTAAAATTTTATAAACCGCTTCAGTTAGATCCCGGTGAATTTAAAAGTTACACTGTTGAAGATGAAATGGGAACAGCTAAATTTGTATTTCTTCCAGAATTAAGAGTTTATAACCCACAAGGTGGTTTCGATTGCCATTTGGTTGTTAAGCATATTTTTGAGCTTGGTTTTGGAGACGACCCTCTTTGGCAAGGTACTGAAGAATTTATTGTTGTAGATGAAATAATTCCTCCCAACGCTTTTAGAGCTTACAATTTCACTCCACAATTGGATAAGGCTACTAAAATAGTTACACGACATGTTGTTACAATTACCAACGAAGATCCTGTTAATCAGCGTATCATTAAATCTCTAATTTTCGGTCTGACAGAAACCCAGGTTAATTTGGGTGACGATTCTGGTGTTATCACCACTCAGCAAACGAACGTTTAGCTCCCTAGCTGCGAGGAGAAATAGAACATGGCAGGTCCAAGTCTTGATTATAGTGCTTTTGCATCTAATCCCTACGGTGTTTTAGTTAAACCGATTGACCACACTAATCCGGATGCTCCCACCAGTAAGACGTACCATGGTATTACTATTGAAGCCAATGGTGCTGTTTTAGGTCGTATTCAGAGCTGGAATGTTAGTGGGGCATACACTCGTGAGGGTGAGCATGTTTATGAACTAAATAACCGTACTTGGGGACGACCTGTTGACTATGTTCCTGGCAGAGCTACTGGTTATAATATTGCTGCTACCATGGCAGAAATCTGGAATAAAGAAGTCGAAGTCCAATTGGGAATGGTTCGCAGTGGTAACCAGTGGGTAGATTTAATTGACCAGAATTTCCCCTTTACGTGCCGGGAATTCTGGTTCCGTGGTGCAGCTATTTATCGTGTTTGGACCTACAGAGGTTGTTGGTTTACCAATCGTAATGAAGAGAATTTCACGTCGGAAGGAAATGCTCGGGTAATCAGTAGTTTTGAATTTAATTACGTAGCTCGACAACTTACCAGCGGTGTGGCAGCGTAGCCATAAAATCTTATTTTTCTTGTTCTTTCGCTGATAGATCGTTCTTCCTGTTTGTTAATACATACTAGATGGGTAGCAACGTGAACCGAAGCAGGACGCATCAGCGAGAGGCAGGAAACGAAGATGGCAGGCAAATTCCGATTTCAATCCGGCAACAAATTCTCCCATACCCACTACGCAGATCCCGATAAGTTCAATTCTAAAAAAACGCCGGGGAAACAAAAACTAAACGCCAATCGTGCGTTGATCAATAAAAGTGTACGCTTTATCAAGAAGGCTATTGAAAAATTGGAAAAATTGGAGAAAAAATTTGAAGCTACTCTTGCATCTCCCTATGTCGCAAAAACCCAATTTAAAAAACTGCATGAAGTTAAAAATGATTTGATGATGGCTAAAGCCACACTTCAAGATGTAAGTGTGAGGCCAGTAAAAAAGACTACGGCTAAATTGGAAAATTTAAGCATGCAGCTCAAAGAGCTGATTCCACGAATTAAAAAATCTCCCCTCTTTGCCAATGAATTGGTAATTTCCTCTAGTAAAAAAGTTAAAAAAGAAGCTGCTTTACCCCTTATCAAGACTACTATCAAAAAATTGAAAAAGAGTGTCGTTTCACTAGAAAAAAGAATTGACTCAATAACCAAACAAATGGATAACATTAAAAGATCTCCTAAAAAAGAAACAGATGACTTAGTTGCTTCAGTAGAAGAAGATGAAAAGGATAAATCGAAACAACTCACTCCCCAGTTCGTTGACGACTTTTTTAAAACGGCTGCAGAAAGAGGGTGGACAGTCAACACAGACGTCAAAGAAATTTTCAACAAGCCTCAACCGACTAAAGTAGTGAGAAATTTGGATGAAGGGATGGAAGTAATCAAAAATGTTTCCCTTCCTAAGTCCAACCTTTTAACTGAAGAAACCCCAATTGGTCTACTAGAATTTCCTATCATACTAGTGCAAAAAAGACGTTTTTCTGAACGGTTGATTAAAGAAATTCTGAAACTTAATTTAGGATATGAAATTCATATTGTACTGGGCGGTTACTTAGTAATTACAGGCGCTCTGCTTATGGGAATCCACCGCTCTATGATTAGGGTCTATAACAATGCTTCTCTTAAAGATCCATCAACATATTGGAATCGAGAAGTCTCTTTATTTAAGAAAACAAAAGTAGAAAAAACTAAAAAAGACCAGCTCAAAATTAAAATAGATACATCTAAATTTGCAAAACTTGTTCCTTTTTTGCAAGAGGAAAATCCTCGTTACGAAGAAATACTTAATAAAGCTAGACCCACCAATCCAGCCACCCTTTTTGGCACTCATTATTATTGTCCTCTCTTTCCTCAAGGAACAGAGTCTATTAATATTATCAGCATTGATAATTGGTCCCCTTTGTTCCAGAAATCAGAAACCACAAAAGCCTAAGGAAATTAAATATCATGGGAACTCAAAAAACAGGTAAAGGCGGAACTACTCAACCTCCTAAGCAGGTAGGACCGAAAAATAAATGGGAAAATACTACTAAAGATGAAGATATTATTGATGCTAGACAAGCAGCTACCAGTCCTCCTGAAGAAGATTTAGGTTTGCGAGCTGATGAGGCTTTTGAACCAGACCCACATGGTTTTGAACCTTCTTCTCAAAGAGTAGAAGAAAATGCAGGTCGCAGTATGATTCCTCTGAAAGGAGAGGATTTATCTACTCTTCATAAAATGCATGCTCCTGGAGAATCTATGGTTCCAGATCCTCATAAAGAAATGAGTGATCGTCATTTAGATCCTAATTCTTCAGCTTTTAATGATGAGAAATTTGATGATGAAGAGGTTTTAGCTAAATCAGTTCCTCGTCATATTCAAGCAGATCAAGTTGCAGATGATTTACTGGGAGATTTTTCTCCAAGTGCAGATCTAGAAGAGGCTTACCAACAGCAACGTCGTCCATCGTCTAAACCACACAATCAAATTGAAAAAGAGGTCCCTCAAGATCCTGCTATGGCAGCCAACGCTGGGAATATGGAAGAAGCTGCTCGTATTTTAGAAGCACTAATTAGAAAAGCAAACAAAGCCAGAGGAGAAGGTGATTTAAAAACTGCTGCTGAGTTAACTACTATTGCTCAGAAAATAGTAGCAAGTTCACAATTAAAGAGACAACAGACCAAAAAAGAACGTCATCCGGCTCTGAAGAAACTACTCAACAATTTAGGATTGGAAAAGATTCAACATACAGATATTGAGTGGTTAGGATCTAAATGGCGTTTCGCTGCTAGACCAGCTCCTCTTGACTACTGGTTAGGAGCTAATACCGGACCTGAAGGATTAGAGCTAAATGCTGCTATTGTAGCAGCTGGATTAGTTGGCTTAGACGATGAAGAAGGGGTTATGCACCCAATTTGGGAAGTTCATAATATTTCTCTTTCCGCACATTATGAATTTGAGGTTCCAGGGCCAGATGAAAATTTACCACCTGTTACGGAAGATGTTGACATTCCTGTTTATCACAAAATGTGTGAGAGTTGTTCTGTAGAAATACCTGTTGAAAGTGAGGCGTGTGAAGTTTGTGGAGCAGCTGTAGATCTTTACGATTTACCTGTAGATTTGCGTATTCGTTGTGCTGAAGCCTCTTTTAAACTATTAACCGAGAAGCTTTGTTTAGATGCTCTTGATTTAAGTGATTTAGTGACTAAATATAGAGAAGCAATGCCAGACCGAAAATTTGATAAGGAGGAAGTGTTCCCTTTCGTGAAACTCTTGCCGAAGCGGAGCGAGATGGGGATGTAGAAGCTTTTGGCAGGGTTTTAGTTCACACGGGTATACTTCCAACAGAGGAGAAAGCTAAAAAACTGTGGCATAATAAAAGCGCTCTCTACATGATGGATTATTGGATTTCCAAAAAAGAGCAACAATCGAAACAAATGTTAGGAGAGGTACTTGGAGTATATTGGGATGAAGACAGCTTAGAAGCTATTTTAAGAGAGCCTGATTTACGCGATTATAAAAATAGAAGTAAACAAAAGAATTTCTTCTGGCCAATGCTATTGGCGTTGAAACCAGAATTCCTTGATATACTTAGAAAATCTACAGGTCGTAAATTTGGTATTAATTCTCCAGAATGGGCTAGAGATGAGGAAAACTTTGTTGACATGTTCGATTGGAAAACGGAAGACTTCGTACAATTTGTTGGGGCAGCTGTAATGCCTCGTGTGAAAAAATAAAATGTGTGAGTAGTTTCCATGGCAGACGACGACACCACTAAAAAGACAACTGAGGGTACAGAAGACCTAGCGAAGGCTACGCAAAAGCAAGCCGATGCTATGAAGCAGATGACGCAGAGTACTCGTCCTGCTACCAAAGCTCTCAACAGTTGGAATTTAGAAACTGATGCTGCTATTGGTAATCAAGAAAGATTAGCCGATGTAATTCGACAAGAAACAGATGAGATTAAAAAGCAAGTTAAGGAGATGGGATCCCTTAACATGCAAGTTAAGGACATTAGTGGCTCTATTCAAGGTTTCATGGGAAATCTTAAGCGCCACATGTCGGTTAGCCATCAGTATAATCGTCTTCTTAAACAAATGCGAGAAGGCCAAAAAGATTATACTGCTAGTTTACAATTGTCTACCAGTGAGTTGGGGAAAGCTAGTGCTCAAAGTCAGAAACATATTGACGCTCTTAATGATGCCTACATTGAAGCACGTATGAGAGCTGCCGAATATGGTTTAGAAGCTCAAGAAGTAGAAGCTCATACAAGAGAACTGCATGGAGCTTTCGGAGCGCAACTACAAGCAATGGGGAATGTAGGAGTAGAGCTAAAAAAATTACAGAAAAGTACTTTCGCTTTTTCTCGTTTTATGGGGATTGATTATAGTGAAAGTGTTCGTCATATTGACGACCGTCTTATGCACAGCACTAAAACGTTGGAGGAAGTTAGACAGGAAACACTCCTGGTCGCTAAGTCTGCTGATACTTATGCTAACAATCTTAAAAAACTGGGAAAAAGAGCACTTCAAACAGGAAATATTACTAAACAAGGATTTTTGAAAATTATTCAAGAAATTGGATCAGAATTTAAAAGTGGTAAATTCGCAGCTGAAGGTTTTGCAAAAAGTACTGCACTGTTTTTAGAAGTGGGTAAAAAACATGGTATGACTCCTGAAGAAGCTAAGCAAATGGCTACCGGTTTTGGTAAGGTAATTAGTCAAATGGGTAGCGCTCAAAGTATTTTTGGAATTAAAACAGCACAAGTATTCGGAAATATGTTAACTAATATAGGACAAATCCAAGATGAAAATTTGAGAAAGAGACTGGGTTACTACGCAAAAAGACAAGAAGAACAAGGTGCACTTAATATTTTAGATCTTCGTGGTATAGCTGCTGCTGTGAAAGGTAGTAGTGAAGGTATTAATATGTTGTTGGGCAGTTTAGAAAAGCTGAACTTACCAGAAAATGCACTGAGAGCTATTGTGGGAGAGATGGTTGGACCTGAACAACAACACTTAGCCGATCTCCTGGTTGAACAGATTAGATCAGGAGAACTTCGAAAAGGATTTGAAAAAGAATCGCTTGCCCATTCTAAAAAGGGAGGGGAGGAAGCTGAACTACAAACTGCTATTTGGGAAAAAGATTTGTATACTATGGTCAAAGAAGGCGCTACTGCCACCGATCAGCGTTATAAAGCTATTAGAGCTATTGAGGAATTCAAAGGAAAAATGCTGGCTTGGTTAGATAAGTATTGGATATTTATAGTTGCTGCACAATCTGCACAAACCATATCTTCTTTATTTGGTAGAGGGGGTATGTTAAGCGGATTACTTGGAAGAGGAGGAGCTGGAGCTGCTAGTACAGCTGCAACAGGGGCTGCTGGAGCTGGACGTATGGCATTAGCTGGGAAAGCTTTAGGTGTTGCTGGAGCCGCTTATACAGGTTGGAATGTAGGTAAATGGTTAAATACAAAAGTTGGGGAAGATATTGCAAGTGGTCAGTTTAGCCATCATATGGGGGAGCAAGCTCAAGGAAATTTAACCGCACTAATGGGGAAAGATAGAACTCTTGCCAATTTCCTCAGTATGAAGCTAATGGAAGGAGGAGGAGGATCCGCAGAGGGATTTACTGTAAATAAAGAAGGTTGGGAAGATTTAAAAGAAAACACAGTACGTATTAGAGGAGCTGTCACTGAGGCACATAAACAAACTTACAAACAAAGACAAAAACAAATTAATGATGCAAAGAGGGATTGGAAAAAGCTTGATAAAAACCAAAGAAAACAAATAGAAAAAGCAGAAGAGCAGAATAAACAACTGAAACGTTTTATTGAAAAAGGTAGTATGAGTGATGCTGAGAAGAAAGCATATGATAAAGAACAAACAAAGTTACTTTCAAAAGATTTTATAGAAAATGCTAATAAATTAAAAAAAGAAGAAACGGGAAAAGATTTTACTAAAGAAGGATTTCAGAATTATATAGAAGATTTTGTTGGTATGACTGGACGTGTAACAGGTCCAGCTAATATACAGGTAGCTGTTGACGCTCTTATGAAAAGTAAAGAAGGTATGCGTATAGTTAAGAAAGCAAAGAAAGGAAAGGCTGTTGAAAGCGAGGCAGATGTTCGTAAAATTCTTGCACAAGCTATTCTTAAAAGGCGTGCTGGAGGTCTTTGGACACCAACTAGTAAACAAACCAAAACAGAAAAAATGGAAGAAGCTCAAAATATTTACGGTAAAATCCAAAAAGGAAAAATTGTAGATCCCTATACACTTCGAGCTGCTGCTGAGTGGCAAGAAAAAATAAGACAACAATCTTCTGAAAAAGCGTTGAAACTGGATATTGGCACTGTAGATACAGGTGCGGCTAAAGAAGTTGTTGCAAAGGTAGGGGCCGATAACAGTATCGAAGCTACTTTCCCAGCCACTAGACTTAAAATACGAGGAAAAGACAGTGTAAAAGTAAATAATAACCATGAAGCCTTAAATAGGGCAAAGAAACCACCCGTACCGTAAGGTTAAGAAAGGAAGCACCCCATGCGAGGAAGTAAAAGACTAGCTCAAGCTATGGCCAGAGGAAAAGTAGTAGTACGAAACATCACGGCTGGAGAGGTTAACCTTCAGCTGCTTTCAGATGATAATCAACAAATTACTATCATTATCGGTCCCTATGCAGATGAAGAGATTGCTCCCAAATACGTGAGCATTAAAGGTCTTACACGATCTCGTAATTTAGAAAAGAACCTAGGACAGAAGTCTCGTAAGCTTCAAGTTTTATAAAAATGTCTGATAATTACACAGGTATTTATGTAGGTGGGTGTGCTAGAACGTTTTTATTCTCAGAAGAAAAAGGTCAGTTAGGATTGTTTTGTAGTCCAGATTGCACAGGGGCAATTCGTAAATCAAATGGAGAAGAAACTGGTTATCGTATTGACTTTGTTGGAAGAGTCTATTTTCAAAGGGAATTAACTGATTTTCATTTTTGTAATGGACGTCTTTATGGCCCATCAAAAGCATTACCAGGAATAATATAAAAATACTAAAATTTAGTTTTACTCTTTAATCCATTCCCATCCACCTTTTTTGACTTTGTTGTTATTTTTCATTACACTCAACCATCTGTTAACCATTCTGGTTGTAACGTAAGGATGCCCATTACATTGAATTAATTTAGCCAATTACATTGAATTTAAAGGGTGTTCGGAATTACTTAAGATAGCTTCTGCTGTTTTGGTCCACTTTTTGCCGTCATCAAAAAGATCTCGTAATTCCTTTGTAGTTAGATTTTCACTTTTCATATGTTTAAAACGAATAACCTTTATTCTATTATCGATAGTAGTTAGCTTTTGAGTTAGTTCAGCCACCCCAATTCTTCTTTCTTCTTCCAATGCCTTCCTTTTATTAAGTAAAAAATCAAGTCTGCTAAGTAGTTCTTCAGCACTTTTCCGTTTCATAATATCTTCCCCTTCTAATATTATAGCATAATATACGATATTAAACCTCATGCCAAGTGTTTAAATAAGTCTGAAGTTTAAGGGGGATAACATGTTGTAATTATTTAAGTTTTACATTTTTGGAGTAAAGTACTTGACAAATGCGCTGTCGGCAGGTAGACTTCTTATTGTCTTACGGTAGTTTGTCTACCTGCCGACGAGCGCTACAACAGGGTGCTCACCACGGGCCATCGAGGATGCCGGTAACACTCTCGATGGCCCTTTTTATATCTCCACTTTGTAAAACCTCACTATCATGCCACAACACATTTGTTTTATTCACCAAAGTAACGGCCCCATTGACGTTGTCTTTCTCCACGAGCACCACAGAACCCCCAGAGCTTTTGGAGGTACCGACGATGAAGACAACCTAATTTGGTTGTGTGTACCTTGTCACGATTTACTACACCGTACTGCTGTCATGTCCATGCATGGTAAGCGTGGTTTAGTAGATGATGTCATTGATCAGTATCTTCCGGGGGATTTAAACGCCCAACAAAAATTTAAAACTCTGCTTCATGAGGTAATTCAAGCTAAGACCGCCTTCATGGAAAAAGCAGAAGACCCTGAAGACACTGTACTCATGAATCTTAAAATACCCAAACAAGTTCATAGTGTACTTAAAACATGCTCCATGGATCATCAACATCCTAATGGAAGAAATATGGGGTTGTACGCCTTCACTACTAAAATACTCACACAATTTGCTTTGAATCAGCTTTTTGGAGAATCCTCAGCTCCTCCCCCTCCCGGCTCTGGTGTTCAGGCACCTCCGTCTACTTTGAAAAAAGAAGCTGTTATGGCTGACTTGGTTAAATTTAAATAACTTAGTCTTTTCACGGCATTACACAAAAACTTGACAACAAATTATTTAGTGCTTGCTTTTTTGGCAACCTGGTGCTAAGTTTGTAAATGTATAGGTAGAAGACCGCCTTCTTTATTGTGACTTTTTGGCGGTCAAAAGGAAACTTTAGTGAGGTAGCATTATGGCATCGTTAGATTATAGATCGGTCAGCATTCGAATAGGAGTACCTTGTCTAACCCGTATAGATCAATACTGCCAAAATCCAGCTAACAGAGTCGAAAATCGTTCCGAATTTATGGGGTTTTGTGCAGCTCGTCAGGCTAGTCGTATTCTAGCTGGTAAAGTTCCTTCTTATGTAGATCTTAGAACAGCGTCTACAACAGAAGACGAGACTACTACCATAACTATTAGTTTGATTGAGAGACGAGCAGACTTAATTGAACAAGCATGCCGACGTACCAGACATGTTTTTAGTCTCTTTATTATTTGGGCAACTATGGCAGAGTTGGATAAAATAGAAGAGACAGAAGCGGTAGCTTAGACGTGAAAAATCTCACATAGATTGGAAATTTCTAATCGTCTCCAATCTGCTTCTGTTTCAGCAGCTTCTTCGTACCCGTTTTTTAACCCTTCAATTTCTCCCACGTCAGGGAAGCAATCAAGCTCTTTTGGCAGTTCCTCCAGTTTGTGGAGCACAGTCTCGTCATCGTAAAACATGGTTTTTGTCCCTTTTAGAGTTGTAGTATCCATTGGTCAATTATGACTACATTACCATTATGTATAACTAATTTGTAATCCCCACCTAAAAGATCTGGGTTTTCATGCTTAAACTTAGCAATTAAGTATTCCGCTGTCATCTGTGATAAAGAACCCAGTTCTAATGTACCCTCCTTTACTCCAAATACAGAGCTGGTAGCCGTCCAGGTCAACGTAACCGGTGTTTTTCTAGTGTTGTGCAAAATCGAGTTCCTTCCAAAATACAGGTTCTAGCACCTAGTAATACGAGCCTGGCACACTTTTGAGATCGTGTCAAGTTTTCTTCTCTTTTTAATCGCACTGTAATTTTATTTTACAAATACAAAAATAATTTTTAGTTGAAGGCAGTAATTTCAAATAGTTGGACTTATTCCTAAAAATAGGACAGTCTACTTTTCTTTTTTGGTTGACAAACCGTTGTTTTACTGTTACAAGATAATAGAGAGTTGAAAACAAAGTTTCTACAACGGAGAAATTAAAATGACCGAAACCAACGAAATTCCTACCGACAACAAGAAGATCAAGCACAGCCACTACAGCCTGTACCCTGAGGCTTTTCGTCCGATGATGGTACCCATTCAGGAGGAGGAGGATGCCACCGTTCGGATGAATATCCGAAACGAGTTCAGTGAAGATGAGGAGGACTGGGAGGATTTCAAGAATTCCATCAAAGAGTTTGGGATTCTTCAGCCTCTCTGTGTGGCTCCCAACCCCGACAAAACCAACGGTGTCAAGTATCTGATCATTTTCGGTGAGCGGCGTTGGCGCGCAGCTCGGGAGCTGACCGAAGAGGGGCATCCTGTTCGTGTTCCTTACGTCATCGATACCCCTGCCAAGGACGCCGATGAGGAGGAGACGAAGCTGCGTCAGTTCAAGCTCATGGCGTTGGAGAATATCCAGCGTAAGGACTTGACTCACATGGAAAAGGCTCGTCTCATTTCCACTCTCGAAGACAATGGAATGTCCGTCGAGAAAATCTCGGACATGCTCAACAAGAGTCTGCCGTGGGTCTACAACTACCGCACGCTCGCGAAAGACGCCAACGAAGAGGTGCAGCAGAAGCTGGCGGAAGGTCGGATCACACAGCAAGCAGCGCTGGACATCGTAAGAAATCATGATCGCGAGTCTCAGGCAGCCGCGCTGAAGACCGTTCTTTCTCAGGCCAAGTCTCGGGCTGCTACGACGCGAGCTGCCCAGGGCATCAGCGGAAAGAAGATGAACAGCACGCCTCCGAAGAAATACGTCCAGGCTGTGGTGGACACCCTGCGTGAGGCGGAAGACCTGGAAGGCGTCATGAGTCTGGACGACGCACAGATCCTGCTCGTCACCGTGATGCAGTGGGTGCAGGGGAAGAAGGCCGACGTGACGCTGAAGAAGCAGCTCAACGCAGCTTTCGACGGTCAGCTCAACACCCGTGACATGTTCGACAACCGGCCGCGTGTGAAGAAGGAGAAGGTGTCAAGCAAGCTAGAGGAGAGCGACAAGCAGACGGAGGAGAACACTTCCGACAGCGAGTAATTAATTTCACTCTACCCGTTGCGTGCTAGGGACGTAGGTTCAAACCAACAACGGGTAACGAGACCAATTAGCAATTGGTCTAGTGAGGACGAGACCTCATGATGAGAAGCCGAGTAGCTCTCGGTAAAAAACGGGAGTAGTTACGACCTAACGTACCGTGCCGTGAGACACGTGGAAATAAGCTGGAGATTAACAATCGAAGAAAGCGGATTTCCAATCTCACATTTTTAATTTGGAGAAAAAGTCAAATGCCAAAAAAAGCAACTTATTATTGTATTCGTTGTCTTCTGAAGGGAAGAGAAACTTTTTGGTCACCAGAAGACGACTTCCCTGATCAGTGTCCTCATTGTAAAATGCATACTTGGAGAACAGACTACGCAGGAGTTATTGAGTACATCAAAAACATGAGAACAGAGGCAGATGCAATTGAAGAGACGTTCAACAAAATCACAGGAAAAGGTAGAAGAACCTAATCAATCAGGACTGTATTGTCCAAAGCACGGATTTATTCCAGAAGGGAAAATTACAACTGTAAAAACTTGTGGAATCTGCATGGAAGAACGTAGTTGTTCAGCAAACGACGCAACAATTTTGCAACGCAGATAAAAAGGAGAAACTATCATGTACAAGTGCGACAAGTGTGGAAACAGTACCGGAGCTGGCCAGGAGCTGATTTGAAGGGTAGTGCAAACCCGCTACAAGGAGTACCCGGAGCGCAAGGACAAGCGAGGGAACATCATCGATGAGGGTGGTGATGGGCGAGAAATCGTCAAGGAGCTGAAGCTCTGCCCCTCATGTGCTACCGACGCTTAGACCTTCTTTTCTCTCCTTCCACTTTGTAAAAACTGTTGACACTGCTCCACATTAGTGGTAGCATGTGGTAATAGTGAATCCAAATTCCAATCACCAAACCAAAGGAAAACTTTATGGACAAGGCAACTTATGAGAAAATGCTGGCTAGAATTTCTGACCGTACTCAGGATGTAAGAGCTACAGCAGGAGAGCTACTTAATTGTTGGGGTTTCGATTTGGAAGCCCGCCGTCCTGGGGTGGCTTACGTTACCGAAGCTGGTACTCAAGTCACCAATCTCGACATGGCTTGCATTCTCTCCAAGTTGGTGGAGTGGGGAAGTGTTATTGACCTTAGCACCTACAAGGCTCTTGGTCCTGCTACCAAGCGAGAAGGGGAAATCGTTACCAGCAAAGACCACAGACACGGAAAAATTCTTAGTCTCATTGCCCATAGTGAGGTTTTTAACTTTTCTATCCGAATTATGGATATGAATGTGATGACAGCTAAGGATACAGGAAATTACCGTAATTTCCTCCTCATGCATGATCGCCAGTGGCATGAGGGTTTCCGAAGCCTCACCTTCATTCCTACCGAGATGGAAAAAGAGCTGCTGGCAAAGATTCCCAGCAACGGTAACACTACCGTTTTCGAGCATTTCATCAGTCCCAATCGTTGGCCTAGCCTTTACGGTCGCTACTACATTCTGGCCAAGGCTCTTATTCCTCGTCTAAAGGACGAAATTAAATTCCTGAAGAGTGAAATCAACCGACTAATTAAAGCTCTTTCCATTTCTACCGAACCGTGGCCCAAGACAACTAGAGGTGCGAGTGCTCCGAAAAAGGTTTGGAAATTTGAAGCTGAGGTAGCCAATGTGAAGGAGCTTCATGGAGACTATACTACTTTCCCAACTACCCAAGATGGATATGATGAAGCAAAAAACCTAAACAGCCGGCTCAATGGGTTTAAAGAGCAGCTCTCTTTCCAGATTTGCGCTACTGAGTTCTCTTTCTTTGAAAAAGTGCTCGCTAAGTGCAACATGAGCGATGATGACTTCATCGCGTGGATTGGAGATGGTAGCAATAGCAACTTCATTCCCAAGGCTGCTTGGGTAAATGATAAAGAGTGGATGAGCTGGAGGAAAAGCAATAGAAGTAAGCCTTGGATGAGCATGAACATCGATCCTGATAACGGTCTAGCTCTTCGCTGGAAGCCGGGTAAGAAGACCATTCAGGTAGCTCCTGACCAGGCTTAAAAAGGAAATTGATGTTTAATTTTATAATTAACTTTGGATTGGCTTGGTTAACAGGCTACATAGTAGTAAATTCAGGTTTACGACTATACCAATATATTAAAATTGGTAAAGTGATAAACAATCTAGAAAGATAGAACAACGTGGCTCCAAAAATAAATCGAAAAACCTGCAACCTAGTTGGGTTTTGGAAAACTAAAAGTGCCCCTAAAAAGAGGTGTGCTAAAAAGTGGACCAGTGGCAAACAAAAACGAGCTGTGCTAGCTTTTATTAAAGCCGGAACAGTGGTGAACACTAGCAAAGGGTGGGCCAATTGCCGTCTTTGTGGAGCCAAACTAGGTTGCAGCGATTTACTTTTACCAACTGGCAATTTTCTATGTCCAGCTGGGTTTGAACACTACATCGAAAAACACGGGATTAAACCGCCGAAAAAATTTATTGATGCAGCTGTTACCTGGTACACTGAGACTGAGTGGGTCACAGAACGACCCTACCTCAGACTCATTATAGATTTACGCTCTGGAGAGGTAGTCTCCAAACGATTTTTAAAAACAACTACTGTAGAGAAAAAATCATGAACCACCCGTTTTTCAGCGACAATTTTTTCTTAATTCCGTACTCAATTGCCCCCGTTGTGGGGGAGATTACATTCACCACCATGGAGATGGTTTTGTTTTTAGTGGAAGCGAAATTAAAATTCCATTTTGGTGTGAATTTTGTGATGATGGGAATAATCTTCCTAAATCTCCTTCCATGTACTTGGTTATCAGACAACACGAAGGTAATACGTGGATAGAATGGATTGTGAAATGACTAAAGCAGAAGAGTTAATTTATTCTTTTCCTCTTGGAGAGTTTGCTAAAGAAATGAGGGGCAAGATAAAGGATTTTGTTCCTCACCTGGGAGATATAGTCTATTTTCGATTGAACAGTTATTTCGTTTGTGAGGCTACCATTACTGAGGTAACATTTATTCTGCATGACGGTACAAAGGAAAAGTCTAGCGCCTGGTTCTATCTTTTCAAAGAAATAGGAGATGCAGATTCTCATTACTGGTTCCCAGTTTCAACAGGAGAGAAAGATGAACTTGGTTGGGGTAAAACCAGGGATGCCGACTTAACAGAACTTCAACGCTATAAAGATAATGGATATAAGATTGTAAATATTCTAGTAGATGTAGATTTGCCTGTAGGACACAGTTTTGATACCCAGTTTTCTTCTAAATACAGGTATGAAGATGCATACAAATACTTAAATGACGCATTAAAAGTGTTAAAACCATTCAAACATGCTAAGAAAAGACATAAATCCTCAGCTCTTCACAGGTACGTAAGAAACAATAAAAGATTCATTGCATCAACCCACAAGAAACAGGTTGAGCAAATGGATTGGCCAACTTACAGAATGTTCAAGGAAAGAAAGGTTTTTTGCAGAAAAAGATAATAATCATGAAGCCTCTGCAAGAAATAATAGAAAAATGGTGGCCAAAAGCAATTACCACTACACAGTACGCTACACCTCTACTTAATTTACTACCTCCAGCTAGCTCTGTACTAGACGAGAGGTTTGTAATAGATAGTTTGTATACCCCACCAGCTCCTATACTTGTCCAGTGTCCCAATTGTGGTTATTGGTTAGATTGGATCTCTAGCCAGTATGATTGCAACTGGTGTTGTCGTACATGGGACTACGATGGTATTAAAAATCTGGTGAAAAATGGAGGTACTTTCTTCCAAACCAAAACTGAAAACGGAACTACTGTACACCTTCATGCTTGTTTCGATGTAGCAGTTGGTCTGGAAGCTCACCAGGTTGATAATCTCCTTTGTGATCTCATAGACATTTTCTGGTGTTACCATTTCTTGACACAAGATGGTAAAAAAGTTCTAAGTAAACGAGACTACGCTTTTTGTGTTTTTGTTTATCTAGCAATGGAAGAGTATCTTAGAAAACCTCACCAACATTTAATCAACCGACTCCGTAAAATTAAAACTCAATTAAGAACTCTTCTTCCACTGGTCATGTACACTAGTACAGATAAACTATTTACAGACCTACAAAAAAGTAAAAATTGGTCCCACTTTAAACCTAGAAAGAAACTGGACCACAATTGGTGGACTTCTAAACCCTACAGACCTTTAGGTAACATAAAGCAAATGCAGCCTGTGGTTTAAAGAAAAACAAAGTTAATTTATTTCAAGGAGGCAAAGATGACAACTTCCAGACGCACGTTTTTCAAGGTAGCTGGAGCTGCACTGGTAGGCTCTCAACTCAGTAGATATGGCAAAGCAATTTCCAAACCAAAAGGACAGTTGGTGAGCCCTGGTACTTATATTGAAGCTAAACCATATGATGGTGATGGTGTTTATCTACCTAACCAAAGAACTTGGGGTAGTAAAAATGTTACTACAATTGCTTGTCGTCGCGTAATTTTTTTGGACAAGGGAGAACCAATTGACTGCCTTCCTAAAGTAGGAACGGTTGTTTCTTCTCCAGACGGCAAGTATCTTTTTACTGTACCTGAACAAGCAGATGTACTACCCATTATTCCTCACACTACTGGTCCTTGGGATGAAAAAACCTTCGGAGCTGTTCCAGGAATTACTTACAAGGGTGTTAGTATGGTAGTAGAAGCAATTGTGCCTGGTACTGAATACAGTTCCTGTTCGATTAGAACCGTAACCACTCCCAGTGCTGCCAAACATTTCTCTGTTTGTGAGGATTGGCGAGCCCCTTATAGAGGTGGCATTTGGTCTAAAAGTTATGAATCTGGATGTACAGGTGGGTTGGCTTTTGATGCCCTTTATCCTGAATATACTCATGAGTATTTCAGAGCATCTAAAGAAATTCTCAATTCTAAATTAGTTTACGATAACGATAAAGGCATTGTCATTTTGCAAAAGTAGTAGGTTTAAAAATGAAACGAAAAGCCGTTTTTAAATACAGGTATCGTCATGGTGTTTACCGCACTTGGCCTATTTTTATTTGGAGAGAGTGTGACAGTTGTGGCAAAGAATTTCGGCGAGAGTGGGGTTGGCACTTTTTAACTGGCCCCTGGGTAAATGGAGTTGGGCATCGTCACTACCTTTGCCGTACTTGTGCAGCTACCGTAGAAGAGGCTCACAACTATGCTGGAAGTGGTCCTAGTGCGAGTAGAAGAAAACCCCCAGCTCCACCAAAACCAATTAAAAAGAAGAGCTAATTTGGACTTTTTTCATATCTACTCTCCTCTTATGGTAAAAGGTGGGTACATTTGTTCTACTTGTTCTAAGATTATGAAAGAAGAGGAGTGGGTCGTGGAATCTATGGGACAATGTAAGAACTGTTGGGAAACTAATCCCGAACCGGTCCCAACTAATTTTGACTTAGAAGTTATGAAAGAAATAAAAAACGAAGAAGAGTTGTAAAAATGCCAAATATAGAAGTCAATATTGAAATTTACTGTAGCTGTGGAGAGGGTCTTTGTGGTCAAACCAGAGGAGAGTTTGATTCTAAAGGCAATCCTTCCTTTGTAGTCTCTCCTTGTCTAAAGTGTTTTACACGGGCTCAAGATGATGGGTACGAAGAAGGTTACGAACAAGGAATAGAAAAAGCAAGAAATGCAGACTAAAGAAAAAATATTTCCTGTTAGAGATTTCTGGACACCTCTTTGTCCTATTTGTCAGTTACCTTTAAAAGAAGAGGCTGCTTTAGACCCCTTCTATGGAGAAATTCTACTTTTTAAATTTAGTTGCACTTCGGCTTCTTGTGCATACTTCACCTTTTTGAGCATAGATACTGCGTTCAATAAAGACAACCTTCTAAATCTCTTAGAAGAAAAAGAAACACCCGAATTACCCAAAAGGTGATTTTTTGTTTAAATTAGGATTAAGATCGTGTGCGTTCTCCTACCACCTAGACCAAGGTGCTCCATTTGTGGATCACCAATGCTTACCGACCTAACCTCTTTCTGTTCTCTCTGTGAAAAAGCAATGGAAAGTTCAGGCTTTTTCTCAGAAGATTATCAAAAAACAAACAAAACTTTTTTCAATTTTACAGAAACAAAAAAGACGCTTCAACACCACAAACGTCACAATCAGTATTGGAAAGCCAGAAGAATTTACCTGCGAACCATAATCCTTCTTCGCACTTTCGATAACCTTAAAGAGGAGTAAACTATTATGGAAGTTTTCACAGATTTTAAAGATGGACAAATAGCAGAAACAGCAAAAGCATTTCTTTTAAACATGAAGTTGTTAAAAGAATTTGATGCTTTTACCACAGAACAAAAAGGATTTATTATGCATCTTTTAGGAGTTAAAAATCCTAGTAGTGACGTAGAAAGAGAAAAATACGTTACTTGGTTCAATACTACCAGAAAATCCATACTCAAAGCTATCGTGCTTTCATCTGACGCTTTCAGCAAAACCATAGCCAGTGAGTAGATTCCCCCATGCAGACCTCAGAAAACACCACTCCTTCTCGTACTCTGGTTCTTAACCAGGGTTACGAACCTGTTAAAGTTGTTAGCTGGAAAAGGGCCATGAAGCTTTTCTTTCTAGGAAAGGCTGAAGTGGTAGAACCTTATCGCGAAGCTCCCCCTCTTCACAGTCAATATTTGACGTTGGAAATTCCAGCTGTAATTAGGTTCACTCAAAAAACACGTTACTTTTACGGTAATTTAAAACTGAGTCGAAAATTAATTTTTCGCCGCGATAATTTCTGCTGTCAGTATTGTGGAAAGAAATTCCACCACACAAAACTGACAGTAGACCATGTAGTTCCTCGTAGTAAGGGTGGTAAAAGAACTTGGACTAATTTGACTACTGCTTGTTTTTCCTGCAATCAGAAAAAAGGTAACAGGACCCTTAAAGAATGTGGTCTCACTTTGTTAAGTAAACCTCAAAAGCCAACACACGTGGCCCAGATTTTATTTAACCGCACCACTCCTGAACAATGGTTGCCTTTTATTGAATGGTACCAGAAAAAGAACAAAACAGCAAAAAATTAAAGAGTTGCATCATGATAATTCCACTCAAAGATAAACACATAAAGAAAAACTATGAAAATCTCTGTGAAGACCAAATTATTCTCAGTGCAGCTCGCTCTATACCAGAAAATATGAAAGCAGAATTGTTAAACAATAAAGAACAATTTCTTAGAGGTGTACTAGCTGGTCTCATTAAAAGCATGTCTTTGTTGGAGAAAATTGCTAACCTTTTGACGCAAGGAAAAACTTTAGAAGCTTTACAACTCAAAGCTGGATTGGGAGCAATCATGTTATTGGTTTGTCAAAAACTGGTTGGCGAAAAAGAACTGCCGGAATTGAAACGTATAGAAGTACCAGAAAAGAAAATAATTGTGCCGTGAGGTGATGTTGTGGATTGTTCTATTTGCGGTAGTAAACTGAAAGCTGGTTGGACTCCTTGTGAAGCTACCCCAATTCCTGATAGTTTTAAAACAACTGCGGAATTTAAATTTTGGAGTGGACAAGTAAAACCACTTATACCAATTTTTCTTTGTCCTCACGGTTGCTACACCACTATCCCCATTACTACTAAGAAAGAACTGCAACAGTGGGTTGAAGACGTAGTTTTAGAAAATAGAGAAGAAACCCCAAAAAAATTTGAAAGGAACGTATTATGAACATATCTCATTTTCATTGCACCACTCTATCTGATTCGTGGTACCAACTTGTGTTTAACCTTATGCGGAATGACGACGTACCAAAAAATGTGTATCAAATACAAAAAGGTTCATATGTAGGGCAAAAGCGATTAGAATATGAATTTGTAATTGTTCAAATTGATCACCCCGGAGAGATGCCTCTTATTCCAGAAATTCCGCCACACCTTAATATTCCACCTCCTGTGGAAAGTATGGATTATGTTGAAGAGTATTTTGCTAATTATCTTATGAACCCAGAGTTAGAACGTAATGAGACCTACCGTTACAGCTCGTGGTTAGAGCCTGGTGTCCGTCGCGTTATTGAACAACTTAAAGGTGTACCAGGTAATAATCAAGCAGCTATTAGTATTGGAGGGTGGTCTCCATCAGCAAACTTTCACTATAATTCAAAAGAAACTTCAGAAGGAATTGGTCGGTTTACCGATACCGATAACTTCATTGATCCTGGTACCGGACAAAGGGATCCCGCTTGTCTAAGAGTCTGTGATTTCAGACTTGACCAAAATAATACTCTTCATATGTTTGTATATTTTCGCAGTTGGGATCTTGGATCTGGGTATAGCGCAAACCTAGCTGGTCTCCAAATGTTGAAATCTTATGTGGCTCAGGAAATAGGAGCCAAGGATGGTAAAATAATTGCAGCTTCTAAGGGTTTGCACATTTACGATCACTACATACAAGTTGCAGCAGTTCGTTTAGGGATGGAAAATGTAGATAGTATGGATAATTTTCTCGATTATATCGAAAGTGAGAAAATAGATAAATAGACAATGCCTGTGCCACAACCAAAAACAAAATGGAGACCTCTTCACCTTTTTACTCGTAATATGACATGTTGGTACTATAGAAAACTTAACTCAGAAATATTTGACCCTATGTTTCAATTGTGGCAGAGATATCAAAATAAAGTTGAAAAACTGATGATTTTAGGACAGTTAAATTTAAAATGACGTGTATTATAGGTCTTAAAAAAGACCAGCATATTTATATAGGAGGAGATAGCTGTGGATCTGATCAGTTTAGTTACAGAGATTGTTATTTAGACCGTAAAGTTTGGAAAATAGGAGATCAATTTATTTTTGGTGGATCTGGAAGTTACCGCGCTATCCAAATATTAAAAACATATCTTCCTTATGACAAATCATTCTTAAGCAAAAGTAAAAACTGGAAAAAATTACCAAGTACATTTATGATTAGACATTTTATTCCGACTATCAAGAAATTGTTTGAACAACATGATTTTTCGCAAAAGAAAGATGAAAAATCTGAACAGAGTGCTAATCTTTGTATAGGTTTCAAAAACGGTTTGTTTTTATTTGGGGATGAATATGATATTTTAGAAATAAAGTCTTTTTGTACCATTGGAAGTGGCTATCAGTTATCTCAAGGTGCTATGTCCGTTTTAATTGAAGACAAAAATTTAACACCCCAACAAATGATTAAAAAAGCGCTAACAGTAACAGCCAGGCACATGGGTTCGGTTACTCCTCCATTTCATATTGTGAATATGAAGAATGTAAAATAATATGTCCACTAATCAAGAAAACAAAAACGGTTGTCAAATTTACAAATCCAAGACTTGTCCAGCCTGCGATAAAACAAAACAAGCCATCGAACATTTAATCCAAAATTTGAGTAGTTCGAGTACAACTAGACAACCTGTTGATCCTTCTAAGCTTTGGAATATCATAACCGTACACTGTACAACAAAAGAAAGAATGGCTATTTGGGACCACATTGCAACCATTGCTCTTCAGGACGCTTTTAGAGCACTTTATGGACCTAAAGAATGGAAAGGTTTTGTAGCTAGAGCTAAACAGTTTCGATCTAAACAGGAGTTACCTTGAGACGACCTCCAAAACAAAAACCTCTCCATTATTGGTGTAGTCTTTTTCCTCATTATCCCATTTTTAAGGCTAAAAAGTGTTTTAATTGTAAACAGTATTTTCAGTTCGAGTGGGGGTGGCGGTGGTTAAGAGATTTGCAGCTAGTAGCTACTGAAGTTGGTTATCTTTGTAAAACTTGTGCTTCTACTCGTCAAGAAGCGCTAGATGTACTTAAGTGGCAAAAGACAGAAGAGTGTTAAAATGGTTCAAAGAGTTCACATAAATTTCTCTCTGTTCCCCTCCTACTCAGAGCTGCAAGGATCTCCCATAGAAGTAATTAAATTAGAATACGCCTTGTCTAAGAAAAGGTTAGAAGTCTACAGTTCTTTTATGCCCACCTTTAAAAGAACTAAATTACTTTTAGACACCATGGCAATTACTTTTCCACTTTTAGCTGTTGGAGCCATTTCTGTTTCTCTTCCTTATCTGGCAGCTTCACTTATGTTTGTATTTATTCCAATTTCATTTATACAACGACACGCAAGTGAAAGAGCAGCTGTTTGTTCCGTTGGTGTCAAAAGAGCTACTCATCAATGGCAACAATGGGGAAGAGTTTACAAAGGAGAGGATTTAGAAAACTTAAAAGCTAGACATTTAAGAAAAGAAGACAAAGCTATTTATGCTGATTTTCTTCCTTACATAAAATACGATTTGAAAGACAGAGATTAAAATTGAAATCGATCCTTCTGGTAGCTCTCACACTTATCTTGCTTGCCGCTGCTGTAACAGTTGTAAGTCTCATTATAATGCAACCAGTACCAGAAGCCAAAGACGGAGACGAAATAGATGAACTCTAAAATAGAGCCGTATAGTTTAAGAAACACCCTCAAAAAAGTTGGGCCTGGACATTTTGTAGTTCTTCAGCCTCCTAAAAAGAGAATAAATAATCCTGTACCTGAAAAAGATCGTGATCCAACTAAACGGTATTGTGTTTGCGGTAGAAAATTAAATTACAACAATAAATCTGGCACTTGCGCTGTTTGTCTTAGAAAACTTCACTTTAGAACAATGGCAAGATAGCGCCCACATATTTATTTAAGTTACCTTCTAGTAAGATGGAAAATGTTGCTCTTTCTAGCACTTTGGTGCTGTTGTCTATTTTTCAAACCCAACTACCAAGTACCACCATTAAATTGTGTCGAAAAAACATTTGCGTTGAACATCGTTTAATTTGGACTACTGATGACCACCCTAACCGATGGACTCCAGCTTTTCTAAAACTTTTTAAACAATATCATAAGAAAGCCATCTTTTTCGTTAATACGTATCTAATTTCAAACAGCTATCGATATCCTCACGATAAAAGATTACAACGTTATGTGAGTTATTACAAAGCAATTAAGAAATCAGGGCATATATTTGGTAATCATGGCCACACTCACGTTGACTTGTGCACAGTTAAAAGGAAACGACTACGACTAGAACTAGGATTGCCACAGAAATTACTTCAAAAAGAAATCAAAGTCACTCCTGCATTTTGGCGACCACCTAACGGTACACTTTGTAAAACAGCACTAGTAGAAGCTAAACGAAGAAAACTAAAACTGCTATTGTGGGGTGTTAGCGACTACAAAGTAAGTATTAAAAGAATGAAGTATTTAATTTATGTGAGAGCTTTTACTCTCAAAAAGAAAAGTACTGTTTTACTTTTTCACCACAATGTTAGAAAGTTGAAGACTTTTCTACAGTGGAGCAAAAAACATGCCAACCAATAACAATTTACTTAAACAGCTTTTAGAGAATAGCCAAAAATTGCTAGAGGCTTACAGGCGAACTAAAGATGAAAGTATCTTAAGCATTGTTGAAAATATGATTCAACTCATGCTGGAAGAAGTAAACAAAGAAGAAGACCTTCCTAAAAAAGAAACTACTTGGATTGAGGATTTATTAAAGCAAGCTCGGGAGTTAGATATTCCAGTTTGTCCTGGCCCAATTAAATTACCTCCAGCTGATTTTGGTGGAGTTTACGTTTACGCAGCTCCAGGTTTGGATATGATGGGACCAGCTGCTTATGCTGCCCCTCCTATAATTTCGACTGGTGGAGGTAAACTTGTACAAACTTGGGTGTCTGATTCTACAGATACAGATACTTACGAAACAGAGTGATTCCTAGTTAGTTTGTGGTGAAGCTAAGTTTTCTCATTTTGAGCTTGACAACAGTACTGCAAGGTGCTACGGTAAGACCACTATGATGCAGAGACTCGAACAGGTACCGTTCCCAACGTGCTCAGGAAAGCACCGTAACTGGCAGCTCCCCAGTTACGCTACAAACCTGGTCATGGGTTATTTGTTCGACAACTCTAGAACCAGGAGCAAACCAGGTGGCTGAAGAAGCCTAGCGCAATCTCAAGCCACCTAGATACCCTAGGTGGCTTTTTTAATGCCTTCTGGTAGTCTGAGTAGTAGATAGGTAGAAACGGCGTAGAGAGGCGATACTCAGGACCAGACGAACCGTGTCAAACCCTCTTTTGGTTTCGACTGAAAGTGTGGAGCGGTAGACAGGCACATTAAAATCAAGATTGCTTTAACCAGGCTAGTTGGAGAGCCTGAAAAGAGGAGGTGCGTAGCAAATAACACAACTAAAAACTAGGGGTAGGTCATCGCCGAAGACAGACAAAATCCTACCCCGACTGGGTCGGTAGCCTAGTGGATAAGGCCCTGGATTTCTAATCCAGTTCACGTGAGTTCAAATCTCACCCGGCCCCTTTGGTGCGGTAGCTCAGTTGGTAGAGCAGTGGTAACAAAAATTAAGGTCTTTACTTATCATTCCAATAGCCTCTGGGCGGTTTTTTAATACCTAGTTTTTTGCATTGTTTTGCGATTGCTGCATCAGATACTCCAAATTTTTTAGCTAATGTAGATGCCTGTACCACATATTTAGGCGCGTTCGGATAGCGGCAATTCCGACTGGCTGTAAACCAGTTGCCTTCGGGTTTCGATGGTTCGAGTCCATCACGCGCCATAAAATATTGACAAAAATTATTTTTCTGTCATAAAAAGACAATAAAAGAGGTGTAACATGAAAGTATTCTTAGATGATGAACGCGAAACACCCCAAGGCTGGACACGTGTCTACTGGCCCATTGAAGCAATCAAACTATTGCAATCGGGACAGGTTGAAGAAATTAGTCTGGATCATGACCTTGGAGATGACGTTAGAGGTACTGGTTATGATGTTTTGCTTTGGATTGAGGAAGAAGTAATTCTTAAAGGATTCAATCCTCCAGTCATCAAAATACACTCAGCTAATGAATCTGCTAGAATTAAGATGCAGTTGGCTGTAAGAAGTATTGCAATGCATTCAGCCAGGTAATTCCACAGATGCTAAACTCAGAAGAAATTGGTTACTACCATGTCTACTACTCCTGTAGATTCCGCTGTTGCTATGACCATGCACGAAGCTACAGAAATAACTGTACGCATCGGCAAACCACCTAATCATATCCAAGTCGAGCTGGTCTTCACTTTCCTTCCCACTCAACAAGATGCTGTAGAAGCCATGAGGCATTTCCTGACAGATCAGGAATTCCTTGACGGAGTAGCTCTGCATTTTATGCAGGCCATACAGGAAATCCCCCTTCCTAGACGACAAGATTTTAATGAAAAAGAGATAAACGGGAAGGAGACTAGTATCTGGCACCTACCACTACTTTTCTTCCATCATAACATTAGTAAATAGCTTTAACAAGTAATGCCCACCTTTAACCGCTATCAATTCCGACCAAGTTTCATACGTGTAAATACTAGAATCTAAAACCAAGTCTGTAGTTTTAATAAATTCCCCTTTTAGGGTTTCTTTTTCCTTTACTTCAGCATCTTTTACCATCACTGCCACTACCCACCCAAAGTGAACACTTCCCACACTATTAGTGTCGTCGTTTAAAATACCTATGGGTGCTGAAGATTGAAACTCTGAAATAATCAATTCCTCATGTAGCTCTCTTAAAACACAATTATCAATTAAGCTACCTTTTTGATTACTATCCACAGGATTAATGTGTCCGCCTACTCCAATGCTGGCTTTACCGTGAAGGCGCTCCTCACCCCCTCCTTCCAATCGTTGATACCGAAACAACAGTAATTCTCCACTAGAAGATTTTTTAATTACGAGACAGTACGGAATTATCTGTTTGAGACTGCTGTCCTCTTCAGCATGATCTCTGTTTACAAAAAACCCTTTATAATTTATCATCTTAATATGATTAGGATCAAATAAAGGTAAAAATCCATTTGGAGTTGTAGTTGTGAATAAATCGCTACGACGCACTACATATACAAATTCCATACTTTTATCCTTTTCTACTACTACTACAAAATGGTGCTCAAATGAGGTTTAAGAAAGGCTTTAACCTTTTTGCTTTTCTTGCTAGCCGCTGAAAAAACTCTTCGAAGCAGGCTTTGCTCCTCTTCTACTGTAATAGTTCCTGCTACAACTTCGTGGTGTAAATAAAATACTACCATACTCAGTATATCTAAAGCCAAAGCTCCTTTAATTCCTTTGTAATCCTTGGCGTTGACCATTGCAGCTACATCAGGTCTTACTCTACCTGGAAGAGTTGTTAATTTAGAAAAATAGTCTTCCATTTTATTTTTAGTAGCGTCCACAGCTTTTCGATTAGTTAACAGAGAAATGAGTTCAATGTTGTTTCTTTCGTCTACAGTTCGAGGATAAATTCCAGATGAGCCAAATACTGAAGGCATGGGTACACCATAACGTAGACAATTGTAGTACAAAACAGGTAAAGTGAATCCGTCTCCCCAAAATGTAATCATATAATTTGGTTGTACTCCTTCATAACGAGCTGCAAATTCTGCCAAAATATCTTCTGAATCCTTTTCTTTTTCTGGATTAATTGTTAAGTTTCCGCAACGCACACTAAGTTTTTTAGCAGAGCCATTCAGATAGATGTAACTAATACCAACTATTTCGTGATCAATAGGATGACCAAAACGTTCCTTTCCTTTGGGAGTGTCAACAGCTGTAGCTAAATGTACAGCACAATGGTTAAAAGTAGTCGCGGTGTCTTCGGACATGAGATTTACTTTCTCCTGGAGCGTTTTTGGTGATGTAGTCTACTGTAGGATTTAGAGAACTGTTGCTTTTGCTTATTTTTATTGTGGTCTCTTTGTCTAGCTTTCTTATCACCCAACCATGGAGCTGAAGAGATTAATTCTTTAAGATGTTTTTCTATTTTTTGTTTAGAAGCTGAATAACATCTTAGCTTTATTTCTCGCGCTGGAAGTCCTGAACACTCAGGACAAACCATTTCTGTATCATAACCGCAAGTACAATCACCAGTCTGACAAGCACATGTGGTAGAACTGTAGCTAAGCACAGCTCTGCTTTCTAAAAGAGTATTACAACGTGGGCACCTGTAACCCGAACTTAACATACCAATGTCTTAGTGTAAATTGGAATTGCCTTCTGGATCATCGTCATCGCTACCATTTTCAGGGTCAAAAGAAACCCCTTCAAAATAGGCACCTTCTTTGCTCCAGTGTTTAACCATATTTTTACGTTTTAAAGTGAAAAAGGAAAGTATGTTACGGCAACAAATTTCGCAAATGGACACTCCCTCATTAGTGGTAACTAGACTTCTACAATCTCCACCACAGAAACTACATTCATCATCGTCAATAACCATATTGTCATTATCTTGAGACACCATGAGAAAATTATTTTCTTTCTTTTAGTAGTAGTTCAAGTATTGGACAAAATTGAAACGCTTAGTAGCCATAAAGACAATTTCCTGTTTGAAGTACGATAGCTCCTGCCAGAGCTAAAATAATAATGGTCCAAGTAGTAAGGATATTACGCCTCGTCTTCTCTGCTGACATGAGAGGAAGTACTTTCTTTATGCTGACAATTACAAGTAGGAATCCAAGAGGTAGAAGGAGGATTATTTGCTGTCGATTTTACTCTTATTTCTTCGTACTCCAGACCGCAATAGGAACAAGTTGGAACAGTTTTTAACCCGGTTCCTTGTTTTTTATTATTTCTCATCTTTCGTGAGAAAGAGAAATTAAAAAGCCGCTTCATGGTTTATTTTTCTTCCTACTGTTACTTGTCCTAGTACCATAACCAGTATTTGCCCAATCGCCTCGAAGTGAAAAATCACAAAGACTAATGAGCTGTTCTGTTTTTGTGCTCCTACACTTTTTACAACGGCACGGTTTGGTACGGTCTTTAATCTTGCGTTCTACTTCAAAAGTGGCATCGCACTTGAAACAGCGAAATTCGTAAATTGGCATATTAAATTTAATATTCTAAAGCTTCATAGCAAAATTCGGGAGCAAGCACAGCTTCATCTGGCATGGGGACAAGATAAGGAGTCCAACTGCCATCCCAACTACGAATACGACTCGTTCCTTTTTCATAGACTTTAACATTTGGTTCCCAACCAACTTGCATCATAGGAAGAAATAGGGTTGGATTTCCTTCAGCTTTCCAATTTGGAGGTGTTAAAAAAGAAAGTAGGTTGTCTTCTTTTTCATCCTCCTCTTTTCCAACCACAGCCATTGCCATGTCAATATGCATTACAATTTCTTTAGTTGTTTCTGACATTTTATTTTTAATCCAAAACTTTCCAACCGTTTTTCTTAGCTACTCTACTATTCTTCTTTGCACAATTTTCTAACCAGGGGTGTTTATCAACATAGTAACGAATCACAGTATCTTTCCTAATTGGTTTAATACTACCTACTACTTTACAAATTCTAATAGGTTCAGGTAGCAAACAACGTCGTTCAAATGACGCTATTGTAGGTGTGAGAATGTGTACAGTATTAAACCACTTGCTAAGTGGATCTTTTACAATATTACAACCTTGCATTTCTACCATACATTCTAACAATTTTGTAGACAAAAATAAATCAACATTTCCTGTTTTTATTTTATCTAAAATAGTTGCTCTATCTGTACCGTTTAAATTGCCATGAAGATATGCAACCTGAAAAGAAGCTTGGAACTTAGTAAGTAGTTTCTCTAACAAACTTTTTCGTTCAGCAATTGCAATTACTTTTCTATCAACTTCCAGATCTTTTTGGATAAGATCCCTAGCTTGTCTATAACGATAAAAGGAAATTTGAGTCATAACTTGACTCCAACGATAATGGACAGGCAGTTTATTTCCTCTTATATCATGTTCCCAAATCATAGGTGTAAAATCTGTTTTAATAAAATGTACTGTCATAGAATTTTCCTTTTTCTCTGTCATAACAACCCTAAAATCTCTAGTTCAACTCCAATTTCTAAAAAATGAAAATCTCCTATGTGACCAAAAATAGTTTTAACACTATAAGCTTCGTAATATTTAATTTGATCTACTATAGATCCGTATTTTTCTTTGTCCCCAAAATGTAAATCATCATGGCTATAAAAGCAAATGCTATTATCTTTTGCACTGCGAAAAACTTGGAAAATTTCAGGAGTTTCTTCTTCTCCTTTAATACAAAGAAGACTGTGACTAAACGGTTTAGCCCAAGCTAAGCAATCTGCTCGAAGTCGTCTGTAGCCCATACTAAGAGCTGCTACTTCAAGTTCTTTTAGTTCTTCGCTATTCAATCTTTTTACCTTTTAAAACTGAAAGCATGAGTCGAATGCTTTGTCGGGCATCTTTGCACGGGTCATGTGCAGGAAGTTCGTCTTCTCGTCGTTTATAAGTGGCTATAGGATCGTAACCGTGAGCAAGAAGAACACTTGCAACATCAATTAAAGGAAGAGGGCTATGGGTCATATCTCTATGACCAACTGAATGCAACATCTCCAAAATAAAATTGAACTCGACCGGGAAAGGACAATCTGATACTGCAATTAAATTAGGATACTTGAAGAAACAAACATCCCAAACCTCTTTGTAGAACCTTTGATAAAAATCAATAATACCTTTGCAGTTAGCCCAAAGCGGTGGAAGAGCTGGAATTACATTTTCTAGTACCCAATATTCATCTTTGTGATTAATTTCCCACCTAGTAGAATCGTTACTCGCGTAATCCCAATAAAGCAAATTTGAGAAAATTTTAAAATCCCAACCGTAAATACCACTTTCTAGTTCTGCGCCACTTTCATCTACTAAACAAAATCCTACAGCGAAAGGAGGCCCAAATAGGCCCAAACTTTCAACATCTAGAGAAAGGTAATGTTGTCTCATTTTAAATATTATTCTCCTCAAATTTAATACCGTGCTTAATTAAAATTTGACAAACAGGTTTGCTCAATTCAGGGTGATCTATGAGCCCCACTAAATTCTCGATAATTCTAACAAACTCGTCCGCTCGTTTAGGAGAACCTGTCATAAACATATACCTGTACGGTTGAATCATACTATTTACTAGATCGTTGTTCAACGCTTCTAACTCTAAAAATGCTTCCTGAACGTGTTTAGTTGCTATATCAATACAAGTGGGGAATTCAGTTCCCCACGTTGGATCACTGATTATTACACGTTTAGTACCATCATCACCTTGAATGTAAATATGGTGAAAAGTTTGTGCCTCTTCTTTGAAATTACTCAAGTCAAGTTTGCTCTTCATAGCCTCACACCAATTCCTTTTCAATGGCCATTTTTTCAGTGATAATTAAATTACCACTTGTTCCTTTCTTGTAGGTTTCAGAGTCGTCATGAATTGCCCACTTAGGAATCCAAACATCGTCACCATAAATATTAACCAGAATGGCTTTTTCGCTATCCCAATTGCATTCAATACCTTCAAACTCTACGTAACCTTCATAGTCACCCATTGCTTCTTCTCCACGAAAAACCGTGTTCTTTGAGAATGGTTATCGCCTTTTCTCGATTAAGATTGGGATCTTCTACCAATTCAAAAACAGCTTCTATGACGTTATCACTAATGATAGGACCAGTACATCCTCTCCACTCTTCTTTAGTCACAGCCAGTTGCTTTACTTTATCACTATGCTCAAAATACATTCCAACAGGAGTATCTGCTGGATTAGCTATTTCGAGTGTACCTTCATCCATTTGCATGGTTAGGGTACTATCTTCACCTGTTTTGATTGTTACTTCACTACCGTACACTTTAGTTCTGTCTGCCATTTTCTACCTCTAAAAACAAGGATCCGTCAGCACTAAAACCGTCAAAAAACTCACTACCTTCCTTATTATTTTCATTTTTGGGAATTTCAATTTGATCAACTTTTTTGATGGTATCTTCAGCGCATTTTGCAGAAAAAGAATCAACCACAATAATGTCATCAGATTTTTTCTTTTTAAACGCTTCTTCCACATCTTTTATAAATTGAGATAGGTAATCCATCTTTCACCTCTAAAAAAGTAGAGAATCACCGTCATCAAAATCACCTAGTAAACCCCCTCCGGTTTCATCTTCACTAGTTTTAACTTCTTCCTTTTTATTTTCTATTTCTACTTCAATACTACCTGTTTCAATTTGTTCTGTAACGTCTACGTTGTTAATTTTAACAGAAGCTTCATTTGTAATAGTAGCATCAGTTTCCAACTCGGAGGAGACTTTATTAGTATTTAAATCTGATTCATTCCTTTCAGGTTCCCCTTCCATTACTTTTTGCCCCACACTTTTTACCCAGTCACGATCTGGTTCTTCTACCTGTACAGTCTCTTTATCATTAATTGCCTTTTTCAATTGGGTAAAAGGTTTAAATCTAACTACCTCTACAATTCGCTCCTCTTCCCCGGTATCCTTACCAAAACGTTTTCCTCCTACTAGAATTTCAGTTGTGTAGAACTTTCCAAAACCAGCAATTTTAATTTCACTACCTGAAACTAATTCGTTGGTAATAATGGCAGTTGCCACTTGCAACACTTCTGTCATATCTTTGTCGATCATGGGAATTTTTCTCCTTTGATTTTTGAAAGGTGGGGAAGCAAAAGTGCTCCGTAATTAAAGTTATAGGATGGTTTTACAAATCAAGCTTCAGATTGTAGCAGGTTCACCTTCGTCAGTCAAACTAGAAATAAGAGCTTTCTGCTGAGCAGTCCATAAGGAACTCTTAGTACTTAGCAGCCTAAGCTTTAGGTCAGCTAAAGGTACTCTTAAAAATTGACTAGCTTGCTTCCCCAGTTGTTTGGGGGTCAAAATAGCGAAGTCTCTTCCCTTTGCAGTTAAGAAACGATTAAAAAGAGGGTGAGGAGTTTCACTTGTTACTATTTGGGCAAAAGTTCCTAATTCCTTGTCTATAATTTCCAGTTGGGAAACCAACTCTGTAGCTTTTTTCTGCTGCTCACGACTACTACCAGCTTTTGAATCTGGAATAACATCTATCAGTCTAAACCCATCTTCACCTCTTTCTTGAAGTAAGCTAGTACGAGTAAGCTGAAAATCGTCTAAATCTTCAGGATTAAAATCAATAAGAGGCAGTCTTCTTTTTTTTTGGCCAGTTTGTTTAATTTGTTCTCTTGCTATAACAGCATCGTTTTTAGTAGCATAAAGGCAATCTACCCAAACAAAACGAACTTTGCCGGTCTTTTTAAAGAGAGCGTGTATTTTACAACGTCCACTAGGAGTTACTTCTCTAGCAGATAAAGTACTACTGATAAGTACTTTTTTAACACACAATTTTTTGGGATTAAGATACCAAGCGTAGCGGGATTGAGCTTTTTGGTGGGTACGTTCTATGACACGTTTTTTAGGTCTACCGTAAGCTCCTGCTATGTTGTTGACTCTGTTTTTTAAACTTCGTTGTATTTTCTTAACCATATGTTCTTCTTCTAAATTGTCTACCTCATAATGACGTACTAACCGAACAGCATGAAGACTCAAATCACTTACAAAGTCTTCTCTGTCCTGCCCACCATCGTAATTAGTAATAAAAGAAAGTTGGGTTCTGCAAAGTTTTTTAATATTGGGAATAACCTGACGGACATAGGCGTTCACACCAGAAGGTGTATGTACTGGAATAGTATTACGACTTTTTACAATTTGATTTCTTTCTTCTTTTGTAAGAGTGGAAACAGCCCAAAGGAGATCTAACTCGTGAAGCTCTAAAGCTTCTGCTATCATTTTATACCTACGTCTGGTTTTTCTTGGATAACTAGACATAGTATGAATACCTTTAAATAGTGTATTTTTAATTATACTATCATCTAGTTCTTCTTTTAAAAATAGAAAGGAAGAAATTTGCTCTTTATAGCCTTCAAGGATAATTTTGACGGCTTTTCGATACTGACGCTTTCCAATAAAACGGCAAATATACAGAACTATAACTTTGGATACGGATTGAAGACAGGTGTCTACCAGGTCGTCTTTTTCGAGCTGTTTGACGACAGAAAGGTAGAGAGAATCCACCATAATGGCTCTCCTCCGAGGTACGTCTGCTGGTTTTTCAGTCGCTAGTTCTAGGTTGGAGATATTATACGGTGGTAGGACTAAGAGGTCAAGAAAAATCGAACATTTTTAATTTATCAATAATTACAACAACTTACGCCATGTAGGTATATGTAGGAGTTATTATTAGGTGGTAGGAGTTACAAGTAGATCTGAAAAATGCCATCCTACTGAAGCAAAAGAAGGCGGAAAGAGCGGAGCGGAAGAAAACGATTCGAATACTAAAGATCAGATAGGGTCTATATTTGCAGTATCTTCTAATTTTTTCAAACGTGAATCAAGTTCTTTCACACGGTCTAAAATGGAAAGACCTTCTACATGCTGAGCAGTAATCTTTTTGTGCAAGTTAACTATTTCTTCTCTTGCAATGTCCAACCTTTTTCTATTTTGCTCGATTTGCATGGTCCCCTCTTCTAGGCGCATGGCCAAATCTTCAAACAAATTGAAAATCTGTTCTATAGTGTTACCAGTCTCAGTTACACGGTGTACCAGAGACCGCATTTCTACATTAACTAGGTCTCTGTAGATTTCTATAGTAGATTTATTTTTTACTTCGGTACTTTTTTCGCTCATGGTGGGTAATTTTGCTTTCTACTAACTTTCCCACTACCACGTTCCCACCATTAACCTTGTTGTCCTCTTAACCCAGGTACTATTTCTCTCAAAGCATTAAACACTTGTTCTCTATCAGTTTTTAGATAATTTGTAAAACCAGGGTTAGCCTCTAAGAATTTAGTTGCTGCGTCTTTATTTTCTTTAATGTAGCGTACAAATGCTTTAGGGTCTTTATCTACTAAATCAGCCAATTCTTTCCATTGTTCTTTTTGTTGAACTTCGGGTGCTTTTTCAAATTCTTTCTTCATTCGTTTTGCATACTCATCTACCACTTCTTCTATATTTTGTTTGGGTTGGCTACGCTCTTGGCTCATCCCAGGATTCGCAGCTTGTTCGAAAAATTTACCAAGGTATACATCTGCCATTACTAAAGCTTTAGCAAGCTGGGGATTAGTAGTAACATAGGTTTTATCACACAAATCTGCCATACCAGCTTGAAAAAATTTCAAGTTATTTGGAGCACGCACAAAAGAGAATGCAAATGGGTAAGGAGCATCAATAGTTACTTGAAGGTGTCCATCAGTAGTATAATCAACCAGGTAGTCTCCTTTATATTTTCCATCGGTCAATTTATTAATCTGCTGTTCTATCATAGCTTTGGAAGGTTTAAATTGTTTTCCAAGTAAAGCTTGTTTGTATTCCTTAACCATATTGGTCCAAAAAGTAGGATCAATTTGTTTAACAATTTTTTCAAAATCGGAGGCTTGTTCTTTACTTAAAAATCCATTATCATCTTCAGCAATTTTACGAGCTGCACCTATAGCATTATTTTTATCTTCGTACAGGGCTTCTGGGTTGTGGTCTAACATAGGTTGAAGAACAACACCCAAAGCCCAATCAATGGCTTCAGCTGTACTTTCCTCTCCTTCAAATTTCACATTCACCGGAGTTTCAGCAGCTGTCGCAGGACGGGTATCAACTTTTTGTAGAGTAGCGATAGATTGAAGCAGTGTGGTTATTTGTTGTGGATTTATTGCAGCATAGGCTAAACCACAAACCTCAAAAACAACCTCATTTAAACGTGTGTCAGTAGTAGAAAACAAAGTCTCTGGATTATTGATTATGTTTCTAATTTCCTCTCCCCATTTTGTGCTATAATCAAAGAGAAGAGTTGCCCCCCTGATATTGTTGCTACCAACGTTGACTACAATATCAACACCGTCTTTTTCTACAAAGAGACCGTCTTTAATAATTCCATAATTCTGAACACCATTTTCTCTTAATATCTCTTCAGCTGATTTCCACATGCTTTCTACAGCTTTAGGAAGCTCAGCTTGATTTAAAGTATTTTTAATTGTTTTAAGTTCTTCTTCAGCGCTTTCTGGAGGAGCTGTCATTTGTTGTTCTTTTTGCTGCTCCTCTTGCTTTTGTTTAACTCGTTCAATAGCTGGACCTAAATCTAAACCTTTGTTTTCTGGAGCTGCTTCTCCCCCTCCTGGACTCAATTTTTGTTTGAGTTCTTCTGCAGGATTATCTTGGGCAGTTTTAAACCGCCTCCTGAGTGGTCTAATTTTCACGACTAGTCAACTACTTCAGATTTACCAGCAAATTTTTCGAGTTCTTTAATAAGTAAATCTCTCATTGAAAGACAACGGTCTTTTAAGGTATCTAAGAATTGGAGATAAGCAGTAGAACTTTTTCCTTTAGCCCCACCTTCTACAATTTCAGCTCTGGCATCATTAATATTTATGATGGTACCATTAACGTCTGTAAGGTTAGCGAGTACAAATTCTAACATTCCTTCTGGAGATACATTAAATGCTTTAGCTCTAACAATCTTTTGGTTGGCTTTTTTAATTTCATCACTACGTAAAATGGATGAAGCTACTTTTTCAACATCAACTTCATCAACAGGAATGTCTACTGGTTCAGGATGATCATTTCGTCGGTGGTAATAACGAGGGGTACGTACCGGATTAAGCTCGTTTCTTTTTAAGCGGTCTTTCCAGCCTAACACAGCCACATAATCAATCCAACGGATTGCACACATGAACATGAGAAGGTCTTCCATGTCAGGAGAATCCAGCTCATAATCTTTTTGGAAAATGACAGCAAAGTCTTCTAGTTGCAAACCACTACGCCCACCCATCCCAGGCTCGCTAGGAAGTTTAGTATATCGCATATCCTGGTATTGCTGCCAAAAATCTTTAGCTAAGTCTTTTAGTTTTTTAGTGACTTTACCGGAGAATAATTTAGGGTCTGGTTCAGGCCAGATATCTTTATTTACGTCATGGTAGGGATCCATGGGGTAATTGTAACGTTTAGGCCGCTCTGGACTACCATCAGGGTAAATATTTTCGTTTGGATTTCCTTCTGGTTTGTACTGGGTCATATCGTCAAATTCAATGGAGGCTCTATGACGTTGACGACGTATAAATTTAGAGCTAGTGCTACTCATTTTTCCACCCTTCTGAAAATTGTAAAAACGCGGGCCTATTGTCCTACGCATGGTGGGTTGGTAAAGGATGTCTACAAGTGTATTGGGGTAATTTGGATCTGGCGGAAAATAACTATCTGGTAGAGTATTGCGAATTGGTAGCTGATCACGATTGGGACTATCCAATCGTAACATGTCAACAGCACTACTAGGAATTTCGTAGTCAGGAGCTTCTTCTAAGGTAATCTTAGATGATTTGGGAAGACTGTAATTTTTAAGTGTATTAAGCTCTGGAAAATAAAGAGTAATGAGAAGTTTATCACCCTTCTTTTCAGTTGAAACTAAGAGCGCTTCGTGACCTTCTAAATCAATACCTTCGATTTGATTTACAAGTAAGTTATCTTTCATAATCTTTTCCTAAAGCAGCTAAAACTTCTTTTTCCTCTTTTTCAAACTGACTTCTTTTTTCTGGTTTAGAAATTATGAGAGAAGTGAAGCAAGCTTTAACTACAGAGGAAGCTTCATTTTCGTTTAAATTATCTTCTTTCAATACTTTGGTTAGCTGAGAAACTGTTCCTATATCTTTATGATTTAGTACTTTTTTAAAATCTGTACTTAATTTAATTGGATCTGGAATAGGAGGCCAAAGTCGATGAAATTCAGAACGGAGAAACGTTTGAGCTTTCTTGTCTTTCAATTCCAACTTGCAAAGGCAAACTTGCACCTCTTCACCAGTGGAAGCCAGACGTACAATGACCTGAGGAGGTTCTAGCTCTCTGTGGCTGCCTTCGTGGTAAGAACCCCCCACAAGAGCGAGAGAAACTACTGTTCCTGCCCCTTGGGGGGTGTTTACCTTTTGCCCCAGTTCAATGATTGGAAAAGTGCTCAAGTCACTAATCCTCTAGTCATAGTACTCGTCTTCCCGAGCACGAAGACGATTAGCAAACATAGTAAGAGAAGCCACAGAATTATGTACACCTCTAAAATTATCTACAGCTGCATCAATACGATCTAATAATTCTCGCGTATTTTCCTTATTTAAATAAGGTGCTCTATCATGTAAGCTTTTTAAAATAACTTCAGCGTCACTAAGATAGGAAGGGGTGTTTTGGATATAATCTTGAAGTTGTTCAATCATATATTGAATTTGATTTTGTTCAGCCATCCTACGTCTTAGATTAATATTTCCTCTTCTACGTCGTCTTACCATTTTAATTTCTCCTAGTAATCTTCCATTGCTAGATCTTCTTCTACCGCTTCACGAAGATCTTCTGTGATGTCGTCATCATATACAGCAAAGCCACGGTCTTCCAAATAATCTTCCAATTCACGACGGCTCCACATGCGGACAGGTTTGTCAACATCATAGTAAGCTGTGCGTCTACGGCGTCTCATACTGCTTTGCTTATACCTAGTGCGCCAATCTTTCATATACTTCTTAGGAACAAACTCTTCGTAACTTTCAGGTGCAACGTCTACTTCTCTTTCAAAATCATCTCTAAGTTCTTCAGCAGCAAGTAAACGAATATCTTTAGGGAACATTTCAAACCAGCGAGCACCAGGCCCGCCAAATTCACGTGCATAATCCTTGGCAGCAGATTCTACGACGTACATAAAAGCTTTTACAGCTAAGTCATGATCGTAATTTCCAGCCGACATTTTGCGAGTTAAGTTCTTCTCAATAGATCGTTTTTGACGGTAAATAGGTTCTGTATTATCAACCCACATAGTTAATTCACGAGCCACACTCTCGTCACTGTCAAAACCACCGCGTCTACGGCGTCTAGCAGCAAATCGGTTACGGTTGCTGATTCTACGTTCTGCACGTCTTCGTCTACGACGAGGAGGACGTAAGCGCCTACCAGCTTCCAGCACAATCTCACCCGGTTGTTTCAGTCCTGGTTTATCTTTTTCAGGAACAGTGGTGTACTCTTTCCCCCTGCTAGGAGCACCTTTTTCACGGGTGTAATAAGTCTCCTCAATAAAGTCAGGGGCAGTATCCTTTGGAGGAACTTTGTACTTGGGATTAGCTTCATCTAAAGCTTCAAATCCGCCAGCACTATGACGACGTCTACGACGACGGGGTGAAAAAGGACTGGTTGTTCTACGACGACGGTGTCTCATGGTTTTCCTTTCCTGAGTTTTTCTTTTACAGTCTTGAGATTAATTCTTTACGATCGTACATAAGAAGATCTTGTAACATAGCAGTCATAAATTCGTATAGTTCTCTAGCAATAGTTTGCCCAAAATTTGTTGGTTCGTCATATTCATCAAATATGACATTCAACATTTCTTCATCATCAGTAAAATATTCATCAAATATTTTATTGTAAATCATTTTGTCAAACGAAGTGGTATCTTTTATAGTATAAAAATCCTTAATAAGAAGTTGAAAAAGTTGCAATCTTTCTTCTACGCCTAGTTGTAAAAGTAAATCAACAGCAACTTCAGTTGGACTTTGCGCTAAAGCAAATCGCCTTCTACGCCTCATTTTCTTTTTCCTCCTCTTTCAAACCTTGTTTCCCTAACAGTTGTTCTTCTAATTCTTCAAGAGAGGTCAACGGAAATTTAATATCGTCTAGTTCTACACCAATCCCGTCTTCAGGCACATCCAACATTTCGTAAGCTTCATCGTCACTACCTGCTGGATTTAGGTTCCAACGAATCTCAGTTTCAACGTAGTCTGCGGCTTGCTTCAAAGCAGCTTCGTCTAATTCTTCTTTGCCCTCTTTAGCTACCTGACTTAAAGCACTGGTAATCAAATCTTCAACAGTTTCAAAAGGAAAATCATTTTCGTCTAAATGAACAAATACTATTTCGTCAGGGGGTAAATCAAAAGCTTTGTCTACTTGCTCTGGAACATCATCAGTAAAATCTAAAACCAGGCTTATGTCCAGCTCTGCGTTGACTTCTTCTTTTTCTTCAGCTTTTACCAGTTCGTAACGGTAACCTCTGTAGTCAAAAAATCCCTGCCGTTTAATTTGAACCAGTTGACGAGAGGTTAAACCTTTAAGCGAAGCACTTTTTTCTTCTGGAAAATTGAGAATCTTTTTGAAGAATTTTTTAACTTTACTATCTTGTTTAGGAGGAGCTTTTTTGTTTTTGAAAACGGGTCTTTTTTGAGGCGTACCTTTACCCTTTTCTTTTTCTTCTCGATACCGTTCCTGAGTAACAGGTGTAGAAGGTAAACCCGCTTGAGGAGATCTACAACCACACTCTTTTTTAGACTCTTTTATTTTCACCACTTACCTCTTTAGTAAATCTCATCCTCGTCCATATCAGGGTTCATTTGTCGTACTTCATCTAAGTAATCTTCGTAATCAGCTTCAACTTCAGCCCAAGCTGCCTGACCATCTTCAAGAGTATCATAATAAGTTACGTAAACAAAACCTTGGTTGTCTTCGGCAAGAATTGCAGCCTGAAAAGTCCAATCACCTTCCGGTTGTTTTACTAGCACACCTTCAGGTATTTCAAGCAATTCGTGATAACCAAAACCGTCTGCACTACCTACTTGCGCACTTCCCCAACCTTCTCCAGACCACTCATAAACTTGTTCATCGATGTTGCTGTTGAATTTACCAATTCCGCTGTAGTTGGGATCGTAAGTAAGAACTTCAGCAGCAGCTTGACGACGTTTCATTGTTTTTCTTCTTTTAATAGAGGCATCATAATAACCAGTAATTCCTTCCCAACCACCTGCTTCGTTGTAAGCATCACTCAATGCATCGACTACTTCTCTGTAAGACATATCAAAATCATCATCGTCAATATAATAATTTATAATATAATCTGCACCAAAATGAACTGCATGTTGGAATTCAACCCCTTCACTGACTGACTCTCCAACCATTTTAAGTGCCTCTTGGAATGGATCATTTGCAGCTTGACGTTTTGTAGTACCTGTCATCATTCTACGCAGCTCATCATATACATCTACTTTTTCTCTGTCAACAAAAGCTTGCGCCAACTCTATCCAATCAACGTATCCAAATCCAGCTAAATCATAGTTTTGTTTAAAATACTTATCCATATCTTCCCCTAGATATACAACACCTGGAGCGTATTCGTACTCTTCTAATTCAGGGCCAACTTCAATATCTGCATCTGTAGCAATATTTAAAAGCATATCAAACATTGTTTTTTCGAGTTGTTTATCATTATAAATCTCTTCTAACAGTTTTTTGGTTCCATAACTTGCATCAGCTTTTCTCTTATGTCGTATAAAAGAAGCTCTCCGTCTAGTTCGTTCCTCATAAACTCCACGAGGGGCTTTTTGCAGTAAATCCTTTATAGGCATGTATTGGAAATCATAAAAATCAGGATACTTAAGCCAGGTACCATCTTCCTGCAAAGTAGCTTTAACACTCAGTTCTGCAATCACTGTACCCGTCTTATCTCTCTTGTAGTCTACAATTTTTCCGTAAGATCTTTCTCCAGTTTTAGGGTGAATAAATTCTACCATTTGTCCCATTTTAAAACCATGTAGCTCTTTAGGACCTATTATACCTCGTGGGCCTTTGTATTCTTTTTGAACACGACGCATGTGTTCGCTTTTATCAAAAACAGATCTACGGCTATGGTTATAACGACGATGTCTCATGGCTTAAAACTCCTAAGCGCCCACAGCACTTTTTAGTTCTCTGATTTTTCTGGCTGCATAGGTCTTAGCCCCGTAGCGCCAAAGCAGCCTTAATTCCTGTTTCAGTGTCTGTCTATCACTTACTACCATTTTTAAAATAGCATATATTTTATTGGTAATAACAGCAGGTTTCATTTTTGCAAGTTCTTCTTTAGACCCTATATTGGCTTTAATAAGAACTAAAGCCAAACCAAGTACCAGTGACAAACTAAGAAAGGATATGTTTTGTTCAATAACTTGGAGGAACAGAGTTTCAACATCTTTTTGACTAGGCGGTTCTGTCCCTTCTTGCTGCTGCTGTTCTTCATCCCCTTCAGCAGCTTTTTTAAACCGTCTTACTTTCATTTTATTTTCCAATTTTTGTGAAGAGAGGAGAATTTACGCTGACTGGCCAGCCAACGCTTTTTCGTTGTAGGGTCTCCCAAATCTGGAATTAAAATGTCATTTCCATCTTTGAGACTGGGAGGAACAAATCCTTCTTTCAAAAGCTTTTTCAATTTAGCTGCTCCCTTATTTTTTTGAGGAGCAGCTTTCTTTTTTAGAATTTTAGCCACTCGTCCATAAGGGATTATTTCAGCAGGAGCTTTAGTGGGGCGAAACAATACAGCTGTTTCGTTAGTGTGATTAGCCACAATAATTTTAGAACAAGAGCTGTTGGCAATAACTGCAAAATGGTCATCTTCAAAAGTGTCAGGAATATTCTCTACTGCCCAAATAATGCTAGCTTCTTTCAGAAATTGAGAATTGACTTCTTTTACAGAACCACCTCTTTTACTGATTTGAATTGCTTGCTCTTGTTTGCGCGCGTGTTCTTCATCAGGGTGACGCCCTAATAATTTAGTAGGATCTTTTTTGCTGTAGAGACAAACCCGTTGTTCACTCTTAGGACGTTTTGGGTCAATATCTTTTTGTCTACAAGGTTTAATAGTAGCAATTCTTGGTCTTCTAAAACGTTTCACTCTTGCCTCCTTTTCACCCGTAGGCAAAGATTCATCATCTAAAGCCAACATAAGGTCACTAGCATCTTCTAACAGTTCAGGAACTATATCTTCGTGTTCTCCTGGTAAATCTTCCAAGTCTCTCAAAATTTCAATGGCTTCATTTACTTTTTCAGCAGCCTCACCAAATTGTTCTTCCACCGTAACACTCAGTCTAACTTTAGGAAAGTCTGGACTGTGAATATAATCTACTTCGTAAGGTTTAACCAATTTTTCAATTTCAAACAATTGATCTGGGTCAATGTAAGTAGAACCAAAAGTTCTAATTGAAATACCGTAATCCCCAGAGGGTAAATTGGCAATTCCAAGGACTGTGTTAGGAGGAATAAATGGAGTATGTTTTAATTCTTTAATTAGTTTTTTAATTTCCCATTGCTCAGGACTAAAAGCTAAACGAGCTTCTTTTTTAGCTTCCTCTTCAACACCTAAATCTTTTTCCATTTTTGCCAGACCAATATAGTAGTCTGGACTTTCCATAAGATGAACCCAAGCTATTTTACCTGTTAGATTTGGATCATCTTTAGTAACATTAACACGTTCATCTACTTTAGAACCGTGTTCCAGTTCAACTTCTAAACCTTTTAAAAATTCTTCAGCTGGAAAAGGACTGGTGTCCCAATCAATTCCAATATCTTCTCCAATTTTAATTGCATCTTCAAGAGTGAAAGTAAGCATGATTTTTAGAATCCCATTTCTTCAACTACTTCCCGAAAATAGTCTAGTGCGTTAATAGCACGCCACGCTGCCTTTGTAGCTTCATCAGCACCATAAAGATTCATCATACTTTTAACATCTTTAATTTCAGCAATTGCTGTATCAATTTTTCCTAGTGCTTTTCTGCTATTCAACACTCTAACATCACTTCTTACTAAACGTCTACGGCGTCTTAAATTAGTATGGTAACCTGTTCTCTTTCTCAAACTCATAATAAATAACTCCTTTTCCTGAACTCTTAAAAGAAAGGCCGAAGATAAAAGCTAAAAGCGTTTCTTCGGCCTTTCCAATCAGAACTCAGAAAGCTCTAATTTGTAATTACTACGGCTGGCGAATACCCTTCGAAACCGAACGGGAGTTGGCTACCGTGAGCGCCTCATGCTGGTACAGGAACCAACCGCGACGAGCACGACCAATAACCGCCTGGTTGATGACTTCCGACTTAAGCGAAACCATCATCGATTTGGTACCCAAAGCCTGCGGAGCACCGAGGAAGTAAACTTCACCGTCGTCAAGCACCTTCAACGTCGGGTAACGGAAACCGTCCGTCAGAAGCTCAACATCACCAAGTTTACCAAGGCGTCCCTCCATGGCGAGTTCATGCTTCTCGATAGGAGAGTACCAGCTCTGCCAATCTGTATCAGCAAAAAGGTCATTCATAATATCGATAGCAATAATCGCGTGAGGAACGCTGATGCCCTGGCTAACCACTTGCGTCTTCAGCTGCGTGAAAGCCGTAGGTGTGAAGTTCGCAAACAATAGAATGTCGTTCGGAGCCTGTGCAGCGTTGTCCAAGAGGTACTTGAGGGTACGGTCTTCACGAGTAAGAGTAGCCTCAACAGCATCCTGATACTTCTCTTCGAGGATCTGAGCACCAGCCTCGAAAATTTCCTTCTCCCGCATGATAACGTTAGCTTCGATCTCGAAACCATCCGGGAAAATCCAACCCTGCTTGACAACGGATTCAGCTACCGTACCGTCATCAACCATGACCCACGCAACAACATCCTTACGATGGATACGTACACGTGCAATACCACCCTCTTTGACATCCTGGTGAGCCAGAATTTTGTCAGCGAAAGCAGTACGACCCATGGTTTCATAGATGTCATCGGAAAATACTTCACCGAGTACTTGCCAAGGACCATCCGGCTCCATGGTGTTTTTGGACTCAAACGCGGCTTTGACGAGGTGCCCGTCAGAAAGCCAGTCGTCCATATGGTTAGGAGTAGGAGCAGTAGGAGTTAACTCACCGCTACGCAGCTGCGTAACGAGAGATTCCATGGTCTCCCACAATTCCTTTTTATTGCTGGCGTTGTACTCACCAGTACGCTCATCGATCAGCGGTGTAGTAGCCGACGTAATGATTTTACCGGAACGCGGGTTCCGCTTCATCATGTAACCAGCTTCCTCAACAGAGGCACCACGACGATCTAGGAGGGTGTTTTTTCCGTAAGGCATTTTTTTCTCCTTTTAGGTGTCCCTGTTAAACTACACGTTGAATTCGATACCGAGGTACGGGTCGCCCGGCTCGGGTGCCTTAAAGACACGACCACCCGGAAGAAGAGTACCTGCGACTTCGAGTACCGCGGTAGAAACCTTGCCGTCAGCGCCAAGCACCGGTTGATCACCAGCTACGACACTATCGACAACCCAGTTAGCCCGAGCATCGTACATCATCGTGTAGATGTAGCAATGCTTGACGCCAACACTCATAATCCCGAAGAGAGACTCACAACCACGGTTGGGGCCACTCTCGCGTAGATACATATCACGTTCTTGAGCGGTAAGATTCCACCTGTACGTGACAATAATATCTACAGCAGCATCAGCAACGTTGAACGTCATAATGCCAGTAGCGTAATCGATTTCTACTACACCAGCACCTGCAGGCGGAACACCAGGAGCATTAATTGTAAACGCTACACCAGTTGCAGCGTAAACAACTCTTGCTTCTGCAACAGCAGGAGCACCACCGTCATCCAGCATATTAACGATGCCGAGATTAATGGTGGGAGCAGCTACGTTCGGAATTGTGAGTTCCGCACACGCAGCCCAAATATAGCCTTCAATCGCGCTAAACTGAGCAACACCAGCGAAAATTTCGTCGGCAGCACCCGTGCACGGAGAGACTACTTCCTCATTGTTACCACCGTCAGCTTTTACGAGGAAAGTACCCTCGTTGACGATGTTGGCACCAGTGGCGATTGTGTACTGCAGCTTGTCCCCGTAACGACTACGAGTATAGTCCTGCATTTCAAATCCGCCAGCGCCAGGTTGAACGTCTTTCATACCCATTGGATCGTTCTCCTTTTACCGGTTAAACAGGTTTCTTGTTACCTACCGTAATTGCGTTGGGGTAGCACAAAACACCAACTTTAATTTTCTGCGTAATTTTGGTAAAGACTGTGCTGTCGTCTTCAAGGGAGGCAGGTAAAAGGAAACGAACTAGGTAGAAATGGCTAATTTTGCCGTAATTAAGGACCTTTTACTACCTAAAAGAGAGTAACTTTGTTTAAGGGTTTGTGATAACTTTTCAAAACTAAGTCATTGGTCCATACTCGTCAATTTCTTGCTCCGCTTCATAGAATTCTTCTTCATACTCTGCCATCATATCTTCAGCTAAAGCTTCTGCATAACTACTAGCTTCTGCTTGAGTTTCGGCTAAGTCTTCCTGATAGTACTCTAAATAGGAAGAACACTCTTCTTCAACTAGTTTTCTAATCTCATGTACAAATTTAGAAAGGAAATCCTCAGGAAATGCATAAGTACTATTCATTTCCAAATTGCGCAGAAATTCACTTAGGAAGTCGTATTCAACTTCCTCTTCTAAAGGCTTTCCAAAAAAGTAGCGATCTGCGTAGATAGTAGAAATTTCTTTCAAGAGGCGTTGAGTCATTTCTGGAATGGCTTCAGAACCGGCATATGTAGACCAGTAGTTCTTAAGTTCGGTTTCTAAAGTATCTTTAATTTCTGGTACCCATTCAGTTGGGTCAGGAATATGTTTTTCCAACCAACTACGGTATTTACTAAGCAATTCTTTTTGAGAAGTAGTAAGAGCATCTCCCCACTGAGGAACAAAGTCAGAAGAAGAAATAAAATGCTCCCAATCAGGAAGGTCAGGTTTACTTCTTTTAGTTTGCTCGATTAATTGAGGAACGTACAACATGCTAATTCTCCTAAAAGGCGTTTTCAAGTCCTTGAATATGTCGTCTGTAACGACTACGTGTTTTGTTTGTTGCTGCTTTTTTAAGTTTCTTTTTAACACTCCTCATTGGTCTGGGTCTAATTTTAGATTTAATTTGTGATTTTTTCTTTTTAAGAACCATGTGTAATTTTGTTTTGACAGGTTTACTTTTAGATCTTCCTACACCACCTAAACCAGTTCCGCCTCCTCCAGCAGCTTTTGGTTTTGTAAATTTCTTTTTAATTTTTTCTTTTTTAATATTCTTAATACATTGTTTCTTGAGGAATGCTATAACGACTTTGGCTTGTTTATATTCTTCTCGTTCACTCTTTAATTCGGTTTGAAGACGTTTGATTGTTTGCTCGGCTTTAGTGTGGTCTTTTTCCATAGACATAAGGGCGACTTTGAGTTTCTTAACTAACTTCTTATTTTTACTAGTTTCATCTTGCAGCCCACCTAACAGTTTTTTGAATTTAGCAGTTTTAACTTTCATAGTAGAACGGAGGTCTTCAGCTTCTGAAAGAGCTTTCTTAAGCATTTTAGCTTGTTGACGTAATTGTCGTTGGAAATAGTGTCTAAGCCTTTTTTCTCTATAAAGGCGTGTGACGTAAAATATTCTAATTGTTCTTTGTCTACTTAATTCTTCTTGGGCATCGTCTATTTTCTTTTTTAATCTGCCACGTTGCCAAACCGAAAGACGCTTGTTTTTCTTATATTTGGTCTGCATCTTCTTCAATTTAGCAGAGGTTTCAGTCTCATTGGTTTTAGCCTCTTTAACTTTATCAAGAAGATCCCCAATTAGCACGTCACTTTCAGCTAATCTTTTTCTCAAACCACGAATGGGGGTAAGTTTTTCAAACATGGTATCCATAGTCTTTTCAGCTTCTATGAGCTGAATTCCAAACACCATGTAATTCTCATTTACCATTCGTGCTAGTAGACCTAAACGGTAAAGAGCTGTAGGGTCTTTAAAATCGGCTTTTTTGGCTACATCAGTAATTTCTTTAAAGAGCTGGAGCTGTAAATTGCGTTGCCTGAGTTTATTTTCTACTTCCCTTTTTCTTAGTTCACTTTTTTCTTGGGCTGTTTTGTAACCACAACTAACAGCGTAGCTACTAAGAGGAACAGCAGCTCCGAGCACAAGCGCAAAGATGCAACGAATAACCCAAATAGTTAGTTTTTGTCCCCACGTTTCGGCGTGAGGAGGTAGCGGTAGAGTCTCTAGTACTTCTGTTATAGGTTTAGAAAAACCGTTGTTGAAGTCTTCATTATGCGGGGGAGTTTTTTCGTTTTCGTCAGACATTTTAATTTATGTTCTCCCTCACTGCTAAATAGACTTCAAAAGAATTTCCTTCTGAAACAATAACTAATTCTACAGTTTCTCCCATAACCGATTGCCAATAAACAAAATCGTTATCATCAGTAACTGTTCTTAAACCAAATTTTTTAGCATGTTCATTTATAGTTTGTTTTGTGCTATCAAAAATTAAACGTGAAACCATTCTATCTTTTATCGTGCTAAAAAACACAGCAAATACATTTGGTTCATAAACCTCCCAATCAACAATAGGATCGATTAGTTCGTATATTTCCTCTGCCAAGGTTGAACTGCTGCTAGCTTGCCTTTTAATAAAACTAGAAACTCTAGCCTTTTTAGTTATTATGTTTTGCAAATCTTTAATAGCTCCTAGGTTGCTTCCTCTCCCACTAGGCCCGTAAATGTAAGCGCGGGCCTCTTCTACATTTCCTTTGCTCAGTTCACTAACAGCCAAATCTACGTCAGTTGGTTTAATTCCCAGAGCTGCTAGCATGGTACTAACATTTTCCAGTTTCTTAATTTCACTTTCAGACTCATGGCCAAAATCAATACCTTTTAAGTAGTCTACTATTTTCACTAGAGCTTCATCTTTAGATAAAGCCCGCCGATAAAGATTGCCTTTTCTATTTTGAATTGTAGCTCCTACTAACTGTTCCTGAATTAAATCTTCTAAGTCAAACTCGTGTTCAATATCTTCTTCCAGAAGATGAACATCGTTATCAATAAGATTATGTTCTAAGTATTCTTCAACAGTTGAAAAACTGGGGTGGTCAATAGGACTATTGAGAGGAGCACTGACTAGTTCGTTAAATTCAGAATCATCTAAAACAACAAGAGTGTTCTTTGGTCCTTTAAAAGTAAAAGTATCTCTTAAACCATGCGGTGATTCTGCCCACTCGTACCACATGGTAACTGTAATAGGATCACTATTAGTATGAACAATTTTAGTAAAGGGGAAATTGCCCCACCAACCTTGGTCTGGTTCTAGGTCTACAAAACCAGAAGAAAAATCAGGTTTCCAAGTAGCATCATCCCAATCTGAAAGACGTATAAATTGCACGGTGTTATTCTCCCTGTTAGCTGTTCTTATGGGGGAAGTTGGAAGAATAGTAGCTAACCAACTTCGTACAATAGGATAAATTCCTTTTTCACCAAATGCGACCCAATAACCAATAGCCTCGCAAAAAGCTTCTTCACTATTTTTCCCAGCATAGCCACTTATGGGATGTTTAGGAACACTGAGGTAACGTTCTCCTTCAGCTATTTTTTCTTCCACATCTTTTTTAGTAGCACGTTCAAACCAATGTCTGTAAGCAGGACTATGGTAAAGAGTATTTAATTGAAGATAGGTAGTAGTATCTCCTTTGGAAAGATAATAATCATCTTGCATAAAGAGACCATAGGTATCTTTTCCCTGCCAATTATCTAAAATCTTTTGAAGGTCTAAAGTTTGTTCGTAATCTCCACTAATTGCTTTACGCCAAAATTCTTGATCTTTTCTACTAAGGTAAGTACTCCAAATATGGTGTCCCATTTCGTGAGCAACTACTCTAACAAATCTGCTAACAACATCTTTCCTTTCTCCAATAAAAGCACTCATGTAAAGTTCTACAAATTTTCTTTGGTACTCTCCAGCTTTGTCAAGGGAAGTATCAAACCGAAGAACAAAAGGAAGAGGATTTTTAAGAAGAAGTGGGAGGCGTTCTTGCGCGTCTTTTCTATATTGTTTAAACCCTTTTTCTGCTAAACCTAAAAGGTTGGGGTGCTTGTCACCTAAGCCACCTTGACCATATCCTTTAAGTTGGACGTCAAAACCATCAATACTGTAGTTTTGTACGTCAAGAACTTCTACATACGGAGATAGTTCTTCTGGCTCTCCGTATTCTTTGTAGTGTGGGTACTGCTCTATAAATTCTTTTAAAACTTTCCAAAGCTCTCTAGCTTTATGTTTAACTCTGTTGGACCACTTGATTACTTCTTGTTCATAATCATAGTAGCGACTTCTTGGACCATGATATTCATCTGCTCGCATGAGAGGAGGAGCCAATTCAAGGTAAAAGTCCCACCCTGTTTTTCTAAATCTTCCTCCCCAGTATTCTACATTTCTTTCATTTAAGCCAAGATAGTATTTAAGATATTTATTAGTAAAACGTTCAAAAAACAATTCGTGGAAATTTTTAGCAAAAGCGTTTCCAACTTTTTTAAACTCTAAAGCAGAATCATAATCATGAACAACGTTTATATTTTTCATGTAACGAAGAAATTGCTTCCGCAAAGAGGAAACAAAATTCTCGTCAATTGGTACTATTTTTGCTAGATGTTTTCGTTTTAATGTAGCATTTTTAATGTTGGTGTTATTCAAATTTGTATAATCTTCTACAGTAAGTATTTTTGGATTCAAAATCTGATTTCCTACCGTACTTTGCATCCCCTCAATATAAATAGCATCGTAATTTTTAGTTTTGGCTTCTTTTATCCAACGTGAAACTGCATCAATTAAATTTTCACCACGACGCATATTTCGTATTGTACGCTTAATCCAACGTGACGAAGGTTTTACAGTTAATTTAAACACAATACCATGTGGGTTGTAAGCTGCTGCGTAATCGAATGTATCAGCCGTACTAATAGTTGAAATGGGGCTGTGCTGAAATGTAGTTATATCTCTAGAGCTTCTAGGTAGCAAAAGTCCTTTACTTAGAATTGATTCTAAGCGATTTGTGGGACTTGAGTGATATTGTATTCTAGGAGAGCGCATTTTACGGCCAATAAATAAAATGGCCAACAGTTATTAAATTCTTTATCAAGTCTCCTATAAAATTTTCATTACTGTAATCAAGATAATCAAGGTAATCAGAAGCTAATTCATTCCACGCAAATACATCATTATCATCACAGAGCTGATCTTCAATAATGTCAGTATCTTGGCCACTTTCTTCAACTTCATCTGCAACAATAGAACGACGAACTAATTTTACTCTTTTTTTCAGCTCTTTCTCACTAACAGCATAGATTTCAACCAACGGAGTATCATCACCATAACGGTCACACCAATCAATATTGGCAACGTAGACTTTTTCTGGTTGAGCTGTTCTTCTACGTTTAACTCTACCCATAATAGCACTTGGGGGATATTCAACTCCGTAGGGACTTACACGTGCAATAAGTTTACCATTTACACCGTTAACATAGAAACCAATAATGTCATCACTTACAGCTGCTTCGTAAAAAGGTTTATTTCCTACAGTATGAAAATAGTCAAATTCATCATCCCACCGTTCTAGACTAGGGTAAAATAATTCATCAATGATAGCCATTGCCATTTGCCAAACAGCTGGACCTCGTTTGAGGTTTAGCATGTAGGCAATAGCTTCTCCAATTTCATTTTCTGGTTTCATTGCTTTTCTTACCCTTCCCTTAACTAAATAACTACTCCCCATGGTAACACTGTGTGGAAAAATAACACTAAAAGGAACAACATGAGCAACTAACCTGTTGTTTCTGTAGAATTGTATACTTTCATCGGTGACTTCAGCATACCAGTGAATATTGGCAGGATAAAACTGTCCTAACCCAATGTATGTTTCTCCAAATTCACCGCTGTCTTCCCAAGAAAACATTTCGTCTAAAATGGTTTCAGCAGCTCGCCAAACAGCTGGACCACGTTTAAGTCCCAACATGAAATCAATTGCAGAGGCAATTTCATCTTCTTGAGGCATTGCTTTCCTCACTTTCGCAGTGGTTACCTCAAATGAACCTCTATTCCAACTGACTGTTCCAATCAGTTTAGAACCCTTGTAGATTTTAAATTTGTAACCTGGATAATTCTCTGCTAATATGGTAGCTTCATCGTGGGCTTCTTCTTCAGTCCTAGCAGGATTATAAACTTTAAGCTCCCCATTTTCAACTCTGTAAGGTTCGTCTCTATAATGTCTACCTTTTGCCATTTTGGTTTGTCCTTTCATACTATCTAAATACTGTTTAAATACCCAAGCAATTTCATTTTTAACATTAATATTTCTATAGGTTCTTCTTCCTGTAATAGGTTTAGTAATTTCAAAACGAGGAGCACCAGCTTTTGCTCTAATTTTAAACTCTAACCAATCTTCTTTTGTAGCTGCATTCCATTTACGTTTAATACTCACATCTAATCCACTATGTTCATCTTCCCACGTAACCCAACCTTCCCAATGATCACTTCCGTCTTTGTACCCATCTATTTTAACACTTTCAACTACACGTCCTTTTGCAACTTCTTCTTGTAACCAAGTAGCATTTTTCATTTCTGGAAATATAGTAGATAAAGTGTTTAAAGCATTTTGATCTTGAATGATAATACTATAATAACCAGGATTTGATTTTGATGGTTTAATTCCCCAAGAAACTGCTAAATGAGTTTTAGACTGTTTTGTTTTTCCTTCAGCTATAGTGCGATGTACCAGTAAATCAGCTTCTTCAGCTAATTCAATACAAACACCATCATCTACCCCTTTTTGATCTCTAATGGCAGCATGAATTTCATCCAACTTTTCTAAAAAGGGAAATTCGTACATCAGTTCTTCAACAAAAATTTCAGCACCCTGACAGTCAGAAATACGGTCAGCAGATTCATAACTGAAAAATCTTTTGTCAGCAGGATTTACTTCTACAGCTTTAATTATAGCCTTTTTATTTTTGCTAGAAATCCAATCAATTAAGTCGTAAATGGTTTCTTCTTGCTCCGGAGAGAATTTCCACTTGCTGCCTACATTCTTCTCTGCCCACTTTCTAGCACTTCCTTCACCCAGTTCTTCAGCCATGGCAGACCAATCAGCTACCATTTCAGCTAAATCAATAAGCTCCATGTCTGTAGGAGAGCTGTGAGCTTCTGGGTGATGTAAGTTACGATGAACGTGTTTATCACTAGCGTCAGAGGCTAAATCATACTGAGCTTGCAAATCAGAAGGTACAGAATCTTCTTCATTTTTAACGCGGTAGTACTCTGTAATCCAAATATAAGGTAATACTAGCTCTGAATCACTGTATTTGTCTTTATCGTGCTCTCTAGCTCGCTTAGCAAGTTCAGAACTTTCCAATCCAGGAAAGCCTTTCAACTTTTTCATATACTTGCTTACGCGATTAATATGCTCTTGGGTTCTTTGTTTAAAGAACGAAACCATTTCTGGATTGGGTTTTTTAAAATTGGACATTTTAGCCTGGTATCTTTTATTGATGTGTCTTTGGGGCCATTCAAAATCTCTTTCGCTGTGACCAAAGTAACGAACCTCAACAGGTACATCACCTAAACCAGCTTGTATAGCTGCTTTAATGCGGTGGTTACCTTCATAGACGAACGCTTTTGGTTCTCCACTTACCCACTCTACTACAATAAAGACTGGGTTAAGAATACCTTGACGTTTGACGTTTTCTACAAATTTTTTCCAAGCTGCTTCGGGATAATTACCAAAGTACCTCTCCCCATTTTCGTAGTGCCAATCTCTTCTTTCACCTTTTTTACCGAGAATTTGTGCAGCTATAATGAGTGGTAGAGTTCCTTTTTCTTTCTTAGTAATGTGATTATTATCTTGGTATCTTCCCTCTCCCTCAAATGTAGTTTTAAGATTGGGAGTCATTTTACTTTTTACAACTGCTAAACAAAGCTGCTACCTGATCGTCACTTAGAGGGCTCGGCTGACCCTTGACTTTCCAACCATCCTTATTTCGCTCGAAACTAACAGCATCATTTCCTGTGCAAGGCATTCCAAAATAATCACACAAACATTTTTGACTTATGGAAAATTTCTTAGGTGTCTTTTTAGCCGTTTTAACTTTAGCATTTCTACCTTTCAAATCTATAGGTTTATGACTGCATTTTAGTAAATTTACCAGGTAGGCTTTTCTCAACTCGTGATCTAGAACAATCCATTGGTGAGCTTCTTTATCAAACTGTTCAGCGGTTACACGTTTACTACCGTTAGCTTCTACTTCTTTGATAGCTTCAGCTGCGTAATTAACAGCTCCTCCAGCTGTGTTTGGATAAATACAACCATTACCCATTTTTGTACTGGCGTTTGTTTTAACGTTAATTGTACCACCACCCATATCTACTGATTCAAACTGCTTCTTAGTTTTAAAAATCCAATCTTTGAATTTCTTAGCAGCTTCATCACTTTGTTTAACAAGAGGATTGTACTGAGCAACTAATTTAGCAGGTAACTCCACTCCTACAGTAATTGCTGTGAAAGGATTAGCAGCCACATTTTGTTGAGCTTCTTTAACTGTTTTACAATGGTCTAAAAGAGGAGTAACAAACTGATTGTAGAATTGTTTGGCAAATTTTTTAGTGACAGGTAGAACAGCCAGTTGTTTAATGAATTCTTCTTGCTTCAAAACCTCATTGTAAGAGGGATCAATTTCTACTTTGGGAGCCTGAAGAGCAGTTCTCTTAAAAGAGGCTTCTTTCTGGTTTTGTACCCACTTTAGCATTTCACTTTGGGTGTAGTTTGAGGGTTTAACAAGTGCTTTGTAAGTAGCAACAACAGTATCTGGTAGACCTAATGACCACATAGCAACTTCAACAGGATCTGAATTGAGTTTTTTACCAGCAGTGTCTACTTGATTACATAGTTGCAGTAGAGCAGACCCATAATAATCAATGATGGTTTTGGCGTGTTTAACGAAAGTTTGATCCTCTTTAAAAGCTTTAAGCTTTTCAGAAGACAGACCTTCAAATGCTTTGGAGAGATCAAGTTCTTGAGCTATTCTCAATTTTCTAATTTTCACGGTTTTCTCCGTTATCTCAAAATGAGCGTTCGAGCTGTGGGAGGAAGAGTAAACACCTCGTCCAGTATTTCTTCTAGCTCTTTAACGTCTTCTAGTGATTTAGCTACGAGAGCTTTCACCTCTTCAAGGGTAATGGTACTTTTTCTACCCCTATTTTCAAAATCAAATTCAAATTGAAAACTCATAGTTTTAATACTGTAGGGTTAATTCTCTATATTGAGGAGCATATTTAAATTCAAGCCAACGGTCCATTAAATCGGCTGCTCTATAACGCTCTTTTTTTTGTATTTTTTCCAAAACTAGATCAAGTTCATCCGTATACCAAAAACCCATTTCTTTAAGATCTTGTTGAAAGTTAGCAATAGTATCGTAAGCTTTATTTGCGCTTACACGATCTTCATTATCTAAAAAATTACGTAAGGTAGATCTAACGGATCGTTCATAATCAAAAAGTTGAATTCTTTCTTCTTTAGATAATAGATCATCAGATGCTGCAGTTACACTCCTCTGCATCATAAGTTTAGCTAATCTTCGTGCTCCAACTTCTTTCCAAAGTTCTTGGACATTTTTATATAAGAGATTATTGTCAAGAATTACAATAAAATCATCTGTTGTATCTAGCAAAATTTCTAGTACATGATTTGGGTTGTGTGTAACCAATCTGTAGCCCACTTGAACATCCCGAGAAAAACCGATCTCTCCCATTAGATGAGGATGTACATAATCATACACGGGTTCAGGTTCAAATACTCTAGTTTCGTCAAAAGCATATCGTTCTTCAATGTCAATTAAGACATCAGTGATAAAATCATCAATAGTATTTAGTTGTTGTTTATTCATAATCTTTATTCTCCTCTCGGACAAATCGAAGACCATCTTTGTTAAGTCTGTACCACACGTCATTTCCATACAAGATTTTGTTACCTTTACGTAACATACGAGTACCACATAAAAGGCGTCTACCAAGATTGGTTTTTGTGCTATCTGTATAATAGCTACGTGTAGATAAATCCGTCATATTTAGAATACCATGATCTTCTACCCGGATTGTGTGGTAAGTCTGGTATTTACCTTTATAAATAGACCAAAGCTGTGTCGTCTCTACTTTACTATGTAATCTTTTAGAGTCCATAATATTTCCCTATTCTAAAAATCCAGCTCTGCTCCACTGGTCAATCATTTTCTTCACAGCTTCAGTAGCACTATTTCCTTCTGTATAGTCAGCAACACCGTAGGCTCCATCGTAAGGTTTACCTTCCATTTCACTCAGGTAGGCTTTGTATTCGAAAAAGTCGGGTAGTCCACCGCCTTCTTCACTTTCGGGATCGTCATAGAATCCTGTTTGGTAAATATCTATGGTAGCTACTGGTGCATCTGCTCTACCAACATCGTGCCAACGTGGTTCTTGAGCAGAAACCTTTAATCTATTAGCTGGAACCGGTGTGTCAATTACTGCAATGTCAGCGTACTCTAACTGTCTTAGAGCTTCTTGAAGAGGTTTTCCTTTTAGGAGCTGGGAAAGTGATTTAACTCCTTCTTCACCGAAACCAGCATGGTACTCTAAATCTGTACCCCAATCTTCTTGAACTACTTCTGCCAATTCATCCAGTACACGGTCTTTAGAATGATGTTCCAAAGGAGTAATATAAAGCTGAGTAGGTTCTTCTAAGTAGTTTACCCAAATATAAGCTACTTCATCTTCAGAAGTAATGGCTACTTTTTTACGTCGCCTTACACTAGCTGTGGCTTCTAATCCTACAACACCAGCCATGGTATCATTCAATTCTAAAAACGAATCTAGAATTTTGTCTTCAACAACTCCGTCTAGTTTATGGAGGATTTTGTTGCTCTGATCGAACTGCTTACCCATGGTTGCTTTGTAAGCATCTGTGAGCGTTTTAACGATTTTGCCGCTTGCAGTTTCAAACTGCTGTAGCAGCTGTTGCAGCTGGGCTTCTCGGCGTTGGCTTGCTAAGTGCCTGCGATTTTTCATTTTCCTGATTGTCCCTTCAATTGCGATAGCCATGTTAGTCTATCCAATGTCTAGTGTTTGTTACACGCCTTACTACCTCATCATAGAGATAATCGTCATCGTTTTTAGATAAATCATTTTCTGTAATACCAAACTTGGCTAGTAGTGCATAGTATTTATCTTGAGCGCTTGGAGTGTCCATTATTTGAGCCAGCAAAATAGATAGTCCTTGCCTGAATCCTAAATTGTTAAATAAGTTCTCTACAACGTCAGCTATATTTGGTCCTAGTGCTTGTCTTCGTTTTCTCATTTGTTTTAGCCTTGTGAATTATTTGTTATTTCAATGTAGTAGGCTTCAGCTCCGCTACTTTTGTTACTGGACCTAAAACGTTGTAGAAAAGTCAAAACCTCGTGAATGGCCATTACTTTGTTAGCTCCAGAAGGGTAAGGTTGTGATCCGTCTCTAGACCAAAGCCAACCCAAACCCTCTTTTTTGCTTCCTATTTTAATGTACCACAGCTCTCCAGCTGCAGCAGCTTCCTCAGCCTTTACCAATTTTTCAGGGTCAATATCACCTTTTATTTCTTTGGGAATTTGTTTAATAGTTTTTGTAAATCCAGCTTCTCGGCCAGGAAGGTTTTCTCCTGTTTTGCTGCGGAGCAAAGCAAACACATGAAAAAGAATTCCGTCCCAACGGAAAAAACGATCATCGTAGACTACACTCTGGGCAGTCTTTTTAATGTAAGTTTTGCTACCTACTTTGATTTTCATTTTATCCTCCCATGACGTCTAGTTCAACTTCAAAAATAACTGTTTCATCTGCTGCGTGTACTTCAGCACTGTAGGGATAGTCACTTTCTTCTGCCCACTCCATGTTTAGACGACGAGGTGGATCCATATCAAGGTCATAAACAAAATACTCATTCACAAATCGTTTGATTTTAGGTTTAAGTGTTTGCAGTAGTTCTCTACTGTTCACCACAGCAGAAAGTAATTGGTGTTTTGAAGCATTGCTTAGATAACGGAAAAGCACTCGTCTTTGTTTACCAGCTAAACTAGCCAAACTTTGTCCACTTACTGCGAATCTAACAGTAACAAGAGATATGAAGTCATTGTCTTCTGGTTCTTGGCCACTTGCAAATTCTATACCTTTTAGCTCTACATCGGAAGGATTTAAAACAGCAAACCTATGGCGTCTCCTTAGCATGCTTGCAGCCTTTGGCCTTTCTACCACTGTTTCTGTGGTATCCTTTTTCAATTTTGTTTCTTGCTCGCCCCACCACTGAACAGCCAATTGCCACACTTTTTGCTCTAACAGACTTTGAAGAATGCTAAAAAGGTCAAGATAGTTCAACTCCTTAATAGGAGCAGTACCTAGTTTTTCGTTGTAGAAAAGAAGTTCGATTAATTCATTACCTGTTAGGTCATCTAAAGATGGTTTTGTTTTGAAAGCTGTGTTGGCATCTTTACCACTATCAACTTCTTTTTGCACCTTTTTAAGATAATCGTCTACCAGCTTTTTTAAATCCGGACTGGGAGAGAAGGTTTGCGTACCTATTTCTCCTGGTTTAACTACTCTTGTGTATGCTTTTCTTTTTGGTCTCATGCTTAATTCCTTTTAATAACTAGGAACAATGTGCATATACAACTCTGGAGGAAGCAGGTGTTCTAAATCCATGGGGTTACCTACAAAACAAAACTGGCTTACTTCTACCCTTTGTTCTTTACCATTTTTAACTGTACTACCTACCAGGGTTTCAGTATTAAACCAAACAATATTTTCAACCCTCTCTCCATTTTTATCTAACACACGAAGAGTTTTCTTTAGTCTAATGTTATTGTTATCAATTATCATAATTAACTTACTCCAAATTTTCCACTCTGTAGTCTCTCAAACTATCAGGAAGAAACAACTCTAGGCTTTTATCTCCAAGAAAGAGAAATTTGGTAATTTGAACTCTCCGTTCACTTCCATTTTCTTCCATGACGTAAGCCAACATTTGAAGTGTATCAAAACAAATAAGATAGTCTGTAATAGGTAAACCTTTTTCATTCCACAAACAAAGAGAAGCCAAAAGCTCTGGTGTAACTTTACTAATTAACAAAATAGACTCATAGGGTAGCAAGCATTTTTAAAACTTCTACAGCATCTTCTATTTTTTCGTCCGCTTCTCTAAACATGGTTAAAAGCTCCTCTAATTGAGGACCCTCAAATTTTTTACTATTGCCGTAGGCCATGCGCAAAAGTACAGGGAGTCTATCTAAAATAGGAGTAAGACCACCAACTATACTACGAATGTCATCTTCGACATCTTCATACTCATATCGTACAGCAACTTTTCTTCTACGTCGTCTCAACATTGCTTTTCTCCTGTTCGCTACCAAAGGTTCGTACTTTTTGTTTTCTTCTACCGCTTGAGCAGCAGCTTCAAAAGCTGGCCCTAAAACTGCATTTTCAATATCTTTAAGATAGTTGTAAATATTTTCTTCGTTTTCAGATCCGGGCGTTAATTTAAAAAGTATACCAGAAATTTCTCTGGAATAGTCATAATAATCTAAAGAACTAACGTCTCCTGTTCCACTTGTTTCAGCCCATGTTACAACTTGAGCAATTTCGTAAATCCAATTTTCTACAAGTTGATCAAACTGACTCCAGAGATATTCTCCCGCTTCACTGTCAACAAACCAATCTTCATACTGGTTTAATTTGTTTTCTATAAAGGGAGTAATGGCCTCAACTACGGCCTCCTCTACTTGAGGATCGTTGTCGTAAAACTCTGCTCTCCTCTTAACACTGGCTGCTTTCTGTTCTGCTTGCTCATCTTCTTCAGCACTGTACTGCAAAACTTGGGCGGCAAATTTTTCTAGCTCTTTAAGTACTTTGGAGGTTGTCTGCTTAGCAGCTGTACCTGCTGTTTTGAATAGCTCTGCTTTTAGTTTACTAGCTTCGTCTGTGGGATCTACTTTTTTAAGCTTCTTTTTACTTTTCTTGCTTAAACCATGTTCCCAAATAGATTTAGCCAGAGCACCAGTTACCTTACCCAATTTTCTTTCAACGGTAGTTTTCTGACTTCCCCACGTATCAGGATCTACACTTTCTAGCACACCTTTAAGAGCAGTAAAATAAGCAATACGGTCAATAATATCATAAGCGTGGGTTCTATCTAAAATCTCTTCTGTAGATTCTCCGGTAGTAACGCTTATCCATTTATCTACAACTTCAACAGCAGCATTGTAGACAAAATCAAAAGAGCCCATGAGGAGTTTGGATCCAGCTTTTACTGCTTGATCTACATATTCTTTTTGAGCCCCAGCTTCCTGACCTTTCATGAAGCTTTTTAAAAGGTCTGTTACTGTTTCTCCAAATAGATTTTTCCCTTTGTGCTTTTTGAATTCTTCTATTTTAGAGGGGTTAATAGCTGCTTGAACAATAAAATAAGCAAGTCTTTTATTTACTAAAGCTTTAAAAGCAGGGGATAATTTTTTAGGAGAAGCAATTGCAGCTCGGCAAACTTTACCAAGCTCGAAAAAATGAGAGGGATTTTCTAAAAATGGTAAAAAATCCCGAACTGCTATATTGATAGACATGAATCTTTAATCCTTCCTATGCTGAGGGAAAAGCGGCTTGAACCAGACGAAAAGCTTTTTGGGCATCTACGGTATCAGGTACGTTTAACATGGTAAATGTAATTTGGGTGTCACCAGTTTTTTTAATATTAATAGATGGAACCCCATTAAACATTCTAGTTTCAAATCCGTTTTCCGTTTCTAAATCAATACTGTATTTAGTACACACAGCTTCTAAAGCTACCATTTGAGCTTCTTCTAAATCTACTACCTTGGTTACTTCTGCTGTCATGATTTTTAACCTTTCTATTTTCTGCGGTGTTTACGTGGTCTATGACGCCATTTTTTACCCTCTACACGATCTGCCAAACTAGCACAGAATGCCCCCGGATCTGTAATCTCTGGATCACCTTGTAGTTCTTCAACACAAGAACTAACGCTACCACCCATACTATTCCAGTAGCTCTCTAAACTATCTTTGTCCCACCCCTCAGGTAAACTTTCCCACTTTCTACCCGTTCTATGAGGACGACCACGACCACAACAAGAAGTGCGATGACGATGATGGCTTTGGGAAAACGTAGCTGATACTAAATTCATGTTACTGCAATAAAAAGCTAAACGGTTTGCTTCGGTGTCGTTTTTGGGGGCTAAATCATTAAATTCGTCACCGCTTTCATTTTCTGCGTGCCACCCTGAATTGTCTTTGTAAATTAAAACCCACATATCTTCTTCAATATTAGACAGTCTACGATCATAAAAATCATAAAGACAAGACAATGGCACATCAAATTCTGAATAATCTGAAAATGAATCAGCTTTTCTGTGACGTTTTCTAGCAATACGCTTTGCGTAAGCTTCTCGTTCAGCATCATATTCGGAGACGTAGTCTTTGACTACACTCCAAATGGCGTCACTTTCTTTTTTATTGTAGTGAAGGGTGGTATCACCAAGGTGTTCTACTACTGCTTTGACAATAGTATCAACTTCATGCCCCAGCTCAGCTCCGCGTTCAATTATGCGAGCTACGTGAGGATCTCTTTTCCAATTAATCATTTGTGAAGCTGTAGATGCATATCTATAGTCAATTTCTTCAAGTGTGGCATCAATATCTTTGAAGTAAAGAGTAGGGTAATAATGATTCTCATTGGCCCATTCTTTTATGAACTCAATAGCTTCATCCTGGTTATTAAATACACCAATTAATTCGTCATCAATTTCAAGTTGCACTTCAGAACCAAATTCATCGGTGTAACGAAGAAAAGCATCACCTCTACCAGCAAGTCTACGTCGTCTTCGTCTAAAGTTACCCTTACGGTCTTTTTTCCTACTAATCATAATTTTGCCCTTTTCGCTTTTAGTTAAAGCAGTTGTTTCCTTTTTGTCGTATTCTTTTCGGTAAACCCTTTTACCGTAAACGTTATCCACGTACCAATCTTTAACACCATACTGCTTAGCCCACTTCTTTAACTCAGAGACACTTATAAATTCCAACTCTTTTTTCTGTTTAGCTTTATCTTTTGGTACATCATCACCGTACTTATCTTTTTTAGCCAATCCACCAGCCACTTCAGCTTTGCTAGGATTACCAGGAACTAATAAGTATTGTTGGCGTCTACGGTGCCAGTACACTTTCCCGGTTTTAACCTCTTCTGGATCTCCCCACCGCTCCAACTCTTTAATAAGAGGTTTTTCTCCAGAGAACCAATGTATTCCTTTAATTTCAGTTGCTACTCTACGACGACCCATTGTATTAAAATTCCCTTTATGAGTTTTGAAATTACTACCGGAATTAAAAGGATCTATGCGGTCAATTTCCAAATAAATTTCAAAAAGGTCGGGTTCAAGTACGTGACCAGCACTATTTACTAACCATATTTTAGACACTTCAGGATAGTCACCGTCTCTATTTAAAGCTGGTTTAGGTAAACCATCCCAGTAAACTGTTGCGCTCAATTCTTCTTCTGACAATTCAGTTAACAGGTCTTCAGCATTCCAATCTAAGCCTGTTTGGTCTTCAACTGTATAAGAAGGATCTATTACTTGTTCCAGCACTTCTCTTAGAGTTGTGGGGTTTGTTTGCGCTTGTTTTAAAATCATGTTTTCAGCTTTCCTGGCTAACTCTACACAGACACCGTCATTTACACCGTTTTGTTGTCGAATTAAACTGTGAAGCTTATCTAAATCTTCACGATAAGGGTAACGGTACATAAGCTGTTCAATGTAAATTTCCGCACCTTGACAATCCACAACAGAATTAGAGTTAGGATACCAGGTTACCCGAGGAGTAAACGGATAAACAGGACCAGTGTAAGCTTTTTTCATGATGAAGGTTTTGTTTTAACTTTTTTGGGCAATTGATAAATCAGTTTTGGTTGTGTCTTTGGTGTTGTGGGTTTGACCGCCGTTACTTTTAATGAAATCTTCGACAAGGTCCCAAGCTCTTTCTTCATCACCACTAAAAGTGGCAGGTAAAACTGCCAGTTCTAAGGTGAGCTGATTATCAGCCCACCAAAAATGGAAAACGACGTCGTGGAAAAGTAGTCTGCCTTCAACTTCATCTAGACCACTGGCGTTCTCTTCTTGCAAACGCTCGAAAAAGTGGTCTTTAATATTTAGGAATGTTTTGCTTTCCATTTTAATTAAACGCAGCTAGGGAGGACAGCTCCACAGCTAGGACAACTGGTGATTTCTGAATCCCGAGGCGCTGGATTTCCACAATAGCGACAATCACACTTAGTTTCCCGTTGCAGGTAAAAAGGAATATTTTCAGTGTTAATTATTAAACCAGCCTTGACATAATTTGGTTTTCCTCTAAACCTTATCCGTCTAATAGTTTCTATTCTAGCTGTGGTGGGGTTTCCCTCAATAGCAATAGACAAATCACTACCAGGGCGAACTTTAATCGCTTTACTATTTAAAGTTTTTGCGGGAGCGTCGAGCCTCCGGAACCGGAACGGTGTTGAATATGAGATAGCTACTACCCTTCTACCATGCTCTAAAAGCTGTTCTTTACTTATGGAGGTGGAAACCACAATTGTGGAACTGTCAGCAGCTGCTGTTTTCTCTTTGCCTTTCTCCTTAATTAAAGAGAGGAGAGCAGCAGCATTTTTTCTAGACCACTTGGTACCTGTTTCAGGCCACAACCTTAAGAGAGTGGGAAACAGCTTTCTGAAGTCTTTTGTGGTGAAGTGAAGGAGCACGTGTTTTACCTTCTAAAACGTCTGCGTCGTCTAACCGAACCACCCCGTTGTCTAAACCGTTGTTCGTTAATAGCAGTTTTTAATTTTGCAGCAGCATCTTCCAACCACTCTTCTAAGGTCTCGGCTTCATTATCTGTTAAAAGATCTGGTCTAAGTCGAGCCTGGTATACAAACTCTGCAATGTCTTTTGCGTCTCTTTCAATGAGTTTGGCAAGTTGTCTAATGTGACGAAAGGCGAATTCTCTATCACTGAGGGCTAAATGTCGTCTTCTGCTTCTTCTTAACATTTTTAAGTCTCTCTCTCTTAAAGAGGTTGTTTTCTTACAGTCCGCGTTTGTACACATCTACACTATTTACTAATTCCCAAATTTTATCTGTTAATTCAAAAATAAAATTGGGTCCGGGATTTTCAATGTCCCCAGAATTAACACCTTCTTTAACCAAGTTTTTCATAATGGTCATAATATGTAAACTAGCATCCTCTCTAGCATCTAGGTAGCTTCGTGAAGGTTTGTAAGTTAAATCAGATTTTCTACGTCGTTTACTACTACGAGCAATAGATGGTCTGTGAGGAAAGTAAGACCTTATGAAATCTTGAACATCACTTCCCCCGTATACTACGTCGCCTTTTACATCGGTAATGGATTCATCTGATCCTAGTTCACCATACAACCAAGATTCTAATTCTTCATCCTGCATCATTGTAGCAACATCTTTTTCTATGTTACCTGTTAAATTAACACCGGGAAGGATGTAAAGCGTACCATATTCGTCTTCTGTTACTTCTATTTGTGAAGGGTCAAAAGCGGCTTTTCTACGTCGTCTTAAACTAGAAGTTCTAATTGTGTCTTTAACCACTGGGTAACCGTATGGTAACTCCTGGTAAAATCTTCTACGTGGGGTTATTTTTTTCAGATACCTAACTATGCTTTCTTCTCTACGACTACTATAACCGTCTATGGCATAAATATTGTCACCTTTTTTAACAGCAATTACTGTACCACCCAAACCCATACTTTCTAGTTTTTCGCCGTCTGTCCATAAGGTTCCGACTCTACCACCGTCGTTAGGAACACCTTCAACAAAATCGTTTACCACTCTTTTATCAGCTGGTTTAAGTGCTGCTGTTCTAACTTTACTTTCCCTGACAACATACTCACTACGACTACTACACATAGTATATAACTCTGCGGCTTCAAGGTCGTTTAGTCTTGGAATAGTTTTTTGAATATCTCCTGTTGGGTCGTTACCATAATCAGTATTGGCGATCCATTTACCAGCTACGTGGAGCATATCTATAGGAAAGTTTTTAGTTACCCCAAATTGAGTTGGTTCCATTCGCAGAAAATCAAAGAGGCAAACAGCGCCTACTTCAAATTCAAGAGGAGCTACTCTGTCTGCACGACGTTCCTTGTGTAATTTACCAACTGTAGTTCTACGTTTGCGTCCCATGATTTTGTTTCCTTTTCGTTGACTGGTAACTGGCATTTTAGGTGGTCTACCAGTAATGAGTGCTCTGGTGATGTCTGTTACTCTGTTAGGTCTTCTTACCTTCATGGCTGCTAAAGCGCTTTCTTTAACTAGTTCTTCGTTGTCGTAGGGATCAGCTGGGAAAGGGTGAGGTACGTCACCCTCTAATTGTGCCACCCAACTGGAGGCTTCGTCATCCCAGTAAACGGAAATAACATCGTCGTCCATGGAAAAACCTTTTTTGTCTTGTGGTCCGTACCTCAGCATGACGGTAGGAATTAACTCGTCTAGAGGTAACTCTTCACTGATAAGGTAATAGTCTTCGTGAGGGTAGTCTTCTTTTAATTTCTTAGTTAGTTTATTTCTGGCTTCTTCAACGCAACTTACAAAAGCGCTACCAAAAACACCGCGTTCACCACCAGAAAGACGATTATACTGTTCATCTAACCAACGGTCTGGAGCAGAGAGAAAATCAGGTTCTTCTCCACTAATTATAGAGCGTATGAGATGCATCCCGTTCGCCAGCCCATGCATGTAGGGGTTGACGTTCCAAGTACCGGGGCTACACTGAATGGCGAGTAAATCGTCAATGCTGTCTAACAAGGCTTTGGTTTCGTAGGTAGTAGGTGGTTCTACTTTAACATGTGGACGAGAAATAAAGTTGAAATCACCCCACGGCATTTTTAGTCTCCGTAAACACCCACCAAACGATACTCGGTTATGGTTACTAAATTACCGTGATAAAGAAGATCGTTTTTCCTACCTGTTGGTTCTGCCTCTAAGCCGTAGCCTTGATTTTCACCAAAATAATTTTCATCAAACCAGATCACACTTTGAAGCTCTCTTGCAACACTGTAAGGGTCTTCCAATTCATCTTCTTTAACCCAAAAGGTTGTTCCTTCAGATAAACGAGCTTTTGTAGCTGCTACTCTACGGCGTCTTCGTTTTAGCATTGCTAAATTCTCCTAAAAAGTCGGTTCTTATGGCATATCTAAGTACGCCCAACCTTTACTATCAAGTTCGTCTTCTATTTCTTTTTGTGAAAGGATTAACCCTTCTCTGCTTCCAACATCACGTAGTAGTTGTTTTAAATCCGTTATTGGTTGTTCTCCAGACCACTTAACCTTAAAGTTTTCTTCATCGCCTAAATCTGTATGACTAAAAATTGCCGCTATGCCAATAGCATCGTCAATTGCTTCTTGTAGTTGTCTTGAGTTTATCGCTACTATTTCAAATACGTAAGGTTTAGATTTATCTTTCGAGGTAAATACTTCTAAATAAGTGTAAACATATGTATATTCAGCAGCCATTCTGCGTCGTCTTCGTCTTAACATGGCACTGTCTCCTTTGTTATTTGTAATAACGATTCCAATAGGTTGTATTATATAGATTAGTGGTAAGCATTGAAACTAAAATATTGCGTAGAGGAGATTTGGCAGACCGTTTTTCTGGCCAAATGACAGGAATACCAGAAAGAGTCAGTTCTTCTACAATTTGAAACAATTCTTCCATATCAAGTCTGTAAAAAAAATCATCTAGTTGGGTATGACTAAGATCCACATGATGATCTGTAAATTCAGTGAACACTTCTAAAAGAGTAGGAGAAGCTTTCAAAATAACATCCGATGCTGCTCCTCTAAAACAGGTATTTTTGTGTAATCTTCGCCTTAACATGATTTTACCTCCTTTTATCCCTGAGAACACCAAACAGAACCGTTACCGTCTTCATCAGCGTCCATCCAAACCTCACCAAAGGCTTCACTGGCTTCAGTTAGCTGTGTGGCTTGAGGTTCAGACCAGTCACCAGCTTCATCTAAAAATTCATCAAACAGGTAACGAAGTTGTGCACTAGCTTCAAAGGGAGAAACAGCAGCTAATCGTCTTCTACGTCTATGTCGTCTTAGCATGACAGTTCCTTTTCTCTCAGCTAATATTACGTTGTTTCGCTTTAACAAGCTACACCCCCTTCACCAGAAGAGTGTCCATAAAGATCCATTTCAAAAGCCTCACTAGCTTCGTACATTTGTCGGTCTAATGGATCTGGCCAATCACCATCCATGAAGCCAGCTCCCGTACCTTGGGCGGTCATAGCAAAATCGTGACCTGCATCAGCAGGACTTCCGGCTTCCATAATTGCATCACCAAAATGAATCCAAAATTCGGCGCAGTTTTCTTCCATCTGGCTATAACAATCATTATCAATATCATTGGAACCGAAAACAGAATCCATTGGAACACCTTCATCATCGCCATAAGCAGTACTAACAAATAACAAACCTTCTACGTAAGCATCAAAGAATTCTTTAAAAGCAGCATCTTGTTCTTTACCACGCAAGGAACTAGGTTTCGGTTTATATCGACCATGCTGCGCTATAATGGCTTTAGTATTGCGGAGCAGTTTTTCGATACGATTTAATTCTTCATCGGATGTATCGTCTTCTAACCCTTGTGTGTACCTTACTAACCATCTTTCCAAAGTCGATTCTAAAGCATTCAATTCGTCAATAGAAGCTTTAGTTCGTCCAAGATCTTGTGGCCGGTGCGATACTAATCTAGAACCAAGAGCATAAACTGGATCGCTCTGTCCACTATGGAACCACAAAATAACTTCGGGATCTAATTGAGTAGAAGTGACAGGAATAAAATAATCAGAACCTAAATCACCAGCTTTTCGTTTTCGGTCAAAAGGGCGACGGGTACCTTTCCTTTCTTTTTTGGCAACTGGAAAATATCGTTTAGCCCACTTTTCCAAATCAGCAGCAGAAACTTCTTGAACCACAGCGTAGTCTTTGGTCAGTTTCTTAGCCAAAACTACTTGAGCTTTTTGCATGTAACGGAAAGCAGCCTGAGCTGTTTTAATACCTTTTCTCCTCAGCTTGCTCACACCACCTGTGACTTTAACCAGATCTTTAATTTCCAATTCGGCTTCTTTAGCCACTTCACCCTTCTTAAGCCTTACTGGTTTTTTGCTTTTCCAGCGACGAGGACCCTTTTTAAATCCTGCTTCCCCTTCTCCCATAAGGTCTTCAAAACCAACTTCCCCCTCACCTTCAGCAGGAGCAGCTTCCTCACCTTCAGCAGGTGCTTCCTCCTCTGGTTCAGCTACCGGCTCCTCTTCTACCTCTTCCACTTCTTCTACACCAAAGAGTTCGTCATCACTTTCAGAAGAATCTTCTTCTGTGCTTTGAATAAATTCAGCAGCAGCACTGCTAGCTAAATCTTCTAAAGAATCACTTATTTCTCCCATACCCTCTTTCATGACAGACTGAACAACCTCTTTAATGAACTCACCAAAGTGTTTGGCTGCCTCTTCCTTACCTCTTCTTCCTAACTCGTCACCAATTTCTTCAGTGAGATCGTCAATAGCGGTTTGGAAAATCTCTTTTAGACCGTCTTTAATGGTGAGCACACTATTGCTGTACAACTTAGTACCAGCAGCGTTGAATAGTGAAGTCAAATCTGGCCCCATGCGGCGTTCCAATTTGCTACTTACGCTACCAGGTTGGGTGCTATCAGCTGCTTTTCTCAAAGTGGTTTTGGTTTTTCGTGCCATGATATTGAAGTCCTTTCTGACTTTTGTTTCTTAGCTTCTACGGCGACGAGCAAAAACGCCTACGCCGGGAATTTTCAGTTTTGCAGGGGGAATTGTTTTAGTTTCGTAGCGATTTAAACGAGCTTTACGATTTGAAGCGCTGTAACTGTGCTCAACAGGTTCCACCTCGTCTAAACGCACACCTTGCACTATCTCATTGGTTTCTGGATTAAAAAGAACAAGTAAAATACCTTCAGGAGCACCACTTTCAGCATCGGCATCATAATACTGCCAAATATCACCATCATAGTAAAATTGTTTTCCAACTTCAATACCAGCAATATCTCTTCCATAAGATTTATAGAGGTGTATGTCTTCTTTAACTCTAGCTACATCCTGATCATTTAAAACATGACGAAGGTAAGGAGCTGCTTTTCTTTTTCTCACCGAAGCAAACCTACCTTCTTCAAACTGTTTCACTAATTTTCTCAGTTCCCCAGTTAAAATAGCGGTAGTTTCGTGTTTGTCTCCACGACCAATAATACGCGGTTTAACGTTCCAAATAAATTGTTCCAACTCTGGTCCTGGATTACGTTTTAAATCAACACCAATGATCATATCAAAACCACGAGGAAGACGGTTGTTAAATGCTTCTCCGTAAACAACGTCGTCCATGGCTTCTAAAAAATAAGCCCAGCCACGTTTGTACTCTGTATTGTAGTGGTTTAAAATCTTCTCGGCTAAGTCATAGTAGTAATCAGCCTGTTTAATTCTAGTCTTACCTGTGGTGGGAGGCAATTTGTAGAGAGGTTTAGATTTTAGGCCAAACTCGGGATCAATATCAATGCGTTTACTGGCAAAGGTGTCTGATGCTATAGCTTCAGCTACCTCAAAAGTGGGAAGATTATCCCAAGCATTGCCATTATAAGTTTCGGTAAACATTTCGCTACCTGCTTCTTCTCCATGCTCTTCTACCAATTCATCATAGTGTTCTCTATAATGCTCAAAATTCCACATTTCTAAAGTTTCAAAAGCTTGCTGAATACAACTTTCAGCACTTTCATAACTGTCCACTACTACAGCTGCAGCGGGATTAAATCCGCTACCATCGTGAACAATGGCTACGTTGACAGTTTCAGAATCGGGATCAAGATAACCTTCTCCGTCTACCACTGAAACCCCTTTTAACATGGACTTAAATTGTTCTAGATCACCCCTAGCTGTACGTTTTCTAGTTTTAGCCGTTGCAGCAAAAACTCCCGGAAAAAGCCTTCTAGCACGGTCGTTATCCATTACACTAATGTGCCAGGAACCATGGTCTGGAAGACGCGACGTACTCCACGGTGCGTTCTTTTCATGACTAAGAGCGTCTTCAGCCCAAACACTGACAGTAGGCCCTTGAAGAAAAACAGCGTAGTCGCCACGAGTGGTCACTTTACCAGGAAATTGGCTGAAAATGCGTTTCAAAAGGGGGATGGGATCTCGTCCGTCATCCCAGGCAAAATCTACACGGTAAGTACCGTACTGAGGACCGTCAAAATAAGCCCTTACAGGTTGAGGACCACTGAGGTGACTAACACCTCTAAAATCAAAATCGTTGAGATCAGCTGCAATTTGATCAGCTGTGGTTCTAATTTCTTCCAGGTTAGCTTGGCGTTTACGGTATCTCATTGATTTACCCTTTGTCAAGAGTGGGTTTTTAGACCCCACACTCATTGTGTCTTCGAGGAAGATGGTTACCCAATTTTTAAATAAATCTAGTTCAGAATATCTTTCGTTTTCTAGTTTATCATTGCGTAGGCTACTATCTTTGGGATCCCAAAACCAACCTGTACCATCATTAAGAAGATACCCTTCTACAGCCGTTCCTACGTTGACAGCAATTTTGTTTGAATCAACTTGCTGAAACTTAACAGTTGGATATTCTATTTCTTGGAAACGTTTTACCAATTCCTTAGTCATTTCGTCTCTTGGTTTAATAGGAACAATATCAGTCTTAACTCCGCTTTCTCTAGCAGCGTCGTAGACAGCAGAGTCAAAGTGGGAGAGTTCTTCCTCACTTAAAAATTCTCCATCACTACGTTCAATAAGTGCAGTGGTAATAAACATTTTAGAAGAGCTGCTATCAAATAATACTAAAGAATCGTCAACAACTTGAGTTTCATATGGCTTACTCCAACCGACGTTAGGCTCAGTGACTAGAGGCATGGAAGCTATGGCAAAGTCAACAGCAGCTGGAAAAGAGGAAAAAGTCTGCTTGTCTTTTTGCCCCTCTTGCTCAACTCTGTATTTGTCTTCAGACCATTGGGTATAAGTAACAGTTACGGTGTAAGTAGGCTCATAGTCACTTTTCCTAATTTTCATGTTGCCCAACCTTTTGTAATCTGAGGGCTCAAAAACCCGTTCTCCGGTTTTGTCCGGAAGTAAACTAGAGTACCACTCTGGCTCTAGTTTGTACATGCGACCCTTACTGGTTTTTAAATTTCTAGCAATTGGTACACTGCGTACAATAGGATTGGTAGTAATAAAGTATTCTAATTTAATAGGAGTTTTTCTACTAAATGAAGTATATTCCATGCGACCGTTAAAACGGTCTAAATCTTCTTGAGCACCATAAGAGCGACAAACTAAAATCCAAGTACCATCTTTAATAATGACATTTACTGCTTTATTTAATGGTTTACCCGCATCCATGGTTTGTTTGCCAATGTCTTCACTAAGGGGTACATCTAAACCAAGACCGCGAAGTCTTTTTACTTCAGAACGGAAGTGGGCACCATGTTGATCTCGTTCCCACCTATCTTCTCCACTTTGCATGAACTTAACGTGTATTAATTCATGCCCTAAAATGCCAAGAAATGTCTCTCTGTCTAAATCGTAACGGTTGCTAATTTCCAGGCTCGTAACTTTGGTTTCTCCAGTGTTACGATTACGTCTTCCTTTTACTAAACCGTACTGGCGGTAGAACCGACCGTACTTGAAATGGAAACTTAAACTGAGTTCACCATTAAAGTACTTACGGTTCAGCTCTTCAGCTTCTCTTTTTAAATTGAAGCGTTCCCAGTCTTTTTTAGCGTAGCGGTTAAACACTTGCTTAGAACTTTTTACGAGGTAACGGTACTTCCAGCTCACCACCAGAGGCAATGGCTTTAAGTAGGTCTTCTACGTGTTTAACACCTTCTGAAAATTCCCATTTCATTCCTTCAAGAGTATCAACTATAGCCTTCTTTCTTCCTAATTTTAAATTCTCTGCAAGGGCTTCTACATGCCAGTCTAAACTCTCCATTACGTCGTCAAGATTTTCTAACAGATCTTTGGTACTGTAAACTTCAACGTTGTTTTTAAAGTAAGGCATTGTTGTTGTCCTTTTTGTGGCGTTTAAACAAATTAACCGTGGATATAGCTACTTAAACTTGTAACATTTGCTTGGTCATTATTAGAAATTGCCGAATCCTCTATAAAATAGAGATCTCTTAAAATCTCCCAAACTATATAGTCACCAATAACTTGTCCTTTACCTTCTCCATTAGCTACATGTTCGCAGGTAACGCGCCCATCACTGATATAGCCACAATCTGGGAGACTACATTCTGTCTTCTCTACAAGACATCCCATACTATGACCAATTATTTCTCGTTTTTCTATTCGCTTAGCTAATTTAGAATCTTTGCTACGATCAAATCCTTTGAGTAACTTAACATGCGGTCTGCCCATAAAAGGAACCATAACAGCATCAAAAATAGCGCCTTTAGCTTTAGTTGGATCTTGATTATCATGATCCTGATGCGCTGGTTTACCAATAAAAGTTTGGTAGGTCATTCTACTCATAGGTATTTTCCACTTTAACATTTCGTCCATGGTAAATCCATCCATATTTCTATTTGGGTACCCAATAACAAGTGCGGGAGACTCTGTTATAATATAATCTGAGATTGATGGACTACAATCATAAGCTTCACTAGCACTCTTCAACCAACTAATATCCAGAGTATCGCAGCTGCAATTTTTTAAATCTGCCCCAGCAACACGCAATTTTCCACGGGGGTCTTTAAATTGCTCCAGTTTATGCCCTTCGATAATGAGAGGTTCAGGTACGTAAATCTGATTACGGGCATCGTACCGTTCTGCCACATAAGCATCTCCCCGAACTACCATTCCTTCATAGTTGCCATCTTTATCGTAACTGGCATAGTGACCATCAACACGGGGTAGGCTTACATGACCGTTAATGTGAGGCATGAAACTTTTCCTTTTAAACCGAACCGGTTGGGGTGAAGCGTTTTTGTTTTCTTCACCCCAACCGGATTTTTAACTGTCTACTAATTACTGATTAAAGAAGGCTGGTTTGGTTACTTACCCGTTTTACGTTTAAACGCATCGTAACCAACGGTAAGGGCGCTAGCAGTGCGATTAGAAAGACGACCCTTCATACGCTGACGCCAGTAATTGGGATCCCACTTCCTACCGCTAGCAGTACGTTCTTCTGTTTCATCAACAACAGGAGTACCATGACCTGTGGTAATGGGAACAGAGCGGGGCATTTGCCTGTTTTGCTGGACGGAGGCGGCAACGGGAATTGCTTCTTCCTCAGCAGCGTAGCCGGGGTGACGCCATTCCATGCTAGCGATTTCAGCAGTGTGGTGAGCCATTACGTCTTGAGGTGCACCTAACAGCTCATCAGCTTTGTTAATAAGCATTTCGAGGTAGGAAGCCCCACTCTTACGGAAAGCGCCTTCTATTTTATTAACACACGTATTGGTGTCAATACCAAGGCTGTTAAACTGGTTAACGAGAGCTTCTTTAAGAGCATTCTCACCCCAATAATTCTTAACAGAGCCTTCAGCGACAACAGCCATGATATTCATGAACTCGTCTTTGAGGTCTGCCAGGGTAGCACGGCGCTCAGCTTGAATTTCTTCAGCTAACTGAGCCCTAACCTCAGAAGCAATCTCGTTTTCGTAAGCAGCTGTGGCATAGAAACGAGCGTTTACACTTTTAAGAGTCTCCTCAACACCAAACGTAGTAAAGCCTTCTTTAATGCGGTCAATGTAGCTCGGTTTGAAGAATAGACCCTTAAACTCATTAGTAAGGTCAGTGTCAGAAAGGTGAATTTCTGCTACCGGATGACCCATAGCGAAAATAGCGTAGAGGGGGTCCTCTTTGAACAATTCGTAATTCTCGTCTTCAGGATTAACCCCAAAAGGAATGAAATCGAAACGAGCATTTTTAAGAGATTTTAAGTCACGTGTATTGTACACTCTCTCCATAAGAGGTTTACCAGCTTCTGTAGGACCACAACCCTCTTCGTCTTCAGCTCCACATTCTTTAGAAGAAGCTGTTTCACCCTCGCTCTCTTCTTCTCCCTCTTCGCCTTCTTTGCCCTCTTCTTCCTTTTCTTCTTCCTCTTCTTCTTCATCTTCCTCTTCACCATCTTCAACAGGAACACACTTCATTTCCTGTCCCTCAGGGCAGCCACCTTCTTCCTCTTCACCTTCCATACCCTCTTCTTCTTCAAGTTCGAGGCCCTCTAAATCTAAATCATCTAGATTTAGATCTTCAAACTCGAATCCCATTTCCTCAGCAGGCTCGTCTTCATCTTCTTCCGCTTTGCGACGGCGGTCAAAAATGGGATGACGAGGTTTGTCTTCACTAAAACGACGGCGACGGCGACGAGAGAAAGGACTCTCATCATCTTCCTGTGCACGGCGACGGCGACGAGGAGAACGTAAGTCCTCATCATCGAGATACAGGTTTTCAGAGGTCCGACTACGACGACGAGGAGGCGTTGGAAGCCGATCTGCTAAACGGGAGCGGCGAGTTCTACGTTTTCTAAGACTCATGGTTCTTTTTCCTTTACCGGCAAAATTTGCGGTAGGTTGATTTATTGCTTGCTCGTCAATCAACTCTTCACTAAGAGAACCTGGTGAGGTTTTTTCATTAAGTAAGAGTCGATAAGCTTTTGGGTGTTTGAATTTAAGCATCTGCAATATTACGTCTGCACGTTCGGGATCTACTGCAGATACCTCTTTAATGAATTCTTTAAGGTCTAAGATAGCTAAATCTTCGGCTAGTTGATCACATTTTCGCCAAAGCTTGTTATCATCAACCTTTAAATGTGGTGACGGTGCTCTCGCACGGGGAGGTGGTATTTCACCTACCCTCTTTCTAATTTTCCTTTTTCTCGACATAGATTTGTCTTCTCCTAATGTTGTGAACAACTTTCAGGTCGGCATGTTGGTTGGTAATTAGTGGGCCTTCCTGAAACTACTGTTATAGTAAAACTCCCAATTGTTTGAGAGCATTTCTTATTTTGTAATAAGGGCTATCAGCAAGTAATTTTTTTCGAGCTACATCTATTTTTTCATTGGTTGCTAAAACATGGAGAATTTCTGCTTGTTCTCCAATAAAATCCCAAAGGCGATCTTCTGTCGTCTTTGCTGTTACTTTTTTAACTCTTCGTACTCTCACTACAGTCTACTTTCTCAAGTTTTTAACGAGGTAGTTCATCAAATCTGAAAGGGTTTGAAAACTCTCTTCTCCAGCACTTTTTCTGGCACCTCTAGTCCAACTACAACTGATAGGGAAATTGCAGCTACCAGCAGCTGATAAATTCACAACAGCTTTGTTACTTGTTGTAGAACTGAGTTGAAGATGTATAGCAAAAGAGTTAGTACCAACAGAAGATACATAGACGTTTTTAGCATGCAACCGTTTTTTAAGCTCTTCGCCAATAAGACTAAACGCTTGAGCACATGTAGCTACTTCATAACAAGAAAAAGCATCCAGTATGGTACCAGTACCCGTATTTTTTCTATTGCAACAATTTCCAAGAATATTGTATGCTGCCCCTATATTTCCTGCTTGTCCAGGCAATAGACGAGACCAACCACAACCAGTAGACACGTGCGTTCTCCAGGCTAAAGGTACAGATTCACCCTGTTTAGGGTCAAATCACACTAAAATTACCTTCTCCATAGAAGATAAATTGGTTTTACAATTTTTGAGGAAGGAAAAGGAGGGAAAAGGAATGAAGGAACTAGTCAAAAGAAAGAGTAATTGGTTCTACAAGCTCTCCATCAGCTATATAAGCTCTAAATACAATAGGAGCTTCACCGAATTCGTCTAAAATAGAAAGTGGCCTACCTTCAGGAAACTTCAAAAAACCTTTAATGTTGAAACCAGATTCAGGTCCCCCATAGTCACTTTCCAATTCGGTCCCTATGAGAGTAACAGGAGTACCGTATTGAGTTTGCAGCACTCTAATAATAAGCTGTTCAAATTCTTTCCAGTTGGCTTGAGGACTGTCTTCAAACTTGTCCACTAATTCTTCTTCAGTGGGGCCTTCTTCTGGAGGATCTTGTGCTATTTTAATTCTCTTGTAACGTAGAGAACCGATAGCTATATTTTCTTTTGACATGTGTTGTTAACCTAATTCATCTCTACGGACATACCCCGTAAGAGTTTTATTATGAGGAAGACTTCTCTCTCTATTAGAGAGAATGTTCCTAAATTGATCAACAGAAAGTGGCCTTATTTCATTTTCATTGTGACCACTTAATCTAGCCAGGGCGACTAATTCATTAGCAATCGCTTTTGTCATTCTACCATTCATGCGGGTAGTAATATATTTACTGAGTAGACTATAGATTTCAGAACTGAGTTCAACAGGAGGAATATAACCTAATCGTATAGCTATATAAAGTATGGATTGCGCTTGAATATCATTAAATCCTTCTTTGCGTAAGCCTTTATAAAGAGTAGAAGCTAATTTAATTCTTTCATCTTCGTGAGGATCTGTTTGAGCCACCTTGTAAAGTACTTGTGCAATACGTCTTTTTGGTAAAGAGAAAAATGTTTCATTTTCATCCCAAAGCGGAAGTTCACTCAATAAACCAATAATATCTTTTCCAAGTATTCGATAGTTAGATTTCTTAACACGATGAGGAGCAGCGTAAACTTCTTTGGTCGGTTTTTTGGGTTCAACTGGAAAACGAGCATGGTCTAAAGCAGCTCCAGCACCTTCTTCACCAGCAGGCGCTTCGGCAGGGGGGGCAGGTTCTTCACCGAAACCACCCCCGGGTTCTTCACCGAAACCACCACCAGGTTCTTCTCCAAAATCAAATCCTTCTTCCTCTCCAAAACCACCACCACCTAAACCACCTTCTTCTCCTTCACCCCCAACGTAAGTATCGTTTTCATCAAAACCCATTTTAGTACGAAGTTCAGCAACAGCTCGTTTATACTCGTACATTTTCTTACGAGTTTCTAAATCGCTTTTTGAATTTTCTAGTTCTTCATCAATATCTAAACCGCCTGCTTGGTAGAAGGTACGCATATTTAAAATGCCACCCTCTTCTTTAAGAGTGCGAAGAAGCTCCATATAAGCTTCATCACGAGTAGGAGTAAGAGGTCTACTCCACTCGATTTTGGGAATGATTAAATCACTAACAGCTTTATTTTTGGGTCTAGCGATTCTGTAACGGTGATTTATTTCTGCCGTTTTCCTTTTAACAAAATCTTCTTGTTCTGACAACTGACGACACATTTTATCAATTATAATTTTTTTGGTAAAATAAGAACGAAGGTATTGTAGTTTTTCAATAAAGACCGTTCTAATGGTCTCCATACTATTCCAATTACTTTCACCAGTAACCAGTGTTTCACTAACTCCTAAAGCCCTCATTTTTCCTTCAACAAGGAAAGGCCATTCGTCAGAGAATTTCCAGTAATCAGCAGAACCACCACCAACACTGGTAACTTCAACATCTTTTTTGGTTACAACTTTAGCTCCAACTGGATCTTCTTCACTAGCGAAGAACAGATCTAACAATTCTTGAAGCTCTTCAGGAGTAGCTCCTTCAGGACCAGTAATATGAAGGAGGGGGCCAGCTCTACGACGAGCACCAGCAATAGATGCGTTATAAATAGCACTTTCATAAACCTTAAAAATGAGAACTCTGTTAAGATAACTACTGCCTTTACAATCCCAAGAGAAAGCACGACGGGGAAGGAAAATAGTATTTTCAGGAGACAGCGGAATCTGCTTTCCAGCTGCCATTAATTTAACAATTACTGGATCTATTTGAAGACGATCTTCCACCACTCGGGGGTCTTTAGACGTTGCCCAAGATCTTTGTTCAGCTGTTGGTTGAATATCGATAATGGCGTTCCCACCAGGAGTTTCAGGATACTGAATAGAAAGGAAATTCAAATTGTGCGCAATTACTCCATCCCAATAATTAAGGCTATCGTTATAAAGCAGGTGAGCTACAAATTTACCAAAAGTAAGGAAGTCATGTAACAACTCTGGCATAAGAGGAATCATGCCACTAGAGTAAAGAGCATCTTCAAAAAATTGTTTTTGATAGGAATCAACTACACCGCTAACAATGATATCTTCAGAAAAAGCAAGATCTTTCCAGTATTCTAAAGTAGGACTAACAATTGGATCAAATGTAGCAATTTCCTCGTACATTTTATTCTGACTGGCGCTATCACCAGGAAGAAATTGCTCTCCTAAAGTAGGAGCTTCAGCGCGATCTGTAACAGGGCTATATTCTTGATTTAAATTACCAGCAGCTGGGGTTAAAGAATTACCATAACCAAAACCGCCAACACCATAGCCTCTTCGTTGTATAGCTCCCAAACGCTTTTTACGTTGTGTGCTACTAGCTCCGATAGCTCTTCTAGAAGAGCCTCTTCGGAGTCTCCCTTTTGTAAGGTCATAACGGATGTTAAACATTCAAATCACCTAAATACTGGTGCACCAATAGTTTAACAAAGTTAGAAAGAGATTCACTGCTCACAAGAAGCCCTAGAAGTTCATATTTCAAAATTTTTCTATGGAGGGCTTTTGTCCCTCCTGCTTGTAAGCAGTGAACCAAACTAATCTTTCCATAACACAGCACGACAAGTTGAGCAGTACATTACTTCTTCCCCTTTTCTAATTTTAGGGTAACTAACGTTTTTATCGGTTTTGCACTTGGGGCAAATGCCTTTATCTCGCATTTCTTTGATGGCTTCAAAAGCACTTGCTCCACTTTTAGGAGAAGCAGCTGTTACGATAGAAGCTTTTCGAAGTTTAGGAATTTCAATTATTTTAGCAATTCGTTTACTTACGATTATGAAAGCAGTTTGACGGTCTTTTTCATTTTTTAGATTTTCAAATCCAGCTACCTTTAAACTACCTACTATTTTTTCTTTTGCACTGTGTGTAAGTTGAACATCAGCCCGATCTGCAGCCAGTGCAACAAATTCGTAAAGGGTCATTGTTAAAACCTTCCTCTGTTACCACCATTGTGGGATTGTCTTCTGGTTTGTTGTCGTCCTTGAGGGGAACGTCCTCTGCCTGATCGTCTAGCTCTACCACCACCGTAAATATATTTAGGAATATTAAACATTCCTGCAATTGGTTTATTGGCTCTTTTAAACCCCATTGCTTCCATACCAGCTCTACGGTATTTGAAACGGCTTTTCTTTTCAAATTCCTTTTTGTAAGATTTTATAAATCTGTGGGCTAGAACTGTAGTTCTAAAAAGGTCATCATTGCCAATATCGGGTTTAAATAATTTACGATTAAAAACATTAACAGTAAGTATTTGAGCTAGACAGTGAGAACGAGGGTACATAGATCTCATCGCCAAATCTCTAGTTTTTAAAATAGAATCAATGTCGCTATCTTGAGTATTAAATCGTATCTTATTTCCGCCTAGGTCATGACGGAAATTTTTGAAATCGTTAAAAGTCAAGCTGTAACGTTCGCTAATTACGTTGTGTTTAGTTCTTAAATCATAAAAAGCATGAGCACTTTGCCAACGGTCATACGCTACATAGAGTACATTGAATGAGTTAACAATAGGAACAATTACATTATCGTATGCCCAAGCTAAATCTACACTCATACCGTTTCTAGGAGCTACCTCCATTAACTCTTCAATGTACGCACCATCCAACTCGGGAAGGTAACGAGCAAAAGTAAGAGCAAATGAATTCTTCTTTTCTCCGTTGTCAACAGCTAAAGCATAAGCATAGAGGTTGTTCTTTTTAGGAATTTTTACTTCTGGTTGAAGTGTTTGTAATCCTAAGTCGCTTTCATTTTCTTTTATGACGTAAGTAAAAGCTGGCTCTGGTTCGGTCATCTCATAAACTAAATCTTCTAGTAGAGTTTGATCTTTAAAAAACGGGTTACTTGCCTTTGGAGGAATAGCATAGAAATCACGGAGAATATCTTCTTCCGGTTCTCCTGCAAATTCGTCTCTGATTGCTTCTTCTGTTTGTTTAGGGTTAACTTCCCAGGTAGCAAAATGCGTATAGTAAATTCGAGGATTTTTAGCAGCCACTTCAGCCCGTTGCATGATCGGGTCTCCGATAGAAGACGGGCTACTAATGTTTGCCATTATTGCGTCTATGGCATTATAATCTCCATTTTTACGTCTAATATCTGCTGCTGCACGAAGTGTTCTTAAATTATTTGTAAGAGAACGGAAAATAGCCGAACCATCTCGTACTCTTCTTTTTCTACCTTGATCATCATAATTAAACCATCCAAGCTCATCTATGATATTTATGAGACCTGTTTTTCCGCGAAGATTGGAACTGTTAGCTGCTGCCATAGAAAGAGCAAGACGTTTGCTAGGAAAGGTAAGAAATGTTTGCCCACTTTGAAAAAGATCTAAACCTAAACGTCTACCCTCATCTTTAAGGTAAGAGGCCACACTTTTAAACCAAGGACTACTGCGCAAAGCATCGCAAAACGGTACCCAAGAAAATTCGCTGCTCTGTTTGAGTGTAGGTGATACAAATGTACCACTCACAATTTTATTAGCAGGCTCATCAAAATAAGCCATTGGATTTTCAAGGGCAAGATAACGATGAATATGGTATGTAGCTACAAATGTAGAAGCACTGTGACTTTTACCGCTCCGCTGTCCCCAAATAGAGCACAGTTCATTAGGAGGTACAGGTCTTAATCTGGAAAGTGCATAATCTCCGTAATCATTATATTTGTGGAATTTTGGATCCACAATCCATTCCTGCAACATCTCTGTTCTGTTACGTTTGCAGACAGGACAAACACCATGTTCTAAAAGAACAAAACGCTCCATAAGCTCGCCATAATTAGCATCTACTGGAACGTCAAAAATATAATCTAAATCTGAACAACTATAACAAGCATCTCTATTAAAATGAACAACTACTTGAAATTGTTTTGCATAAGGTTTAGTAGAACTGTTTAAAAAAGAGGGACTAATAATCCAATCTATAATGTTAGACGCTTCTGGGAATTTTTGGTCTGCAAAAACTCCCATATCAAAATTAGAGTCAATAGCTTTCTCAATTAAATCTTCCGGATTAGGTAATTTGTCAGGATCTGAAGGAAGGGAGTCAAAATTAACTACATCGTAAACAACATTGAAAAAGTCAATTTCTTCTATTGTAGGAGTAGGTAACTCGGTAGTAATTAATTCTGCGACTAATGGTGATTTCTTTTTCTTTTTACGACGTTTTTTCTTTTTTGTTTTAGTCTTGTCCTTTTTAGATGCACTTTTGGGCATCTCCTGAACAGCATTGATTTTAGGAGAAAGGAAATCTACTTTTTTCATACTCTTAAATATCTTCTAAGTCTTCAAGATTTATTTCTTCTTCTTCGTCTTCAACCAACTCTTCTTCATTTGGACTGTCTGCTGTCAACCTTTTCAGTTCTTTAGCCTCTTCTTTTAATTTAATTCTTATTTGTTTAAGTTCTCTGGTATTTAATGCTTTGTGCAAATCGGTTATAGGAAGATTCATCTGTTGCCCCCTCATGCGCTACGAACCAGTTCCTCATCTACCTCTCTTACCTGCTTGCTGTAGAATAGCATCGTAGACTTTATCTAATTTATCTACAGCAGTGATAAGTAAATCACTCTCTTTTTCAAATAATTCTGCCATATTAAATATAGTTTTCTTTAACGACTGTGAAAAATACCAAACAGGAATACCATCTCCATCTTTAATATCGTGAAGTTTATCTTGAGTTTTTGCCAACTCTAAAAGTTGATTAAGTGTTAGTATTTGTTCTGAGGAGCTTTTTTGAAGTTCTCTTATCTTGCGATCCATGTCCGCCATACCAGCATCAAATTCAGCACGAAGAAGAATTCTATTTTCACCTTTATCATCTACCCAATGAATAGGTTTTTCATTTTTGTTTCTTCCACGTTCGCTTAACCAAGTAACAAATTTAAGAAGGCCAAGCACAAAACCAGCAATGAAGGTGGCAATACCAATTATTGCTCCCCAGTTCATCGTTGGATTTTTTGCAGTTTCTGCTGCTAAAGCAGGTAGTAAAAGTAACAGTAACATAATCCTAATCCTTCCTACCGCGTGTGTTACCTTTACTCCTCTTCCAACGTCTCCTCTGTATCCTCAGGCTCAAACTCACGGTTTGTAAGCAGCTCAACAAAAATGGTAAGGTGTCTTTCTGCCTCCTCATTAACAACTGGACTGTTTACCATAAAACCAGCAACAGCTTTCATAAAATCAATATCGATTTCAGATTGAACTTCCTCTGTTGCACCTTCTTCAAGCTCTTCACTATAGCTCAAATCTACAAGAATTTGTTTTTGAAGTTTTCCAATAGCGTAAGCAACCGAGGGGCACTCAGTTTCAACTACTTCTTCATTTCGGAGAACATCAAAAGTGGTACCAGAATCAGGGCTTGAGATGGAGTAGGTATTTTCTCCGTAAGTAGCTGAAAAAGGGACTTTAAGAGGTTTGACTTCATTTTCAGCTGTGCGAAATTTGTCCCCAACATTTTTAAGCGTGAGAGTTAAAAAAGAACTGTTTCTTTTCACAGAAACATTTTCTGTAGATCCCAAAACCTGTTTAGCACACAGTGTCAACAGTTTCCCAACTCTGACAGGATCTTTAGAACAATAAATAGTAAGACGAGATTTATTCTTAGAAAGGGACGACGCAACTGTTACTTCGCGGAGATCACTTTTCTTAACAACCAAAAACAACCTATCTTTAATGCTGTGAAGTATTTTTTCCATAACGAACCAATCTAGGGTAGAGCACACAACTAGGATTTACACTCTAAAGTGCAAATCCCCATCCTCTCTTATAGAATAACTTAAAAGTGCTACTTTTTCGTTAAAAGTAGCTTTTCGGTGGGTTTCTTAGTTTTAGAGGGTGGGTAAAATTTGGTTCGAATAGATTTTATACGAAAGCATCTTCTACAACTACGTTTACTACGAATCTTGTTTCTAGCTCCATAGTAAAAACAGCTGAGTTTTGTCCAGTAAGCTGCAATAGCAAAACACTTTCGTTTACCCCTTTTACAACCTTTGTATTCTGCGTACCAAATAGCTTTACTGGGATAGTGACTGATAAACATGCGGTTACAACGATAAGAACTTCTACAACGATTACGGGTTTTATAGTATGTACCTTGATTGTATCGATTCATAACACAACGGTTGAGAGGTTGATTGGATTTAAAGTTGGTTTTACAAAAAGATACATGTCTAGCTAATTCTTTTGCACTTTTTAAAAAGACCAAATTATAATCGCTGGCATAACGTTTGCACATACGTCGCACATACGCAGCTTTTCCATAAATGCGGTGCTGGGTAATTCCGCAATCTGCACCACAAGCCCGTCTACCCCCGAAAGGAAGAGGTTGTCCACAACGTGCATCTATGAGTTGAAGAGGACGGAAATCACTTTCCATACGTCCTACAGCAATAAGGAATGTGGCATCTATACCAGTTGCTTTTTCTGCCTTCAAAGCAGCTGTGACAATTCTTTCACGTTTCTTTTGAGATTTCTTAGCATGCTTAAAACAATACCTTAAACGACGATTACACTTTTTAAAGAGATATTTGCTTTTCTTTTCCCAACGTTTGCAACGGTGCCGTTGCAGACAGTCTTTACGGGAAACCATAACTCCCTTGTCTTCAATAGCCTCAACAGATTTAAGCAGCTCTTTTCTTCTCTCTTCTAAATTGACTTTCGATTTCTTAGCCACTATACCATCAAATAAATGATCTACTTTTTCTACCACGTCTTTCTCTTTTAAACTATCTCCTGTGGGAGGCTCTGCAACAACAGAAGTAGGGAGTAAAAAACAAAGTAAAATGAAGAATAACGAAAACGTTGCTGATTTTCTCATGGTAAAGTATTCCTTTCTTCCTTACGGTTACGATTGTTTTCCCTTTACAAAAGGAGGGAGTTAAACTGTGAAGGGAAAAGGTGAGAACAGAACGTTCTCAGTGAAGCGTTGGGAGGGAGCTGTCTTTTTCTTTTTTTGAGGCGGAAGTTTTCTTTTTCTTACTCACCTTTTTGGCGCTGTTTTGTTCAGCAATAACGCTAACCAATTTTGGTTTGAGTCTTTCTTCTCCAGCCTCAATTATGAAAAAGCGAGTGCTAATTTTTTTCCAAGTGTCTTTAACCAATTTTTGAACTTTGGTATCGTAGCGATTGGTAAGTAACTCTCTTAATTCTTGATCAAAAATACCACCTTCTTCAATTAATATTTTAGCCATTTCACTAAGCAACGGTCTTAGAACCTGACCATGCACAGCATTTACTAAATCTTCATTGGGACGCATACGTTCAATACCAGCAGCATATTCACGTACTTCTCGAATTAAATCCTTGTAAAAAATAGAAGCTCCAACACGTTGTTCATCACTACCAAATCTGTAATCGTTTCTGGCTTCTTCCAAATCTTTTAAAAGGGTATCGAGAATAGTTTGAAGGGTCTCTATGCCACTTTTAGGAGGGGTTTTAGGAGCACCACCTAGACAGTTATTGTAGTGGCGTAAAATGGCCCGGGGTGGTAAATCGTACTTCTCTGCCAACTGCTCAACAGACAGTTTTCCTCTCTCAATAGACTTGTTAAGCCGTTTGAGTTTTTTGAGTTTCAGTTTTTGGCAGAGTTTGCAGCTCACGAAAATCCCTTAGAACATGTGACTAGGCAGCTTCATACCAAGTGCGTGAGCTGCTTTGAAAATGTTGTTACGCATGAGGGAGAGACCCCACCGATCGCCATTTTCAATTACAGATCTCATGCGATTAAATGCTTCTAGTTCATTTCTGGTTAACTCGAATTTATTGTAGAAGTACTCATAAACTTTATTTAACAATTCAACAGACTGTTCATCTTTATCTAAAACATCAACAGTATCCACATACGCAGTTACATCTACAAGGGCTTCGATAGCACTTTCAGCTCTTCGTTGCCTAGCAGCTAAACGTGAGCGACGAATACGTTTACGTCGCCTCCAGGAAGAATTATTTTTTGCCAATCTTGGTCGTCTGCGTTTTAACATGAGTATCTCCTTAAAGTTCTTCGCCTTCGTAACCATGAAGGTAATTTCTTAGTTCATACATATCTTCTTCATCTGCAAAGAAAACAAGAGCTAGCCTACCTGTGTCTTCATCCAAAGTAATTTCGTAACTTCCAGCTGGGAGTTCGCTGTAACCACTGTTCATAGGCATAACAATATAACGGGTAAGGGCACTTTGTAAATCTTCTTCACTGGCTTCAGAACCCAACTTTTTACGTAAATCGTAGTGTTTGACTACAGTCCAAAACTCTTCATCACTAGCGTTGGCAGGTAAAATTTCGTCTACCTCAAATTCCATAGAGTCAGCTTCGCCTTCATAGGCGTCACTGTAATTGAGGTGGTTAAGTACGTGGCCATCGAAAACAGCTACGTCGTCTTGGAGATCGTAACGAGCCATAATCTTCCTCCGTTTGAAAGAGGCTTCCATTTCCCACGGAATAGGTTTAACAGGCTTCTTTTTACGACGACGTTTTCTTTGTTTTAGAGCTTTATCTGTAACAGGCCACAACGTTTTCTTCTCTAAAGCCAACTCAAAAATATCAGCAATAATTTTGTCGTGAAGATACCATTTATCATTTTTATCATAACCTTCTTCCAAACGCTCTTTAGCAAGTCTATTAGACGTATCCTTATTTCGTCTAAGGTCATTAAAATCTCTATGTGCTGCTAACCAAGCAGCTCTTTCATCTATTTGCTGTTCGGTTAAATCAACAGGCATAATATCGCCATGAGGCATATGAGGTTTATCGTACCAATCAACTGGTCTCTCATTGTCAATTATACGTGCTTTTTTTCGGAAAGTAGATCCTCTTCTTCCCTTACCAAAAGTATTTACCAAACCTTGACAATCTGCATCAGGAGGACAGTAAAATACCATGACTAGTCTATTAGCGTCGTCTACAGTAAACTGGTAACGACCACCAAACTCAGCTAGTTCACTGTTGCCTTGATTAAGGGGTGTAGCAATATTGTAGTTTAAGCTGTTCACGACGAACATGCGAAGTTCTTGAAGGTCTCCGCTACTTCTTAAACTATCGGGAAGTGAGAGTCCCTCTTTCTCGGCCATAATCTCCCACTCATCCCAAGGGGCATCCCAACTAATAAGCGTATCAAGTACGCAATCGAGATGATCAATAGTAGATTTCCTAGCTTGCTCTCTAAGACACTGTTTGACCATGTCATCATAATGGTGAGGTCTAAGGGGCATTGCTTGTCTACGTCGTCCACTACGCCTAACTCTACCTTCTCTACTATGTTCTTTTCTAAACGCCTCAACAGCAAATTCTAAAGCCTGACCAGCAACCTTGTCACTAAGATCAAAAAGCTGTTCATGCAGTGTAAAGTCACTGGACATGAGAGCTAAAATTTCTTCTCCCTCAATGTCCATGGCACAAAGTTCATCCCAAGTACCTTCACATTCCCACGTACCAATACCACTACCAGCTTCTTCCCAAACAGCGTAGAGAATACCATCATCTTCATCCATAAGGAGATCATAAGCTTCTTCTTTTTGGTCCGGTGTTAAACTGGTGTTGGAAGCCAGATATTTTTTAACAGCTGCTTTCCATTTCTGCACCCAAGCATTTTTAAATTGTTCTGTTTCCGCCCAAAGTTCATCGTGTAAATACTCAAAAGCGTGATTTACATAATCACCCCAATCTTGATAAAAAGTGTCTAACATTACTTCAAGTTGAGCATCACTTAAAGACTCAACTTGTTTGGGGTAAGTCTCTCTGGCAAATTTTACACCTTCACTGCCTTCCAGTTCTTGACCTTCACTTTCAACAACAGTGCTTTCAATTTCTTGCATGAGCCCTTCCATAAGGGTTCTAGCATGATGATAGTAAAGAGCTATTTTACGACGCATTCTTGCTTTCCCTTCCAACCTTAATTGTTGTTGACGAGGGTCAACACCTTCGGTGTATTCTTTAACTAGATGCCAAATTGGATGGGAAGGATCAAGGTAATCGTCACCCCAATTTTCCGCCATTTCCCGGACTATATCTTCGGTAGAGAGGTATTTATCTCTAGATAATTTTTGTATGTTTTTTCTAATATCTTCTTCAGTACCGTGAAAAATAGAACCAAATTCTTCTTCAGCCTTTTCTTCTTCCATTTCTTTAATTTTATTTTGCACAGCGTGTTGCGCTAAACTACGTGATGCTTTCATATCTTCTTGAATGCTTTTCCATTCTTCTTCACCAGCACTAGCAGTCACGTTTTTAATTTCTGGCCAGAGTAAACTTTCTACTTCACCTTTTAACTGACTTTCGTTTACATCTTCATGCCAGAGAGAATCTACAATGTCATTCTGATAAGTATCAAAATCACCCCACTCAGAAACTCCACCAATGGCGTCAAAGAAAGCTTGGTCAGCAGCATAATCTCCCATATTTTCTATGGCTTGTCTAACTTTGCCTTCTGCTAAACTCCACGGATCTTCCTCATTTCCCACTTTAGAGATTAATTGTGCCAACGTATTTTCAATCCAATCTTCAACAGTACTTTTAACATCATCTAAGAAGTAGTCAGGACTAGGAGCGCTGTCATAAATGGCACTGCTGTAAACTTCTTTAAGAACGTCTAGCATGAGTTTAGGGTCATCACTAGCAGGAAGTTCTTCAAGTTCTACTAAACGTAGGAAGTCATCTTTATCTAGAACCTCCATCTCATCAGCATACAGCTGATGATAAATAGAATTCTGATAATCTTCACCCCAGTAACCCGCTGTTCTCTTAAAAGCAGCCACCAAGGATTTAGCAAAAGCTTGTTTCATTTGAAACATTTCGGCACTGACTTTTTTACCTTCCAAATCCCAACTAGCAAGAGCTTTAGTTTCTGGACCACCGTGCTCAATACCTGCCTCAGTGATATAAGCTTTAGCTGGTACAGGAAGTTCAAACTCATCGAAGTCTTTGCTACTGGCTGGGCGCAAACCAAATTTAGCTAGTTCATCAGCAGTTACATGAGTTTTAGTCGGAATAGCATTTTCTGGTGTGAGCAATTCTACCTCAAAAATCTGTCTATCACTATCGTCTACATTGATACTTCTAACGTAGAGGAAGGGATAACGATCTTCAGCAGCATCAGCGTAGTACCACTTGTTCTTTTCTAAATTAAGTCTGCTAGCGTTTCGCTTTTTAGGTTTCTTAGAGCTGCTTTCTATTTCCTGAAGACAGCTGCAGCGAGCTACTTTTAAATCATACTTAGTAGCAAAAGCTTCTAATTTAGGCAAGTCTGCTACTTTAACATTATTTAAACCAATAGTAGCTTCGTTAGTAGAAAAAAGAGAAGCTCCTCTTTCCTGTAACAAAGGTTTGGCTTTTTCTACAGCCCCTGGAGCACCAGTTAAAGTGACAGCCCCATAAAATTGGACTTTACTCATGATCTTATTTCCCTCTGTAGTACCGGTCATAAAGGGCTTTTACCACTCTTCGCCGTTTTGATGGTATGCTAAGAAAGCGACTATTTTCCAAAACGTGCATGAAAATTTTAGCCGCTATATCGTCTGAGTTCTGAAATCCACCCGTCGCCCGAAAAATAATTTCAAAAATGTTATCTAAGCGCCGCAGTAAAGCTGCACCGATTTTGGTATCAGTGGTGCCTTTCTTTTTTCTACTGACTCTCATAATTAGTACCTCTTTAGTAGCCCATGATATCTATGGGTAAATCTTTCAATTGTTCATCTCGTTTTTTAGCTTCAGCATCTTTAGTGGCTGTTTCTTCTAAGCGATCTGCCAAGTCTTTGTAACGAAAACGTTGCACTACCAACCAAATAAGAGGAGTGGGAAGATTACCTGTTGCAGAGACTGCTAGTGGTAAATCTTCATCTTCGCTTTCAACTAACTGACTTTCAAAAGTTTCAACTTTCTTCCAAAGGTCTTTACTACCAGCTCTTTTCAAAGCTTTTTTAATCAATTGGTCAATATGAAAACCTTGCTTTTTAAGATCGTCAATTACCTGAATTTTATCTTTATCCGCAAGTTCGTTGAAAGCAGCAAATACGTAAGTCCATTGCAGAGGAAAGAGATCTAGAGTTTTCTTATATTTAAAAAGTTGCCAGTTAACATAGGCTAAAATGGCTTCTGGCCTAGCCAGTTGTGAAAGACCAGGTACTCTACGACCATACCAAACCACTTTAATTACATCATACAACAAACCAAATTTGGAAATAAGCATATCTGTAGTTACAGTAGAAGGAAGTAAGTACCAGTAGATTAAATGATCTGTGGGTAAAAGATTTCTACCGTTAATAAAAGGAAGTTCCTCTTCGTACTTTTTTAAATCTTCGGTTGGAACTAAAACAATGACATCTAAATCTGATTTTTCGTCGTAGTAATTGGTTACTAATTCACCCGCTAAAAGTACACCTGTAGCAGTGGGAAAACGTGTAGCAATCACGTCTTCAATTTGCGCTCTGGTACGGGGTAGCAACTCGTTTTCGTTGCTAGTTTGCCACACATCAGGGGCAAGATATAGATGGTAAAATTCTTCCCAAGGCATTTTAAAAATGTATTACTGTGGGAGGGAGAAAATAATAGCTCTCTCCCTCCCACAGGGTTTCACAAGTTTAGATTGTTAATTAGGCCGGAGCCCCAGTTGCATCTACGAATCCAGTGCCGTCGCTGTAATTCGGTAAATCCGTATTTGTGTTAAACCCATTAAATCCTTCAGGCACATCATTAAATGCAGGTCTGGTACCAGCAACGGAATCGAAGAATGAAGTCATTCCATAAGGCATTCCTGTAGCAGCTTGCAGAGATTTAATGTAACACGGGGTAACCGTACTTCCATTAGTTCCACCAGTGAAGCCCATATCATCATACTTCGGGAATACACTGACCCGACCAACAGATACTAGAGCAGCCAAAGCGATACAGCGGTCTACATTGCCAACAATATGACGAGCTGGAACGTCCGCAAATTTACCTGGGTTAATACGAGTATTACCCACAATGACTGCGCTACTGTGAGTGTTGTGAACTCTAAACAAGAGTTCGTCTTTCTGAATCCATCTTTGCGCCATAACTGTTTCTCCTTGGCTGCAAAACGTGAAACGATTTTGGTCTAAACTGGTATTTGATATCGTTGTTGTGAAGTGGGAGTTTTCCTCCCGTTAAAAAGTAACTTAAATTTCCTCTATTTTCATCAATATCTCTTTAGCCTTATCAATACCATACTTTCTTCGTTCTCTAATCAACTTGGGATCAAAGTCTAAACCACTGCCTAAACTATGGGAAGGCATGAATACTCTAATAGTTAGTTTTTTCTTTCCTTTTGCATTTGGGTGTCCAATATCAATGAGATCATTATAAAGTAGTGCCCGTTTAACATCTCTTAAGAATATTTCACTGCTCATGAGATCTACACAACGAAACCCAACTGTAACAGCATTTCGTTTGGTCCCAGACCAGTTATCATGGGGATCTACTGTACTAGTAATTGGAGGACCAGTTAAAACTACGTCCATGGTAGTGCAACCAGCATCAATAGCAGATTGAAGAGGAGTAACACAACGGTAACCACCGTCCATCCAGAGATCGTCATTGATCCACTTACCTAAAAGATACGGTTCTAAACCACTACTAGCACAAACCCATTTCCACAAATCTGGAGTAAACTGAGTAGCTTCCCAATAATTACCAGCTCCATAAGCACAACAACCTATTCTTATTTCTCGTCCGCTTTCAGCTGCTTTTTCATCTTTCACATTTGTTTTAATTATTTTCTGAAGCGGGCTGCTATTATAAAAGGCATCTTTACTAACTAGTCCTGCCAACTTTCCCCAAATCCAGCGTTTGTAAATACTCTCATTTCCTTTAAGACCTAGCCATATTTTATCCAAGACTTCTACAGCTTCTCCAAAAGCACCAAGTGGAAATTGGCTAACCATGCCAGCTTCCAATGCTCCTACACTTACCCCACTCACAAAACTATAATCCTCACCATTTTCGGCTAAAACAGTAAGAACGCCTTGTGTGAAAGCACCTTTACTTCCACCACCACTCATGACTAAAGCTTTCATCTTAAACGGCTCCATTTGTAGTTGCATCCCAACGGAAAAGCATTATTACACCATTAATCTCTACTTCGTTGACTGGCTCTTTAACTTTAACTAATTCCATACCCATTTTCCAATGATGACTTACCCATTCTACCAAGTAGGCATCAATTTCAAATATTCCTCGCGGAGATCCCATCGTAACATTTCTAACTAAGTACATTGGAGGAGGAACAACTCCATAAAGGAGAACTATTCTTCGATCATATTTTCCCCGTTCTTGCTCCTCTTGATAAACGGTTATTTCTTCAGTTCTTTCATTAACTACCCAAGGGCCTTGACTACTTGGAATTGGACATGCAGCTGTTAAATCAACATCGTAATCACCATTTCCATCCATGGGGTAAATTATGTAACCATCTATAATAGTGCAATTACCGGTACCACTTCCATTTGGTGTAACATCAGAACTTCCAAATTTAATGTAAACAGAAAAAAAATCTTCTCCGTTAAAATCATCCGTATTTTTCCAATTTATTTCTCCATCATGAACATAGACTGATTCTGCAAATTCCAATTCTATAAATTTAGTTCCAGTTTCTGTAGCTGCAAAAGTAATCCTAACAGGAGTACCTTCTCCTCGTTTAAGAGGGTCTAATTGATCCCCTTTTGACGTATACCAAGTAAAACTGCCACCAGGAGCTGGGGTAGGTACGATTACTTGTTTTCCATCACGATCAATACGAGCCCCATCTATTTTAACATCGGTAGCAGGTGGGGCAAGAGGTTCTCCACTATGACTGCCAACTATAGTATTTAAAGTGGTTTCATCTTCAGTTGAAAGTGCATCTTTAAACCAAATAGAACATGTGTCTGTTGCCTCTGCAACATCAATTCGATCTAGTGCTGTTACAATAGTGCTGGCTCTTATTTCTTCTGTTAAGCAGTCAGGAGCCACTTTTCCATTAGGAAAATCCGTACTAATTGTATAATTATATTCTGTTGCTGCCATGATTACTCTCCGATTCCCATAATTTCAAGCCTAACACGCCTAATCTTAGAAGCCCCATTTGTTTGCGTAGTACAGTAATCTAAGTCAATAAAATGATCTCCAGCGGTTAATGTTACTTTTCCAAATCCGCTACAAGGTCTCCATCCAGCACTAGGACGAAGTTCTTCATCGACTTCATAAATAGTAGTTAAATCATTCACTTGAACTCTAGCTTTAAATTGTCCTTGATTAGATCCCATACATTCATAACTGAAACCAACTCGATACGAACCTTCTTTAACACTTGAAACATTTAGTCTCAGCTTTTGTTGGAATTCAGTAGACGTAGTAATAGTAGTAGTTTGATCTTCTGCTATAGTATACGCATCTCCGAATTGTACTGGAGGAGGGAGAGGTTCTCCGCTATGATTAGCAACAATGCTATCTAAATTTATTTGGTCTTCGGAACTTAGATTGTCAGTAAACCAAATATCACACGTATCGGCAGTTTTGTTTGTAGTAATATGATTTAATGGAGTAACAATAACACTAGTGTTTATTTCTTTAGTAAGTCGTTCAATATCTACTTTCCCATTTGGAAAATCTGTGCTAATTGGGTAAGTATATTTAGTTTCAGCCATTAGCTAATTCTCCAGAGTTCCAACCTGACGTTCCAAATATAAGATGCCTGAAGCGCAGAAGAAGACCAAAAATCTAACGTGATATTATGCTCTCCTGCACTTAAAGTTCTGACAGCAAATCCTCCTGTGGGGGAATAATTACTTGTTCCAGAATTTGTAGGGTACTCACTGTGATCCATTAAATTTGGATCTGTATCATCTAATCTTACTCTAGCTTTAAAAGATTGATTACTAGCGTCTTGTGACCATTCGTAGTTCCACCCAATTCTATAAACACCAGTAGGTAAAGTTGCAAGAGTTGTTAACGTCAGTACATTGACAGGGGTGGTGCTTGTAGTTCCTAGTCCACCAAGTTCCTCATCTGTTTGATATTCAGATCCAAATACCACAAAAAAAGGGTAAGGCTCCCAAGTTGCTTGAGACTCGTTCCAAGTAAGCAGGTCTTTATCTGTGGGTGTAGTTACTGCAACGTTGTTTCCTTGTAGTCTATTTGCATTCCATTGAGCAACATCATTACCTACTTGTTCAGCTGTAACTACATGAGGATTACTTTGAGAATCTACGTGTCCATCTAATTCTAAGTGGGTATGGGATCCTCTATTTTGAATTAGGGTATGGTCTATTAAATTTTGATTTCCAGAATCTATTAAAATATAGGTAGTATCTTGATAATGAATTTTGTATTGACCATCAGTAGTATTAAACCACAGCTGTCCATCTTCAGGTGTAGAAGGATCTGTTGTCAAAAGGTCGAAATTTAAACCATCACTTTTAATAGGCATAATTACGCCTCACCATAAGGAGCAGCAATCCATAAAACTTCCACCAATCCATTGATATTATTTGCTCCCATATTTATTGTAAAGCCAGCAGCTGTTTTGTTTTCTACAGCAGGTGAAAATTGAACATGGAAAGATGTAACACAGGTCAAAGAAATAGAATAATCAGCATTGGTGTAAGCAGTTGCAAAAACAACAGAAGCTTTTTTTGGATTTCCGGCAAAACTAGCAGCTACTACATGATCGGCCTTCATTCCAAGTGCGGGACCACCAACACGTAAGTTACCTATTTGTATTTTCTTTTTGTTATTTGCGTCAGCACTATCTTCTACCAATAAAATATCTGTATCTATAGGGTCAGCTTTTTCAACAAATGTAGTAAAATCAGCTGCTCCTCTTTTTAACTGAGCATCATCAGTTACATTTCCAAGTCCAACATCAGATTTTGTAACATCATGGGGATTACCAACTACAGTACCACGATGCGTTGTATTGGCAGCAACATCAGCATTTGCAGAAACTCTACCTTCAGTGTAATAAAGATTTACCCCTTCAGTTAAATGGGAAGTGGTTTTAGTTCCTAACCAAGTATCTGCCCTTCCGTCAGTATGGTATTGTGCATGATCATCTGACCCAAGCCCCAATAAATTAGCATGAACAAGCGTAGATCCAACCGAACCAGCCATTCCGTAACCAAAAATTCGACTTAAAATAGGTCTTATGTCATATAAACGGTTAGAAATAGAAGTGTCATTTTTTTGACATACAATATAAGCAAGATAAACAACACCACCTTTTGTTAATGCATTTGGTAGTGTTGGAAGCGCACCTTTAAGAGCTTCAGTTTCGGTAGCGTATTCAGCTTGACCAAAGGAATAGTAAACTGAACCGGTAGAAGTACGAACCAGTACATCTTTTTTCCAGTAACTATCGGTCATAGTTACTAAGGCACTAGCTTCTGGTTGTGTTCTATCATTCCATTGTGTTGTATTAACATGATTAAGATTATTAGTATCTACTACCCAGTCATTATCTGTTGTTTTATAGAATTTGGTAAATGTACTAGTATCTCCTACATCAAATTCATTTAATTGAATGAAAAATTTACCAGATGTAATATTAAGTTCTAAAAAATCTGGATCTGCTTTTTCAGCTACAATGCATCCACTTTCTGCCAGCGTACCAATTCCCAAACGAGCAAAATTATGCACCATCGTCTGAAAAGATTCAATAACATTTTGTGTATTAGAAAATCCTAGTACAATAGAATTTGTTGGGTCAGTTCTTATGTAACCAACTTTAGCTAAATTAGTATTAGGGAAAGAAGATGTTACACTAACTGCCCCATCTTTATCAATAGAGATATAGTTATCTCCAGCAAATAAGGTGTTCCCTGAAACAGGATTAGTCCATTCAGGAAAATAAAGAACCCCTCCATCTTTGACTAAAGCAGAACCAGCAGAAATGGAAAAACCGATTCCACCTGTTAAAGATAAATTGGCCCCACTTACAATTCCTGTACCAGTAGATGCTGCAAAAGGAGCTAATCCGTCTGCTAGAGATGACATTGTAGGAATTGTATCTGTACCACCAATTCCCGAATTTTCTAAAGCTGCTTTTGTTGCAGAATTGGGAACATTTGTAGCGTTAAGATGTAAATTAAAAACTTGAACAAGTCCAGAATATGTACCAGTAAGAGTAATGGTAAAAGAATTGGTTGGATCAGTAGTATCGGGAGTTACAGAGCTAATTAAATCAGCTCTGACTTTGCTCCCAATAACAACTTGAAGTCCAAGAGAATCTGTATTTTGTCCATGATTTAGTACTATGGTATTAGTAGTACTAAAAGACTGCGTAAAAACTAATTCTACAACATTGGCCATTGTTTAGACTCTTTCACCAAGTGAAAAATTAGATCCGCTTACTTCTACTTCTAGTACTGCAATATCTGCTCCATTTAACGTAGCAGCTTCAAACATAAATACTATTATATCGCCTTCATAATAATTAGAAATATCAATTCCAGAAAATTCTAATGCAATAAATTTATTTGTTTGTGAAACGTCTACATTTGTGTGAGTCACTGTTTGAGCAGCCTTTGCTGTTCTACTTTCCGTATTAGCAAGTGTTCTTGGAACTGGAACTATTCCTCCTGTAGGGTCTGCTTCCAGTACACCTACAACTTCAGTAGGTAAGCATGATAAAGTACAAGTAGCAGGAGATGTTCCTGTTGAAGTGGGAATATATATTATATAAAAATTAAGAGGAAGAGATGTATCGATTCCACGTGGTAGTGAAAACTGATAATTAATTATGTCACCATTAGAATTTAAAAGGCAATTTTTAAGAATATGTGACCACTGTGTAGGAGTACCTCCAGCTCCTACTGTTAGTACAGCATTTGTTACGCCACCACTTTCCCCAAAAACATTTCCACTAGTTGCAAGAACTTTTCTAAACCTAGATAATCCTCTAAGTACAAATGCTCCATTAGAAGAAATAGCAACATGTCCACTTGGAACTAATTTCCACCACTCGAATACTGGGGCAGTTGTTAAATTGTTGGTAATTCTAAATCGTGCCCAATATAGATTTTTCCCATTTATTGATTTTTTAACCCAAACAGTATCGCTAGCAATTCCAAAATTCACACACTCTTTATTAGCAGATCGGATAAATATTTCATTTGCATACTTGTATAAATTTGGTGATCCACAAGCCATTACCCCAACTGATACCCACTGAGAACCATTCCAGATTTCTACTACAAAAGAGCGTTTTACAATTTCTACAGCTGCTGTTACAATATATGCGCCTATTCCATAATGTTTGGCTTTATCAGCGCTTTCGATATCATCAACTTCACTCCCAACTAAAATAGTATGATTAGCAGCTGTTCCTTGAAAAGAAAATGTAGAACCACTTTCGCTAGCAGCTTCAGCACTTACATCTATAAAATTTCCTCCATCTGTTGTTGGTGTAGCAGTAGCATCTGTTGTTAAAACCACCATTCCTTCTGTATATGGCAAACCTCGTCCAAGTGCAACTTCACCTCCGTCACCAGCAGTACCAACATTTAGAGATTCGATGTCAATTTCATGACCTTCTTCTCTACCGTATCCACCATTGTCTCTTACTATGGGATGTTTTGCTGACATTATATTTTAAACCCTAACCGGTACATCCGGATCAATTATAATTACACAGCGTTGATTGCCACCATAATTACTAGCATCTAAAATTATTCCTGCTTTAGTTTGAAAATTATTTGAATTTTTAATAGGAACGTCGTTTCTAAATTGCCCAGGATTAACCCAACTCAAAATAGCTGGATCTCCAGCAACAGGAGCAGGTACCAAAGCAGCATCAAATTGTACTTCTACTTTTCCTGAATTTACTACTTCTCCTATGACAGCATTGTACACACCAACAAAGGTAGCTGATTTAAAAGAACCTGTGGCAGCAGAACAATCTGTAGGGGAAATAGTATTATCCGCACTTACATATCCAGCTTGATACTGAACCATAGCAGAAGTATCAAGCCCGTTTATTTTTAACTCTTCATGATAATGTAAACCGTCAGCATTTGAGCCATCTAAAAGTGTATCCACATTGCTAGAAGTAAAGTTAGGAGTGGTTAATGCAACTCCCCCAATACTAAACCCTGTACCACTTGGAACATCTAGCGTCGTAACATTGGTTTGAAGGTCTACTAAAGTAGAAGTGGCGTATATATCACCATTTATGTCTAAACGAGGAATTGAAAAATCCCCACCAATTAGTGGAGTAGCCGTACTACTATTGGCGATGTATAATTTATTACTTCCAAGTTCATTTTGCCCAGCATTGTGGCCGAGCATAACATTTCCACTCGCAGCACCAGTTAAACTGAGCCCAGTACTATTACCGATGCAAACATTTTGGCTTCCTGTGAGACCTACTCCAAGATCTCCCAAAGCACTTGACCCGACAGCTACATTATTATCTCCAGCTGTAGCACCGTAATGAGCACGAACCCCTACAGAAACATTATTTGATCCGGAAATTAAATTAACACTTGCGCTGCGTCCTAGTGCAGTATTATTAGATCCTCCAGAAGCTGCTTCAAGTGCTTTGTGACCTACAGCCGTGCTACTACTGCTGGCTCCATCTCTAAGAGCATGCCAACCAACAGCAGTATTTCGAGTAGTTCCAGTTGTAACTGAACATGTTTCTTCACCTATGGCAACTGTTTCAGCAGTAGAATTACTTCCACTCATAGCATTGTAGCCAACAGCTACATTTGAATACCCATTAGTAAGGGCTACTAAAGAATTTTCTCCTACGCCTACATTTGCTCCACCAGTAAGAGTAAAATTACCTGAATTTAATCCTAAGAAAGTATTGTTGGTGCCGTAAATGTGTAACGCTGGAGTAGTATCAAAAGAAAGAACACCAACAGTAGAAGAAATAGTAATTGGTAAATCAAAACGATTGAAATAAATATTGGCCCCCCTATTTAAAGAGGTTCCTATATCCAACCCGGTAACTAAGACATCTGTTTTAATATCTACATAAAGTCCCGCTGGATTAAGACCAAAAAATTGAGTGTACCCAATTTCGTTTAGATCAGCTACGTCAGTAGGGTTGGTTTTATGTTCAAGCCAAAGAGTTGACGTTGGGCCAATTAAGCGAGTTCTGAATGCTTCTACGTTACCAGTCCCATCTCCCGCAGCAACAACATGTCCAGCTACTTCTCCAGTTGCACCATTTGCATCGTAGTTAATTACAAAAGGTTCAGCAGATGTTTGTAGAAGATCTGCATTGATCGTCAATTCACTAGAAGTAAAATCTCCATAAATTAATGGAGGATTGACAGTATTATTTGAAATATAAAGTTTGTTACTTCCTACTTCATTTTGACCAGCTCTCCAACCGATAAAGACATTTTCAGATCCAGTAGCATTAATACCAGCTTGATAACCTACTACTGTATTCTTACTTCCAGTTAGATTATTTTGAAGAGAGTCTGTTCCGATTGCTATATTTTGATCACCACCAGTATGTAATTCGAGAGCACTATTACCAATGGCAATACAATCTCTAGAAGCTACTGAAGAATAAAATGATCTGTATCCTATTGCAACATTGTCATGACCATTATCATTGGAATAAAGGGCTTCATGGCCAAGTGCGGTGTTAGCGTCTCCAACTGTAATTTGATAGCCAGCTCTATACCCGACAACAGTATTATTAGCTGCGGTGGTTGTAGCTTTAAGAGTTTCTTTTCCTATTGCTGTATTGCCTGAACCGGTGAGAGTTAGATTTCCAGAATCAGATCCTAAAAATAGGTTATTTACCCAGTAAGAGTGTAAAAATCTTTTTGAGTCTACAAAAATAATTCCTTCAGGAACCGAGGTAGTAGAAGGTAAATAAATATTTGGACCGGAAATACTACCAGCATCTAAGGCGTCAGCGTAAAGTGTCCCAGCTCTATTGGCAGGATCTCCTAAATCATACCCTGTGGCATAAAAGTTATTATCAATATTTACAATACCAGTTCCATGTGGATCTAGTGTAATATCCCCATTATTAGAAGTGGTAATTGTTTGGCCGTTTATCAGTGTGGTGGTAGCATCAATGCTGAAAGGAATTTCAACACTAAGAGTTCCACCATAAAAACGATGAGCACCAAAAGCAGGAACTGTAAAAGAACCACCACCCCCTACTTTTAAATCAGCTCCTCCATCAGTTCTTAGTTCTGCACCAACCCCCCATACTTGAAAATCATGTCCATTTTCTACATACACATCTTTTTGAGTAGGAGAACCTCCAATTGTTAATCGACCAGACTGGGGAGCAATATTGCCAGCAAGAAGAGTATCTGTATCTGCAATTTCCCCATGAATGCGTTGAATGACATCAAAATATACTGTTCTATAGCTTCCCACGATTTAAGCCTTCTTTAAAGGTAATCCCAATTGTACAACTAAAATAGATGTAGTCTTAGCATAACCAACTTGCTGAACTACATTCCCGCTAGTATTGGGAGGAGTATTGGTTATGGCACCAGCTGTGGAAGGATCTACATAATAGTACAAATCAGCAGTTAAAGCTCCAGCAAAACCGCCTATCTCTCCCGAACGATTAATAATACATGTAGTAGCCGTAGGCTTGGAAATAACAACACCTACAGCTGGCATTGTACTTGTAGAATCTGCTTTTGCTTTGTCTACACTGCTAGCACCAGTTTGATATACAACGTCTCTTACGGCTACAGTAGCAGGACAATTCCATTCTGTTTCTAAAACTTCAATGTCAGGAATAGGATCTACACCCGTAAATACATGAGTAACACCGTGTGGAATAGGTGCTCCACCTGGACCAATTATTACTCCATCTGTATCATGAGTAGCATCTCCCCCCGTTTTCATTCTTAAATTATTAGTAGCATCTACCCAAAGATGATAGGTACCTAAACGGAATTTATCAGGACCGAACCATGCAGAATCATAATGAACAGAAGTAGCATCTAAATCAACAATTTTAATTTGACCATTTCTTAAAAGAATGTCATATCGTTTATCATTTATTGTTTTATCATACTCTATATGAGGGAAAGTGCGCGAAGAACGACTTCCCAAAACCCCATTTAAGGGACTGGAAAGTGATATAGCCTGTTGAGTAAGATTATCTATTCTTAAGCCCACGTTTTCACCTAAGGTCGATAGTCTTTCAATATTTTTTTGATTTTGCTATTTATGGTACCATCCTTTATTCTACCATTAATTAAGTCAGAAATATTAAATTCCCAGTTTAATTTTTGACTCTTAAATATACCAGGAGCTGTAATTACATCATGACCGCCTACAGGTTTATTTTCAGAAAGAGGTGACAAGTTGACAGCGCTTAGACGCAATTGAGCGTCAGAACAATCTTGTTGGAGTTCCTCTTCGTAAAAACTTAAATCTCCACCAATATCTCTAGCTTCATCAATAGATACAATTATGTAGGCAAAATACTCTGTAAATCCAGCGCCCATTTTTTTACGATAATAAACAGAACCACCATACCGTTTAATTCTATTTACTAATTTTCGGTGAGCACCCCTACTTTCGTCTGTGTGCCACCAAATACTAATAAATGCTTTATCGTCAAATTTTTTACCACGGGTAAGTGGTTTTTCTTTAGATTTAGGGCCTTTTTGTTTAACCAAATAAGTCCCTTGATCTGTCTTTTTCCACCTGTAACCAGCTGGAGGATTAGAACTAATCTTTTTAATTAGCCCCTGAATAAATTTACCACTTGGCACGTCTACTCTAGCCATAGCAGCTGCTAACTGTTCAATTAGGTCATCAGGAACAAATTCAGTAGGCACACGGGCAGTTTTCTCCTCTTTAGAAAGGAGCCCCTCTAACCAACCGATTACTTGTTCCTTGGAAAGCCTAAGACGATAAATTATAGAAAATAAACGGTTGGCAACTATGTTGACTAGATCGTACCAGCCTGCAACCTTATAGGTTAGGCCCGCTAATCGTAAAGGCATAGCTACGCAATTCTGTTTAGTGTTTAAAAATAAATTCTAGAGTTTTACTAATTTTGTAGCAAAACCGCGATCTCCGTAGGCTTTAGTAAAAAAGTCAATTAATTCTTGCTCTGACATTTTTTTATCGCCTTCAGCAGCTTCTACTACGTTCATAACAGAAGGCCGAAGTGTATCGATCGTAACACCATTTGCTTCAATTTTTACTTTATCACCATCAACAGCCAGTACTTGGCCTTCTAAGACACTTCCCTGATGCGTAAAAGCAACTTTATCACCAACATCAACGGCACTATAACCAACAGTACGGAGATCGTCTAAACGAGGACGTTTATGATAACTAGCAGTGCGAGTTGTTTTTTCGTGGTCTTTCAAAAGCTCGTCAAGATTCTCAGTTTCAAGTCTGGCTAAGAAACGAGCACCGTCTTTTTCACGTAATTCCCAAATGGCATTGTTTTCATCTTGCCACTGAGAAACGCCTACTTTAACCATTCCTTGACGAACGTACTCCTCAGGCACAACTTGAGGAATCTTAAAAACAGACGCAGTAATTAGCTTATCTTCGGGATGAAGCTCAATTGTCTCAAGCATTACTCTAAGCTGACCATCAAAACTAGCAGTAAAAAAGCGGTCAATATCCATACGTTTTGGAATACCAAGCTCTGGATTAAAACCTACTAGAACTTTAGCCGTCCTTTTGTCGGCCATTTTGTGATGCCACAAACACAGGTCAAAACGGCTTTTTCCTGTTTTTTGCGCTACTTTTGCCATGCGCTGATTGAATTTGGCGTTGAGGCGAGCGGGATCAAAACTCATTTCGGAACTCCTTTTTACGTTAAAGCACACTACAAAGCGCGCACTTCACCTTAACTGATAGCTCTACCAACTTGTCTCTATAAAGTAACTTAAGATGACTGCTTTAAGCAGAAGGAAATGACAGATTGTAGGTAGTACACAAACGCTCCAAAGAAGCTCTATCTAATCCTAAACTGGTACTAATAACATTGAAAGATGAAAAGCTCTCTAAACAACAACGAAGAACTTTATTTATAGGAAGTCCAAAATCTTGCTCTACTTTTAAAACATGAGGGGGTTTAAAATTGTAGCAATTTGTACTACAGTAAGAAATTCCCTTTTTAGTAACTTTGGAAGAGAGCCGTTTTTCACAGACAGGGCATACAGAAGAGGACAAAATCCTGTATTGACGATCTACTAAACTTTCTTCCTCAATTTTCTTTTTTAAGGCCGATTGTCTTAATTTAAGCAAAGCTCCATTAAGGATCTTTTTCAATTCGTTGGTAGAAATTCCGGTAAGAATTGTTAGCTCATTATAGCTAAGAGAAGTACGTTTCTTTTTAGTTTGTTTGTTTTCTTCTTCTTCATTCTGTTTTGTAACATAATCTAAAATACAATTATTGCACCAGCTTTTTCCTGGAGTATGGAATAAACAACTTTCTAGTCCACATGGCTGGTACATGGTAATATTCAACTCAGGACACTGATAAGAATTTCGGACAAGTAATTTTGGGTGAAAAGTATCACTAAGAAGATAAGTATCTTCAAAAATTTCGTTTAAAATGGAAAATAATTCTAGAGAGTTTTCAGAGGGTTGTTTTTCATAAAGTAGTAAAATAGTTTCTAAAAGTCCTGAACAAGGGCAGCTATCTTCTTCAGGATTACAACAGGGAATGTCTTTTTTAAACATTCCTTCCTCACGTAAAAACTTGACTAGTATCTCGTAAAGGGGTTTGAAAGCACACGGCATTTTTATTTTGTTCTCCCATCGGAAAAAGAGGTTGTTCTATCTTTGTTTAACAAAGTAGTCTATAAAATAAAGTACCGGTGTTACTGTTTAAACAGGCGGTTTTGTAAATCAAAGTCCAAGGAGACCAAAATGCAAAACAGAGATTTCCCCTACTTCAGCTGTACTGTTGTCTTTGTAGACGAAAAAGGAAAAGAGGTAACTCAAACCGATTTCCCCACTCTACAAAAATTCTTTTTAGCTTGGAAGGAAGGAGAATTAAAAAGGAGGGTTAAAATCGTAGAAAAAGAAGATGGAGTTTTAAACTCCTACTTTAAAAAAGTAGAAAACGATACTAGAGCAGCTTTATTAAGTTTAACATTTAATTTGCAAGAATGTTATGATTGGCTTAATGTACATTTAGGATTGAGCAATCATATTTTAGCTTATCAGAAAATAGAAATGGGAGCACATGCCCGAGTTAGAATTCCTAAAAATGATTTGGTATTCTTTGCAGCACCTGGTGATTCCGCAGAATCTGCTGCCAAAGTAGGGTTTGTTTTTGTTCCATCCCTACCCATAGAATTTAATTTTGAAAGAAAACGGGGAGAGTTTAAGGACAATCCCAAAAAGGTAGTAGAAGAATTTCTAAATGAAATGGTAAAAGAAACTATTGCTAAAGACAATGCTACCGTAGTATTTTTACTCAAACAGGGGGCACAAGACACGGTGCTTTGCGAACAATTTTCTCCAGCATCTTTTAATACTATTAGGCATAAACTTTGGGAAAAACAAATACCAGCCCCCACACTGCTGACTACTCCAGCGGTATTAGCTTTTATAGTGGAAGAAGCTCAGTGGTTTTATCCAGATAATAAAAGTAATTGGGCAACAGGACAAGTTGGAAAATTTGGAGATGTGTCTATTATTTGTGGTGGCTCTGAAAAAGATGAGTTTGGTTGTGGTCTCGATTTTACAGATTACTTCATGTTTGGACCACCCCAAAAAGTGGGCGTAAGAACTGAAAAAATTCCAATAGAAATAGAATCCATAGACAAGTCTATTTTAGGGGTTTCTTTAATGGGGTGGAGCCTTTATGGATCTCGGGGCACACTGATATTTGGCAGTGGAATTTCCCACGCCAAAATTGGATAGTAGTGTATATTTTAGAGGAAGGAGGGGAGAAAGGGAGGGATTGGTTTAGAGCTTAAGATCTAGAAGATTCTTCTTGCTCTTCTTGGCCTTCTTACCCTTCTTTCCACTACCCTTGGGGCGACCACGCTTACCTGTTTTCTTTGCTGCAGCCTTCTTCTTGGGAGGACGACCACGACGCTTCTTGGGTGCATCATCGGCAGCCTTCTTCTTGGGAGGACGACCACGACGCTTCTTGGGAGCATCATCGGCAGCCTTCTTCTTGGGAGGACGACCACGACGCTTCTTGGGAGCATCATCGGCAGCCTTCTTCTTGGGAGGACGACCACGACGCTTCTTGGGTGCCTCTCCATCATCGGGAGCTTCTACCACCTCTTCTACCACCGTACCGTTAATCGGAACGATGTAGGTAGTGGTGTTCTTACGAGACGTCATCTCGACGGTAAGAACGCCAGCGCGGGCCTTCACAATGGACCCCTTTGTCAGTAGTCCGAACACCTGTGAAGCGGACATGTTAACAAGCTTGGTTTCTGGTTTTGCCATTTGATTTCTCCTATGATTTGGCATTTGGGAATTACGACAAATCTCGTCGTATACGGACAAATTGATTAAATCTGGCAACTGCTACTGGATCGGGATCTTTTTGAAAGAGGAAATCTATTTTCATGCCTACCAACTCTTTCCTCTGCTTCCACAGCTCCATACGCTGATCAGATCCACCTTTATGTTCCAGACCTCCTCCAACTGCAAATTCCTTACCGTCGTACCGTACAATAAAACGACGTAATCGGGCACTGTGTCTAAAGGTTACTACGCCTTTGGGGGTGCAATAAACTCTCCGAGCAGATGAGTCTTTAGCCGCTTTCTTAAGTCTCTGAATAAACGACTCCAGCTCTTCTACTGTATCAAAAGAAGGTCGAACTTGCAAGTAGTATTTTGTCTTTTTTACCTTTCCAACCTTTTTCATTATCCTGTAGATTTTATCCGTAATCTCTGGATCTGCTGCTGCGTTCTTCCCCTTCTTCCCAGGCTCCAACCTCACAATGACTCCAGTAGCCTCTTCCTCTGCCTTAAATTTAATCACATCAGGGCCTCTGTGGTCATCCAAACGAAGCGGGGCATCTACAGTCTTAATCATTGCTCCCTCAAAACTACGGTCCAGAGCCCTATTGTAGAATTTATGGAGAGCTTCCTCCATTCTAAGAATTTTGTGGCCTAGAATACCTATGTTAGGGCTTCGATAGTACACCTTGGGGGTGATCTTTAAAGGATTGAGAGCCGCTCCTTCTTGCGAGCAGCCTAAGAGATGATGTTTGCGTTCTTCCCAAGGCATTTCAAAAATACCAGCTTCGTAGGCTTTAAGAGGTGCCCAATCCCATACTACAGCTCGAACATCATCTAGAAATTCTGCTTCATTGAAGTTCTTATAACTACTCACGATACTAGAAGTTTTATTCCACGACTTTGCTAGGAATTCTCCATCAATGAAGACATCTTCTTCAGGGCCTACCAAGTCTCTCGCCAAACTAAAAAGCTGTCTAGTAAAGAGTTCGACATTTTCAATATGCTTTTTTCGCCGGTTAGCCCTACTGACTATAATTACCTTTTTGACTTTTTGAAAAATAAAAAGAAGGGCTCTTTCTCCGTCTAATTTATACTCACCAGCTTTTGGAAATTTTAATGGTTTGTATTTTTTGGGAAGTCTTTTGTAGGCCAACCCCAACATACACCCTCTAAACTGCATAGAGGCATTGTTAGTACCAGTCTTACCTTCTGTGAGAAAACCTAAACCAAAAACGGATTTAATTGTTTTCGGACCTACTCCTACACGAAGGTCATGGTCTAAAATTCTCAATAACCATTTAGCTACTAGAGGGTCACTTTTGAGAAGTAGAGCTTTGGTTTTAGCAGTAGCTTTTTTAGAACCCCAACGACGCTCTTTAAGGTAACTGGCCAGCTTAACAAATTTAAGCCAAGAGTCATGTGGAGTTATTTCGGAAGTACAACGGGCGGTTTTTATTATAGGATGAACAAAGTACCGATCCTGCCCAAGAGCCATTTTAAAAATGGTTTTTAAAACTGGATTGGTTTTTGTTTCTTCCAAAAGGATTTTTTTCTCTTTGTTCTTTTCGTACACCTCCAGCCTTTCCAAACAATTAAAGGCTTCCTCAACTTGTGTTTTGGTGGATTTTTTCATCGAAGTTTTTGATGAACTTATGGGTGGGAAATGGTAGTCAAAGTTCGCTTACCATTTCCCACCCTTTTAAAAATGGAGTAATCTAGTCGTCTTCCGCCGTCATCTCCACGATTTCGACATTCATGTTTTGACGGAAGTTCTTTAGACGGAATGTACGACGTTTGCCTCTGTATTTACCTTCGAGAATGGCAATACTAATTTGCCCTTGGTAGGTCTTAAAAATAATACCTTCCAGACGCTCTCCAGTTTTCTCGTCATCCCACTGCACAGTCATGCCGCCCTTAAGAGGAAGGGCTTTTTGAGACTTCTGTTGACGTTGCCTACGATTAAGAGCACGAATAAGAGGAGTAATATAGAGAATTTGATCCTCATGCACAAAGTTTTTCTGAAGCCAACTGAAAGCAGCAGCAAAAAGCTTAACACCTTCTCCAGACTCAGCATCATCTATAATCTTGGTCCGCATTTCTAACAGTTTGCGGTAAGACGGTAGTAACCTACGCACGGCTTCCCGAGCAGAGAAAGGAAGCTTGTCATTAAAATCTTCAAACGCCTTAGCATTTTCTACGTTGACGTAGTATTGCCCACAGCTGAAATTATTTTTAATGACTTTGGTTTTAGGATCGTCGGGATCTAGACGTTCCCCCTCTTTGCAGAAGACTTGTCCCATTATTTCCCGGTTAAACATGGTACATGTACCACAGGTAATCGGAATAACGTCCCCTACTTCATACTCCTTGTCGTCTACCGTAAATCCTTTTTGTACTTTGTAGACGGGTGTAGTGTCTTTATCTTTAGCTAGTTTCTTTTTGCGACCGCGCTTCTTCTTTTTCTTAGGCTTCTTCTCACGCTCATCTTCATCGTCATCATCGGAGTCATCATCATCACCATCGTCAGAATCGGAGTCATCGGAGTCATCATCATCACCATCGTCAGAATCGGAGTCATCATCATCGTCATCATCGTCGTCGTCATCATCGTCATCATCGTCGTCGTCCTCATCTACAGTATCATCTGAGTCATCGTCATCGTAATCTTCATACTCTTCATCTTCCTCTTCTTCGTCCTCAGACTCATCCTCCTCCTCGGTCTCTACATCCTCATACTCGTCCTCTTCATGCCGATGGCTTTTGGACTTTGTGCTGTGCTTTTTTCTCTTCTTAGCCATTACGACTCCTTTGAAGAACAATCTGTTCCTGCTGTGATGCCCAAGGGCGTGTAAAGTGTAGCAGCTATACTACTCAGGTTTACAAAAAAGTCAAGTACTTTGTGAGTCTCTAAATTTTAGCCCTCCGACACAGCAGCTTCTAATTTTCTGACAGCTTTGACAACCCACGTCAAATCTTTTGAACTTAGATTATACTTTTTAGAAAGTGCACTGATTTTTTTGGGTTTTTTAGCATCTAGATAAAGTCGAGCAGCCTTTGACAGGCGTCGTCCTCCTCCTACATCCCATTTTTTTTCTAGAAAAGTGTACAGCTTTTTACATAGCTCGGTATTTTCTACATTTTCCTCTAAGAGTTTGCAGTGTTCTTTAAATTCTGAACGATCCATATCTTTGATTATTCTTAGAATTATAGGAATAAGGACAGCATCTTGGTACTCTATATTATCTCCAGAGAAGCTGCTTTTAATCTCTTTCAAAATTGGAAGTAATTCAGGAGCCTCGGTTTTTTCCGGTATAGTTGCATTTTTATTTTTAGACTGTTTTTTCCTAGGCTTTATCGTTGTTTGCTTTTTATGACTTTTCCGAGGTGTTATTTTAATTAAAACAGCATCCTCCTCTATAATGTTTCGTAATTCATCTGCGGTTTTAAAAGACAAAGAGCGAACAACTTTATTATTCTTCATCTCTGCATCGATAATTGGAACCCCTAAAGAAAGGAGCTGTTCAGGTTGTCCTTTTCCACAAATTAGAAGGCGATGTATTCTCTTAGCATGACGATAAAGTTCGTGATATTTTTCAGGAGCTGTTAGGATAACATAGTTTCTAGACTCATCTGTTTGCTTCGGAAGTTTAAATTCTTCTTCTTCTCCCTCAGGTGGGTAAACAAATACTTTACCACCAGTATTAGGGGAATGAATGTGAAATACCACCACAAATGTTGGCTTCATAGTTGCAAGCCCAACAGCGTGGACTTTTCTGACTTTTGATTTTTTCTTTTTTGTCACAGGGCTTGTCTCCTGATTAGATCTACCAGTACTGTTTGTAACCGTTTGCTGGAATTCAATTCCAAAACGGTTTCTTTTCTTTGTGTTTTCGTTACTACTTTACAACCTTTACTATCAGTTTTTGATAAGGATTTAGTTGATACTAAAGTAACAAGTTTACCAGCACTTATGTAAAAGGGCAACAGTTTAAAATTTGTGTTTAGAGATTGATTCAAAAAATCGGTTAAAAGCTTATCCACTCCAATAGAGTGATCGTACATTCTACAAATTTCAACCAATAAAGGTATGGTGAATTTTGGTCTACCTCTCTTCAATTTCTTATATAGAATTCCATTGGTTAATTTAATTTCAGAGCCTTCGTGTGTTTCCAGTATAATGTGGTCTTTAATTAGATTAATTCTTCCTACAGTTTCTTCAGGAAGAAAATATTGTAACCAATAATGTAAACTGGTAGATCCTCCATTAGCTAAAGCTGTAAATACTCGAACCAACATATCACAATGCACCTTCTGTTGATAACATCTTTGCTGCTAAACGTCGGTATTTCTTTGGAGGAGCTGTTGAAGTATAAAGTTTACTTACATTGTTTTCTCGAATTGACCACCAAGTCTGGTCCCATACTGAACTGTTAATCACTTCAGGTCTATGACTTATTACAAATATAGAAGAGAATCTTTCTTTAAGCATTTCTAAAATGGAGAGTAGGCTTTCTTCTCCAGGAGGATCTAAATTACCAAAAGGTTCGTCAATAATCAAAATATTAAAAGAGCTATCTGTATAAAGCTCTTTTAAATCTCTCATTCCAAGTAGGAAAGCTAACCCAGCTTTATGTTTCTCTCCACCGCTCAATAACTGACTCTTAACTGATGATTTTCTACCTTTACGACAAAGATAGAACTGAAGATTATTTTCTCCTCCGAATTCTAAGCTTACTTTCTTACGAGGCCATAACATGGAAGAATAGGCAGGAATTGTTTTTTCAGTGGCCTCTTTTAAAATATGTTGAAATCTAGCTTGTTTCATTCCTTGGGGATGAAAAGCAGTTTTAAGAGCCTTGAAACACGTTAGTTTATTCTGTAATTTAGAACTTTCTTTTAATTTGGAAGTTAGTTCTGAAATCCTTTCCAATAGACTTTTTATGTGATTTATTTTTATTTCTAATTTGGCTGCTTTGCTGCTATATTTTTTGTATCGGCTACTCAAAGTTCTTACATCAGTTTTTAATTGCTGAACTGTTTTCGATACTTCATTTTTGTTTCCTCTTGGAAGAGGTTTAAGCTCCAAGTTAATACGTCGTATTTTAATAACTACCTCTACCAATTTTTTAAGCTCTCGATAATTATTCCTGATTTTAGGCAGTTTTGTTTTAATGTCTTCCAAATTTCCTTCAGGTAGTGCTTCTAACAATGTCTCTAAACGTTCTTTTTGCTTTACAAGTTCAAGAATGGATGACAACTTACGTTCTTTTTTCTGAAGTTTAGTTATTTTAGTGTTTATTTCTTGAAGTGTGGAATCACAGTCAATAGTCTTTAGTTGATCTGCCAACCTAAGATATTGTTCATAAGATTCGAGAGATGACTTGAGTTTGAAATTTCTACGTTTTTTCTTTTTTAATGCATCTCTCGAAGAAGCCAACTTAATTTGCAGTTCATCAACTTGTTCTTTAGTTAGATTTCTAGCTTGACCACATGTTGGGCAAACACCTTTTTCCAATCTATGATTAACAGATTTTATTGTACTGGTTAATTCTGCTATTGCAGAAATTTGAGCTTCGTTTTCTTCTTGAAGCTTATGAATATTCGTTGGTGGTTTTTCGATTTGGGAAAGGTCTTCTTGCAGTTCTAGTTTCTTCTCTGCTTTTGGTAGCTCTACAACTTTTAAATGGTGTAAAGTTGTTTTTAGGCTAGTTAAGTCTTCTTCTATAGATTCCAATGATTCAATTTCTTCTAAAGACTCATCTAATTTACTTAACTGACTTTCAATAACAGATCTTCTTCTAAGATCTTCTTCTTGATTTTCAAGAGTGATTTTCTTTTTAGCTAAATTTTTGAGAGACTCTTGCAAAGATTTAAGTGCAACTTTAGTAAGTTGTTTTTTCTGTTCAAATTTAGGTTTCAGAAGATGGTCGTATTTAGACCATAAAGTTTGCAGTTCTTCCTCTTTGGTAAAACGCAGCTTAAGAGATGCTAGTAATTCTTGCTGCTCCTCTAATTCGTTTTGAGTTGCAATAAAACCTGCCTGCATAGCATCTGCTTTTTGAGCTGCTTTTACGTACTTATTTTTTAGGGTTTTAAGCTTGCCTGCTTTTTCTAACTGACTTTCTATTTCTTCAATTTGAGCTTTTAATCTATCAAGTTGAGAAATTTCAGTTTCTACCAAACTAATTTGTGTATTTAATTGACTATAAAAATCATCGTAGACATTTAAACTAAACATTACGGTTAGTTTTTTACGACGTTCTCCGTCTTTACCGTGCAAGAGCACGTGATTCAAATCTTGGGTTAGATAAACTAAATTGAAGAAGCTAGTCTCATCAATCTGAAGAAGCTGGTCTCTAATCCAAGTATGAGGATGTTTTCTATGCTCTCTGGGTAAGATATCTTTTCCTGTATCTAAATCTAAAACTTCTACTTTATTGCCATATAGATTATGTTTTCTAAATTGATTAATTTGAATAGGTCGGTCATCTATTTTTAAACGAAGACTTTTCTCCAAATTTTTCTTAGCTGAGAAATTAATAATATCGTCAGCTGTATCTTTCTTTCCGCTTTTTCCTACAAGTAAACGAGCTAAGCTATCAGGAACTGTGCTTTTTCCAGATCCTAAAAATCCCCCATCATCTAAATTTAAACCTCTATGTATAACTAAACCCTGATTAGCCAAAGGAATTTCAGCTGACAAATAAATAGAGGCATTTCTCAGCCTGAAATCTAACAATTCAATGGTAGGCATGGTGTGGTAGGAAAGAGTTAGGAGTTGAGCTTTTTGATAAAAGCTGCTAACGTAGTTATTGGAATAAGACGCCTACTTCTTTTTCGCAATCCAGAATTTAAATGTTCAATTTGCTCATCTTCCAGTTGTACAGATACAAGTATTTTAGAGGGGTCTTCTTCAAATTGTTTTCCAACATCTCTTACATTTCGTCCAACAATACCTTCATAATTTTTTTTAGGCATTTTATTTTCCAGCTGTTCTATGCGATTCGATCTCACTTTCTAAACGAGAAAGAGCCGCTGGAATAGGATCAAATTCAATCTCACCGTTTTTGCTGGTTCCAGTACAAGAACCATTAAGACAATGCGCTACAACCGGTACCCCATAATTGGTGAGCTTGTAAGGATTTTCTGTGTCGATAATTCTATAGTCTTTAATTTCCGCTAAAAAATGTCTAGTACCACCACAAACTTTACAACGCATAGGTCTTACTTCCTTTTCTTCCCCCAGGTTGATTTTCCAATAGAAATTGCTTCGATAGCCACACTTTCCAAAACTGCATGAGCATTGATTGTATAGCTTTTAATAGATGCTTGAGCAGAAAGTAGGAGCTTGAGCATAGTATTAATATCTTGAATATGTTTAAGAGCTACCTCACGTCCTACATGTTGTACATTTTTGACCGCCCAAAATTTAGATCTATCAGTAAGTTTTTTATCCACCCAACTAGTAAGTAACAAATGCAAAATTAAAACTATTTGATCAATAAAAGATGTATGGTTTTCTACACTATTTACAGCTTGAAAAGCCAATGCTAAATCGAGAGAGAAAAGAGCACTGACATAATCTTGAGAAGCCAAGTAAGGCTTAGCCGCAGCACTCTCGCGAAGTATGGTTGGAAGATGTTTTTTAATATCAACTGACTTGCCTGCTGTCCTAACATAATTTACCACACTCTCTAACAGAATCAAGGCATCTCTTGGATGACCGTTAACCACACCAGCTATTTCTTGTCTAGTCTTTTTTGTTAAGTTCAATCCCTCTTTTTTGCCTATTCGGAGAAGTAATTTAGATGTAAGAGCCGGAGAAATAGGACGTAGTATAAATTTAGTAGCTCTACTACGGATAGTATTAGGCAACTTTTCTGGTTCAGTGGTACAAAGAATAAATCGACTATCCCCAGGAGGATGTTCAAATGTTTTAAGAGCTGCTTGCCAAGCAGGACCAGTAATTTGGTGACACTCGTCCAGAATAAAAATTTTGTAACGAGTAATAGGAGCATATTCGGCTTGCTCCTGAAGATTCCGCATATCTTCTATTTTTCGTTTATCAGCTGCATCTATTTCTTTAACATCTGGATGGGTACCTGTCCCCATTATAACAGAGCGCATAGCCTTACAACTATCACATTTTCGGCAAGGTTCACCCTGAGGAGTGAGTTTTTCACAATTGGCATAGAGAGCAATTAACCTAGCGAGGGTAGTTTTACCAGAGCTGTAAGGACCGGCTAAAAGAATAGTAGGTGGAATAGTTTTTGCTTCTACCATTCCTCTAATTTTTTGAACAGCTAAGTCTTGTCCAATTACCGTTTTAAGAGAACGAGGACGGTATTTGATAGCAAGAGATATATTTTTTGGGGCGTTTTCGGTTGTCATGACTTCTTCTTTACAAACAGTTTAGTCGGTTTTCCAATACGACGTTTTGCAATTCGAGCATACTCTTTATTTAACTCCATACCAATAAAAGTACGATTAAGAAGGCGAGCTGCTATACCTGTAGTTCCGCTACCACAATACGGATCTAAAACAATATCTCCAGGACGTGACCCGAGAGTAATTAAATAACTCATAAGTGTAACGGGTTTTACCGTTGGATGGTGATTTGCCATTTTAGAAGGTGGTTTACCATCAATACGAGATGGTTTTTTCATCCTTCTACCTCTATGCCTAGCAATAGGATCGCTTATTTTTTCCGGTAAATCTTCTAAACCAACATTCTTTTCTTTTTTACTAGGTTTAGGAACAATAAGAAAAGGAAAAGTCTTTTGAGCTTTACTAGGTAAGTCATTTACAAATTTTAAAAACCAAGCATCTAAATCAAAATAACGAGAAAATGAACCAGAATCTCCAATAGTTTCAGCATTGGTTTTCTTGGGCATTTTACCACTATATCCTTTTCTATTTCTACGCTTAGTATTGGCTTTCATTTTACCACTAGTTCGTTTAAAACCATCATTTAAACTGTCATCACTTACAAGAATATTAGCAGGGAAACGACCCTCAGACGACATATAATAATCTACACCGGACCATACATAAGAATCATCGTTGAAATTATTCCCTGGTACACCTATATTAAGCACTGTTACAAAATCTTTAGTAGGAATTCTACAATCTCCCAACCAAGTACAACCTTTACCATTTACCAAAGCTTGAGTAAGAAATGTCTTAAAGGTGGTATTTTTGTATGGTTTACTTTCCAGTTTTTTCTTACCGCACCACACTTCATCTTTTAAATCAGGATTAAGAGCCAAACGTCGTTTAACTGTTTTACCAATTTTGATATATTTTTTGGACCCGTATTTTTTCTGCAAAGCTGCAATTTGTTTTTTAGTTTTCAGTTTCCTTACGCTAGTGTACCAATAATCCCAACCAATGCTCTGATAGAGTTGTTCTCTTGTCACTTTTTCGATTGGTTTCATTACGCATAAGATGACTTCTGTGGCGGGTTTGGGTTGGAATCCTCCAAAAGATCCATCCAGTTTTTTTGCTTCTGGAGTAGTTGGAATTGTATCGTCTGGTTGATCTTGAACAACTCCAAATTTTGTTTCTCTTTTTTCTTTGTACCGTTTTCCTTTATAACCACCTTTTTTAGAATTCGGATTACTAGAGCTTAATCCAGATTTTTTACGTTTTTTATCGGCTTTCTTATCAGCTTCTTTACTAAGATTAGTACCTTTATTCATTCCTGTAGCAAATGTCCAGTAAAGACTGGTGAAATTGGTTTCAAATCCAGCCTCTTGTAAATTTAAAATCATTTTGCTGAGACAGTCTTGACGAGGAATGCATTGTACAAAAGCGAAGCCACCAGGTTTAAGGACTCTAAAACATTCTTTCCAAACTTCAACAGGTGGTACAGCCTTATCCCAAAAAGGTTTAGATGCCATAAAGTTCAATCCATAAGGTGGATCTGTAACAATTAAGTCTACACAATTTCCAAAAGGAATGGATTTTAATCGCTCTAAACAGTCCCCCTGATAAATGTGGTAATGACATTGTAAAGACATTTAAAAACTAGTCGGCAAAAACTCTGGCAAATATTTCCTCTGGGCTTTTATCACTAGTGAATCCAGAAGCAGCTTTGTGTCCACCACCTCCAAAATGCTGGGCAAAAGAAGAGACGTCAAAACCATTATCACTAGCTCTCAAACTATAAACGTACTCACCGTCATTTTTCTGAAACCAACACACTCCCATATCACAACCTTTTACTAAGGCCAACTCTTCTCCAACTTCACTTTGCAGAATAGGACTATTGGCAATCATAACTTTAACAACAGAAAAACCAGGAACAGAAGCTGCAACTCCAGGCCACGCTCCAGCTAGTAAAGATTTTTTCTGTTGATCTTGTGACCTTAAAATAGCTGCTCCATAACCAGAAACAGCATTTGGCAGTGTGGGTTCAGCGTCAGAAGATGTTTTAAGAAAATTTAGAATTTGAATCCAGGTTTCAATGTCTCTAGGCCAACTAGCTAACCATGCGTTTACTTCTCTGCTTCCCAATAATTTCCATTGCCACAAATCTCTATCCTGAACGTAACCAACTAATTGTTCAAGAATAGATTTGATTTCTTTAAACTCTTTGCTAGCAGCTGTAGGCAAACCTTTTACTAAATCAAATGCGAGTTGTGCTCCACTTCTGTTCATATCAAAAGTGGCAAAATCTAAACCTTCACAATTGTTTTTAGCAGTTTCGTGATGATCTAAAACAATAAGATTGGAGGCAATTTCGTTCATGTGCACTAACGTATCTCGTGAATAACTAAAATCGACAATCCATATGTCTCTATCTGTAATAACTTCATCTGGAGGAGGATCTTCTCCATATTGAGCAGACATGACTTCTGCTTTTTCACCCAAGCCTAAATAGAGAACAAGGGCTCCACAAATCCCATCACTACAACCCCGGTGATGTATAATCAAAGATTCTTCCATTAGACTTTTTTCTTTCGCTTGTATTGTTTAGGAATAGGAACTTTAACACCTAAACTTTTTCCAATTTTCCTCAAATACCGCCAGCTGCGACCTTTCATCTTGTGGCTTAATCCAGCTTCATCTAAGTAGTCGTCAAGTTGAGCAAATAATCCAAACTCTATATTTTCTAGATTGCTTGTTCTTTGACGTTTAAACAACTTAGCATTTGGATGATATTTAACATTTGGAGGCAATTCTCCAACAGCAGCATCTGCGAGAGTTTCGGGTTCAAAATCTATAAAAGCATCTGACGGAATTTCTTCTGGTAATTTTGAACAATGTATAAGCGGTGAGCTAGTAATTGGAATAATTTCAGGTTCGGTAGGATTATCTGTATCTACTAAAAGAACACCTTTGGGTAATTTTTCATCAAAGCGAGTTTGATGAGGTGAACCACTATACCAGGCATTGGAGATTATCTTTTGGCACTTGTGAACATCTCCCAAAGCCCAGTAGGTAACTCTTGGAAACAAATTTTCCACAAGTACAATTTGTCCCCCTTTTTCTTTTACAAAACCTGTATCTGTTTTTGCCCCTCTTAGATATTCATGAAGTACAACCACAATAGGTAAATCATCTTCTGGAATATTTTCTAAGATAGCTTCAAGCAGTAACCTAAATTCGTTATTAGTCCAGTCTGCAAAAGGGAACAGAATAAAATAACAACCCTTTTTCTTAAAGAAAGAAGGGTAATTATCATAAACAAAATGTTTTTTATGTTTTATTTTAGAAAGATAGCTAAGGGACGTATCCCCCAAATCTTCAGATCTATCTTCATGATTTCCGCTTATAGCAATAATAGGAAGGGGGCATGAACCAAGCCAATCGCTCAATAGTTGCCGTTCAAGGTGAGTAATACTTTTACTATGATAAATATCTCCAGCTACTACAATTAAATCAGCTTCATGTATAACAGCAATATCAGTTATACTCTGAAGTGTCTTCTCCACCCTCCTTAAAAATCCATCAAATTCTCTAAGGGCATTCAGGTGAATATCCGCCGTATGGAGGAAACGAGTCACTGAACTTAACCTGTTTAAGATTTAGAAGGAGGGTGGAAAAAGACCTAATTAAAGGTCCCAGCCGCGCACAGTCTTACGACCATTACGAAGGGTGCGAAGACACGCTTTTTTGATCATAGCATAAAGCTCATTGGCCAGCCATGCCTCAATATCTTTCTCAGCACGAAGACCGGTAGCTTTCAGCACTTCCTTAACCTTAGAAGTAGTCACAATTTTAACACCCACGTCTGCTTTCGCTTTCTTAATGCGAGCTTTTACCTGCTTTGCTGTAGGTGCATCACCAGCAGGAGTTCCAGCTTTCTTGTTTGTACTTCCCTTAGGACGCCCGCGCTTCTTAGGAGCTGCATCTGTTTTCTTTGTTCTCTTCTTTTTTGGCATTTGATGTTTCCTTTCGTTGCCAAAGGTTGCTACGGTTCAGTTACAATCACAACCTTATTTGATTTTCCGAAGTACGATTTAACAATTTTTCTCACTTCTTTTTTCCAATTTAAACCACCATTCCCACACCCGGGTTTTGGTAATAACACTCTCCTCCAATTTCTTTTCAATATCAGTTTATTTAACTGTTTACAACTTGTTTCTATAAGCTCTAAATCCGCTTTATCTTTCCAGTGATACTTAACAGGAAAGGATACAATATGCCACGGAACAGCCACCAAAAGAGGATCTGTTCTCCTAGGTAAAGAAAGATAAGGAACCGCAGCATCGTTTTTAGTTAGAACCCTAACTCTGTTTCCTTTTTTACTTAATTTAGTGCCTAGTAACTTTTGTAGACCATACCAAGAACGAGCCGCTTGAAGTGCGACTCCTCTCCCCATTACTGCACCACCATCTTTTTTAACATCTCCGTTGGTAGTAATAACAATGGCATCCGCTTTTTCGAGAAACATATTACAACGTTTAATTTTCATTAGCTCGCCATTTCTTCTTCTAGTTCTTCATCATTTCTAGTTTGTTTTTTAGAACGTTTTTTCCCTTTTTTACCTTGCTTACGTCTGCGTCTACGTAAGTCTCTGTATTCAGATCCTTCTTCTTCTACGCGACGTTGAACCTCTTCCTGATCTATTTCTTCTTCTTCATATTCTTCAAAATCTTGATCATAGAAATAATTTTGAGGTCCGTCATGTTGCATATATTCTTCAAATACCCTATCTTTTTTCAAACGCCTGAATAAAAAAGCTCTAAATTTCGGATTTTCAACATGTTGTCGGAATTTCATCCAACTGAGCTTCTTAGTTTCTTTTTTGGGGAAAACAATTTGACGCAATCCATTACCAGTTACTTTAAGATGACCAGTCTTTTTAAGGAAGACTTCAGCATCTAGAGATCTATCTAAACCACGTGCAAGAATAATTCCTAATCCCTCTAAAATCCGGTGAGGCATAAATACTTTATTTTTTGTTGTTCTAGCTGTAATCGGAAGAACATCAACTTTGGTTTTATCTTTAACCAGTTTCCGTCTGGTAAGCATTATTTTTTGGTCAGGATAATACATAAGGGCAGCTCCACCATATTCTTTTTGTGGATTGCCCCATTGACCAATTGCAGTTCTCATTTGATTAGAACCTAGTAAAAGAGCGCCTTTCCTCTTAAGACGTGGGCGAATCATTTGAAGGAAATTGCTATGCATTCTAGCTTGCGGAGCAATACGACCCTCACCAGTTTCGTCGTCTACTTCTTCAGAACTCATAGCAGCAAAACTATCTACCAAAAATACAATTTGAGGTGGTTTATTTTCTACCTCTGGGAGGGCTTTTAAAGTAACGAGAATATGTCTGTACATTTGTTCACCAAAATCAGGCTGACAATAAAAATAATTCGGGTACTCAATCTTATTACCTGTTTTAGCTGGTGTCCCATTTTTATTAATCTTTGGCAAAACAATGCTGTGATCTAGATCGATACCTTGATTACTCATGTAAACCGGATCAGATCCACTTTCAAAATCATAATGAACTACAGTAATAAAATTCATTTGACAACTAACAATTAATTCCTGCAATAGTGTACTCTTCCCACAACCTTCTGGCCCGAAAATAGTTACAAATTTTCCTGAAGGAAATCCACCCCCTAAAATTAAATCTATAGAAAGGCTACCAGAAGATACAGTATTGTGTACTCGTCTAGCCTCTTTAAGAGGAGCACAATCCAAACCTTTAACAGCTTTAAAAGCATTAATGGCTGCAATTGCTGGATGAAATGCAAAGACGGGTTTCTTGGCTCCCATGAATTTTGTACCTTTTCATTTTGTTACGAAACTAATAACTTATAAAGTTCGTCATAACTTTTAGTACCGTGATGCCGTGATATTTCTTTCCCAACATAAAAAATTCTTAATTGTGGTAGTATCGAAACAGAAAAGTAATTTAGTATCTCTTCTGACTTTACATTTACTGCTACAATTAGATTATTTTGATGGTTTTCTCTAACTAAAAAATTATCAATAACAGTAGTAAAATGTTTACTAATAGGATTATCACTAAATAAATAAAGAATAAAAGATTCACCTAGCGATGATAAAGCACTTGGAATATACCACGGTACTTCTAAACAAGAACGCTGATGTAAAGTCTTAGCATCATTCCAGGTTCCTGTATATTTCCAACTGCGTACCATCGCCAGTAATCTGGTTCTTTTATCTACAAATTATTATCGTTTGATTGAAAGCAGTATCGTGTTTAAATCCACACAAGGAGCTAACCAGATACACTTTTTGCACCGTGGTTTTTCACGATAATAACCATAGCAAGTTGGACTATTTCTTGCGCTTCTTTTTAGTTTTCTTATTTTTGCTGCCCTTTGGACGTCCACGCTTTTTCGGAGCTGCCTTTTTCTTTTTGGCATCTTTGCGCTTCTTACTATACCTACGTTTCTTAGGCGCTGGTTCTTCGTCATCATCGTCGTCGTCATCATCATCGTCATCATCGTCATCATCATCATCATCATCGTCGTCATCGTCGTCGTCATCATCGTCGTCATCATCGTCGTCATCATCGTCGTCATCATCGTCGTCATCATCGTCATCATCGTCGTCATCATCGTCGTCATCATCGTCGTCATCATCGTCGTCATCATCGTCGTC